TGCTATCACACAAGCAGAGGAAAAAGTTAAAAATGAACTTTCAACAAAAGCTGATTTAGAAGCTGAAAAAGAAAGTCTTGAAAAAGTGCTTATGGAAGTAATGCAAAAACAAGCTCAAGCACAACAAGCGGATCAACAACCAAATGAAGCATCTGGATACGCTGAAAAGGTTGATGATTCAGATGTAATTGACGCTGAAATCGAGTAAATTTGAGCTATATCTATTTCAAAGATGGGAAACCTATTTCCCATCGTTCTGCTATAAAAATTCTATTTAATCCGTTGTTAAGAAGATTATTTGGAATTGCTATAGCATCTGAAATAGATAATAATAGATTCAAAAGGTATAAGATTATAAAACAAAGTGAGCCAAAAGATTGGTCATTTAAAATACCTTTTGAATATGATTACAGAATAAAACAATAAGGAGTTAGAAATGGCTACAAAAGTTCACGAAGATTTAACTGAAAATGAAAAATTAGATACAGTTGAAGTGGAAGAAAGAGAGCAACCAGATGCCCCTGATGAAATTACAAAACTTAAAGATAAAGTTAAAGAGTTAGAAGATGAAAATCTAAGAACTCATGCTGAATTTCAGAATGTGAAGAAAAGACTTGAAAAAGAAAAGTTACAAGCTATCAAACATTCACATGAAAAGTTTTCATTGGATTTACTTGAAGTGTTAGATACTCTTTACTTAGCAGAAACGGCTATTAAAGATGAAAAAGAAAAAGAAGGTATTTCTAATACAATTAAAAAATTAGAAACGGTTTTTAAAAAATATAATATTACAGAAACACTTTATGATATTTTTGATCCAAATGACCACCAAGCAATTCAAACAGTTGAATCTGATAAAGAAAGTGGTGAAATTGTAGAAGTACACCGTAAAGGTTATAAAATCCATGATAAAATTTTAAGACCTGCTATGGTTTCTGTTGCGAGTTAAGGAGATGATTATGGAATTTGCTAAAAAGTTTAAGGAAAAGCTTAAAAAATATGACGATTTAACCATGAAAGATAAGAAAAGTATTCTCCAATCTAATCTTGAAAAAGTTAAAGGGATTATAACTAGGTTAAAAACTAAAGAAGATAAATTCCAAAAATCACACCCTCAACATGATCCAAAATATAGTGGTTCTTGGGATTGGTAGGTAAAATATGAAAGAATTATATAAAACATTAGGTGTTCAGGAGAATGCTACTGAACAAGAGATTAAGAAAGCATATAGAAAGTTAGCCAAACAGTATCATCCTGATAAGTGTAAAACTCCTGAGTGCGAGGAAAAGTTTAAAGAAATCAACGCAGCTCATGAGGTTCTTTCTGATAAAGAAAAGAGAGCACAATACGATCGAGTAGGTGATGCTGCATTTGGACAGGGTGGCTTTCATCAGTATTCTCAACAGCATGCTGATGTAGACATTAGTGATATTCTTAATCAGATGTTTGGACAAGGTGGTTTTGGGAGAGGATTTAAGTCTTCATTTGATCCATTTGGACAGGCAGGATTTAGTAACCGACCTATAAATTTAGATAGAGTTATTAGGGTTAGGATACCATTAGAGAAAGCTATCACAGGTGGTAAAATGAACATCGAAGGTGATACAGTTACTATCCCAAAAGGTGTTGGTCAGGGAACTAAATTAAGAGTTAAGGGGAAAGGTCATTCTCACGAAGGGAAAACTGGTGATTTGTACATTCAGCTTGTAATTTCACCAGATATGAACTTTGATTTAGAGGGGAATACAATACATACTTCTTTAACTCTTAATATCAAAGAAGCAATCTTTGGGAGTTCTAAAGAAATTGATTTGTATGGTGAAAAGATAAAAATCAAGACCCCTAAAGATATTAAGTATGGACAACAACTTAGAGTAGCTGGAAAAGGCTTAAAAGGTGGAAACCTAATAGTACATGTAATTTATGAGTTACCTAAATCAACAGAAATTAAAGAATCTGATTTAAATTTTATAAAATAGTTAGATGAATTCTTCAGGGAATTCATCTTCTAATGCTTCAATCATTTTTATATAAGTTTTTATATATTCCTTTGATTTTATACCTTCATCAACTAAATATACTACCATTTTTTTAGCACTTTCTACTTCGGCTTTAATAGCTGATCGTCCAATACACTCATATCCCCATATGTTTTGAGCAGTACGAGATTCTGTATCACCGGTTACTGAATCAATGTCAAATGGATAATTAATATTCACATAATATTCTTTATATTTCATTAATCCTCTTTAATTCAAATTAAGTTTTTATATGATATAATACCAAATATTAAATTAAAAAGGTCTTAAAAAATGTACGAACTTAAACCATATTTTTATAAAAAATTAAATATTCCCTCTGAAGAAGATTATATTTCTAAACAGTTCTCAAAAATGCCACCATCGAATGATTATAAAGTTATAAAAGAAAAGGAACAAGAACTAAGAAAATATTATTTTAAAATAATCAACTTTATTAGAAACAAGACTAATGCTACGGATGAAATAAATAAAAAAATTGAAAAAATGAATTTGATTCATAATTTACCATATTTTAAGAAATTACTATTAGTTACCTTTGTAGAAGAATATGAATTCCATTCATCTCATAACCCATTTGATTATGAAACAAAACCTAAATCTTTTAAAGATATAAATGATTATCTATTGATACCTCCATTAGATTATCTCAAAAATTATCTTGAAAAAGTTGAATCGTATAATAAGCGGTTTGACAGTTTAATTGAAAAATTGATGGTATCAGTCAATAGTTTTAGTGATAAATTTACTAAGAATAGAATTTTAGTAAAATATCTACAAGCGATTAAGCAAGATAATAGGTTGGAATCTATTTTTTATATGGGTGTAATAAAGCCTCATATTAAATTAAAAATTTTTCATAAAGAGAATCTTTTATTACCGTTTAATAAAAAGAGATTTGATTTAATAGAAAAACTATTTACTAAATTTGGAAATGGTAATTATTATAAGTATGGTGAATTATGGGATGTTTATTATCAAGATGATTTGAATAAGGTATTGCAATTTAATAAAGACGAAGTGTTATCATTATATGATTTAGTAATGTCCGATAAAATTTCTGCGAGATTGAACCAACGAGTTATTTTGCTTATTTTGATAGAATTATTGAATAAGCATAATGAAAGTGAGTTAGTAGAAAATTTATTTTTGAAATTTTATTACGTCTTTAATAAAGTAGTTGTTGGTCGAATGGATTTTGATAGCTATGAAGATGATGATCTTTGGTTTATAAGACAAAATGTATCAACTGAAACTTATAACAAGATTGTAGAAATTATAAAGTCGAGAAAAGATTAATGAAATCTGAAAAAATATATACTCCCAACGGTCTTTATTTAACAAAATCTGGAAGATTACATATTCCTTGTAAATTCAATGATATTAGAATACCGGATAGTTTAGAAAATAAATATGTTGTAATAGTTGCATATGGTGGAAGAATCAACCTTAAAAAAGTAGGGAAAGTTATTAAGGAGATAGAACATAATTATGGTTCACAAGCTTGTTTCTTACCTCCTAAATTTTCTACTATTAAATCGTATGAGATTGAATTACTTGATGGTACTATCGTTTCGGATATTTATAACGATCAAGTTTATCCTTTAACGGGTGGAGAGTTAGAGGACATATTAAATTTTATACAAGATTAAGTATAAATTTAATATAATTTAATATAATTTAAAAAAATAAGAAGGATTAAAATGGATTTTGGTATTGTAACAGGTTTTTTCGCCGCAATGGTATGGTGGGAGATTATTATTTTTGTCGGGTTATTTATGGTATTCTCTGCGTTCGTATTTGATGAACGAGGTAGTATCCCTTTTATTGCTGCAGCAATTATGCTTTTTGTTGATTGGACTGGGAAAGGACCAATAATTTCATTCCATTCTACTTTAGATAGTTGGATATGGATTCTAGGATATTTACTAATTGGATTGATTTGGTCTTTCTTTAAATGGGGTAGATATGTTAAATATGCTATTGACAGATATGATGATGAAGAAGATGTTCGTCGGAAATTAAAGCAATTTTCAAATGACACAATCGCCTATTGGATTATTTGGTGGCCATTTAGCTTAATCGGATTTATTTTTGAAGATGCAATTGATTGGGTTATTCATAGATTTAAAGGAGTTTATAATCTTATTGCAGATAAGATGATTGTATCTGCTTTAAATTCAAAAAAATTGGATACTAATAGTTCTAATCTTGAAAAAAAAGTTAAAACAAATTTGGAAACTGATTGGAGGACTTAAATCCTCCAACTAAGGAAATATAAATGTACTATGAAACACATATTACTTACAATAAACCTCTTTCACATATACGTAATCTACTACCAAATTTAAAATCGACAAAGCAACAAATTATTTCTGTAAAAATTATTAAAACTGAATCAATGACAGAAAATAATAAAGGTGTTTATTGTGTATTAAAAGATTATAATTTTGAAACTATTGGTTTTATATCGACTACTCGCAAAGCTGCTTATGATATAGCACTTAAACATTGTGTACTTCCAGAAGAGAATAGTAGACTAATATATGATTTTAAAGCTATGGATGATAGAAAAGAAATTTTAGAGACAGTTTCTAAAGATTTTCCAGAGTTATTAATATGATTACTGTGTTGGAACTATTATATCTTAATCGTACAGACCAAACTATTCTACATACATTATATACTGATAATGTTTTGATAGGTATGGATTTATATGAAGTTGATGAAGAATTATCATCAAAAGCGATAACAGAATCAACTTCTATTAATGTATCAGATCAGTTTGAAAAACTTATTATTAAAGGTGAACGTAAAGCTGTATTGATAGAAGCATTAAAAACATTTAGACCCCCAAAAGGGGAATGTGTAGAAAAATTTGATGCCGAAGATGATAAAGAAAAAATACTAAAAATAATTAGTGATGAATATCCAGAACTAATTATTTAAAAAAATGTAAAATATATTATATACCAATAAAAGAGGAAACAATTGACAAAGCAAGAAAAAGAGTTAGTGAAAAAAATTGAGGCTGTAATGGCTAGAAAAAAGATTGATGGAAATCCACAAGATTTTTATTCAGTTGAAAAAAAATCAACTAACAATTATGAAGGCACAGTTGAAGTCGGAAATATATTTATAATCGCAAAGGGTAAAGATATTAAATCGACGATTAAACAGTTATCAAAAGAATTAAATTAGAAGGTAAGTATGAATACTATCATAGAAACGATTTTAGAAGAAAGATACCCAGAATATAAAATGTTACCGATCATTGAAGATTTAGATATGGATAATCCACGAGAAGATTTCTGGGATAATCTATCTGAAAAAGAGGTTTATGATATTAATAAAGAATACCTAGAAAAAATCGCTAATCCTAAATATGATTATCTTGTGTGTTGGGAACCTGGTAGATTAAATGAAGATGAAAAAATTACCGATTTTAACTCTCTTTATGAATTTGATTATAGCTGGTGGGATTATCAAAAGCAGGCTAGATATGATAGTGTTACAGAATATAAAGAATGGATGGAAAAGGGTAGCGAATATTGGACACCTGAAAGAGTAGCTACAACTATTAATGAATTAAATGCAGAATATGAAAATGGTTATTCAATTTATTGTACAGGAGATTGGATTCGTTTAATTGAATATGGTATTTTTAGATACGCTCAAATTATCTCTGCTAAATGGTTTATATATTATCGTTTAGAATCTTTAATTTCAGATCTACAAGATAAATATTTGCCATATTCTCTTAATGAAGAAAAGATGGATTTTACCCAGCTTTTAAATGAACCAGATCCAACTAAGAAATATAAAGCGAACGGTAGAGAATTAGAATTAGAATCTTTACAAGAAAAAATTAGAGAATATGAGAGAAAACAATTAGGACGAATTATAGATAATGAGATGAAAAAATATAATTTTTCTGGTAAAGTATTTCGAGAAGATAAAGGTTACAATGAAGGAAAAGATTTTGATCCTTTTACAAGTTATATTTTTTGGGATGAAGAGTCATTAAAAAATATAAATCCTAAATCATTTGTTAAAGATATTAATGCTAATTTGGAAGATATTGATAAATTAGAGTCTATTATAAAAGACTTAGAACATATAGTTGAAGATGATTTTATGAGATTTTATAATGCAAATAGAGATAGATACTTATCAAAATAATAAATTATATTATGGTATGAAAGGTTCTGATCAACGTACTAGATTATTGGCATTTAGGCGACAAAAATTCATGAATACATTTCTAGATGATTACCCTGATATTTATTTAAAATTACAAACTAATGAACTTATGTTTCTAAAAATTATATATCAAATGAGAAAATTAAAATTTAATGATATGTCGAAGTTAGTATATTCAATGAATAGTAGTTATTTAGAAGTAGTGAATACTAAAGAGTTTAAACTTTTAATTAAAAGGTTTAAACATTACTTAAAATATGGTGAAAATACAAAAGAAGAGCTAAAAGAAGTTATGAGTATAAATTTTAGAGCTCTTCCATCATATTGGTAATTTACTCGTTATTCTCTGAAGCTGTTGGAGCCTGAAATTTATCTATTTTCATATACTCGATATAATATTTTTTTATACCATTAACTTCATCTTTTTCATTTTCAAATCCTGCATCAGTAATAGAAAATTTATTCATTGGGTTATTCTCTAACTCTCTTAGTGTAAAATTATCTAGTTTTATATACAATCCATCATCATCATCAAATTTTACTTCTGGTGCTTCTGAGTTAAAAATTCTTTCTAATTCATTTTTAACCATATCGATTTTAATGAAGTTATTTGGATAAATTTTTGTTTCTAGTAGATCTTTTAATTTCATATTATTTCCTTTTTCTTTTATTTATCAAAATACAAATATATCTTGGACATCTTTTGGTAAATATTGTGGATCATCTGTCAATTCATAAAGAATTAAATCTAATTCATTTTTAGGTTTGTTCATTATAGATGAAAAATGTTCATAAAATTCACTACCATATTTTTCTAAAGTATCTACAAATAATAATAGTTTTCCTCCACCCATATAATCCATTTCTAATTCATTATTTTTAAATCCTGAACTTACAATAATTGTTAAATCTGCATCTAATATATTAAAATTATTAAGATATTCTTCATCAAATTTAATATCGTAAGGGTTATATAAATCTCTAATTAATACATTGATATTATCATATACATTATCTATATTTAAACCTATATACCAACTGATAGGTTCATTGACATCTTCAAAATACATTTCACTATCATAGTTTGCTTCATATTTTTCAGCTATATTTTGAAAGATTTTATCTAGTTGTTTTTTTACAGGATTAGATGACTTTTCCAGCCAATTACTTAATTTTTCTATATCGTTCATACTTAACACCTTATCTATTTTTAAGTATTTATTATGTATAATTGATAAAATAAATAAAAAGGATAAAATATGTGGACATCGGAAAGAATTAAATTAACTGATAATTCTATGCATTTAGTTTCAAGGTTGATTATATGGTTTTTATTTTGGGAATTTATTTTTAGTATTGTATTTTTAATTAATGGTAATGCTGACTTTATAGGATTTGGCCTGATTCTAATAACGATTGTTGGTGAATATATTTTAGCAAAGACTAGCCCCAGTAGAGTTCCAGTTGAGGTATCAAATTATATTGTTTCACTTATCAAAAATAAACCTGCTGTAGTTACCTACTATCTTCCTGATGGTGTTGAAAAAGATGAAGAAGATATGAAAAAAAGAATTTATAAACTATGAGAGAATTTATACCATTTGTTAAAGATATTGAAAAAGGTGTAGATTATTTTTGGGTTAGTTTAAAAGATGGATGTTTTTATAGAATTAGATTAAATTCACTTACTTCACAAGATAACTACGATATGAGAATAATCGAATTAATAGATATTGGATATTATACTGATAAACCTATGGAAGAATTATTGAGTATAAAATCATTTCATAAAAATGAGTTACAAGTACATTATTCATATGATGATGCAAAATTAAATTATCTCCTTTATGCCATTACTAATAATATACTATTTGAATTTGAAAAGATGATCGATATAAGTTTTGAGTTGTATGTTATACTAATAAAACGTCCGGAAGTCTATATAAAATATATCGATAAACTGATGGTATCTAGTATTTTTAAAACTATGTTAGAAGGTAAGTTTAAGCGATAAGTGCTATATAAATAGCCAATAGTAATAAAGCTATACTGTTTATACTTAGAACCACAATTATTATTTTTATACTTTTTTCTAATTGTTCTGCTGTGCTAGTATCTATATTCATTTTTTCTAATTCATCCTTGATTCGTTGTTGTAATTGTGCCATTTTATACCCTTAAATAAAAAATTCGGGATATTTCTTTATCCCTGTATCTATCAAATATTTATCAGATTTTTTAATAAAATAAAACCCTTTTTTATAGCTCTTAGCAAGGTAACTATAAAATTCACTTTCTATATTAGTTTCAAATTCTTGAATATTATCAAAATTATGAGTAATATTGAAAACATTTATATATGGTTCTTTCTTATTATCAATATCTATACGTATTTCCATATCACTACCATACTTTAGTTTTATAAACCATTTCATATGAATAGCTCTGGAAATTTATTAATTAGATAATATTTATTTTTATTTATGATTGAATATTTCCAATCCAAATAAATAGCTTCCATATAAATCAATGATAGAATATCATCTTCCCCTCGTTTTTTTAAAAGACCTGTTTCTAAGAATCTTTTTAGTCGAATTTGTTTTTCTAATGATGTAGTCTGTTCGATAATATTAAAGTGTTCATCGAGAGTAATAAGAGTTAGTTCATAGACACTTTTATCCATATCAAGTAATTCTTGCTTTATACTAGTATTTGATATATCTTGAATAAAAGCCTCTTTATCATCTTCCGTCATAGAATTATACAGTCGTCTAATACGTTTTAAAAGAATCATATAAAATCCTCAGGACACATATTTGCAGCAGTATTTATAAACGGTTTAAGAGTTCTAATAGCATCTCTTGACATATTATTTTGTCGTTTATATAATGCTGCAATTATTTTATGAAATTCATTTTCTTCTTCAATTTTTAAAACTTGATATACTACTGTATCAAATCCTCCACCAGGATTAAAATGATTTTCTTTTCTTTTATAATTTGTTTCGTATGGTATTTTTGTTATATAAAGATCTAAAATAAAATCAGATTTACCAATAACTGCGATTTTCCATAATTTTTTCATAAGTAATACTCCGGAAATTTATTTAGAGGATATGTTTTATCAAATTCATATTTTAGATTTTCAAGCGTATTGACTAGCAAAGTATATTTTGTTGCTATTGAATTATTTAATGTTGGACAATCTAAAGACCCTTTAGCAATTTTTTGCTGAAACGTATATTCTTTAAGAAAACGATTAGGTGACATAATTTGTAAGACATCACCCAAATCTTTTTTTTCATATAGAAAATATTTCATATCTATTAATTGTGCATACTTATCTAAAATTAAAAATGGTAGATCTATTTTATTTTCTTTCATAATTCATTCCTATTTTTAAACATATAATTCTGGATACTTTTCAGAAAATATTTTATAATGTTTTGTGAAATTAGTTTGTTTATCAAAATCTTCTAATCGTTTTTTAAGTTCTATATATTTTTTACGTTGTAGTTTAGTAGCATAAGCTTGAGCTTTTTCAAATTCATCTTCAAAGAAAAAAAGACCAGCACTTGCATCACAACCAAAACCACCTTCAAAATCTAAGAATTTTTTCTTTTTTGTTTCACTAATTGCTATAGTAACAGATGATTTATAAGGGAATTGATAATCATCAACATGATGACGATATTTAAGATCCTTTGGAACAATATAAAAAGTGTATGTGCCTAATTTGAGTTCTCTTTTGAGTCTATATTTAAATTCGTGAAAGTTCATCCTAACCCCTTTTATAAATAATGAAGATAACTACAATAACCAATGTTGTTATTAAGATTGCAGGTACACCAGCGGCTTGTGAAGTAACCAATTCAGCTTCACTAACTTCAGCATTATAAAAAATATTAGCAGGGTGCCATGAAAAAGCTGGATTAGTTATCATAATTATCCTTTTTAATTTGGATAATTATAACATAATGAGTCTTAAGGGTAAATTAAAAGATAAATAAATCTGTTACTATTTTTGGACGATATTTTTCATCATTTGTTTCTAAATAATATTCACCTAGTAATATATGATTATCATTTAACGATTTAATTTCATCCAAAACCCATGTACGTTTTGAACTATTTGATGGGAGACTTTTATAAATTATCTCGAGCACTTCTAAATTTTTACTAAATTTCTTAATTAGGCTAATGATGATATTAGATTCATTTAAAGAAATTAATAATGGTATTATACTTTTAGAAATATTTCCATTTTTAACAATAGTGCTTAAAATATATCCCTTATCATTAGAAAAGAATGCATCATCTATAGCTCTTTTTAAAAATATTTCCATTTTAGTTTCAGATAATGAAGGGGCTATTTTTTGATAAAAATGTATAAGAAAATCAGATTTAGGATTTTGACTTGGATATGCTGAGTTATCATTTTCTATTTTAGATTTTCTTTCTTCGTCTGCTTTTGAAAATAAGTTATCTATAAATTTTTTAAATTCGTTATCATTTAATCTTTCTATAAAAGGAATTGCGTCATAATTGCTAATTAAATCATAAGGGACTTCTTCTATAAACCAATCTTTTACTTTTTTAGAGAGTTCATTATTTTTTAGAATTTTTGAAAAACTATAAAAGTCATCAAATTCAATAGCCTTTTGTAAAAGTTGATTTTGTTCATCGTCTGAAATTTTACCAATATTGTCTAATTCATAAGAAAAATTCATATCATTTAGTTTGTCTATATTCATTTTTTAATCCATTTTTATTTTTATTTATTATTGTAAGAATTATAAAAAATGTAAAATAGAGAATATAACTAAAATAGGAGATTATATGACAAAAGAGGAATTATTAAAAAGAAGAAAGGAAATTAAGTCCCAGATGTGGGATATTGAGAAAATATTAAAAGATAAGACATTCGTATCATCAGTTGACTTCGCTTCCATAAACTAATGTGGCTTCTCTTGGTAACAAGGGAATGAAACAGAGTGTAAACTGCTGGAAACCCCTAAAGCTCGATTTCCTATTTTTAAAATAGGTGTGAGAACAGAAACAATTATCGAGATGACTTAAAAGTGGAAACAGATTTGGGTTGGGTTAATTAAGTTTAACTAAAAATGGGCAATCAGCATCCAAGCTCTCTACCGGTTAGATTAATACGTGAGTATTATTAAAGAGAGAAGGTTCAGAGACTATAATCACTCAGTCCTTAATTAAATTTGAAGGATTATTGTATAGTCCAGCGAAAAAAATAATTACTAATTATTTCTGTGAAAGCAGATATTTTCGTAGGTACCCGAGCGTGATACGCCTCCTTAATGCCTCTATTGAAAATTTAGTTGGGTTTTTAGATAATGACCCAATTGCATATAGAAAATTAGGGCTATCTAAAACTGTTAAGAAAGCAAAAGATATTTCAAAAGAACTAGTACGAACTGATTTACGGGAAAGTGATTATGTTAAATTTGTAGGTAAGAATGAAGATAAAATTTCATTACGTTTAGATTTATATAATGGAAAATATGCTGAGGCTGATATTACAGAAATTACAGAAACACCATTTGAACGATATTTTTTAGCAATATTATTTGGTGATGATGAGCAACTATTTAAGTTTCAAGATCAGACTTATACTGCTCAAGAATTTCAGGCTTTTCTTAAAGAGAATAATTTAAGTTTAAGTGGTAGTGGAGCAATCTATAAAGCCTATAAAATGGGTGATGATAAGAATAACCAAGGTATTATTCCTAGTTATTTAGAATACCTATTTTTGGAGCGAAAAAAAGTGAAGAAGGTGATGTTTACGCATTACCGACATAAAATTTTATTACAAAAATTTAAAAATGCTATGGAAGAAGATGGAAGATGGTAAGGGTTAAAAATTGTTTCAAGAAGATGAAGAAGATTTATCTATATTAGAATTTTATAAACGTTTACCATATAATAAAATGAAAGAATGTGAAATTTTTATAACACCTGAGAAAATATATGGTATTCAATATGCTGATGATGCAGATACACGTATTTTGGCGGAATCATTAAATATTCTCAAAACATTAAAATCTAATGAGCTTAAAGACAAAATTGAACTCCATAGGACTGAGGGTGTATGGCGAGAGTTTTATACGTTCAAAAATGTAGTAAAAGCAATAAGAGAATATTTGCAGTTGCGACCAAATTTAATAGAAGAGTATCCAGAATGTATGATTTAAACAATTTAAATAAAGGTGATATAATTGAATTTCAAATGTCCTTTGGAAAACTCCACGGTGTTATAGAAGTTAAAACAGAAGATTTAATACATGTTCGTAGTTTTTCTTTGGATAAAACTGCACATCGATGGTTTATGTTTTATCAAGAAACTTTTAAACATGTAAAAAATAATTATGGGGCTCAACTTGAAGACGACTTCATTACATCAAATCCTGAGAGGTTTATATGAAGAATATATATGAAATAGCCAATGAATGTTATCCTATGTTATTAGTACACCCTGCAACAAACTGGGAACAGGAAATTCATAATTATAGAGCTCTAATTATCATAGAGATTTCAAAGCATTACCCTGATATTCTTGATAACTGTGAAGATTGCGTTAAAGTTATTCAAAATTCTGATGTACTAGAATATAAATTTAGTGATAAATTTATAAAACGGATTTTAGAAAAGTATCCTGAAGCATTAATATGAAGTGTTCTGAAGAAGAAGCGATCGCTGTTAATTTTTTTAGAAAATTACCACCGGAAGTAAAGGTTGAAATTGATGAATATTTTTTACCTGAATTATCTGATGATACAAAAAATGCCCTTTTAAAAAATATTACTTTAATTGGTGAAGTTTTTAAAATGACACCTAATTTAGCAGAATATTATACAAAATACGCTCAAGATTGTGATTACTTTCGATTGTTAGGATTTTGGGAAGAAATTAGTACTGTACTTGTAACTATATTTAATTCAACTGATTACTATGAAAGATACCCAGAATATTTGGTTTAAATGTATAAATAAATAAAAAATGAAAAGGTTAATAATATGAAATTAAATGATATTCTCTTTGAAAAAGAATTATCGGATTTAGCAAAAGAATTTGATCATGCCAAACAAGAATTAAAAAAAGATACAAATATAAGAATTACATTGGATGAAGTTAAACAATTTGTTAGAAAGTGGAAAAATTTTACTGATAAATTTGATATTACAAAAAAACGTATCTCTGTTATTAAAAAAACTGGGGATAAATTACTAAAATATCTAAATTATAGAATTGATAAAATGGAAGAAGTAAAAACTATTGATAAAAGTGAGATTGAACCTCTTAGAAGTTATTTAGATGAATTAAAATTTGATATAGATTCACACATTGAAATACAACAAATAAAATATGATTCAACAGCTAGGAGAGTATAAATGCAATTAGAAGATTTAAATAACGAATTACTATTAGAAAAAACTTTTTATAAAATCAATAAAACCCTTAGTAAACATTTAGATAAACTGGAAGATGATGCGAGAGAAGTAAATTTGAATGTAGTTAATCTTTTAGTTAAAAAAGCAGAAAAGTTTTTGGATGATTTGGATGAAAAACTTAAAGATAAAAATGCTCCTATTCTTGAGTTAGACGACCTTATGGCAAAATATAAGAAACCTTTACTTTTTTTCAAAAAACGTTTTGAAGATTTAGTTGATCAATATAGCGACAATGCATTTCAACGAGAAATAATGACTGAGGTTAGAATAATACTTACTAATTTAATAAATAGAATCGATTCAAGCCTAACTGGATTTGAAGGTGAAATTAAAAGAAAAATTAAAGCTACGGCACAAGAAGTATCTTCAGAAGTTACACAAAAAGGAAAAGGTATTAGAGTTCCACACGGTCTGGCACAGGATTTACATTCAAAAAAACATTATATTCATAAAGAGAAAAAATAATTTTTATTGTAAAATAATTATAAAAGAATTAAGGGATTGAATTAAATGACTCGTTATAATCTTGAGCTTGATAAAAAGCAATTAGAACTCATTATGAAATCGCTAGATTTTTATTCAAGAATACAAATGGGTCAAGTTTCAGAATTAGTTAATCCATTTGTACTACCTTTACCAGACGCTAATTATGATGATGTTGAAGAATTAATAATCGAATTAAAAAAAGCTATGTTTCCAAACTTAGATACCAATTCATACTATGCTATAAAATCAAATCATATACCTGATTCTACTCGTCAAATGATTGATATTATGGAAGTTATACGATATAATTTAAATGATAAAAATGGTGATCGACCATATCAATGGTCAAATGAATTAGACGCCCCATCAATTACAAAAATAGGAGAAGATAATGAAACTGCATCATAAAACATTAGCAAAAATTGAGAAACTTTTTAGTATAAGTTTATCATATACCGAGACACAAGAAGAACAGTATAACACATACCCCGATATGATGTTTATTATAGAATCTTATGTCGATTTTGTTTCATCATTAAAATTTAGATTGAAAAACAAAGAAGATTATACTCAGGAAAATTACCATGATGAAATCTATGAATATGATTCAATGATTAGTGCATGGAGAGAACATTTAGTTTATCAATTGCCAGATGAAAATAATGAAAATCATAATGATTTATACTCTGTTTTATTCTCAACTTTACAAGCTGTTGACTCTTTAATTGATGATGATCATTTTTATTGGGAAGAAGATGAATCTAATGAAATAGATCTTCAAGATACTGACGAATCTTCTTCTGAAGAATTTGAGTTAGATAGAACATTCTAACTCAAATTATTTCTTTCTCAGTTTATTTTTTAATTCTTCTATTTGCTTAATTTTTTTCTCAGTAATATCTTGTTTGATTGAAATATAACCAATCTTTACCCCATCTTTATCATAATATGGTGAAATCACATTATTTGACCAATAAGCACCACCATTTTTCTTTTTAGATTTAATTTCTCCTACCCAGTTTTTATCCGCTTCAATAGTTTCCCATAATTTCTTAAAAACATTTGCATTCATATCCGGATGTCTTATAATATTATGTGGTTCGCCTAATAATTCTGTTTTTGAATAGCCTGTTGTTTTACAAAAAGCTGATGATACATCTACAATTACTCCAAATAAATTCGTCTTGGTAAATATGACATGTTTTTCAAAATCAGAATGCATACTAGTTAGTTGTGTATTAAGAATATCATTTTGTGTCATTAAGTCCGAAAAATCTTTGCTGTATTCATCGGCGATTTTTTCATTTTCAAAATCAGCCCTTTCTTTTATTTTAATCATTGAATATATATAAATTATTCCAGAAATAAGCATGATCATAGAGACAATGAATAAAACAAATAACTGTAAATGTTTAATATTATCATTAATATCATTTATTGGTATCGTAGCTTCAGTAACCCCTCTAGCATCCCCTATTTTCCATTTAAAATCCCAAGTCTTTAACGGGTGGTGATTATGGCATTGGACACAAGATTTATTAGTCATATATTCGGTTTTCGCATACGTTAGATAATCTGTCCCGTCCTTTTCCGTTCTTAAAAATAGTTCCTTATGACCCTTTATATTTTTTAAGACCTTCAGCTGTAATTTTGTCAGAACTCTATCAGATTGATTTTTAAATGGAAAATTACTATAAACAGATATACGTAAATTTGGATCGTCTATCATTGAAGCTACATCATGCATAAATGTTGCAGGATACGGTATTGTATTATTATCTTTATGTTCTGTACTAAATTTTATACCATTAATATTATATATATCATCAACTACGTATTTGGCATAGTATTCTTTCGTTTTTAAAAGTAGATTTACTACTGATTTAGTTTTATCTTCTGCTAAATCAACTGCATATTCATGCATTTTATATGGAATAAAGACGTAAAGTGATATTAATGTAACAATATAAGATATAGTCACTCCAATTAAAAATTTATTAGAAAACATTTGTAAAATATTTTTCATAAGTCCCTCAGTTTGTTGATTTATCAACTTATTTATTTTCGGATTTACTTTCTTTAATTTATGATTAAGGTCTAATATAATATAATATAAAAAATTAAAAAAGGATATATGATGCATATACGTAGTTTAGATTATTTTGATAAAGTGGGTCTGGTAACAAGCGGACTCTCTATTTTTATTTCAAGTATTTTTTTACTTATGAGTTTTAGTTATTTAACAGAGAATTATTTAGTTATTTTAGGGTTGGTAAGTATTTCTTTAGTCCTAAATAATTACTACCTTACCATAACTACACCAGAAATATTTAAAAAGATTAATGATGATCCCTGGAAATTTATTTTAGAACAAAGACCTATACTCGGACCTATTGCCGTTTTATTAAGTTTTTTATTAATAGGGACATTAATTAGTGGTAATCTTTTTGCATGGCAAATATATATTATATATTTTATTATGCTTATGCTTATGAATCATACCTATTCAAAAAAATATAAACTTAGAGATTAGTATGAAATTAAAGGATATTAATTATACTGGTATCTTTTTTAATGATGGTATGCATATGACTTGGAATTATGGATTACCTAGAAAATATCCTAGTAACATTCAATCTGGAGAGCTTGCAGAAGTTACTGTAATTGGGAAATATGAAGATGACCAAGTAGCGTGTTGGGTTGTTAAATATGGAAGATATACTCATCAACCGTCAGGAACTTTATTGCATGTTACTACTAAAGTTACTAATGGTGGTAAAGCTGTAATGAGTGGTCAAAGAGCAACAAAGAATGGTTATGAGAAAATTAAATCGTTTAAATTAAAAGGTGTATGGAGATGAATTTAAAAAAGAGTGACATAGTCTTATTTAATTCTAATATGTCTAATAATAAAATAGTTAAAACCACAGGTATTGTTATGGACAATGAAGATATTAATGGTATTATTAGTATTCAAGCTGTTGATGAAGTTGGAAGTATACGTTCTATTTTTGGAGCCTTTACATCGAATCCAACGGACATCCATAAGAGAAATATTATATCAGTCTTGGGTAATCTAAATGATTTAGTCATAGAAAAATTCCCTGAATATACAATTTGAAAGGTAGGTACAAATGGCACAACAAATAATTATGAGTGAAGATGGACAAGAAGATTTAAATAAAATAAGAGATGTTTATTTTGATTTAATGAATTATGGTATAATGCATGAAGATACAATTAATTCCATAGAAGAAGCATTCTTAACTTTGGTTACGAGAGATTTAGGAGCAGGTGGATTGACACTTGAAATGAACGAATCAGAGGATGAATATACTGATGCTTCAGAATTTCTTATAGATAACTACGGGTATTATGGTGTGTTTGAAGTTTTAAGTTTAGAAGATAATGAAACTCAACAAAAATATGCAAATTATCTTAGAGATATTTTTGCACTTGTTCTATATTCAGACAAATATTTGAATACAGAGGAAATTATAGAAAAAATAGAGAGGTAGAACGTTATGAAAAAATATCCAAGAACATTTCATTTTCAGTTTTCTCCAGAAGTACATGATGATGATAAAGTTATATCTATGAGATATCTTGGAAATTTTCTACAAGACGAAATAGTTATCCTAGAAAAATTAGATGGTGCTAATAGTTGTCTGAAAGGTCATCAAGGTGTATTTGGAAGAAGTCATACTTTACCAACTAAAGAACCTTGGTACGACCACCTAAAAGGTTTATACTATTCTAAATTGGATAACCTGAATCCGGACTATTGGTATTTTGGAGAAAATACCTATGCTATTCATAGCATTAAATATACTAATATGGATAGTTATTTTTATCTATTCGCTATCTATGATACAGTTAATAAAATATGGCTGTCTTGGGATGATTTAGTAGAAGAAGCAAAAAGAGTTGATATACCTACTGTACCTGTATTATTTAGAGGTACAGTTATCTCAATGGCTGAAGTAAATAAATGGATGGATAAACACATTACCGATGAATCTCAATTAGGTGGTGAATTAGAAGGTTTTGTTATGAGAGTAACAAAAGCAATCCCAGGAGATAAATTCAATGAGTTTGTAGCAAAATACGTTAGAAAAGGTCATGTGCAGACTGATGACCATTGGACAAAAAATTGGAAACCTCAAACTTTAAAGGTAAATAAATGAGTGCATCGGACTACTTAGATCCAGAAATTAAAGATTTTGTTAGAGGGTATTCTAGAATAAATGTTGAATTAAAAAGAATACCTCCTAAGCTTTTAAAAACTAAGTTGGTTTCTTCATATGAGTCTGTTTCTTCAGCATCATATTTAGGTGATATTGAAAAAAATAATATGTTATGGTGTATAACTCAAGCTATTGAGGAATTGCATAATGAGATTTCAGAAGTTTATCCAGAGATTTGTATATGAATAATTTATCAAAAATAAAAGAGAAAGTTGAAAATGAATTAGAGAAGGTATCTAGAGAGATCTTCGATATGAAGATAGTAAATGATATGACAATAAGATTCTTTCAGATGAATTATACTAAATGTGAAATTAAACCTGATTATATTAAATGTATGAAATGTCACAATATGGAAGATCCTTTTAAATCAACCAATATAGAGATAATTCTTTCAGACGCTTTTATAAATGAGTTAAAAAAACATTACCCGGAAGATCTAATATGAACACTTTAAAAGAATACGTGAATTATTGTGCACAACTTTTTAAAGCCTTTAGATTTAAAGAGACTGAAATTAGTACTATATTTTTATCAAAATTACAAAAGAAGTATCCATTAACTAAAAATCTATCAAAAGATGATTTTGAAATACATTTTGAATACTGTATTAGAGAATGGGATGACGTTAAAACTAGACATTGCTTTATTGATATTAAACACTCTCTAGTAGATAAAATTTCTGAGGAGTACCCCGAATCATGCATATAAAAGATTTTATAGATAGTATGGAACATGCACTACATCAAGATAATATAATATCTAAGGAAGAAGTGGTTATAAAATACGTAGAAGCCGTATATCCAAAATTAAAAAATAAAATTCCTAAAAATGATATAATTATTACTGAAAATAAAATAACATTAAACTTTATCCCTCCAACAAAATATACTGTATCATTTAGAGAAAAGTTTTATGACGCATTTAAAATACATTATCCTGAATACATGATTTAATTTTCATTTAAGCCTTTTTATGTTATAATCTTATTATAAGAAATAAAAGGAGATTGTTATGGGTTGGTTTGGAACTGGAGCTTTAGATGGTGATGATGGAATGGATTTACAAGATGAGTTGTTTAACTTTGTAGGTGTAAATTTTGATGATGATTATAATATTATTCAATCCGATGATGAGGTTAGAGTACTTTTAGAATCTAAACAAAATGAAATCTATGACTGGTTAAAAAATTATGACTGGGGGAATTATAATCCAGGTTTTAAACAAGCTGTTTACATTCAAGCTGTGGCTCAAATCTTCATTAATTATGGAGTAAAAATCAATGAAAGAGGGAGACAAGTTTTCCTAAGATTTATTAAAAATGATTTATGGGCTCAAGAAGATTCCAATAGAAAAGAATCTATGGATAAACTCTACAATGAAGTAGAAGCAAATTAAAAAGGATTAAAAATGAAATATGAAACACTCTACGCTATGGATATTGTTAATCCATTTACTAAAACGGTTAAAATGGATGGTTTAAAAGAACTTAATAGTCGTATTGTAAAAGAGGCTTGCTGGGATAAAGTTGGTGAAGATTATTACAAAATTTCAGGGAGGGTTGTACTCAATGAAGTTCCAGATACGGATTTAGTTATTAAATTTTTAAATGAACTACACAATCGTCCTACTACAAGAGAAAGAGTAGGTTTTAAACTAGATGAATCAGGAGTATAAAATGGAGAATTTTAAAGTTATCATCGCAACAGAAATCGATACTGGAAAAACAGTTTATCTTGGAACAGATGAAAGAAGTGGAGGATACCCATATTGGTCTTCTACAATATTTGGAGCTAAGCGTTCTATTTCTAATAGAGATATTGAAGAAGTTTCAGCTGATTTTGGTAAGCAAGAAGGTTATACATATAGAAAAAATCTAGTAAATCCGAGAATTGCCACAATCGGTATAATTTCTGAAGAATCTATTGATCTTACTATGGAAACATCTGAAGAAAAACTAGCTAAAGTTCTAGCTAAACTTAGTTCAGATGAAATAGAAGTTCTTAAAGAAAATCTTTAAGGGTACTATAATGGATTTAATTAGTACAGATAACGAGTGGTTTTATACAGATAATATAGAGACTCTTTTTAAGTATATTGATTCGGAGAAAAATACAAATAGAGAGCAGTATCTTTATGAGTCTATTCTATCGTATGAAAATCATCCATCACATGTAGAAATTAAGGATAAAGCTTCTTATACTTCTCATATCGTTTCGATAGCCTTAGATGCTGCTAAAAATATTGCTATTGGAGATGAGAATAGAATCAAAAGTTTACAAAAACATGGATTTATTTATCTTAACCGTAATGGCGGATATAACTCTATTCTAGGATTTATTGATTTAGATGATATGACAATTTCTAATAAATTCAATACTATTGATGACCCAAAAATAGATGGACCTATTTTATTTTTAGAAAACTCGAAAGAGATTGAAAATTTGGACACCTTTAGATCCATCTTAAAATTTGAAAACTATTCATCAATTACGATGCTTAAAGAAAATATGGAAAGAGGGATTATCATACCAACTATTAAAAAATTGATAAGTCAGTATGGTAAAATAACTATTTGTTTTTCAACAACTCAAAAAGAATTGTCAGATGAACAATTAAAACTTTTTACATCATTTAAAGATTATATTGAAAGTATCTATTATATTGGTTCTGAAAAAATAGGTAATCAACTTAATGCACTTAGCATTGAAACTAAGGAAATTTGATGGATGAGTTATATTTCGTTTATGGTACTCTTAAAAAAGGTATGAGAAACCATACAGTTCTCCAAAGGTGTAATGCTGAGTTAATCGCTGAGGTAGAAACAATAGAAAAGTATCCGATGTTTGACCTTGGTAATGGATTCCCATTTTTACAAAATAAAGTTGGAGTCGGTTCCATAATTCAAGGAGAGTTATATAAAATCAACTCTAGGTATAGAAAACTTTTAGATGAGTTTGAAGGGGTTCCAACCCTTTATAAAAAAGGTGTTTTAACAGTAGAAATTGAGAATATTAAATACTCCAATGTAAACTGTTATTTTATAACTGATGAATTGTCAGATGAAGAATTAAATCAAGTTGATTTATTCGATAATTGGGAGGAATAAAATGCAACCAACATTACTAAAAAATAAAGAAACAAAAGAAGTTATTATCGCTTACAAATTTGACAATCTATGGTGTACCGCAAAAGCATTAGATGCTAATGGTAGAAAAGTAGTAGGAGAAACATCGGACTATTTGATTGAAGATTTTCATATCTACACAGGATCACTAACAGAAAGTCAAGAAGCAGTAGTTGCTCAAGTACAGAAATGGTTTATTGACGAACTTTTAACTCATTACAACTCAAAGGATTAGTTATGGAAATGATAGACGTTTTAATCTATGAAATTACTAAATGTCACAAACTAATAAATTTTGATGAAGTAATCACTATTACACCTTATGGTTCTAAAGTTTATGGTACTACTACTGAGAAATCAGATTTAGATTTTGTAGTAATTCATTCAGGAACAAACGATGAGCTTTATACCTCTGATTTGATCGATGTTCATTTCATCTCATTAAACACTTTTAAAGAGTTATTAGACAAACATGATATTATGGCTTTAGAAGTTTATTATTGGAATAAACAACATGTTCCAAAATCTAAAATTTTAGATTTAGTGGAATTTAAATTAGATAAAGTGAAACTTAGAAAATCTATTTCTGCCATTGTTAATAATTCATGGGTTAAAGCTAAAAAGAAGATGACATTACCAGAGGAAAATTCTTATATTGGTTTGAAGTCGTTATTTCATTCTTTCAGAATTTTAGATTTTGGTATCCAATTAGCAAAAAGTAATAAGATTAATTTCTCATCTAAAAATCAATTTTGGGAAGAATTAAAAGAGTTATGGAGTGCTACTCAAGAGTGGGATAATTTCTATAAGCAATATAAACAAGAGCACAACCATTTAATGACTGAGTTCAGAAAAGTAGCACCAAAGGAATAGATATGATATATTCAAAAAAAGAGATAGATAATATGATAACCAATAGAAAAATACGTGGGGCTAAATTTGATCTTGAACTAGTTCCAAAAGAATTAGCTAGTGAATGGTTGATTGATTTTGAAAATGGTTTTGTTCTTGCAGATACTGAATTTGTTAAAGATACAAGACATAGAATATCAGAGTCCTATATTATTAAGAAAATAAGTGAAGAATATCCAGAAATTTTAGTTGCTGCAAATGAAACATTAATTAACGGTATTTCTTTAAGTGATATGATTATGAATGAGTGTATAAGAAGTTCGCCTATTCCTAGACAGGAAGATGTAAACAATTATTGTGAAAATTGTACTGCTTAATAATGATTTAAGGTTTATTATTATATAATTACTTATCTAAACAACAAAAAGGAGATGAGATGACTGATTTAAATTCACCTCAAACTTACGTTGAAGCTATTAGAAAGGCTTCGGATGAAATGAATATTAGTGCTTTAATTACTATTCATGATGAGTTGGTTAAAACAAATATAACAACAGTAAGTAAAGTTATGAAAGTGATTAAAAAAGACCCTGTTGATTATGAAGTATTTGCTAATGCTTCTGCAATGTCAAAAAATGCAAAAAATGGTGTTTTTAAATTGATTGTCGCTCAAGCTCTTCAAAGAGAAAATATAGGAGGCTAACAATGGCTTTAACATTAGATGAAATGAATACTATTATCGCATACCTATCAAAGAAGTAAGTGATGACAGTACAATCAAATAAATCAAAGAAAAAGACTGAAAACCAAGGTGTTAAAAAAATTAAATCGTTCTATAATGAATATGGTGCTGGACCAATTCTATTGGTATTATTGGTATTTGCAGTCTTATTTGGCGCAGTTATGGATGAACAAAATAAACTTGAGTTGGAGAAGTATAAAGTATCCGTAATTAAAAAATCGAAACCCCGTTTACTCCTTCCAAAAAGAGCGTTTATTAATGATGAAGAGGTAATCACAAATTATACTTTAGTAAAGATGGATGATGAATATAAAATTGATGTTTTAGATAGTAAAAATAATCATGTAAAATTTGTACCTCTTTTTGAAGTTAAAGTTGTAGAAAAAATTAAGGATTAGAAAGATGACTATAAAATCGCCAAAAATATTTAAAATGCCTTCATTCGATAATATAAATTTGAATAAAATGTTTTTATTTATGCTTGTATTTGCAACAATACTCTTAACAACATTAAGTATGATTTTACCATTAGAAACAATTGCTAAATTAAATTTTTTTAGTTTTTTATTCTTATGTGCAACAGGTTATTTTTTCATTGTAGATTATGATAAACTAGGTCTAACACATAAGAACCATATTATAATTATTATATCCTTATTTTTCATGTTAATTATTACGAGTTTGAATATTCATTCTTCACATAAAACTATGTTTGTGGATATGATAAAAAAAGAGCATCCTCAACTTTCAACAGATTTTAGCAACTGTTCTGGAAAGAAAAATATTATTTTAGAGGATTATAAATTAATACGTGAAAATTCAAGATATTATATTGTTAATGACGGTATAAAATATAATTTAGATGATGTAGCTAAATACGAATATGAGGAATTTTAGATGGAAATTATTTTAAAAGTTCGTGAAGGAATTCATAAGAAGCCTAGTTTCTTTAATAAAAAAACATTCCAAAAAGTTATCCAATGTGAAGATTGTAAGTTTACAATTTCTGAGGATGAGGGGTATTTTTATCAACCTTGTCCTAATTGTGGTGGAAGATTTTCTGGCTTTCTGTCATTTACAGGAATATGGAAAGATACAGCATGGGTAGAAAGAGTTGGAGTTAAGAATTAATTTTTCTTTAAGCGAAATTGGTATATAATAAAAGAAATTAAAGGGTATATTATGGATCTAATAGAAAAAATGATAGAAGCAGCAAAAGATTCAAATTCAATCGATGCAATTGCTATTGAAGATGATCTTCTTAGAATGGATGTTGAAAAAGCTAAGGGTATTCTTTTAGAATTTAAACAAAACCATAACATTAAGTTATATTATGAATTCGCTAAATTATTACCTAAAAAAGATATTTTTAAAAAAATCTTGGCACACGAGAAAAAACAGGCTCACAAATGAAAGTAGCAATTATTAAATCGACTAATGAAGCAATGCATAACTTAATAGTTGATACTCTTAATGATATAAATGATAATATTGAAATTATTGAAATAGATGAGACAAACCTAGATATTATCGCTGATGGTGTTTTAGCTACATCAGTAAGAGATATTGAAATGTTAGATCAAATGATGACTCATAATGATTACGGTATGCTTATAACGGGGGGCAAAATAGTCAACGGTGTAGTACCCAGTACACAGCAACACGTTTTAAAATATAGTAAAAAAATTTTATGGCGTGATAAAATACATTTTAAAAAAGTACTTAATGAAATGTATAAAGTTTTAAAAGGAAAGAGATGAAATTTACTTATCAGGGAAAACAATACACACTTATTTTATTTACTTTAGCAGGTTCAAGATTCTATGGAACGCATTTCAATGGAAAAGGTACTGATAGAGAACATCCACTAAAACCTGATTATGTATCCGATAGTGACTATCGCGGAATCTTTGTCGCCGACGTAGATACAAAAATCGGTTTAATGGGAACTATCGAACAAATCGAAGTTAAAAAAGGTAAAAATGGTATCGTTCCAAAAGAGCAACAAGAACTGATTAAAGAGTTAAATGAAAAACTTGGTTTAGATATGCCGATGGATGAGGATATTACTCTTTATGAAACAAGAAAATTTGTAAGTATGGCTATTGAGAATAACCCAAACATCCTTGATTTACTTTTTGCTGATGATGAAGCTATCATTTATTCTAATAAAAGAGGTAGAAAACTTCTTAAAAATAAAGATATTTTTCTAAGTAAAAAAACAAAACATACTTTTTCAGGCTATGCAGCGAGCCAGTTAGGACGTATCCGTGGACATTACAAAATGCTTACAAAATACCCAAAAGTAAATACTGTAATTAGACAATTAAAACAAGCTTTTGAAGATAAAGTTATTGATTTTAATTGGATTACAGATCACTTCGGTGGTAACGTTTCACAATTCGTAACGGGCATGACACAAGAAGAAGCTTCAGAATTAGGTAAAATTCCATCAATTTCTTGGGAAGATTTTATCAAAGATAGAGAAGCAGATTTCTCAACTTTCTCTGATGGTGCAAAGTATATGGATTATTCTGATGAAGAATATGAAGAAATGAAGAACTCTGTCATGTTTAAGGGTGAGTGGAATCTTTATAGAAAACCTCAAGCAATCGATTACTGTACTGCTAAAGATTTGAAAGCTCATAAACTTGATATGAATGATGGTGTATGGAGTTTAGATGGGGAAAGAGTAGTTACAAAGGAAGATGGTGAAATTATGACTATTAGAGAATTTCTTTTAACTGAAGCATCTTTTAGAACTATCTCTAAAACTCAATTTAATATCTTTACACCACCTGAAGGAAAATACAACGGTGGTATCTTTGCTAGAAATGGTAAACTTCGTTCAAATGATCCTAAAGAAGTTGGTGAATTTGTATTCCAACTTAGTTTCAATGAAAATGAATTTAAAAAACAAACGGATGCTATAGCAAAACTTTGGGAGTGGCGTGTTAAAAGAAATGAAAAAAGAAGTATTTTAGAGGAAGCTTTCGGTTATGATACTAAACACGCAGCACATCTTGTAAGATTACTATTAGGTGCTAAAAATATCCTTGAAAAAGGTACTTATGAACCTCGGTTGAAAGGTAAAAACCTTAAATTAGTTAGAGATGTTTTAGCGGGAAAATACACTTATAATGAAGTGGTAAAAATGGGAGAAGAATTAGAGAAAGAATTAGAACCTCTCTATGAAGCTTCTACTTTACCATTTAGTGCTGATAAAGTAAAAGCAAATGAGCTGCTACTAAAGCTTAGTAAGTGACTGAAACATGAAATTTATTAATTTTTATAATAATTTAGATTTACAAACTGGGCACAAACTTTCATTCTTTGTTGAAATGATTTTAGTGCCCTCTATACTTTCTTTGGTTATCACATTTGGTTTTGATAGTATTTTCTTTCTTACGTCTATAATTGATAATTCATGGACTATTTATATTGTAGCGTTGATAGTGAATTATATAATTGTAGTTGGATTATTTTTACTTTGTGCTATTGTTTATATTATTATATCTTCAGAAATATTAGATTTCAAATTATCGAAAACTAGTTTTTTAAACTTTAAACGCATGATTAAGAAAGCATCACAAGAAGAATTAATAGAATCTAAAGTAAATTTAACTCCAGAATGAAAATTGTTTAATAAATAAAAGAAAAAGGGTTAATTGTGGAAAATATTGATATAGGTATTATTGATGTAGAATCTTTAAAAACCTTAAATAAAATTTTAGAATCAAAAAAAGAATATATTATAAATTATTGGCTAGATGATGAAAAACTCAAGCCAATTTTTGAGATGTTGGAAATAGAAAAAGAAACATTTAAAAGCAAATACGCATATCATATTTTTCATCATTTTCAATCCATTGATTATGATAATATGTATTTTAAAACATATATCGATGAAATGGAAGACAAACAGCATTTAATAAAATATTTTTACCGATTAATCGCTCATCTAAAGAATAAGATTATATTATTTTTAATACAGTATAACATAGATAACAATGATAAAATATTTATGGATGATTCACTGCTATATACGATTGATAATGCTATATCTGAATTATTAGATTCTATAACAAAACATCTTCAAAGAGATTATACTGCAAATACAAAAAAATTAAAGATATTAGAAAATGCTGCATTAGTTACTAGAACTGATAAAGACGGTAGCATATTATTTATGAGCCCACCATTATTAGAGTTACTAGGATATTCAGAAGAGGAAATGCTTGGAGCAGGTTTTAATAAAATCAGACATCCCAGAGTTTCTTCTAAATTTTATGAAAAACTATGGAGGACATTAAAATCTGGTAAACCTTTCAAAGGGACTATTAAAAATTTAACTAAGAATAGAAAAGAAGTAATATTTCATACACAAATTGTTCCTGATTTTAATTTTGATGGAGAAATAGTTGGTTATACAGCTATAAAAACAGATTTAACCGATAAAACAAGAGCAAGAACTGACACATTAACAGGTCTTTTAAATCGTTCAGCATTTAATGATCGATTATCTGAACTTATAGATAGATATAACAATTTTCATATTCCAGTTTCTTTAATAATGATTGATATTGATTATTTTAGTGAAGTAAATAATAACTACGGTCATATTACTGGTGATAAAACTCTAAAACATTTTGTTAAACTAATTAAAGAGATAATTAGACCTACTGATACATTTGCAAGATGGGGAGGGGAAGAATTTATTATAATTCAAAATAATACATTAGATAATTCTATTAAAACTGCTGAAAGAATAAGAAAACATATAGCAGAAAGCACGTTCCCAGAAGTAGGACAAAAAACATGTAGTCTAGGTGTGGCAGAATTTAATAATAGTTATGCAGATATAGATTCATTTATAAATGAACTTGATAAAGCATTATATTATTCAAAAGAACATGGACGTAATAAGGTCTCATACGTAGTTAAAAATGGTATAGAATCTGTTTAAAATGTATAATTCATATAAAGGATTAATACATGGTTAAACACAATTTAGAATTAAAATATTTTCATGGATGTAATAATTGTAGAGATTGCTGCAATGGTAAATTGTTTTCAATGGGAGATGTCACATACTCAGATTTCACTAATATAATAAAATTGTTTCCTACTGCTTTTAATATAAAAACAAAAAAGATGGTATTTTTTTACTCTTTGTTTCCATTTTTAGGATGTCATTATTTTAGGGATGGAAATTGTACCATTTATGAAACCATTGATAGACCTAATACCTGTATAAACTATCCATTCGGTATAGATTCAAATCATACTATTCAATATGATCCCATACATTGTCCAGAATTAAATGATAATATCTCTAAAACCCCTACAATTATAAACAATGAAATAAATCCAGACATAATGAATAATTTTTTTACGGAAAAACAGTATTTATCAAACATTAATAACCATGATAAAATATTAGATGATTTTACTAAAATGGTATTTGAAACAGAATCGCTTTTGGATTTTCCAACATTTAAAACTTTAGACGGAGATATTATTAATATAAATGAATTAGAGGCTAATAGAGATATGAAAATATTGGATACTGATAATTTTTTAAAAATACTTAAACGACAAAAATTAGAGATGTATAGTCGATTTGTATATGGTCATTTATTTTCACTAGATAACTTACCACAATTTGGCACTAGATTATTAGAACAACTTAAATAATTATTAAGGTAGATTTATGTATTATGTTTGAAAAAGGTTAAATGCATGAATCAAATAAAAGATAGAATTCCGTCAGAAGTTGCTATGAGCAATTTTGTAATTATATATCATAAAGGTAGAAAAGTTTTTAGAATATTTGATCAAAGTCGTAGAAGTAAATGGAATAAGGTTTTAAAATATTGTCAAAAATCATTAGAATATGCTGCATCTGATGAAATGATTACTAGAACTTTAAACGAATATGAAAAAAATCAAGCTTTATACGCTATATTTTATACAGATAATACTGATGAATTAGAAATACGTTCAATGGATGATATGTATAAACAGCATCCAGAAATTTTCATCTAAAAAATGTAAAATTCTAAAAAACAGTTGTACTCTGAATAGAGACACTATCAAAATTTAAGGTCATTATTATGGCAAAATATGAAATAGATTTAAATGGTAATCCATTTAGTGAATTCGCTCAAGGTGAGGAAAAGATTAGAGTTACAAAATTACTTACAAATAATTGGCATACCGAACAGGATGTCTTTAGAATATCTAAAGTCAAAAATTCAAAGCCTAAACATTCAGTTGATATTACAGAAGTAAATTTTAAAAAAATATATAAAGCATCAAAAGATCTACCAAACTATACCTTTGAGATTGGTGGTGCTATAGAATCAGTTGAAGGCCCATTTATCATTGTTGACATTTATGATAATAGTTTACTTTATACTGTTGGATTAGGTCGAACAGCTCCAATTAGATTAGGTTATAAACTTGATGAAGGTGAGAAATATATACATAAAGATAAGTTTGAGCTTGCTCTTCATAATAAGTTAAAGGGACGTGATTGGATTATTTGGGAAAATGGTGATTTCTTCCTATTATTTCACTTTGAAGACAAAGTATATAAGAAAATAAAATTTGATAGGAATTTTAATCCTGCAAGTTTTTACCCTAGTTCACCTATTGTAGGAAATCCCGAGTACATTGTTAAACCGTATCAAATAGATAAAGCGATATTTATAGAGGATGTCACTTATAATGATTCTCCTCAAGCATTAGATTCAGAAGAACGAGATTTGAATAATCCATATCAATCATATAATATTCCATTTAATAGTGAAGATCCTAGATTTGCAATACTAAATCAATATATTTTTAATAAATATCCAAATGATTTTGTTTCTAGTCAATGGTCAACATCATCATGGGCGGATAAATTTAATAAAGAAATGGATAGAGAAATTGGATGGTTTAATTCTAAATATGACTTAATACAACCATTAAAAGAGTTTAACTACTCGCCTTTTAGAATTAGTATCATTTCATTCGATAATATAGAAATGTACGTTAGTTTATTTGAAAAAAAAGCCGATGAAATATGGACTTGTTGTAATAAAACATTAGAGGAATTTATTTATCCTGGTAAATATAAACATGAAAAGCAATTTTTACATATTTCTATAAAAGATAGAAAATCATCAGATGAATATAAAGAATATATCAATCCATCACCTTTAAAAGAAGGATACCTTAAACTTAAAAATTCTCCATCTAGTAATTTTGAGTTGGTAAAAGATAGAATCAAGCCGATACATGAATTTGATGAGCCCATGATTTATTGCCTATACAGGGAATTAAAAGACGATGAAGTTGAAGATAGATTGGCTTTAGATTTCAAACCACGATTTAAACAAAATGATAAGGTTGAGTTAAAAGAATCTCAATGGGAGGATATAACTGATCATATAGAAACTATTGATAATTCTAAACTTACATTAGATGAGCAATATAAAATTATGGAAGATATTATCAAAGACGATTCATTGTTACAAAATGCGGAATTGAAAATAGAAAACAATAAACTCATGCTAAATAAGAATTTATCATACCGAAATAGAATTTATTATATTACAAAAGTAGTATTTCGTGATGGGTATTTCCTTTATTATGGTTATACACCTCAAAATATAAAAGATGATAAATATTTTTATGTTTCTGATATTGAAGTTAAATGTAAAATAGATTAAAATATAAATACCCTTAAAAGAGGGTATTTATGGATTTTTTTATTTTCATTTTATATAGTCTAGCAGCTTATAATGTTTTTCTTATAGCTCCGCTTTTTTTTTAAAATCCTTTCTATTCTTGGATTTGTCTATATAAATTATTTGATATGGTGAGATAGATGTATGAAGTTATAGCAATATCAAAAGATAATCATAAGTACAGAGTAATACTAAATTGTAATATTAAAGATATTCCATCAGTATTCAAAGATTTTATTATTGATAAAGGGTGGGATCATTATGAATATAAAATACATTCTATTAATGAGATAACCGATGACTAGAATTGATAATAATTCATTCAAAGAAGCATTGGATAATATTTTAAATAAAAGTAGGATAGCTGTAATATTATCTGGTAGATTAAACTGTATAAACTGCCAATTAACAAAAGCTAATATCCTAAATTATTTAAAAAAAAATCCAAAGACAAATATAGATTTTTTATATTTAAATGGTAGCATAGATGATATTTTAGAGTCCTCTTATTATCAAATGGAAGAGCTTAATGAATACCCTAAAACTGCTATATTTTCAAGTTCAAATAATCCAACTTTTAAAGAAGGTATTATTACAGAAGAAGATTTGTCTAAGATTGAACAATTAAAGAAAAACTGTTTATAACCGATATAGGAATTATAACGATTAAAGGAAAGAAAATGAATGGGATTAACTCGTATAATCAAATTTCTCATACGTATAAAGTAAATGATGTAGCTACGCATAAAAAAGAGAATAACATTGCAGATAATACAAAAGAACCTATGTCAAAAGAAGATATTATAAGTTCTAAGGATTTATCACCGGAACAAAAACTAGATATGTTAGGAATAAAGAAGATGTCGTCTGACGAATTAGCGAAAAAATTAGCTGATGAATTAATATAGATTTAAGAATAATTTTCATATAATTACAGTATGAAAAAATTATTTAAAACTTCATTTTTTAGTATAAAAGTTAGTGATTCAAGACAGTCTATGTTTGGAAAAGGTGTTCAAGTTGCTGATATAACAATTCGTAGTAGCAATGAAATAGAGCTTAATCCATTAGAGAATCAATGGCATATACCAGTCAAAGTACCCTTCTGGTACGTAATACTTGAAACGATAAGTCAGTTAGAAGATGAATTTCATATCAATTTAGAGAAGCCAGTTTATGGTAATCTCACTATGATTGAAAACAAAGAAACTGGATTATATAGTATTTCTGATCTAATATCAGAATATAATAATATACAGGAAAATCATCCTGATCTAATTTTAAAATACTATCATGTAAATATTAATAACTTAAATATCTTTGATTCTAATGGTGCTTATACCAATATCAACATTTAATTTGTATAATTAAATTATAAACCAACAAGGAATAAAAATGGCAAAAAAAACATACACAGTTATTGAACGTAATGGACATAAATATAATCTTTTAGCACTACCAGATACAAATTTTTTTAAGTTTGAAATAATTAATTTGTGGGGTTCTAATATCGAACGTTTGTATGAAACAAAGTTTGGTAAAAATGTTTATGGTATCTCTCACTTTATAGAACACTTAGGTTTTAGAAACCCCAAAGATTTCAGTACAGCAGAACTTTTAAACCATTTGAAAAACGACGGTACTTATAATGCTTCAACAGATTATGACCGCATCAATTATTGGTTTCAAACTACAATGGATAGAGTTGATTTAGCTATAAAATTAGTTGCAAACTATGCTTTAAATACATTAGATAATATCCCATCAGATGAATTTGAAATCGAAAAGAAAGTAGTGTATAATGAAGCGAAACGTTATGCTGATGATGACCAAACGATGTTTTGGTTTAATAGTACTAGAGCACTAACAGGTTATAAAGAAGAAGATAATATTATAGGTATTCCTGAAACAATTGACACTTTTGAAATTGATGATTGTATAAGAATTAAAGATTTATTTTTAAGTAATGCACAAAATATTTTTAATGTTACTTACGATCCAAGTATTCTAACTGCCAATGAAGTAATCGATAAGATAGAGCTTGAACTACATAGACATAAACCATTAGGTATTATGGATAAAATTTCTGAAGAAGAATATAAAGGAGTTGTAATTCAACCTAAACATATCAAAACTACGTTGAGTAATGAGAGTGAACAACATATAACTTATCTAAATTTTGATATTGTTGAAAATATAGAGGTTGCAAGAGCCGGAAATCAATATTTAGCAAGATATGCCGAAGGAACTTCTTTAGATGATGTAATTAGAGAGCAGAACGGTCTAACTTATGGAATTACGTTAGGTGCAGCAAACATTTCGTATAAACCATATACTTATTTTGGGTGTGATGTTTCAAAAGGCGATGAGGAACTACTACTTAAATTATTTAAAGAAAGTATTAATGCTTCAGTTGATGCTTGGAATGAGAAAACACATAAAAAATTTATGGACGCTAAAAAATTGAAAAGAGTTATGAATTTATTAGACCAAAAAAATTATGGTGGTTGGCATAATAATGGGACATGGTATCCAGAGATTATTGAAGAAATGAAAGAAGTATTAGCAACAGATTTAGATAATGCATATGAAGTCGCAGATGAAAAATATGCTACTGTTGAAAGAGTAAGAGATTATTTAGAAAAATTTAGAAAAGCAGTCAATGAAGATGATTTTGCATTAGTAACAAATTGAAGATAAAGGATTAAAATGGAACCAAATTCTTGGAACGATTATTTAATGAGAAATACTCATTTAGTAGATGAATTATCGACGTATGTTTCAAATACAATGGATAAAACTGAGTTAGAAGCTGAAAACATAAAGTTAAAATATACACTACGTGAAATTCTTTCTAAGGTGGGTACAACCCACCCAGATTTATTAATAAAATATAGTGAATTTGTTTAAATATGTGTAAATATGATATAAAATCTATAAATCCTAGATATAATATTACTAAAAAGACCGATGATAGAGACATTAATGAAATCTATAACGATTAATATGGTATAAGAGATGATGACAACGACTTTATAAATATAATTGATATTTTCGCAACCACATTAACATGGTTTATATATTTGAGTTTACTTTTATCAATTTCCTTCTATTTTTTAAGTAAGACTTAAGCACTTTTATTATATAATTTATAATTAAATTAAGGAGAATAGTATGGATTACAATACTGTTACAGAAAAAGTGTTAGAAGGTTTATCAATAGGTGAAGAATTATTTTATTTTGAAGTTCCTACTTGCAAAATAGATTATATAGAAATCCCTCAAATTATCAAAATCATTAAAAAAGATGACGACTCATTTTTTTGTCCCACATATGATTTAAATCGTAGTAAAGATACATTACTTAATCTTTTTTCAAAAGAAAATAAATCGATTATGATTGCTAGAAGTGAATTGGAAGCTAAACAATTATTCTTATCGTATTATGAAAACTACTTAGAATCTCTTAGAGGAGAATTAGAATTTCTTGAAGAAGCAATACCAAATCTTAAAAAAACAGATTTTTTAAAAGATCTCCAGTAATTTAGGATACCCTATGAAGATCAAAAGTAACTTAAAATCTAAAGGTCGTAGATCCAATATCTTATTCGATAAAATGAGAGAATATATTTCATTACAACCAATACTAATCCGAAGTTTAGTAATTGGTGTGATTTTAATGATTTCATACTTTATATGGTCATATTCTGGATTATTAGCAATAGGTTTTTTTGTATTGGCTAGTATTTTAACAGGACAGGCGGACCCAGGTGATAAACTGGGTATGGGTTTTCTCTCTATTTTAGCTATTTTTTCATTCGGTTTATTTGATGTTTATAAAGTATCCGAGGATAAAATTCCCATAGAGTTTAATAAAGTTGTTTATACAGATAGTACAGAGAAAATTGTGCTATATGCCAATAAGCCCATTAACGAAGCTTTAGTAGTACATCCAGAATCAAAACTGTATTATGATTTTAAATTATATGACCAAAATTTATCAGCATACATTAAAGAAGAATCTAGAAGATCACATTGGGCTAATCTTTTAAATCTCGAACCAACCACATATCAATACGATTTAATAATAAATGCTGGAAAGAAACAAATTAAAATTACTTCTTGGAAAAGTTCAAAAACAAAAATGTTATTTGGGAGAATAAATCATGAAAAAAATAATTAATTTAGGATTAATATTTATTTTACTTGTATCGTTTACAGGTTGTGCTGATAGAAAAACCATCAATAATGTTACTTATGACACATACGGATTATTCAATGCCAATTCTAAGGAAAATCCGAATATTGAATATGAACTATCAGTAGGTAATGTTATTTGGGGAGTATTATTATTTGAAACACTTATAGCTCCAATTTATTTTTTCGGTTTTTCATTATGGGAGCCAGTCGGTCCAAAAATAACCAATCCAAACCTTAAAGGTGTAATTCGAGGCAATCCCGAAATGGTTAATGATACACCAAATGTTATAATATATAAAAATTAGGACTTTGATATGAAAAAAGACTTTTTACTAATGAGTATAGAATCAGCTTGTAAGAATAGAACCCTTGTTTTACAAGATTTAGCAAAATATGGTGTGGATGAGAAACATCGTCCACAACTAGAAGAAAATCTGGAATACTTTTTGTTACGGTATAAAGAATTAACAGGAAATAATTTTGTCTTAACTTCTTAAATTTCCTTTAAGGTTATTATGGTATAATTATAGTAATCAAAGAAAAAAAGGTGAAATTATGAAAATCGTTACAAAAGCATCAACACTAGGAAAAGGTATTGTACATAATACACAAGTTGAATTAAAATCAGAATGTGATAAAGTATTTTATTTCTATACACCACAATTAGAAAAAGCTGATGTAGAACCTACTTATTATTCTCCAATGGCGAAACATATTCCAGATTACATTGAATTTATTAAAAATAATTCAGATAAAAAAATAGGGATTATCTTAGAGTCTAGAAAAGATGATTTTAGTACACGAGATTTGATTTTAGAGCAGATTAAATTGCTGGACAATACAAATGTGATTATCCACAATCTAATTCAGAAATAAGGATTAAAAATGAGATATGGTATAGAGAAATTTGATGATGTGATCGCAGTTTATGTATCGCCAACTTTAGATGATAATGAATATTCAATAAGTGATGTTGAAAATACTTCAAAACAATATACTTTAGAAAAAGATATAGAATCTATTCCAGGATATAGTACTGATTTTGAAATTGATGGAAGTGCAGAGAATACTATTTTTATTGTTTCTACAAAATCATTTTCAGAGATCGAGGAATTAATTGTTTCTAATCTCAAACACACTCTAGTATCAAATGATAAACATTTGAAAAAACTATCAAGAGAAGCTAAGAGTGAATCATCTTCAGATACACCAATAGATTTAGAAACTTATGAGGGTTTAAAAAAATATTTAGAAACACAAAAATACACTATCAAAAAAGCCAAAGAACTTTTAAATACCGAAACAGCTAAAAATCATTTAGATTTAATTGCGATTGTTCTTGATAAGATCTTTATGAAGTATAGTACAGAAGAAAAGTTTTTTAAATCTATTGAATGGTTATCTGATTTTGATTTATCAAATGAAATTGAAAGTATTATTGAATACCGTTCAAAAGCAAAAGATGGTTATGCTGATGATAATAAAATGTCGACAATTCTTAGTAGATATGTTGGAGCTTCATCAAATGTTGAAGTATTAGAGAAAATAAAAGATAAGTTGGAGCCTGTTAAAAATGACCAATTCTTTTCAGGGGTTTATGAAGATGCAGATAACCAAATAAAAATACTTAAAGATTTATTTTTTAAGTTGGATTAAGTTAGTATTCGATATAATAACAGAAGAAATCTAAAAGGATTAGTATAATGAATGAAAATGATGTTAAAGAAGAAATTAAAGAAGCTTGGAAAGATTTAAAAAACGGTACAAAAGTTAAAGCTAAGCTTACTGAAAAAATGGATGAGAAGCTCGACGGTTTAGTAGCAGCAGCAAAAGCTGGAAATTGGAAAACTCAGCTGGAAGAAGCAATAGTACAGATGATTACTTATAATTATTCAAGTAATGAAAGTTTAATGTGGTATGGACATTTAGTAACTCAATGTGAAATAAAAAGAGATTTAACTATGCCAAGTCCTGCTGGGGTAAGATTTATGTTTAATAAATACGAGATGTTTATTAATCCTTTACTTTTTGGTTTATATTCAACCGATGAACAAATTGCTATATTGAAACATGAAATGTTACATATTATCAATTTGCACATTGTAAGACAAAAAGATAGAGACCATAAAAAATGGAATTATGGTACTGATTTATCTATCAACCAATTAATCCCAAACATTCCTGAAGATGGATTACAACCTGAAAAATTTGATTTTGCAAAAAACCTTAATGCAGAACAGTATTATGATATGATACCTACAAACTATGAGAGTGAAGAACCTCAAGAAGGTAATGAAGACGGTGAGGGTGGTGGAAGTTGTTCTGCACAAGGTTCCGGAGATGGAGAGCCACAAGATGGTGATGGTTCTGGAAACGGTGATGGTTCTGATGTAATTGATGATGAGAAAAAACTTAAAGATCTAATCTCCCAAGCATTAAATGCAGCTCAAGAAGGAATGATTGGTGATCATGGTAAGTGGCAAAATTCTGAAGGTGATGAACAGGCCGCAAAAGAAATTACAAGACAGATGTGTGAAACAGCTACTAATAAATCCAGAGGTATGACACCAGGTGAAGTAGAAGGAGCAATCCAATTACTTAAAATGCAGGAGCAAATTAACTGGAAGAAAGAGCTGAGAAGAATTGTTGGTAATAGAAAAGCATTTTCTAAACTTACAATTAAGAAAAATGATAGAAGATTTCCAGGTCGTAAGGATTTAAGAGGTAAAACAAAAGATCATACAAAAGATATTGTAGTTATCTTAGATGTATCGGGTTCTATGAGTGATGAGGAAGTTCTCTATGGTTTAAATGAAATTAAGGCTATTGCAGAAAAAGCTAGAGCTGGGGTTACTATTATTCAAGTTGATACAGAGCCAAAAATTGTAGAAGATTTTGATCCAAAAGCAAAAACTTTTAATCGTAGAGGTTATGGTGGTACTTATATGACTCCTGGAATTGAAATGATTAAGGAACAGAAATTAAAATGTGACTGTATTTTGTGTATAACTGATGGTTACATTGAATCAACTTTTGATATTGATTTACCAAGAGTACCATTTATTTTCTTAGTTACACAAGATGCAGATAATTTATCTATTGATGTAGGTTCATATCCGAGAATGAAAAAACATACATTGAAAATTGGTGATAAGTAGAGTTATTATGTGGGCTTATAAGTTTACAGATTCAAGAGGAAATGATTACTATGAGTTTCCTTTTGAAATATCTAGTTCAACATTTCTTAATTCAAATGAATATCAAATAGTAAATACTGAAAGAGAAGCTGTTAAAGAATTTAAAAAAGCAATTGATTTCAATATACCATATAAAGCTCATTATGAAGATATGCAAAAACTTAATAAAGAATTGGCTAAATTATATCTTAAAAAGTATCCGGAGATATTTATATAATGTATCATTTTAAATTAAAACTTAGAGATATTCACAAAAATGCGTATAGATCATTTTTATTTCCAGAAAAAGCACCTAAAAATTCTACTAGTCATTGTGCGAAAATCAATTCGTTATATACAGAAGGTTGGTTTGCTGATAAATCATTGATAGAATCTGAAATCCACTTTATTAAATCTGTTAAATTTTTTTTAAATGGTGCAATTAAAGATTTAAAGAAAAATAACACTTATACAGGGTGGGATGAATCATATCTTAAAGATGATGTTGCATTTTTAGAAAATGTATGGAAATTAACAATTCAAAAATATGCGGATAAATATCCGGAGCTAGTATTATGAGTTTTATCAAATTCACATTTAAAAATAACAGCTATGCTATAGGACGTTTATTTTCAAAGATTGGAAAAGATAACTGGGCAAATATTGAAATAGTTAAGCCGTATAATGGTAGAAATGAGACTTTAAAAAAATATTATACTAAGGGTAGAACATTTCAAGCTGATACATCTAGTACTTCAGATTATGTTAAAACTGCATTTATAGATCCAAAGTCTCACCCAGAATATTTTATTTAAAAAGGTTGTTGATGTATTTCTCATATCAAGCACATACTTTAGATGGAAAATCTCTTAAAATTTATTTACCATTACCAACTAAAAAATCACAATATGAAGATAGACTGAAATTTTATAAACAAATAGATGATAGAAAATTATATGTCGTGAAAGATACTAAAGATATTATTAGAGAATGTCATATACATAATACTTTAAAAGAATCAATAAATTATATAAGAAAAGATCTAATATATTCGATTGAATGGATAAGTGATGATAAAAATGCACCTCCTGGTAATCCTGATGTTTATGTGGCTAAATGTAGAGATGCTTTAACTGAATTAGAAAATAAATATATCAATAAATTCCCGGAGATATTCTTATGATTGTAGATGTAGATAAAAAGGCAATCCAACAACAAATAAAGTTTTTAGTTAAAATAATAAACCAATATCAAAAAAGATTAGAAACTGAACCTCAATTTTTAACTAGAGAAGTTGAAGAAAATTTAGAAAGAGCTAAAGCAAAATATGATTATATTATTAAAGAATATCCAGACTTAATCATCTAGACTATTTTTTAAATCTAATATATTACCGAATGATTTTTTATGAGTTATTTGAGCAAAAATATTTTTCATATCATTACCTGAAAGATGACCTCGTTCTGCTTCTCTCATTAAATTTTTTGTTATTTTAAACTCGCCATTATATTTAAATAATTCAAATGCTAAATTTATAATATGACCTTGTATTTGTAACGTATTAGAAGCACTAGCATATCCAAATTCTCTGGCTACTGCAATAATTTTTTTCATGTTTTGTGGCATATTCCAAATACTAAAAAGCTTCTCAACAGCGTGTAAATTATTAAATCCTAATAGATTCATTTCTAAACTAGTTATAGATTTTGACGATTTTTGTAAATTTTTAAAACGATCTACTCTCTCATTAATAATTAAAGCCTGATTTGTCAGGAGCATACCTAGTGGTAATATATGCATAACAGCAGTTAAATCATCTTTATCATCTTGGGGTATATCTATAAATTTAATCCATTCTGAAACAAATTTAACTCGGTATTTTGAAACTTCAATTAACTCTTCTAATGAAATATCATATGCGTCTAAATATAAACTGTCAAATGTTTCGTTAGCTACCTCTGTTATTGCTAATGCCCCTATTTGTTTTTTACCTAGTAATGATACAGCAATAGAGATTTTTGATACTCGATTTGGTAGGCCTATATACGGGGAATTAATTTCCCGTAAAATAATTGCTGAGAACATTGGATCTTGTTCAACAACTTTTACTATTTGGTTGATATTTGAATTGCTATCAAAACACAATTCTTTTAACTTAGTTAATGTACTAGGTAAAGGTTCAATTGCTTCAGCTAGTTCAACTAATGTAATCTGCCCTTTATTAATAGGTATTTCAATCTCCGTATTACTACGTTCATATTTTTTAACAATCATAGTCTTAAAATCAGCCATTTTCATATTATGTGTATTATAAACATTTTCGATTGCTAATTTTTCTTTAACTAAGTTTAAAGAACTTTCTTTACTGAATTTACTCAAAACATATAAATTTTCAAAATCGAATTCAATATCATTTAAACAAACTATGAGATCTATGATATGCCCATCGGGGTATTTTAAATCAGTTATTAAAATTTTTTTACCGGGCATTTTTATAAGGTCAATTGCCTCGGATTTAGTAGAAACACTATCCACAAATTTAAATTTTGTACTAAGAATTTCTGTTAATAATTTTGATACTTTTGGATCTCGATTAAGGATCACAATATCATAATATTCATTAAGTTTTGGGGAAGTGTAATTTTTACATTGAACGATTGGCGCAGTATCAAATTCAATAGCATAAAATTCTGGATCTTCATGTTGTTGAATTTGAGTTACCCACCTTTCAATTTGAATAGAAAAGTTTTCAAACCAATTAATCACATCTTGATTAAAAGCACAAGTATAATTTTTTATAAAAAACAAAATATCTTCTGTTTTTTCAAGGAGAATAGAAATTTCTTCAAATTTATGATAGTAAGTAATAGCTTTTAATGAATGTATCGACCTAAATAATGTGTCGATCAATTTTGATGAATTAATTTCATCATTTCTAAAATCAATAATAGTGTTATTAATAATTATAGACAAATTATCTAATCTTATAATATAATCTTCAAGTTCTTCAGTCATTACATTAAAAACCTATTTTAATTTTATTTATAATGAATATGCAATATTTTCCCAGTCAATGTCATTCCATGTCAAATACATTTTACCCTCCTATTTTTGGTATCTATAAAATATTTATATTAATTATAATATATTTTAAGCAAAAATCTGATTAAATTTTAAGCAAAATTATTTACGTTTCATTATAATTTGCCCTTTAACATTAACTAATGATTTTTTTCTAGTTAATTTATGCTCCCTTATAAAAATTTTAGAACGATATTCATAAGCATTATAAATTTCATCTCCAATTTTCAAACTTATAAGTTGTTCTCTATAAAGTGATGCTAATCGTTCATCTGTTATATTCCATATTTCACCAAAATGAGCAAGTCGTACTCTTTCAGCAAGTACTTGAAAATCATCAATACTAATATTTTTCTTTTTTAATTCTTCTTCTTTTTCTGGAGTAATTACAAATCTTTTATTTTTATCTTCATGAAAAACTAACTTAGTGTATGCTGGATATTTTACAGCATCAACTTTTGTATGACCAAATCGTAATATCGGTTGTTTATTTTTAAAACGTTCAATATAGTCAATATCCATAAGATGCCAGGTATTTTGATGTTCAAAATTTGGATATGAAATAGCAATAAGTGACCACTCTTTTTTATCATGATATTTATAAAATTCATTCTTTAATTCGAGAAGTATTTCGTTTAAATTATGATAATATTCATTCATATATTTCCCTTTTTATTTTAAATTATTTATATTTTTTTTGTAAAATATAATATACCAAAAAAATTAAATTTAAGGATGAAATATGGCAAAAGAGAAATTTGTTAGGGGTGAAAAACCTCATGTTAATGTGGGAACAGTAGGGCATAGACTATGTGCCATCTCTTGGTAACAAGGGATTAAAAAGAGTTTAAATTGTCTGGAAACCCCTAAAGCTTCTTTTACTAAAACAGAGCCAGAAATGGCATATGGTATAGTTAATGAAAATTAGAAAGAAAAAAGAAGATGGAATATGTGGAAACGCTAAGTTCTTTATAATGGGCAATCAGCAGCCAAGTTACCTAACTCAAATATATTGAGATTTCTATGTGAATAGAATTTAAGGTAGAAGGTTCAGAGACTGTAATAACTCAGTCCGTTAATCTTAATTGAATTTCGGATTATGGTACAGTCCAGACTACAACAACTTTACTTAGTTAGTTGGCTTATGAAAGTAAGTGTAGTAATTGGTAGATCATGGCAAGACTACTTTAACTGCAGCAATTACAGCAGTAATGGCAGTTAAAAACGGTGCAGCATTTATGGATTACGATCAAATCGATAATGCACCAGAAGAAAGAGAAAGAGGTATCACTATTGCTACTTCTCATGTTGAATATGAAACTGATAAAAGACATTATGCTCATGTTGATTGTCCAGGTCACGCAGATTATGTTAAAAATATGATTACTGGTGCTGCACAAATGGATGGTGCTATTCTTGTTATTGCTGCTACTGATGGACCTATGGCTCAAACGAGAGAACATATCCTTCTTTCAAAACAAGTTGGTGTACCAGCAATTGTTGTTTTTATGAACAAAGAGGACCAACTTGATGATGAAGATAAAGATGAAATGGCTGAACTTGTAGAAATGGAGATTAGAGAACTTCTTGACCAATACGGTTTTGATGGTGATAACACTCCTGTTATTCTTGGTAGTGCATTTCAAGCTCTTGAAGAAGCAAAAACCGGTACTTTAGGTGAGTGGTCAGAAAAGATTGTACAACTTATGGATTCAGTAGATGAGTGGATTCCAGAACCAGTTAGAGATACTGATAAGGATTTCTTAATGCCTATTGAAGATGTATTCTCAATTGCAGGTAGAGGTACAGTTGTTACTGGTAAAATTGAGAGAGGTACAATCAAACTTGGTGAAACAGTAGAAATTGTAGGTATTAAAGACACTCAAACATCAACTGTTACAGGAATTGAGATGTTCCGTAAAGAGATGGAAGAAGGTTTAGCTGGGGATAATGCAGGTATTCTTCTAAGAGGAATTTCAAAAGATGATGTTGAAAGAGGTCAAGTTCTTTGTAAACCTGGTTCAATAACACCACATACAAAGTTCAAAGCGGAAGTTTATGTTCTAAGTAAAGATGAGGGTGGTCGTCATACTCCATTCTTTAATAATTATAGACCTCAGTTCTATTTCTATACATCTGATATTACTGGTGCAATTACACTAGAAGAAGGTGTTGAAATGGCTATGCCTGGTGATAATGTGACTATTACGGTAGAACTTATTGCTCCAATGGCTATCGAAAAAGGAACAACTTTTGCTATTAGAGAAGGTGGTAGAACTGTCGGCTCTGGTATGATTGGAGAAATTATCGAGTAAATCTCCTCTCGATAATTTTTTTGTAAAATAAGTAATAAACTAAAGGAATTTAATAAATGATAGATTATACAAGATGGAACACATTTCTACCAGTAGATTTGGGCTATGGAGATGTTAAAATCGCCCTTAAAAAAGAAGATGGTACTTTAATGATTGCTAAGTATCCGTCAGCAGTAGCTAAAGTCAATCCAAAGAGATTTGGTGCCGGCGAAGCAGTTGAATTTGAAGGCGATTATTACTTAATTGGCGAGAATGCTATAAACTACAAACCCGTAGAAATGAATGATTATGAAACATTAGAAAAGTACGCACCATTACTTATTTTTCATGCATTTAGAAAATATGGAGAATTCAATACTATTGTAACAGGACTTTCAATTAGACAAGAGGATAATTCTCAATCATTTAAAGATAGGCTTTCTAGTTTTGAAATTGATGGTCAAGAATATAATATGGATGTAAAATTACTACCCCAAGGTATTGGAGCTAAAATTGTAGTACAAAAACAATTTAATGAAATCCAAAACTATTTAGTTTGTGATGGTGGCTTTAATACTGTTGATTTAGTTCCTGTATTTGATGGAAAAGCAGATTTACACTCTGTTGATGCTTTAGAAAATAGAGGCATTATTGAGGTTGTAAATGAATTAATTGAATATATTGCAGGTGAGTATAATATAGAACTATCACCAAAAGAAGCTAAGTATGCCTTAGATAATCAACGCATTGATATTTATGGAAAAGAAATTGATTTAACAGATATTATTGCACATATTACAACAGATTATTCTAAAGACTTAGTAAGACAAATAGAAAGAAAGTTTAAAAAATCATGGCATAAATTCCAAAAAGTTATTATTGTTGGTGGGTTATCTCATTTTGTAGATGCTTCTGTTTATGAACATTTAGCAACTGTACCTAAAGGTGAATACTTTAATGCTGTTGGGTTCCACCAATACGCTGATGAAAAATTAGGGGATACGACACCTCAAAAACCAAAGGTTACTAGAAGACGAGTGAGTAAACTCTAATCTTCACTAATTTTTATTTAAGGCTTTATACGATATAATACATATACAAATCAATTAAAGGGACAGTTTATGGCTTGTATTAAAGTTTTAAATAATTTAAGTGCTTTTTCAAAAAGCACTAAACTATATAAAAAAATAGATGGAGCGGATAAAACTCCATCTATAAACTACACACTACATTTTTCAAAACATCTTAACACTCCAAGAAAAATATCAAATTCAAAAGGTTATCAGTCAAGAATAGTTGATGGGTTAAGATTAAAAAGTTTTAAAATAATCATTGAAGATATTTTACCTAAATTAATAGAAAAGGGAGAGGGAAAATATGTTATTTCATTACTTAAATCGGATAATGGTCCAATTCTAAATTTATTAATAGCATTTGAAAAAAATAAATTTATTGAAAACGAATGGTTTATATTATTAATAACTACCTTAGTTAAAAATGAATCAATGATGTCATTTAAAGATATTCCTGTTGATAATAGATTGTTTTCTAATATTATTTTTGATGATTTAATGGAAGTACCTATTATTGAACAGACTAAAAATAAACAAGCACAAGAACAATTTAAAAAAAATAAAAAGAATCAGTATGATCCTGAATACGTCAAGCGAAAATTATTACGACCTGGATTACGTATTAAAAAGAAAGTAAATCCAGGTATTAAACGTAGAGGTTTACGTATTGTTAAAAAAAGAAGTGAAAAATATGATGTTTGAATATAGTCCAGAATATAAAGTCGAACCAATCAGTACAAAATTCAATGACGATGAATTTTATTATATCGGGTATATAAACCAAAATGGAAAGGTTGATATTTTAGAAATTATGATAGGAGAATTATATTCTGAATCATCACCATATTCACATAGCAAAAGATATTATGTAAAAGTGTTAATTCCCCAAGAATACTACAAAAGTTTCTTTCATAAATGGATGGATTTAACACATACAAAATATTATTTAAACGATACTAAAATTGATATTGCGTTTATACACCTCGCTGAGAAAACCCAATGGCTAAAGACCATTGGGATGAATCAGCAATTATTTGACATTTTACATTAATTTATTGTAAAATAAGTATATAGATATAGAGTTTAAGGAGGATTGAGTTGAAATTTCATCGTAATTACAAATTCAGATTACAACCAAATACTGAACAATCCGATTTCCTTAATCATTATTTCTTTACTGCAAATCAAGCCTGGAACTTTGCTTTGAATTTAAAAATCAAAGACCTTTCTGTCAATTCTTCTCTGCCGAAGGCAGATAGGAAATACTTAAAGTTCAAAGATATTTATTCTCTTACAAAAGAACACCTTAAAGAACGAGGAATTAAATACAATTCAGGTGTAATTCAAGATGAACTAAGAAAATTAGATGATACGTTTTCTCGATTCCATAAGAAAATTGGTGGATTTCCTAAATTCAAGTCCTCAAAGAAAATCGAACAATCAATCATCATCAGGAATCAAGCAACTTATTGGGATGAAATGGAATTGGAGATCTTCAGAAAGAAAATCAGAACTAAATTCCATCGAGAAATTCCTTTGGAATCTAAATTTACTGGTGGTATTGTAAAAAGAGAGTCAGATGGAAACTATTATTTTATTGCTAATTTGATCATTAATGATAAAAATCAATATCCAAAAACAGGAACAGAATGTGCTCTTGATTTGAATGTAGAAAATATAGCTATTTCAGATTCAAATGGAAATCGAAGATTGATTAAATTGGAGGATTTTTCAAAAAGTAAATATTCAAAGAACTTTTTAAAGTTACAAAGAAAACTTTCAAAAAGATACAAAGAAAAGAACTTTTCTAAAAATACCAAACGATTACAAAAGAAATCAAATCGAATGTACAAGAAAATCAAAAACAAAAAAGAGGATTTTTTTCACAAGCTCAGTAATGAGCTGACTAATCAATATGATAGAATCACAATAGAAGATCTGGAAATCAAAAAGATGAAAGAATCGAAATCAAATCGACTCAATCGTCTGATTTCAGATGTAAGTTGGGGTTCGTTGATACAAAAAATCAAATATAAACAAGAACAAAAGAACAAATTGATTAGAGAATTAAATCCAGCTTTTAGCAGTCAGAGATGCTTCAAATGTGGTCATATCAGTAAGAACAATAGAAAAACGCAAAGCGTTTTTAATTGTGAAAACTGTGGATACACTACTCATGCAGACCTGAATGCTTCAGATAATCTCTTAGATTATGATAATTGGTCTCTGGAACAGATGACCTTGATCCAGCAATGGAATCAGAATCTTTGTATCGAGAATGTCAGTTAATTCTGAAATTCGATGATTGGAGTGCCTCTCGGCACTCCCTTAGAAGCCCAATCGTCTTTAGCGGTTGGGTAGTTCACAAAAGACACACCATTAGAAGCCGAAATAGCCTTTTATTCAATATTGCAACGCCCTCATAAAGATTTCATGGAAATTATTAAAAGGTCAGAAGAAGGTTTCGCTATTAAATATCCGGATATTTATTTAAATAGGGTTCTTACTAAACAAAAAATGACCTGTTCACATCCTCCATTTTTAGAAGGAAAATCTATAAAGATAATCAATAATTCTGCGAGTTTTATTTCATATAATTAAAAAAAATTGTAAAATTATTAATAAATATATTAAGGATTTACAATGGCTGATAAAATCTATATGGATTGGGCTACATTTGATAATGATGTGCAAATATTTATAGATTACTTGCACTCTTTTAATAGATTAGATAATGCAGTTATCTTATCTTTAAAACGAGGAGCATTTCCTACTTCAACTACTCTTTCAAATAAATTAAATATACCTATTTCGGTAGTATCTTTCCAAACCAGGGATGGTAAAGATACCGAACCTACTTTTTTAGAACCGGATATTTTTAAAGATGCTAAAAACATTATCATCCCTGATGATATTTATGATACTGGTAAAACTATTGAAATAGTAATTGAAAAACTAATAAATGACTATGGATTTAAATTAGAAAATTTAACAGGTTTATTTCATTATAGATCCGATAATATTTTTAAATCATCATTAAAATTTTATAGAAGTATTCGATACAATGAAAACAAATGGGTTGTTATGCCATGGGAATAGATAATATTGATGAATTTAAAAAGATAATATCAGACTGTGGTTCTATTTCTAAAAATTTTTCAGATAAAGATATTAATGGCGAATTATCCATAGAAGACCTTTTACAAAAAGGATTTGATAAACATATAGGTTCATTTGAAATTCCAGAAACTATTAAAAATATTATGGAAATAGATGAAATAAATGCAATAATAACATGGTATTTATCTTGGAAAATATCTTGCCCAATAGAAGAACAAAATACATGTACTATCAGAGATACTTTTGGTTATAAAGAAAGTATAAAAGTAATAATAGCAATAAATTTTTACAAATATCTAAGAAATAAGGGTTATGACCCCGATATTGTCGAAATTTTTTTAAAACAACAATAAATATAAATATAAGGAAATTAAGGCAATGAATATGAATCAAAATAGAGTAGAGCACAAACAAAGTGTTGCAGAAGAATTTATTAGACAAGTTTTATTCGTTAAGGATGATGATAAAGTACTTGCTGTATTCCCATTTTATCATGAAATAAGTGACTTAGAATATAATTCATTAGTCGAAAGTTTTTATGAAACATCTGATGAAGAAGACCCTAAAATTCCAAAGAGACATGAATTTTGTTTAATGAATGAGGAAGAATTTGGATGGGGTTGGATACATAGTAAAATGATTCAATATTTGGATGTAGCTGAATTTGATGAATATGATACTTTTAGAAACGCTTTAGTCGATTCAAAAGTAATCAAAAGTACATTTATTCTAAATGAGGAATAACTATGGCTGTATTAGGAAGCCCAAATTATAGAGTAGGACTTATTATCGCTAATGCTCAACCATTTCATAATGGGCATTTAAAAATTATAGGTGATGCGTTAATGATGTGTGATGAAGTCATAATTTCATTTAAAGATTATGATACATCATATTTTAATTATGATATTAATCAACAAATTGCAAGAAAAGTTTTTGACCTCAATCCAAGAATAGCATTTTTTGGAACTGAATATGATCCTTTATTAGGCACACCTAAACATTTTATTTCTAGAACTCTTGATAAGTTGGAAGAAGCTAATTATAATATGCCAACACATTTTTTTACAAATTATGATTTATGGGTTGAACCTGCAAAAGAATTACAACTAGAAACCATAAGAGTATCAACTTTAGCAGATACAAATTCATTAGATATAATCAATTCTATCGAATCAAAAACAGATCTATGGAAAGAGAAAGTCCCTTACTCGGCTATTGATATTATCGAAACGTATATAGCTACTAAAAATAGAAATTTTTAAATTAATTGTAAAATATTCCATATAAAACTGAAGGGATTTTAATGGATTTAACTTATAAAAACAAAGAGGGTATTTCACTTAATGATATTGTGAATGCCTTAAATTCAAAAAAACTAGCAAAGAAAGAAATCATTACAAGCGTCTCTGCTAAAAAATCAATCGATACGCTTCTTAAAAAATTACTAGAAAATAATATTATTATTAAGGAACAAAGTGGTCGGTCAGTTTTTTATAAATTAAATGAAAGTAAAATCGATTATAAAACTAATCAACTTAATGAGATGAAATCGGTTGTTTCAAAAGATAATCAGATAACAAAAATTATTGAAGTAGAACCCATAAAAGAAGATAAAAAAATTTCGGATGAAGTAGATGAAGAAAATTTAAATTACCTTAAAAAAGAAATGGAAAGTAAATTAGGAAAAGAAGTTACTGCTATTTTACATCATAGAAATGAGCCTAAAGAAAAAGTAGAAGTTTCTAATCCTAAAAAAATTTATGATGATTTGGAAGAAGAAATATTAAAAGAGAATCCATATCGATTCGTTTTAAATTTTTTTAATACTACATTGAACAACGAAAAAGCTACAGGTTATTTTAGAAGACGAGATAGCTATGTTGTAAAATCAATATATAATAAATTTAAGACAAAAGCCGATAAGATTAAAGAATATGATGTTGATCAACAACACCAACCATTTTATAGAGCATTTACTATTGTTAATGGTATTGTAAAGATTTATCATATAGATATGAATCGTATGATAAGAGCAAGCTATGAAATATTTAAAATAAAAGATGAAGATATGAAATTTTTTAAGGGTGAAAATAATGAAAATTAAAAGTGATGCACCATCTAATCCAAAAGATTTAACTCTTCATGAAGAGTTAAGTGAACGAGGTATATCTATAACTCTTTTTTGGATTTTTATAATGTCATTTGGCATGATATTAATGTGGGTGGCTCTTATGAGTCCACAAATAACAGGTTTAGTAGCATTTATAGTCTTCTTCATAGGTTTAAATAGAGTAGATGCTTCTATTGATTGGTTTAGAGGAATAGATGATAAAGTTTCAATTAGTGAAAAGGATATAATATAATGGCTAAAAAAATATGTATGGAACACTTAAATGGTGAATGTAGAAATCCTGCAAAAGGAATAGTACCAGGTTTAACACCTATTGAGGGATTAGAGTGTCCTCATTGCTTGAGAGAAGATGGGAAAGATGGAAACGGCAACCAATTAATACCCGAAGAAAAAGCTAAAAAAGTTTTTGAAATATTAAAAGATAAAATTGAAGAATAACTATGAATACTAGTAGAGAAAGTTTTCAATTAGATTTAGAACGTACTACATCAACAGAATTAGAAGAAGTCGTAATATGTTCAAAATGTAATGGTTATGGTTCTTCACAATTAAAAGGTGATTTTATTGTTTACGGGAATGATACAGATCTTAAACAAAATAATATTTGTTCATCTTGCAATGGTACTGGAAAATTAATCAAACAAACCGTAGTATCATTTGTATCATTTGACCCAAATTTAGCAATAAAAACACATATCGTTTCAAATCCAGAAAATTTTATTTAATTTTAAAGTATAACATAGTATAATTAAAGAAAATAGGATTATGCATGTTTATCAAAATGGAATTTGAAGATGATTATTATTTGATCGTGCCACCAGACTCAATAAATAATAATTTTTTAATTAAAGTAATATCTGAAAAAGATAAAATTGATTTTCCACATCTACATAATCATATTTATAATAATAAAATTAAGGCTGAAATTGAATGTCTTAAATTGGAAATAATGCGTACTAATAACGAAGAAACTAAATCTAGATTTAGAGAAATGTTATCTGTCTATACAAAATTATATCCTGAATATATTATATAAGAAGGTGATTTATGAAACGAACATTAACAAGTACATTTGATAATATGGTTGCATTGATTAAAAGAAAAGAACCTCATATCGATGCCATTAAAAAAGCAGAAGAAGAATTCAAGAATCAAAATATCAAATTAAAATACTATGTTACTACAATAGGTATGCCAAAATTATCAGATATAGCAGAAGGTACATTAGTCAAAACACCTGCTAAGTATTTTGATAATTTGATACAAGCAAAATTATTTCAAGATAAAATAATTTTAGATGAAAGTAAGAAAAATATTGATGAGCGACATATTTGGTTTGATAGTATTACAAATGATGAACTAAATTTTGTCAAAAATGAATTTAATAATCTAATAAAGAATTATCCAGAATATGCAATTTAATAATATAGAAATAGGTTCTATAATTATTACAAAGTATGGTGCATTTAAAGTATTTGCTTCCCCAAGTATGAAACAAATCAATGGAAATAATATATTATCCATACCATCAATAAACTTATTACATAAGGCATCAAAACCATTTGATATTGGTATTAAATATATACCTATTAGTCATATAATAGAGAAATTTAATATCTCTATCAATGAATTTATAAAAGAATACCCGGAGAAAATTATATGAAATTAGATGATATTACTATGAGTGAATTTGACTGGTGTATCCACGCTATTTTAGTTGCTGGAAAATCAGCAAAATTTGGAACTTCAAAAATTACTATATTAAAAAAATTTGCAAGTAATATGGATTTAACCATGGAAGATTATTTATTTAAGTTGTGGAATGAAGATAAATTGATTGATAAATTGAAAGAAATTAAAACTGGTAAATATCAGTTACTTGGTAAAACTTTCGATTACTTGTTTAAGAATAAATTAAATATTTTTTCAAATTTAGATACTACTGAATTAGAAAAAATCCCTGGTATTGGAATGAAGTCATCAAGATTTTTAAAGTCATTAGTTGAATCAAATCATAATGATTTCGCAATATTGGATGTTCATATTTTGAAATGGATGAAAACATTAGACTTAAACTTAGAAATTAAAATACCTAGTTCAACACCTAATAAAAAGGAATATTTAATATTAGAAAAAGTCTTTATAGCTGAGGCAAATAAAAGAGGCAAAACTTCATTTGAATTAGATAGAGAAATATGGTATAATTATACTAAAGATTCAGGTTTGCAAAAGTTGGAAAAAAATAAAGTTGAGGGTATAAACTATGAAAATTAAAGCTGTTTTTAATAGAGATGATAAAAGACAACAAACATATATAAAATATTTAGAAAGAACTTTTCCAGAAATAATCAATGAGCCTAACCCAGATTTATTTTTGGTTGTTGGTGGTGACGGTGCTATGCTACATGCTCATAAAGAGTATGGTCATTTAGGAAAACCATTTCTAGGAAAAGGTTTTGGGACTCTTAATTTCATTATGAATCATTTTGAAAATGATTTTGAAATTATTGATGGATTACTAGAAGGAACTATGGTTCCAACCATAATAAAGACTGAAAAAATTAAGGTTATAGTCAAGAAAACCAACGGTAAAAAAATTATAAAAGAGGCAATAAATGATATTGTGATTGGTAATGATATAATGGATTATCATCATTTTCAAATTGATTCGGAAAGAGGATCTTTTGAAAGATTTAACTTTTCTGGATTAGGTATTTGTATTTCAACTCCATTAGGTTCAACAGCATTTAACCTTAATAATGGTGGTAAAGTTTTGCCACCAGATGCTGAAATGTGGAGCATTACATCCGTAGTATCTGACCATAATGTGAATGAAGTTATGATGGCTCAAACAGTTGATATAAAAATAAAAAGTTCTAGACATTCACCAACATTGTACGTTGATGGAACAGCAACAGCAATACCATTAGAATACGGTGATAAAATTAAGTTAAAAAAATTTAAGCATAAGTTTAAACTCGCTTTTATCGAACCAAAGGTATTCTTTAAAAAAAGAATGAAACTTATTCAAAAAAAGAGATAACTTTTTGTATAAATAAAGTAAAATATACAAAGAGGTAAATTTATGTCATGGATTTCAGACCATCATATCGATGTTGAGTGGTGTATCGTTGGACCAATTACAATCTTATATCATGCAAATCTATCGGTGAATACATCAGTAACTTATGATGAACGATCTGTTTTTGGTTCACATGGTGCTTATGCTGTATGGACTGGAACAGCTCCTAGGAGTTACTCATTATCGACTAATTTAGTTGGAGCGAATTCTGGAGAAGTAGCATTTAATATGGGGTTAATTTATCTTGCGTACGATTGGACTCAACAGAGTCCCCCGAAATGCGAAGAATTAAAGGCTCCAGCGCCAGAGATATTTAATACTAAAGTTAGAATAGAAAGTTATGATGCAAGTATTGAAGAGGGTACACATTTGGATATGAATATACCAATCCAAATATCATTAAGTTTATCACTTAAAGAATGTAAACCAATTTAAATAAAATAAAGGATAGTTAATGGGATTATATACAAGTTTTAGTACATCAGATTATTATGATGAACCAATTACAAAAAAGCAACCAGTACAAAAAACTGAAGCACCAAAAAAAGTAGAACAGAAAGTTGAACCGATTAAAGAGGAAGTAAAAAAATCTCTTTATGCTCAAGCAACAGAAATAGCAACATCTTCAATAGAATATAAAGGACCAGATTTTAGAGATATTTATAGAGTTGGTCAGTTAGTTGCAATACAAGGTCCTAATGGTAATTACCGAACAACTAAAGGTAGAATAGCTGAAATAGTAGCAGAGAATCTAATGTATGTATATATGGAAGATACATATAAAGATGCAACAGATCAATGGCTTGTTGATTTTGTAACAGATAAAGACACGATTACACTTCTATAATTCTTTCTTCAAAAAACCAACTTATTTTTATTTTTTTTGTAAAATATATTATGAAATTTGTATAAATAAAAATAAGGTTGGAAATTTCAACCGATTTTTAAACAGTCTATAAGACTTTAAACAAATTGACACAAAGTTATCAAAAATCAATTTTTTTATTGTAAAATGATAACAAGTCCAAGCGACTTTAAGCAATAAAATATTAGTGCATTGCACTTTAAACAAGGAGACCATTATGGCAATTAATTTAAGAAAAACAGTAAACAAATCAAAGCTAAAAGCTAAATTTGAAGCAGAAGCTCAAGGTGGAAATCAAGGGTCATCAGACTTTTTACCATACTTTAAACTGAAAAATAAAGATTCAGTTACTCTACGATTCCTTTCGGATGCAAATCCAGATAATCAAGACTTTTTTACATATACAGAAGAAGTATTCAATTTCAATGGCAAAAATATGAAATTTGATGGACCATCAAAAGATTGTCCAGCTTCTAAAATTTCAGCAGATTTATTTGCAGAAGCTAAATCATTGGGTGAAGAAACTCCCGAAGGTAAAGAAGTTAGAGAAAGAGCACTTAAATTCTATAAAAAGAGAAAATATCTTGCAAATGCATATATCGTTGATGCACCTGAGTATTTTTGGATTGAAACTGGATTAGATCCAGATAATATTCAAGATAGAGTTAAAGTAGTTTCACTACCTAAAAAAGTTTATGATACTATTAAAGATACTGTTATGGATGAAGATTTTGATGATGTAGAATTCTATAACTTTGGTGATGATGTTGTAAACTTCAAACTAACAGTTAAGAAAAATGCAGGTGGTTACAATGATTATTCTGCTTCTAAGTTTGAAATCAAACCTAAAGAATTAGATGTTGATGATGATGAACTTGAAATTATTGCTGAAAGCTTAAAAGATTTATCAACTCTTTTCAAAACACATTCATTAGATGAATTCAATGAAGCAATTGAAATTGAAATGTCGGATGATGAAGACGAGGATGAAGAAGAAGCTCCAGCTCCTAAAAAAAGAGCTACTAAGAAAAAAGCTCCTGTTGTAGAAGATGACGAAGATGATGAAGACGAGGATGAAGAAGAAGCTCCTAAGAAAGATATTAAATCATTAAGAAGTGGAATCTTAAACAAACTTAAAATTCAAGAAGAGTCGTAAAAATCATGGAAGAAGAATTTAAGGACAAACGAACAAAAAATGGGTGGGTTCTTAATTTGGTGAAAGTGAATGATATTCACATCACCTCTTCTTTATATGATGATGGTGGTTCTTTTGTTGAAAGTAAAACTTTTAATCTGAATTATGAAAATGATATGGATATTCTAAGAAAATATATTGAATTATTTGAAGAAAATCCAGAAAAAAATAAAAAAACAATGCTAAGATTAATTCTTAGATCATAAGGACTTTTTTATGGAAAAAAATGAAAACCAACCTATTATTCTTAAAGGAGTTTATACTTTTACATTTGGTAGAAATATATACACAATAAGATTGTCAGATATTAAAAAAATTACCTTATTAGAGCATAACTTTATGGAAAAAAGAGATGATACTGAAGATGTAAAAAAAAGTTTATATATTTTTTCTGTTATGGGTGATCAAATTCAAGGTGTAGTTGATGATAATGGTAAGCCTATGTATGAAACTATAATGGAAGTTAAAGCTGAAGAACCAGATTATGCATCCCTTTATAACATTTATGAAGATTTAGTTAAATGTTGGGATGCTTATTTAGATAGATAATATTAATTAGAATTTAAAAATTTATTAATTTTTAATTTTGGAATAGTAAAATGTTCTGTATCTAATATATTTTCTTCGGAAAAAATATTAAATTTTACGGTTGAATTATCCGTCGTAACATAAGTAAATACCAATGGATATGTTTGAATATCTACTCCAGCTACTGAATTTGGAAGTGTAAAATTTAATTGCTCTTTAAAATTTTTTTGAGTAATATCTTTACCTTCCAATTCATCTGTACTAACAATTACATTCCCATATTCAGTTTCAAACTCCATACTATCAAATTTTCCACTCAATACTTTTTTCATATTTTTAAAATTCATTTCAGAATATGGTATATTATAAGATTCTAAAATAGATTCAACTAGATGTTTATTTTTTAAAGTATAATTCAATGTAATTGAATAATCTATATAATTGGCAGATGAAATAAAATTTGGAATGATGTTATTTGAAGACTCCTCATCATTATAAAATGTTTTCATATCAATTTCATATTGATAACTATTGTAATATTTCGGTAATTCTGCAAAAAGTTTTGTAAAATGTTTAATGTAAGTTGATTTAAGAATCTTGGAAACCTTTTTATTGTTTATCAAATACGCTAATATTTGAGCTTGTAACAATTTATTATCAAGTTTTTCAATTTTCTTAATCATTGCCGTGCCTTTATTTTCTTTTTTCATAAAATTATTTATGTTTAAAAAATAGAGATTAGTAAAACTTTCTATAAATTAGGAAAAAAATGAATAAACCAATAATATATTTAGCAGGAAATATGACTCCATCACCAGAATCTTATAATAAATGGACAAAAAATATAGAAGATAGCTTAAAATATAAATTTAGATGTACAGCATCACATTTTAAAAGTGGTAATAATTTTATAGTTCAACAAGATTTAGGACGTTTAAAAAATGCTCATATTCTTATTGTTAATTTAGGAGTTAGTGATATTTCAAACCATTTAACGGGATTAGTAGTTGAATGTTATGAAGCATTTAAGCAGAACAAACCTGTTTATGCATTTGTATCTAATGATTTAATTAGAAGTAATCAAGCTGATTCACCGTGGATACAATCTTTTATCACTCACGAATTTAATAGTCAAAGCGAAATGATAAATTATTTAATTAACGATGATAATTTAATAGTTTAATGTATAATGAATATAAAAAAGGAGTAGTTATGGATGATAAAGCCAAGGATTTTGGAAGCATCTGGGGAATTTCAGATGAAGTGATTAAAAAACAAAAAGAAGTAAAAGAAGAAATTTTATCAGAAGAAACAAATGAGGCAAAAGTTGCAGATAATATCAAAGGATATGTAATAAATGATGTTGGTAATATTGTAGCACAATTTGGTTTCTTTATTGATAGTCAGGATGAAGAAACTATTGATGTATTTGTTAGTAAAGACGGTTTCTTATCAAAAATTTACAATGAAGATACTAATATTATTTTGGGATATGGACATCCATTAGGATTTACAGGTATGGTTGATCCAGAAAAATCTCAAATTTTACACTTAGGACCAAAGGCTGCAAATGGGGGTGATATTATTATTAGTGTTTCAAATGATGAACTTCTCCAAGCTCAAGGAATGGTTATTATAATTAGAGATAATGATATAGATATAAATTTATTATCAGAAGATATTAAAGATAGTTATATTGAAAATGTAGAAGATGCAAAAGAACCAATGGGTGAATTGAATGAAATTGAACAAGCGTACAATAATTACATGATTCATATTTATAGTATTTTAGGTGAATCAGGTCCAGAAGTAGAAGAGGAAGAAGTTTATGAGTAGTTTTTTATCAGATACAGAAGTAATTAACAGTAATTTAAATTTAGAACCTAGCAATATTGAAATGACTGTTTTAAAAGCCGCTTTTCTACCTTATTATGTGGATCCAGTCAGTATGCGATTGACTGTTGTTTTGAAACGTAGTATTTTAAAAGGTATGGCTGCAAGAACAGATATAAAAATGGGATTGACAGCTTTAAAAATTGAATTGCCAGAAGAAACACCTTTAACCATTGAGGAAGCTTATGATACATTACATATAAATGCAACTTTACAAGATCCTATACCATTCGGGAGTGTAATGCCTAATCCAGAAAATTCTACCGAAACAATAGAAATGGTTTTAGCCCACATTGATCCACCACAACTGTTAGATGAATCAAGAGGCATTTTATTTCAAAAGGAAGGGGAATACGAAATCGGTATTGTTGCCTTTGATGAATTATTAGAAGCTATACAAAAAGGATTTATCCAAGATGTTATTACTAGAATGATGCTGAGCGAATTATATATTTTAGCAATTGATGAGGCTCAAAATCAAGAGCAAAATCCTCAGCAAATGTATGAATCTAAAAGTAGTGAAGGAGTTATTGGTGCAGGAAATAATTACCCTAATACAACAACACCTATTTCAGAAAATGATTTACCATCAACTACTGATATTCCAGAAGAAATATTAGAACAAAATCAACAAATGGATTTTGGAGCAATATACGCAAAAAAATAAATATTTACAACTTTTATATAAATAAAAGTAACATTAAAAAGAAAGCATTTATATGATTTTAAAATGAATAATATTTTTATTGTTCATATAAATAATTTTGAAATTTAATTATAATTAAGGAGAGTCAAAATGACACAAGGTACAGATTTAGAAGTAATTGCATTCGTAGACGCTGGTATAGCTAGCGGTAATATAGATATGATGAGAGGGATCGCTGAAACAGTAACGGATTTAAGCGATGAGCAAATTAAAGGGTTATTATTTTCAGGTTCATTAGAAGTAGCTACTTCTATGATTGGTAAATTATCTGCAGGTTCAACAATTTTTGCTGAAATCGCACAAACAGCTTTAAGTGAAACTGAAATTGCAGGCGGAGCATTTGTAAAATATTTTGATGAGAATAATGCGGTTTTAGATACATTTATCGTAGTTAAACCTTCTTGTGACATTGATTTAGAAACAGCTCAAGATGCAGCATTAAGATATGCAAAAGATAATATCGCACAAATTATTTTAGGACTTAACTTAGATAATTTAGATACTACTTCTACAACAGTTGCTGGTTTGGTTATGGAAATTGAAAAAGCATTACTTTCTAATCAAAATGCACCAACTGATGTTGTAACTCCATATTTAACTAACCCATCAGATACTTTAAGAGCTAAAGCATTTGTACATGCTAATACTGATAATGCTGAAATCATTAATGTTATGACTGCTGAAGATACTGCTGGAAATAATATCGATGGATTTAAATTAGCAATGATTGAAGATTTAAATACTGATGCTATGATTCAATCAAATGCAGCAATCGTTACATATTTATTAGGTGAAAATCAATCAACACCAGTAAGATATGCAATGTTTAAAAGTTATATTACTGTGGTTCTTAATGGTGGAACTGCTATTCCAGGTCTTGATACAGAAGCATTAATCGCTGCTTACGTAGGTTAATCTTTATTTGTAAAATTTAATTTACTTTAAAGGGGAGTTAAACTCCCCTTTTTTTATGTTCGCATTTTCATCATTTATTTTTTTTTAAGGTAGATTATATTATAATAAACTATTCAAAAAAATAAAGGATTACAAAATGGCAGAACATTTAATAGATGGTGAAGAATTTGTCGATGTACAATCAGTTGAAGAAAGTAAACCAAAGAAAGCAAAAAGAAAATCAAAAAAGAAAAAAGTAGAAACTGTTGCTCCCGCAGAGATAATGGATGAAACGGAAGATAAAATTGCTGAAATTCAACTCAAAATCGTTACTTTAAATGATGAGGCTGATTCAATTACAACCCAGGCATTATCAAATGCCAAAACTTCTGATCTAACACAATATCAAGAAACTCTTGTGACTGCTATTCTAGCTATTCAAGAAGCAACGGGAGAGAAAATTGATGATGAAGAAGGCTTAATTGGGGGTCTTTGGAGCAAATTTACTTCAAGTTTTGGTTTGGCAAAAAAAATTCAACGTTCAGTAGAAGAAACTTTTATTGAAAATGCTTCTTTGCAAGAGAATATTGATAGAATTTTTGATAGTTTAGAGGGGTCTATTCAAGCTACTGAATCCGACTTCGTTACTCTTTCACATTTACAAGATTCTTTGACGAGAAGTGTTGATTATGGAGCTGAGCTTGTAAGTGAGATTACGAATCTTATTTCTGAATTGTCAGACAGTAATGATGATCTAATGGAGCGTGCTAAACTAGACGGTCTTCTGAGAGAGCTAAAATCTATTAACTTAGTAAACTCTAATACTGCAGATCAAATTAGAGCACAAATTACAACTACGGGTGGATTAGCACAAAACCTTAGAGAGGTTAGACCTATTCTTAAAAATCTTATTAAATCTCAAACCTTAGTTGCCCTTCAAAATGCAAGAATGGGACAAGCAAAAGAAGTAAGAGATTTAGTTTCGGGTGTTGTTAATGATTTCATTACTAGAAATAATGCAAATACTAATGCTACTATCCTTGACGCTATTGAATATAGTGGTAAAACTGTTATTGAAAAAGAAACAGTAGAAGAACTAGGTACACAACATGAACAATTTGTTAAAGAGTTACAACATATTGTGACAGATCTTAATAGACAAAAAATCGAATACAATAAAACAGTAGATAGAGTTACTACACAGTTAGGTAAAGGGCTTACAGAATTACCTAGATTAATGGCCGGTGAAACTTCTAGACCTGCTATTTCATCTGGAAAAACTGAGGCTTAAAGGTTATGGGATATAGAGTCCCTCGACCCAAGAAACCGAATTTTGATAAATTTTCAAATAACTTAAATACAAAAATAGAGACCGGTTTAAAAGAACGAATTTCTGAGCATATTAATAACTCGGTTAATTTTAAAGATGATTTACTTAAATACGTAAAACCACAAGATAACATAAAAGGACACTCAATGAATCAATTCTTAACATTAGATATTGGTAGTAATAAAGCTACAATAGATCTTTCAAAAGTTCGTAAGCAAGGACTAATATTTGAAAAATCAATGTTTGGTAAAAAGCCTAAAATCGTTATTTATTATAATGACCGTCCAGATACACCAGAAGTAAATTTTGAACTTAATTCTGAAGAAGAAGCTGAAAAAGTGTACAACGATATTCAAAAAAAATTAAATCGTTGGGCTGAAGACTCAAATTCTGCAAGATTACAATTACTTGAAAAAGAACTAGATATTATGAAAGAGCAAAAAGAAGCTCTCCTTGAAGAAAAACAGGTTCTAATGGATGTATTTAATCAATTTAAAGAAATGATGCAAATTATGGAAGATGATACAAAAACTTCATCATTAGTTGATGTTATTAAAGAAATGTAGAATGGAAAATATTGAGTATAGACCTAGATTTAAATCATATCATATCAATATACCAACTATTATAGGTGGAGTTATAGACTATTCGCCTATAATGGATAAAATCGCTTCACCAAATATAAAATTTACTGATAATTTTAATAATAATTTCGATAAGCAAATAGTAATATCTAATCTTAATAATTTAAGTACCGATTTACTTATCGAAATTAGTATTTATTATAGAGGTGAGGTTTTAAACGTTAGATCTATAATCAATAGATACGATTTAATAGATATTAGTGAGCCGATAATTCTATTAAATGACCATTTAGAAAGAATGCTTTATAGTTTAAAAGAAGCTATGTATAATTTATCACCCTTTAAGGATGAATTAGATAGAATATATAGAGAATTATATATGAATAGAACATTAATAAGCAATGATTATCTTGTTAATCGAGAATTTGAATTAAAGAAACGCATTGATAACTTAGAAGATATAATGAATAAAGAATTTGAAAGGATGATTATGAGTGAAACATATTTTGAATCTAGTCAATCTATCGACAAACCTCAAATTTCAAAAGAAGAAGAAACATTTGAAGAAATTGAGTCTAGACTTTTATCTAGTTCAGACACATTTAAATTAACTATCAAAACTATTAAAAGATTAGATAAAGAGCGAACTGATAAATTTGTATTACCCTTAGAAAGAGGTAAAGATGGTGATGTTGATAAATTTGAACATTTAACAAAACAGCCATTTAGCTTCTTAAATTATAATGGTGCAACTTTCTGTGTGAATTTAAATACAGGTATTCATAGTGATTGGGATGAAGATAAAGATGAGAGTGTTTGGATAAGTAGCGTGAAACGGTATTATGATTTATATAGTGAGAATACTAAAAAAATCAATACTAAAAAAACAGAAATTTATGAACGTATCTCAAAAGTTTCTGACTCATTCAAAGTGTTATCTGAACAAATAGATTATCTTAAAAAACAGTTTGAAGATAGAAGTAAGAAGTTTAAGAATTCAACATATGTAAAATTTTTAGGTGAACGAACTATTAAAAATATTGAAACTATACGCACTGCAGAATCTATTGCCAAAAGAAAATTAGAGGTACTAAAAAATAAAAATTTAATCAAGCGACCTATAGCTTTTTTTGAAAGAGCCGCAACATTATATCTTGGTAAAACAGGCGAAGATATTATGACCGATATGTATAAATTGGGTTATACAAGTAAAGATATTCATATATTAGCTATCGAATATTTATTCTTTTTACTAAAGGTAGTTAAATTAAATGAGGAAGGTGGACATTATACATCACCAATTTTACCTATTCTAAATGGTGAAGACACTAATAGTCTATCTTATATTGAACCAGATCTTCTTAGACTTATGGCAAATCATATGTTTATTCATACTATAAACATTACAACTGATTATAAATTTGATGACCCAGTTAAAAAAGAAGAAGATCCTATTGAAATTCCTAGTATAGTTTACGTTATGGAATAAAAAAGGGTTATAATGATTAATTCAATAGATTTTACAAAAGTACGACCCAACCAAACATTATACTTGGTTCGATATAGTCAAAAAGAACATCCTGATGTAATTGATATAAAGTTTAAAGGATATGATAAGACAAAGCAAATTATAGAATATGAGTATGAAACCCCAAAAGGATTAAAACTTAAACGTATTCCAATACGCAAGGCTAATTTCCGTATTTTTATAGATTCTGATGAGATGGCTAGAACATTATATGATTGCTTTGAAAAACGAGAGATTAAACCGTCTGAAAAATATACTGAAATATTTAATCAAAGTCAAAATAATAGACCAGAAATATGGATATAATACCTGTAAGTTATGATAATGGTATAGGACGATTGTTAGTTTCTATTGAATCTATAACTGGGACATTTGCATATCAAAAAGTTATTAATAGACATATAATAGAAACGCTTAATTGGTTTTATGATGATATAGCATACACACCCCATAAAATAATTAAGGGATTGATTATAGAAAAAGCAGCACTTGAAAAGAATATTATATTATGTCATTCATCAAAATATTATGCAGCTATTCTATTTACTATAAATCATTTAGAAAATAAATTCCCAGTTGAAACATATCCAGAATTATATATTTAATCTTTTTATAAGGTTTGATTATTTATAATTAATTATAAAGAAGGAGATAGAAATGGACAGAACTAAATATACTGAAGAAATATTTAATGAGATAAAAAAATTATCTGAAAGAGATTTACGAGTCGGACAAACCTTTGAAATTATAAGAGGACAGGCTGGAGATTTATTTTCTATGGAAAATTATAAATTGCTTGAACTCTTAAAAAATCTAAATGCATCCTTTAAATGATGAAATTAACACTTTCAGAACTTATTAATTTAATTGATGAAAATAACAGTCCATTTTATATTCTTGTAGCCGGTTCAGTAGGTAGTGGAAAATCTTATTTAGTTAATCAATATTTATCTCATTTAAAATTAATTGATCCGGATATGTTTACAATGCAATTGGGGGATGGGATATATGATAGTAAAAATGTTGCTAAATCTATGAGTTTAGTTAAGAAAACAGTAAAAACATATTTAGATGATAAAATATCATTTATTCAACAAGGAACTTCAGCTAACTTACAATCAACAATTAATAAATTAATATTAGCAAAAGAAAAAGGGTATAATACTGTATTATTTTACGTCGATACCATTCCTGATAAAGCAGAAGAATATATTAAAATGAGAGTATCAAATAATGGTCATGGTTCAACAATTACTAAAGATAAAATAAATCGTACTTATGAAGGATCGAATTTTACTTATCGATTTTTAACTTCTGAAGTTAAAAATGTCTTTTCAATAGAAGAAAAAGAAAGAATTGATGAAATATTGAATAAATTTAAGTTATCCAGAGATAAATTGAGAAGTAATTTAGATTATTTTATTAGAATTGAAAATTGAATTATTTTGATATAAATAAAATAAAAAGGATTTTTAATGAGACTTAATAACATTATTAAAACAAGTAAAAATAATTTAAACGAATCAACTATTGATATAATTGTAGGTAACAAATTATCAGATATAGTAACATCGAATAAAGTACCTAAACACTTTATCAAATTAGAAAATGAATTAGCAGTAGGTAAATTTGAGGGTGATATATATAACTTATATACATCTTTATATTCTCAGCTTAAAAAATATAAAGGAAACCCATGTATTGTAAATTACGTGGATGGAATTGAATTTCAAATTATAGAAATTGATAAATCAGGGCTAAATATCATGACGTATGATTTTTGGGATAATATTAATGAAGTAGGTGATGATTTTGAAACCACTAAACCAATATCTGTAAAGCCAGATAAAACTGTAAAACATATAAAAATGCCATTTGATTTTAGTATTATTTCACAATTTTTATAAAATTGTATAATTATTATTAAGGTATGAGATAATTTCAATAACCCTAAAAGATAAATTCAATAGGACTTAATAATGAAAGAAATAAATAAAACTGTTGTACGTAAAACCTTCTTAGATTTTGCAAAAGCACACAATTTAACAAATGGGAATTTAATAGACACCCTCAGTAATTATGGGAATATAGATTTCTTTAATAATATTACATTATCTATATTAGATAAACCTGCTTTTACTCACGATAAAAATAATTCTAATAATATATCGGCACTTACCTATGTTCCTCATAGTGTTAAAGATAAATTTGTGGAGTCTGTCGAGATTATATCATTTAATAATCTCTATCAGGGAATAATACATAATATGGAATTTAATTATGAGAATTACCCAAAATTTTTAAGGTTATTATTTGAAGTACGTAAAGACCTAAAAAAAGAATATTCCGAAACACACAATAATTTATTTGATACAACTCAAATGCTTATTAAATTATATTTAAATATGGTTTATGGAATGATTGATAATGAGCGGTCAATTCTAACATCATCGAATAGCACTCCACGAAGTTATATAACAAAAGTGGGTACTGAAGCTGTATTAACCATCGTTTCTTTTTTATTAAATAAATCATATCCAATTTTTTATATTGATACTGATGAAATTCACACCAATAAATTAACAGATGCAGACTTTAATGAATTAGATTCACTTATTTCTAAAAACCTAAATAATATCAATACTAGTATAACTACAATCGATCGTGAAAATGAAATAAGAAATGCTTATTACATAGCTAAAAAAAGGTTCTTAATAGGTAATATGAATAGCAGAGGTATGAAAACACCAGATATCAATGATATTTTAAAAGAGAATAAGAAATTTTTTGGACATAAATATCCGGATATTTTTCCAGAATACCGTATTTGAAATAATTTATATAAATAAACTAAAAAAGGAACACCTAATGAAAAAAGAAACGTTAAAATCAATTTTTAATAATATAGAATTGAATGAAAGAGTTTTAGAGCCTGCAGGTTGGTTACATTTTGATAAAGAGTGTTTAGCACAAGAAAAAATCAAAATTTTAAAGAAATTTAATTTAGAAGAATTTGAAATTATAAACTTTTTAAATAGTATGCCGAATTCTCGAAATGTTAATGATACTATTAGAAAAATTGGTGCAAAAGGTGGATTAGAAAGATTCTTAAGATATAATCCAGTAGAAAAAAGTTTAACAAAACAAGTAATAGAACGGATGATTAAAAGAGGTTATTAAATATTATTTAAGCTAAATTTGAATATAATTATTTAATAATTTATAAAGGGATTAATATGGGTGGAAACGCAAGATTTATAGATAGACAAACGGGTAAAGATAAAGGGTTTGCTGAAAAAATTGATTTAAATAAAATCCCTAGAGATACTATAATCAATGAAGTAACAACTTGTTTATTGTCTATTAATAAAAAAATTAATGAGAAAAAAGGTAATTATTTGTGGCCTGATATTGAAATCATTAAACAAGGCTATATATTTAATGGTTCCAGTTTTTCATTATTTGATAGAACTATATCAGATGAGGATTTTATTAAATTTAAACCCTTAGTCGGTGACATTGATGTTACATTTCCAAAAGAATATATGAAAGATTTATGGGATGTTTTAAATGACTTGGAAAATGTTGAACTTTCTAAAAATATTACATATATGGGACATAAAAATTCTACAATTGAACCAAGTAAAGCTGGTAATCTTAATCAAATAAATGCTGTATTTCGATTTGATAATGATGATATATCTACATATATACAAATAGACTTTGAAGCCTCTGAATATCATGACAATATGCCAACTGAATGGACAATGTTTTCACATAATTCAGATTGGGAAGATATAAAAAATGGATTTAAAGGTGTGATGCATAAATTCACTTTAATTAATCTTGCTAGAGCATCTTCAAAAATGACTGATATAAAAGTGGTTACACCGACACAAGTCAAGAAAATAGAAGATGTAACATCTATTGAATATGCAGACTTTCTAAAACAAAGTAAAAAAAATAAGCTTGCAAAAGTTTCTACTAAAAAAGATTTCATAAACCCCACAAATTTAGCTTTTTCTGTTGATAAAGGTGTGCGATTGAAATTCCGTCAATTATTCCATAAAGATGGAGTACCAGCAAAAATCGATAATTTATCGGTTTTTGTTTTTGTAGCGCCAAATGAATCAAAATATGAAACAGATTTAAAAACCATTTTTAGTTTATTTTTTCATACGGAACCAGAAGCCAATGACCTTATTAATTTCAGATCATTTGTAGGTGTAGTTGGGTTAATGAAAAAATATCTAAATCAATCAATCATTGAAGATTTTTTTATTAATCATCTTATCAAAAAATCACTATTTGGTGAAGGAGCTCAAGGCTTAGAACGTAATAATCCTACTGAGGATAAAAAAATCAAAACAAATATGATTAATAAATTATATTCTGAATTTGATTATTTAAAAAAGTTCAATAATGAAGTTGAAGATCTTAAAACCAGATATTATGCAGCTTATAAAATGTATGATGAAACCGAAGGTAAATTTATCTCTAAATCTTTTTCTCAAATATTCGAATCAGTTAATATATAGGGTATAAATAAAAGAAAAAGGAGTCTTTTTATGAAAATCAAAGATTTACTAGAAGGTAGTCGTCCAATAGTTTCAAAAGTGATATGCTCTGATGGAACTGAAAAAGGTTTTGTATGTAATAAAAAAACATATAATTTCCTACATAATATAGAACAGTCAGATAAAAATTCTATAACAACTTGGGCTAATAAATATTGTAAAGGTACATGGAAAGTAGAAACAACAAATGATTATGTTGGAGAAGAAAGATATGGAGGGAAAGAATAATGTTAAGGGAACAAATATTAAAAGATTTTCCTAGTTGGTCTCCAGAAAAACAACTAGCAGAATTCCAAGGTTATAAATCATTAGGTTCTTTTTCACCTTTCACAGAAGATGACTATCTAGTTATGGAAGCAGTAATGAATAATCAAAATGTTGCTATTGAATGTGAGAATGGAGTATGTTCTATTAAAGATATAGAAAATGAAGTAGAAGAATTTGTAGAAATTAACTATAAAGAATTATTAGAATCGATTTTAAAAGAAATTGAAAATAGCAATGATACAAATTTAATAGAAAATATTGAAAAAATTATAAATGAAAGGTTACATTAAGTTTTTATTTTGTATAATTAAAATGTTAAAAGGTAGTTTTTAATTTAACAATTAACTTGTAGCTATAATGGTAGAGCGGAGTGTGAAGTTCCTCGCGATATTGGTTCGATTCCAATCAAGTTAATGGATGATCTCAGGCTATTAATTTATTTTAATAGGAATCGCAAAGAATCATCAAATAATTGTTAAATTTAATCTATATATAATAGACAGTAGTTGCAGGAATTGAATTCTCCTAAGACGACTCAATGTGCTAATAATGAAAGGTTAGCAGTCGCTATATTCTCTGTAAGTGAGATAAGTATGGAAATAAGTTGGTAAAACCAAATGACACCATAAACATTTAAGAAATGTAGTTTGATAATTAGTATGAAATAACAACCTACGGTTATCAGAGGGTCATCCGACAGATAATTAAGTTTATCTGACCCGTACCTTGGAATAGGTCTAGCGATATTATATATATTTTATAAACTATCTTTAAATAATTTTACCGAAGCCTCTCGTTAGGTTGGGGTTCGATTCCCTACGAAAAAGTAGCTCTTTTTCATAACTTGGAGGAACCTAAGTGATGCCCGAAGTTGAGGTTCGATTCCTCTGTAAGGGTAGCTCCCTTTGTAATACATGGTGGGCTTCGGTAAAATTATTACAAACAAAAATAAATAAGTATATCTTATGATCGAGGTGTACTTATGAAACTAGTAATAATTTTTTTACTCCTTTTGCTTTTTACAGGATGTAAAGAACCTACAAAAGAGGAAAAAGCTAAAAAACAAGAACAAGCTAAGTTATTATTAATTCTAGATTCAATAGAAAATCAAAAAAATTAATATAATTTTAAGGTTACTTTTTGTATAATATCAATATAAGTTTTAGTTTCAACTATTTTAAATAGTAGTTAGAAGATTTAGGTTTAAGAAATTAGACCTTCTACTAAGACTTATAAATTAACTTTTTAGTGTTACCAAATAAAAAAGATATAGCAGCTTAACTGCCTCTACTTTATAAATGTTAGAACACTCCTTTATTTTTTAGAACTCCTTTGTTGGGTTATTTGAGTTACTAATTTGGTAGCACTAAAAAGTTAATTTTAAAAAATTAAGTTTATTTTAAGAACTTTTTTTGTATAATTACTTTATCGAAACTGATACCACTAAGAAATCTTTGGATTTTTTAATGGTGCTAGTCACCCATAGTATGATATGGATAACGGGGATAGTATCCCCCGAAGACGGATTTGACAATTCCGTGCTACTTAATTGTAGTCAATTCATACAAGCTGACACTTAGGTAGGTTTGTTGCCTATCGGATACTGAAATGTGTCCTATTAGTGAAGTATTGGAATCTGCAGACTAACAATCTGCGTATGTGAGAGCCATTCGGTGTAGCATACAGAAGCTAGGGATAGTGAAAGGTTCATCCAACAATACGAATTAAGAATAGTGAACAGTAGAATAGGTGTTTGAGTGTAAAAACAAAGGCTGCTATTCAATACAATAGTATGAGTCCATAAGGCTTACTGCTAGAAGTATGGTGGAAATCGAAAGATGGAAGCAAAGGGTGTGTTGTATTCTGAAGGTCATACTTTGGAGCAACTGAGCAGACACACCCTTGTCATTATCGTATAGCTCAGGGTAGAGCGTTTTCATTTTAAGGAAAAGGTCGAAGAGTCGAATCTTCTACGGAAATATTAAAACGGAAAGTTCTGCTCCCTATGTAAAAGGTCGAAAGACCCGACGAAAATAGCCTAATCGCTGACAGTTTAACTGAATTGGCGACAATTAGTACCTCCCAAGGGGAAAGTTGTTTGATAGGATGCAGCATTTATTGGGGTAGCTCCTCATTAACGGCCTGTAAGAAGGACGGAAGAATGTTGATAATCGAGTAGTCACATAGTAGAGAGGAAATGCTACCTCTGTAAAAAACAAAGCGGCTATGGGAATCAACTATAATGTACTGGGGACAGTAGTTATAGTGGATAAGGAGAGAACCTTTTATGGGGACATAATTGGATAATGCTCTGAATGGATTTCTACTAAAAGGTGTAATCTCAACCTTTTAAAATAAAATTTTAATGAGAAAGAATTATAGATAAAGATTACATCGTAATTTTTGAAACAATTGACAGGAACCCGTTCGATTCGTGGTTTTGGAAGCTGGTGCCACTTTAAGTCTTTATTGCTTCTATCTTTCTCATTAAAATTTTATTTAAATATAGTTTAATACAATTTTTATTAATTGAAAATATCTATTCAATTAAGTTTGAGGTGAAATAGAAGATTGAGTGAAAGTCTCATATTTAAATAAAATTTAAATTTTTAAGTGTAAATTAAGAAAAATTATTGTATAATTACAGTAATTAAAAAGAAAAAAATAAAAAGTGATATAAATAAAATCACAAAATAAAAATAAGGAGAACGGTTATGAAAATAGTATCAATATTTAACAATTATTTAAACATATTTTATTCGGCACTAATATCGTACTCTTCTTATTTTAGAGTCTTTCACTAAGAGATAAATTCATTTTTATCCCTTAGTGAAGAACTTAGGGATAAATTGAAAATCTTTCAAAAATCCCCTATTTTCTTTACAAATTACTTTGGAGAGTTGGCAGAGTTGGTCGATTGCACCGGTCTTGAAAACCGGCGACGTGTAACAGCGTCCGAGAGTTCGAATCTCTCACTCTCCACCATTTTGGAAGCGTAGTCAAGTGGTCAACGACGGCAGACTGTAAATCTGCTCCCTATGGGTTCGGTGGTTCAAATCCACCCGCTTCCACCATAGAAAAAAATAAAAAATTAAGTTAATCTAAAGGATTAATTTGGTATAATAACTTTATAAATTGATTGAAATATGAAAACTTGAAAACGGATTAAACTGTGGTGGTTTATGATGTGGCGAAGTTGTAAACAAAAGAGCCCGGACCATTAGTAAAAGACTAACCATCTTTGAAAGTGGTACGGAAGCTGTTTGGATGAAGACGGGTACTAAAGTTTTCATTTTTCAGTCAATTGATTGAGAATTAAACTAAGAAAATACATCGAAGTAAAACCGCTGACATATTGTCTTGTTGGTTCGAGTCCAACCTTCCCCACCAGTTTATATGGGTGAAGTGGTGAAATTGGTAAACACGGCGGATGATAAAATATTTCTTAGGATTCAATCTCAATCAGGTCTGAAATAAAAAAGCGGACAATTAACTCAGTTGGTTAGAGTCACCGCCTCATAAGCGGGAGGTCGCTGGTTCGAGTCCAGCATTGTCCACCATCAATACAAAAGTATCATTCAAAATCATTTTAATTTCACGCTCCTTTAAAACTATTAAATTATTAACAACGTCCCATTTTGCTTTATCTCTTTCTCGTTCATATCCTTTAACTTCAATAAATATATTTAAATCGGGAATATAAAAATCTGGAAAATATAAGTGTTTTCTTCCTTTCCATTCATATTCAAATGGTTCTGTATCTCTAATATAGTTAATATCATGTTCCACTAAATATTTTGCTACTATCACTTCCCATGTTCCATGAAATTTATCTCCATTAAATTCAATTATTTTTACTCTACCACAAACGTTATTAGCAGAATAACTATCTGGATTATTACGAACCATATCTCTCATTCGTTCTGATTGTTCAATTTTATACTTAGTACTTTTCATATATGCTTGAAAATTATCTGACATAAAGCCTTGAGGTTCCCAACCATTAATTTCCATATTATGATGTTTGGTCCAATAATGATTTCTAAATTGACCAATAGTTTTAAAATGTTTATCGCATTTATTACAAATATACTGATTATTATCTATATTAAGAAATTTATCTGACAACATATCTCTTTGATTTTTTTCACAAGCTTTTGTACCTATATGACTTTTTAATTTAGTTAAAGAACTAAACTCTTTTCCACAATCAGAACATATTTTTGAGTCATTCATTAGTCTTCCCTTTTTTGTATAATTTAATTAGAAGGACAGCAACTCATACTTCCCGAGTTGTTTCTTAATTGGTGCAAACAATTAAGATTACTTCTTTATTACTCTTATTTATACTTATTTTTAATCAATTTTAGAAACTTTCTAATATTTTCAAAGGAATTTAAGTTTATTTTAATATATATTATTGTATAATATTATAAATAAAAAGGTTATTAAAAATTATATTAGCCCACCATTAAAATAATTGATTGCTTAAAGATTTCTTTGAAATTTTTCAGCAGTTAATAGAAATATTAACTTTAGCAAATGAGCCCAAGTATCACCCGAAGCTATTAAGTAGGGATTGCCTCTCCATTGGAAGATGGCTTGGGAGCCGATTTAAACCGAAGTACAACTCTGTACAAGGACAGTTTTAAAACTGGTGGTTATGTGCTTTATTCCTAAAAGCAATGAGTAAAAATTAAGCGTGAAAAATAAAACTCAAAAATAAGGACAGAAAGATGAATTTTACATTTAGTAAGTCCTACTATAAATCAGTCTAATTCAATAGGGTTTGTAGTAGGACGTTAATATAATAACAGAAAACTACAAACCCGTTGAAGCTAACTAAGTAGAAGCGCTGGTCTGAAAAACCAGAGGAGTTGGAGCGTTACCAACCAGCGGGACCATTTTAATTAATGGGACCGTCGAATATCCGGTGACTGTTCGTTGGACTGAAAATCCAAAGGTAGAGGTTCGACTCCTCTCGGTCCCACCATTTAATTTCTTCATTATTACTATAAATATAAAAATCACTCCGATAATCTATAAATAAAAATAAAAAAGAGATTAATTATGACTTTAAAAGAATTTAATTATAATGGCTTTGGAGAAGATGATCATCTTAATCCTGATGGAAGTAGAAAACCCTGGCCTCATAAAAGAAAAGTAGATCCTAATGAGGAAAAAAGAAATAATATTGAATCCGAAATAAAAAAGCTAGAAACTCAATTAACTCGATTAAATAGAAAAATATCAAATACTAAAAATCCAAAACAAAAATTTGCTTTAACCAATGATAGACGAGCACCTCTTATAGCAAAGATCCAAAACTTAAAATCAGAATTAAAAAAAATTGTAAAATAAAACCAAAAAGGTTTTATTATGAAAATTGGATTTACAGCAAGCTCATTCGACTTACTCCATGCTGGACATATAGTAATGCTTAAAGAGAGTAAGGAAAATTGCGATTATTTAATAGTGGGTTTAAATGTCAATCCACATAAAAATGGTCGTTACCCAGTACAAAATGTAGTAGAAAGATATGCTCAATTAGAAGCAGTTAAATATATTGACAAAATTATTCCATACAATTCAGAATCCGAATTAGTAGATTTATTAACTTTATACAAAATAGATATAAGATTCATAGGTGAAGATTATAGAGATAAGTCATTTACTGGAGATCACTTACCAATAGAAATTTTCTATAATTCTAGACAACACCGATTTAGTTCATCAGGTTTAAAAAAAGAAGTAGTTAAAAATCAAGAAACACCATCTTTAGTAGGTGAAGTTATAAAGGACAATGACACTTATACTTTAATTGACAATACAGAATTAAAAAATTTAGTTGTTTCATCTACGGTTCTAAAACCATCGCAACATACTAGAGGGCATAAACATGAAGGAATTGAAGAAGTTTATATTTTTCAATCTGGCTTTGGGCGTATTGAAGTGGGTGATGAGATTAAAGAAGTTAAGGCTGGAGATACAATAATTATTCCAGATGGTCAATTTCATAAAGTTTATAATGATTCTAGTACTGAGGATTTCTCATTTATCGCCATATTTAATGATAAACGTAGTCACTAAAAAATAATTTTTAAAATTATAAATAATGTATAATAATAATTATAATTTATAATATGAATGGATCTTTTTGAAATTGTTTTTCCTATAATTTAATATAACCAAGACGAATAACTGTTTTATATTTTAAGTTATATTTAAAATTTATTTTGTATAATTCTTATTATAGTTTTATTTGAAACATTTCTAGTGTTTCGATCGACTAAATAGTAAGTCACCCATTTTTAATGGGAAATTATGAGTGCAATTCTCTATCGGAACAAAAAAAATAAAATATGTTGAGAAATCAACAAGGAGATTTGTTATGAACAAAACTAAATTAATAATTGTGGGTTTAGTTACAGCTTTAATACTAAGTGGTTGTGGTGATTCAACGAAGAGCAATATAGATGAAAATTATGTGGTGAAGGTCTCAAGAGGACCAGTTTATGGTGCCGAAGTTAAGGATAGTGCAGACCCTGCTAATATAGCAGTTGAGATTGAAGGAACTAACACATATCGATTTGCTGTCTCAGAAGACGAAATTGTGCTACCAGTTACTGCTAATGGTGGATTTATTGACGTAAATAACGATGGAAAAATCGAAGCCGGTGTAGATATGAAATTAAATATGGAGTTGCGTTCTTATACTGAAAACTTAACACCAATTACGACTTATTTGGCAACTGAAGCAAATAATACAATAAGAGATGCGAAATTAGATAGTCTTACAAAGTTAGTAAATAATTCAATAGATGACATAAACGTTTCTGATACTGATTTACTTAAAGCAACAGAAGATGCTTCAACAGAGGCACAATTAGTTATCAATGCGGTTTACAGTAAAATAATTGAAGCTCAAAATTCAAACAGTTCTTTGGAGTTAGATACTGATTCAGCACAAGCAGACCTAATAGGGAAACTTACGGATTTATCAAATCGTTTGAATACATTCGATGATAATTTAACAGACGCAGAAATTGCTGTAGAACTTGAAAAGCAAACTATGACTGAGTTAGACATCGATCCTATTTTAGAGGCCGACTTAAATCTAACAACAGAACTTAACATTACAGATATTAGTAGTTAAATTTATTTTAATTCAAAGGGAGAGTAATCATACTCTCCTCACCCTCTTTTATGGAAGTGTAACCGAGAGTTCGAATCTCTCCACTTCCACCATTCTAATTTTTTATCAAATCAATTAATTTCTAAAATTATAAATAATGTATAATAATATTTAAAAGGGTTTTCGTGTACAAAAGCGATATGATAACTCTTACTAAATATGCTATGGAATTGGTTTAGTTGGGCTAAGGATAAAGGAAGGTTATAATGGAATACCATTATTATCAAATCTAATTGTAATAGCTCCTACGCAGATTTATTACAAAAATTTGCTGAGAAGATATCACGAAAACAAACAACTATATTAAAATTGAAGATTGATTTGTTTAAAGTATCAGCCATCTTTGGTGAAGATACCCGTTGATAATTCTATACACCACATTAAGGAAAATATATGAAATGGAATATTAATAAAAAATTAAAAGCCATGACAATCATTCCGAGTATAATAATGATATTTGGATTTGGTTATCTGGTTTATACCGATTATAATGAATATCGAGATTTAGTTGTTTTAGAAAAAACAGTTAAAATCGATACACATATTAATCATTTAGTGCATTTCTTGCAACAAGAAAGAGGAGCTAGTGCTGGATACGTAGCATCCAATGGTAAAAAATTTAAAAATCAACTATCTGAAATTCGTAAAAAAACTGATACAAAATTCACTATCTTAGAGAAAGCATTAAAAGGTAACAGAAATCATTTTACATTAGAAATGTCTAGAAAAATAGATGAGGCACTTCAAATGTATAACGAACTTTCCGTTATGCGAAGTAGTATTGATAATTTAACAATAACCGTTCCAGAAACTGTTAAATACTTTAGTTCCATGAATGCAACCTTTTTAGATTTTATTAAACTAAGTAAAGATTTATCTAATGATAATGAATTTTCAAAACAACTTTCAGTAATTACAGCTATTAGTGCTACAAAAGAATTAGCAGGTAAAGAAAGAGCTGTTATGACAAGTGTTTTTGCTAAAGATAAATTTATAGATGGTTTCTATGCACAATTTAAAACTTTAGTAGCATTACAGAAAAGTTATATGGAAAGTTTTAGATTACTTGCAACTCCAACAGCAATTAAAATTCTTAATGAAATATCTTCTACTTCTCCTTTTTTAGACGTTGAAGAAATGCGAAAGATTGCAATGGAACGAAATAAAGATGGGGCTTTTGGTGTTGACTCGGTAAGATGGTTTGATACTATGACTAAAAAAATAAATGGTATGGAACAAATCGAACATAAATTAGAAAATATTCTTCTAGATGAAATTGATAGTCAAATGAAATATTTATTGTCGATGGTTATTACAATGTTTATCCTTGCAGTCTTAATTACATCTAGTTTAACTTATGCAGGGTATAAATTTAATAAATTTTTAATCGATAGAGTGAACAAGATGAATATTATTTTAGAAGATTCTATTAATACTCATAGCTATGATGAACAATTATTAATTTCTAATGATGATGAATTATCAAAGATAGAAAATGCAATTAATAAAATGTTTGTGAGTTTAACTGAAGCTGCAGAGGCTAGAAGAATTTCGGATATTGAAATAAAGAAAAAAGCTGAAGAAACTGCAAAACTATTAGCAAGAAATAATATGAATCTTAAACTGAATAAACTAATGAGTACGCATACAACCGATAACCTAAATGATATTAAAGATGGGCTGAGTGATGGGACTGAAGAATTAGAAAAAATTAATGAAATTAATGATAAAGCCCAAGATAATTTTAATTCTGTTATTGCGGCTAAAAATACTATGGTTACTACTTTAGAAACCGTTTCTGAAGGAATGAATTCTACAACAGAAAGAGCGGAACAATTAGAAGAATCTGTTAATGAAATTGCAAGCATTATTGGTTTAATCAAAGATATTTCTGAACAAACAAACTTACTTGCACTTAATGCAGCTATTGAAGCAGCAAGAGCGGGTGAGCATGGACGAGGTTTTGCCGTGGTTGCTGATGAAGTTCGTAAACTAGCTGAGAGAACAGCTGTTGCAACTAAGAATGTAGAAGCGAGTATTAATATCGTTAAACAAAATACTTCTGAAATGAATGAAAGTACTGAACAAATGACAGAAAGTATTAAAGATGCTCAAGAGGTATCTCATACTCTAGATGTAGAATTAGACACCTTAATATCTATCAATAGAAATAATACTGTTAGAAATAATATGATTAGTGAAGATATTCTTGTTACCCTTACTAAATTAGAACATGTTATTTTTAAAATAATGGGTTATAATAGCGTTTTAGAAGAATGTACAAAATGTGAACCTGTCACTCATGAAGCTTGTAGATTTGGACAATGGTATAAAACTGAGGGAAAAAATAGATATAGTAAAAATTCATCTTTTAGAAGTATCGAAATACCGCATAAAGAAGTCCACGAAAATGTTAGAAAAGCCGTTGAATTAATAGGCAAAAAAGATGATGATACTATTATTCGATACTTTGAGATCGTAGAAGTAAATTCTAAAAAATTATTTGATCTTTTGACAAGAATAGTTAAAGAAGAAAATGATAAAATGGTTCTGGAGATTAATGATGGAAAAAATAAATAAACCACAGTTAGAAGATTTTAACTTATTAATTCAAAGCGAAGAGGGAATCAATGCCCTTTTCGATTATGTTCGACATTTAGATAAACAACACGCTCAAGATAAAAGAGAGATAAAATATTTAAACGATTATATTGAAAAGCTAGAAGCTACAATTAGTAAATTAAGAAAAAGATAATTTAATTTATTTAAAATTATAAATAAGAATAAAGGAGATGTATTATGAAAGTACAAAATATTATACCAATATACCAACAACCAAAAATAGAAGATATGGTTGGACAACAAAAACAGGAATACCCAAAACCTAGTGTTCCGCCTGAATTACCAAATGAAAACCCAGTAGAATCTCAAGATAAAAAAGAAGATTCTACTAATACAACTCCATCTTTAACAGATGGACAAACTTTAGCAGTAAAAGCTAATTCAGTTCAAGGTAAAATAGATGCTTATGCTGCTGGAACAGGAATAGATAGAAATGATAATACGCCTGATTTATCTAATAATCAATTCCAACGAACAATAGACGATCTTAATCAATATAGAGAAATTCAAGATAAAGTTCAGAAACAAAATGGTATCAAAGAATATCAATCTATTTTGGGAATGAATTGATATATTTTTTAAGGTTTTTTTAAGGTTTTTTTATGTATAATTTCCTAAGTAAGTTACTAATATTTAGTGTAATTCGGATATGATTCCATCTTACTATAAAAATCAAAGTTTCACAAAGATCGGGCTTTGTAGGTTAATTAGTTTTGCCTTAGAATAGGTGATCTTTATCGTCAGTATATCCATTATATCGATAGTAGAGCGAAAGCGTAGAAGCTGATATAAAGGTGCGATGCCACACAATTAGAATAGTATTAAAGTTGCTACTACCTCAGGACGAGCAGTTTGATTCTGATGGGTTCGAGTCCCATGATTGAGGAAGGAAGGTTAAGTTCGAGTCTTAACAGTAGCAACTTTTAATTTATTTAAGTTAAGTGTATTACTTAGTTTAATTAAATTAAAACATCGGGAAATATTGGTATGGAATCCAATGGTGAATAAATTATTTTTTTCATTTCGACTAAGAACCAGTAGGAAGGTCACCCGAAATAGTTTAGCAGTTAAAGGTAGATTTGAAACTGTTAAGTAATATTAGCAATTGCAAGCCAATATGAAAATTTAATGGATTAAATAATGAATTGAGGGCTTTCTTTGGGTTCTGCAGCGAAAAAGAAAGAACGGTTGCAAACACGTAAAAATGTTGGGAATAATATAATAGTATATTAAATATGCCGACTGGATACCGTCTCAGTATGAGCTTAACTCAATTCATTATTTAGTCTATTATAAATAAATTAGTAGCTTCAAGAAATTAAGTTTGATAGTAAAAGCAAATTCTTTTTAGAATTGAGTGTTAGTGCAAGTCTAACCTAGTTGAATTTATAATAGACATTTTAATCATTTTATAAAGATTACCCTAACCGATAAGGAAATTAGTACTAGCCTTATTCGTACAGTTGTACTTATATAATAATTACCTATACGTAAAAAATTGATTTTGGTGATGGATAAGAATTATAATACTAAAGAACCGTTTGAACCAATAATCAGAAGAACTGTCTCTCTGAGCAATGGGTAATCTTTATAAGGTGATTAGACTCCATAATTTTTCGTTTTTAGATTACCTCCGAAGGGGTTTAAAAAATTATGCCTTTTCACCGGTTTTAAATACCATTGGCAGTCGGAGATTGATAAAAAAGTATTGCTTTTTTATTAAGGTTTGTAAGTGAACTAATCAGACGTAGAATTTAAGAGTAAGATAATTTCAAGCTATTAAATGACAACCATAAAATTAAGTGAGTTTTTGGTCTCACTTAAAAATACTTTTTGACTTTATTGTATAATAATATATAATCTAATAATAAAGGAATATATATGTCATATGATTGGTCTAAATACTCTGCATCATCCGATTCTAAAACTCTTAATAGTACAAATCAACCAACACTTAAAGAACTTCGAGAAGCATTAATACGACCTTTAGGCGAAAGTATTAATGAAGCAATTGAAGAACATGTATCTACTGCAATGGCAAAAATCATTACAGGTAATAATAACGCTGACTCAGCTTTAAGTAACTCTTTGAATAATCAATTAAAAGTTAATGAATCATCATTAGAAAATATATTAAAAAATAATGAAATATCATTAGAAGCACGAATTAAAAAAACCACAGAAATTATTACTGGTATATTAGTAGGAATATATGATGAAGATATAATAGAAGATACCTTAAAATCTATCGATATTAATAACTTAACATCAATTAATGATAATTGGGATGGTTTAGAAAAGGGTGCGTCATTTATGAAAAATGACATAAAAAGAAATTCTAATTTTACCATGGATAATGGGACGGAACATAATCCAGTAGATCCATTGATTGAATTAACAAGAGCCGTAAAAAGTCTAGTTGTGCAACATACTTGGATGTCAGTAAAATCTGATAAACAGGCTAGCAATATGGGTGTTGCTGTAGATGGTGTTGTTTCTGAAGCCTTTTACAATGATGCAAAAGCCGCAAATAGAAAAGTAGCAGAAGATACAGTTCATCAGATTTTAAATTTAGATGGTACACATGATGATGACGGAATTTATCCAAATAATCAGGGATTTGAATAATGGGTACTTTAGCGGGTAGAGTCCCAGATTTAAATACAGGTCACCCACCTTGTTTTACACCTACCGTAGCTATTACAGGTTCTCCAACAGTATTTGCAAATTCATTACCAGCTCATAGAATGGTTGATTTACATATCCCACATCCTTGTCCTGGAATACCACCACATCCAGTATTTCAAGCGATAGGATGTTCGAGAGTATATGTAAATTCATTAATGTGGGCTGGAGTTGGACATCCTCAATTATGTCTATCTTTATTATTAACCGGTTCACCGACAGTATTTGTATGTATTTAAAGGAGAGAAATAAATGGACTTAACACAAGATGAAATGACAAAATTAAAAAAATTATTAAAAAGTATAAAGTCAATCGAGTCGTCAAATAATATAGATACTATCACGTTTAATAAAACGGTAGTACTAGAATCTGAAGATAACTTTATAACAATCGCAAATGGTTTTGCAATAACTCAAGCTAAGCAAGTACACCTAAATCCTTTTGAGACTAAAAAAGATATAACAGATTCACTTTTGACGTTAGAAAGTCTAGAGTTTAAGAAAAAAATTGTTGAATCTATTGTTTCAAAATTAAATATTATTGCGTCTATAGATGAAATAGAAGGGATTGTTTCTGGTAGAATTGATATTAATGATTTAATTGATATTGAATCGTTAAAACAATCACAGTTAAGTTAATTTTAAGAACATTTATTGTATAATTACAGTAATTAAAAAGAATTTAACATTTTTTAAAAAGAATTTCAAAATTTTAGCTAATTTAAGGTTAAAAAAAGAAAACTTTTTGTATAATGTTATAAATAAAAATAAAAATTAAATCAAGGAGAATAGTAATGAAAACTATTACACTACAAAATAAAAATATTACTACTATTCATAATGCCAATAAACCGGCGGTCCTTGAAATTATTAAACAAGAACAGGATAAACAGATTCTGTAAGAGATAATTAATCTTATCTTTTACAGAATTGGTTTTCTGTGAGAGATAAGATATTCTAAATATCTATTCTCCCACAAAACCTTTTCAATTTTTAATATTATTTTAAGATAATTAATTGTATAATTCACTATATCAATTAAGGATTTAAAATGGTTTACTTTATAACTAGTATTCTGATTCCATCAGTAGTACTTTTAGGTTTAATGTATGTTGTGTATCATCAATATGGTGAAATGAAATACAAAAGTGAAAAACGAAAAAATAAAAATTAAGGAACGAGTCAATGAAAGACAAGAGCGACAAGTGTCGTAAAACAATTCAAACTCTGTTTTCTTAAATAGTCATTAAAAGTGATTGTTTAGGATGCGGAGTATAAACTATTCCGTATCCGTAACTCAACTGGATAGAGTATTCGGCTTTTAACCGAAAGGTTGTGAGTTCAAGTCTCACCGGATACACCATTGGGTGTATAGCTCAGTTGGTAGAGCACATCACTTTTAATGATGGGGTCTAGGGTTCAAATCCCTATGCACCCACCAATGTAGCATTTTACTAAGAAGATTAGATTCTTTTTATTAAAGTGTTATTGTTAGGACGCTAACATAACTCTTAGGAGTATTTTTATAGTAGTAATAACCTTTGTCGGTTTCTCCTTACTAAGGAAATGAGTTCGAGTCTCATTAAAGGCTTACTACTATATCAAAAAGTAATAGCGTGGAGTAATTAACCACAAAATTATATACTCCGATTTTAAATATTGCGGAGTGGAGCAGTTGGTAGCTCGCTGGGCTCATAACCCGGAGGTCATTGGTTCAAGTCCAATCTCCGCCACCAAATTTTAAAAATTAGATTTTTTTAACAATGTGTATAAATAGATTATATATACATTTTTAAGAGAATTAAAGATGGAAATTACATCGAATTATTGGAAATTAGGAAACAACTTTCCATTGATTTTATCTCTTACAACCGAGAAAAAGCCATAAATTGAGTGGTGTTGTAAAACTAAGAGTTGTCTAAGTTACCTGAAAGAATGGTTATTAAATAGATGCACCCAGTAAGAAAGTGCCGGGCATCAACTAAACTTAATATTATTAATTTAATATGAATGACAAACGGGCGGAGTATGGTATAAACAGGGCAGCTCAAAATTTATAAATGTATATGAAAATGGGGCATTAGCTCATCTGGGAGAGCGCTACCCTTGCAAGGTAGAGGCGAACGGTTCGAGTCCGTTATGCTCCACCATTTTTAAAAATTTATTAAAGCTTTTAATAAAAGTTTTAACAAGTTTTTACTTGAAAATAAAAATTAAATTAAGGAAATTAGTATGAGAACAATTAATACAATTACAACTACTGTAAATACACTTATTAATAACACTATTGATACTCATGCAAATGATATTATTAATATTCATACTAATGAACAAATTCTGGATATTCAGCCGAATATTCAAGAAGATGAGCAGGAACCAATCTTTCTGTAAGAGATAACTTAAACTTTATCCCTTACAGAGAGATTTGTAGGGGATAAAAGAAACAAACTTTCCACTTTCTTTTCTCAATCCTTTACAAACTCTCTAAATTATTATTGTGATATGCGCCGAATGGTAAGGTAGCCGACTGTTAATCGGTCGAGAGAAATCTCATTGCTGGTTCGAATCCAGCTATCACAGCCCGTCCCTTAGCTCAGTTGGTTAGAGCGTTCCGCTGATAACGGAGAGGTCGGAAGTTCAAATCTTCCAGGGACGACCATAAAAATTAAATACGGTCTGTTAGTTCAGTTGGTTAGAACGCAACCCTGTCAAGGTTGAGGTCACCGGTTCGAGTCCGGTACAGATCGCCATTACTGAGGTATCGTCTAGTGGTAGGACATCTGGTTTTGGTCCAGAGAGCGGGGGTTCGAACCCCTCTACCTCGTCCATTGTGTATTTTGCTGGGCTATCGTCTAGTGGCAGGACTCCGTCTTTTGGCGGCGGTAACATAGGTTCGAATCCTATTAGCCCATCAAAGTACATTGTACTTTTATCAATGAAGATATAAAAATAAAACGGCTCCATGGAGAAGTGGTTATCTCATCGCTCTTTCACAGCGAAATCTCGGGTTCAAATCCCGATGGAGTCACCAAATTTAATTGCCGAAATGGTGGAATTGGTAGACACGCTAGACTTAGGATCTAGTGCTTTTGCGTGAGAGTTCGAGTCTCTCTTTCGGCACCATTATATCAATTTATTGATGAAGCCTTAATTTAAATATTAAAGTTTCACAAATAAATTGTTACGAGCTTTAGAATCGCACATAGGATACGCGGCCTATGTAGCAGAAGTACCCACTTTAAGGAGGGAGATAGATTTCAAGGGATTGAAATTGAATATCCAGAATGCGATTCATTAAAAAATGTCGATGTATATCAACTGGTTAGATTGCCACCCTGTCAAGGTGGAGGTTGTGGGTTCGAGTCCCATCATTGACGCCAAATGCTTCGTTCGACTATCGGCTAGGTCATTAGGTTTTCATCCTAAAAAGAGGGGTTCGATTCCCCTACGAAGTACCATTTTTTATTATAACGGGGTGTGGGAAAGTTTGGTTAATCCGCTACTTTTGGGAAGTAGAAATCCTCAGTTCGAGTCTGAGCACCCCGACCATTTACATATCAATGCCGATTTAGCTCAGTTGGTAGAGCAACTCACTTGTAATGAGTAGGCCTGGAGTTCAAATCTTCAAATCGGCACCACTTCTAATTGTTAAATATGGTAGTAGTAGCTCAGTTGGTTAGAGCGACGGTTTGTGGCACCGTAGGTCGTGGGTTCGAATCCCATCTATTACCCCATTGTCGATATGGTGAAATTGGTAAACACACTACCTTGAGGGGGTAGCGCCTATTAAGGTTTGAGAGTTCGAATCTCTCTATCGACACCATCTTTTAATTCTCCTTTCAATCAAATTTCATTAAATCTTAGAATAAATAAAAATAAAAAAAGAGGTTTCAAATGAATCTTAAATCAATTATCGAATCATCTTATGAAGATAGAGTTTGTGAATGCAATAATATTTCCAGAGGTGAGTTATTAAAGCAATCTTCATTCAATCAAGCATTAACAGCAAAAGAAGTAATAGAATCTTTAGTGAAAAAAGGATGTGGATGCTGTTTAAAAAATAAAGACGATTGGGAAAATTCTTCATGTAGAGAAAAAAAAGAATTAGTTATTCATTACTCAGATATAATCAGATAATATATTAAAATCATTTATAAATAATATTGATTTGTTTTACAAATTACTATTTTATAAATGGAGAAAATTTATGTATAATTTTGGAAAAAGAAGTAGAAGCAGACTTGACACTTGTCACCCAGACTTAATTAAGATTATGGAAGAAGCTATTAAAGTTTTTGACTTTTCTGTTTTGGAAGGCATTAGAACTACTGAAAAACAACAAGAATATTTTGAAACAGGTAGAAGTAAATTAGATGGCATTCATAAACTATCTAAACATCAAGACCATGGAGATGGTTTATCTCATGCAATCGATATTATGCCTTATAAAAAAGGGACAAATGCTTTTAGTGGAAAAGAGAAAGATAAAGCAAGGTTTTATTTCTTGGCAGGATTGATTAAAGGTATTACTTATAGACTTTTAGAAGAAGGAAAAATTTCACATACTATTAGATGGGGTGGAGATTGGGATTCCGATGATATCTTTAATGATCAAAATTTTGATGATTTACCTCACTTTGAGTTAAAAGCTATTTAATATAAGAAATTTACCTACTCTTTGACTAAATTTAATATAAAATTAAGTATAAATAAATTAAAATTAAATTAAAAAAGAGCAGGTAATATGTACAAATTTAAACCCTCCCCTCTTGTTGAAAAACTATACGAAGAAATTAACAAATCAATAAATTCATCATCAGAAATAGAATCTTATATTGTAGATGGTATAATCAGCGGATTATTATTAGAATATATGGAAGCAACTAGTAAAAATCAAGAATTTAATGGATTTGGTTCTCTTAATGCCGATGACTTTGATAAACTTGTGGGTTTAATTGATGAAGAAAATGCACCTTTTGAGGACATAACGCCGATTGAAGAAGTATTAGGTAATATAGATAGCTTTGAAAATGAGGATTAATATATGCAACTGAAAGATTTATTATGTGAAAAAATCACTCCAACTGATAAAGATATTATCGATTGTGTTACAGCTGTTGGTATAAAAGGTATGTATTTAAATGCCACCGATAAAAAAGAGTTACCAAAAAATAATAAAGTTTTAAATTCCTATAATAAAATACAAAATGATTTTATGTTCATTATGAAAAAATTTACTACATTGACTAAATTTTATTTTAGAGAATCAGATAAAACAATGAAAGGTAATACTGAGAAAGCAGCACAATATCTATTATTAAATAAAGATAAATATAACACAATTAAATCAACATATGACTTTATTGAAAAGAGTATTAAAACATTTAAAAGTAATACTAAAAAGATAAAAAAAATTATTAATAATTCTAGGAAATCTAAAAATGAAAAACTACTTTTAGATTTAGATATTCTGGAATCTAAATTAACTAAAACATTAAGTTTAATAAATTATACAGAAAGAACTTTGGATAATGTGAAATCTGTTTTAGATTTAGTAGAAAAACCTAATTTCCAATCAGCATTCGGAATTGTTACAACTTTAAAAGCCAAAAATAAAGTTTTAACTGAAAATGCTATGCTTGACATAAGTATCCCGAATCTAGATAAAGTTGTAACCAATGATGAAAAATTAGAAACTTTTTTATTAGATTATTATCGAATAGAAGAAAAATTTGATGGGACAAAACTGACGTTATGGCGAAATAGCAATGAATGGGAAGAAGATTATCGTAAAAATTGGGTAGTTTCATTTAAAAACCAAATTTTATATCCAGCTGAATTTGACAAGATTGATAGAAATATTATTAAAAAATATTCATTAGGTATTTCACAATATGCATTTATTCATGATCACCTTAAAAGATTTCATAAAAATACTAAAGATATACCAACAAATACTGAATTCTTTATAGAATTTATACAAAATAAATTAACCACTACTAGAGATTATAAAAAACAACATGATCTATTTCTTATTGCTTATTCACCTGCTAAGGGAAGTATTGAGGGTGGCATGCTAAAGACCTCCCCTATTGGGTTTTTTCAGCAGGATTTAAATATATTTAGTGAAATCTTATCTTTAAAAATGCCTCCCGTAGTTTTTCATGGACAAATAAATTCTGAAGAAAATTTTACGAAAGGCATTAAAAATAATAATCTTATGAATGCTTGGATTAGTAATAAACATTTATTTGAGAAAAATAAATATGATACTATTAAGAAAACATTATTATCATTTGAATCTATATTAGGTGGAAAAACTGAGGGAGTAGTACTTCATTCTTCTAGTGGCACAATGTTTAAATTTCTACAAGATGACCAACATGATAAAAGTGTAAGATTTGCTAAAAAATTAAGATTTCAAAATAGCAAAGAAATTGAAGAAAAATATTGGTCTGAAATTTATATTTTAGCTAAGGAAAATATAGACAATATAGAAAATCTTAATAGTAATAATTATGAAATAAATCTTAGTAAAATAGTTAAAGCTATTTATAGTATTAAAGATAATAGAATTAAAAGTCTTTTTACCTTTAAATTTAAAGCCATGAAAAAAGAAGATAAATTGACTGATGATAAGGCTTTAATACAAAAGATTAGAGATGATTTGCATTTAACATCAAAACAATTACTTATGGATAAGCTTCCTGAAAATCAGAACGCACTTTTTATTGGGAAATTAAGAGTACCTACTAAAGCTCATACTGATATTATTAGAAAAGCTATAGACAAGTATAATCATGTGATTATTTGTATTGTGAAAGCCAAAAAAGATAATAAACTGTCTTTAAACTTAGAATATCAAAAAAAGATTCTAAAAAGATTATTTGGTGAAAAAGTAACTATTATTGAACATAGTACTGGAAACTTAACTTCAATTATAAATAAATCACCAAAAAGAATTAAATTCTTATTAACCGGTACTGATAGAATTGAAAGTTATAAAGGTCAGTTAAAAAGACATCCTCAGATCAATATGATTGAAATAGAAAGGGATGAAGAATCAGTTGATAATATTTCAGCCACAAAAACAATAGATTATATTAGAAATAATAATATAAGTGGTTTTAAGGAAATGGTGGATATAGAAATATGGGATGAATTTGAGAATATAAGAGAGGTGTTAAAATGAAAATTTCCGATTTAAAAGGATTAAAAAAAGATGATAAACTTCGTTTTTTACAATCTGTGGATATTGAAAAATTAGATGATGAAATTTTAAAGAAATTATCTAATGATGCGGCAATCGACGTCCGTTTAAAAATAGCTCGTAAATGCCCTTCATCGAAAATTTTATTAGATATGATGTTTAATAAAAAAAATTGGAAACCTCATATTATATCAGAAATTTATATGAATAAAGCATTTACTATTGAAAATAAGATAGAGTTTATTAAGTCTAAAAAATGGCAGGAGAACTTATTTCCATTTCACCAAGTAAAATTTGATTTGGTTAGAGATCTAAACAATCCTGAATCAAACGACGATTTTATTGATTTAATTATATCTTTTTTAGAAGAAGATCCGGAAGGAACTCCTATAAATTTTGTACGTAATGCTATATATGGGACTTCAAAAGAAGAATTATTAAAGATTATAAACCTAACAATGATGAAAAAAGACAATTATTTAAATTTATTTTTAGGACATTCCCATGTAATAAATCTATTATCTGTAAAGGAATTAAGAAATCTATTTAGTAAATATGCTGATAATAGTATAACTTTTATTCACTTTGAAAGTCCATTTTATAGATCAATTATAAATGATGAGATTTTTAAGAAACTATTAAAAAATAGTGATTATATAGGTCAAAATAGTTTTAGTTTAATTAGTTTAGATTCTAAAATTGTATTCTTTAATAATCCTGATATTTCTCAATATATCTATGATGATATATTAAATGAATATATTAATGCCGATATTAAACTGCGCATGGCTATTGGTTCTAAAAAATATAATGAAATAGTTAAATATATTAAATTAACAGAAGATACTAATAAAAAGGTTATTAACTTTGCTTTAGAATTGAAAAAACTAGATGCTGATTTAGCTAACACAATATGGTTTTCTTATATATCAAATGAAACGGCTATTTTCAAATTGGTAAAAGACAATCTTAAATTTTTTAATAATAGTGCTAGAAATCTAGCCTTTTTATCAGATAATAAATCCTTTAAAGATGATGAAGTAAATGAACTTGTAGATGAAGCTATAAATAATTCGGATAACCCTACTGAAAAGACTTTATCGCTTTTTAAACATATGCTAATAAATGGTGAGGCTCCTAGAAATGACTTAATAAATAAAGTATGGGAGATTATAAAAGATACAAAAGTTGAAAGAGAAGATAGTGTAAATAGTGATGACCCAATAACAAATATTTTTAAACGATTTTTTAATACTTCTGCAACAAAAAATAGTTATGGGCAAAAAGCTAAAGTACCAAAAGAAATTCAAATTGAAAAAGCTTTAGAATATTATATGAAATTTATGATTCCAGATTGGTTAGTTTACTCTGATGATTTACCAGAAGAATTATGGGAAGAAATCTTAGACCATCCAAAATTAAAAGATTTGATTGTTGCACCTCATAGTTCAGACTTTTTTATTTCATTAAAGGAACAAATTTTAACTGGTAAGTATCAAGCAAAATTCGGTATGAAATATTATGAACAAACAAATGATGAAAGATATATACCTGAAGAAGTAAAAAATATATTTTTATTTTAAATATATATTGTATAAATATAAACAAAAGGAGAAATAATTTGAAAAAAATAATATTACTAATGTTGCTAGGAGGCTTATTATTTTCAGCTACATTACCAAAAACATTTTCTAGTGCAAAAAACATGTCGGTTAGATTATATAGCACGTACCATTTAAAAACATTTTATACTGATAGCAATATGAGTTTAGCTGCTAAGATTCACCAAAAAAAATTCCCGTATAAATCAACTGTTGATTTATATTTAAAATTAGATAACTCGCCGTATAAAGGAACAAAATATGTTTCGAGAGGTCAAAAAATTGAATGGGAACATATTACTCCAGCATCATGGTTTGTAACATCAGATCCAGCGATTAAAGAAGCTTGGGATAATGGCGATCCTAAATGTACCACATCATCTGGTAAAAAATATAAAGGTAGAAAATGTGCTGAAAAAGTTTCAAAACTCTTTAATTTAATGGAGTCGGATATGTATAATTTAGTACCTGTGATAGGTGCTCTAAATGCTATGAGAAGCGATAAGCCATATGGCATTATAGATGGAGAGATACGTGAATTTGGTGAAACATTAGACGTAGAAATTAATAAAGATAAAATTGAAATTATGCCTAGTAGAAGAGGTGATGTAGCGAGAGTTTTATTATATATGCATAAAAGATATGGAGTTATATTCCCTGACCATAATAATACCGTCTTAATGTTAAATCAATGGGATTTAGATGATCCAATGAGTCCATGGGAAAAAGAAAAAAATAATATTTTAAATAAAACTTACGGTACGGATTTTATATATAAATAATAATAAACTCAAGGGAAGATGATGACTATACACGAAATGAATGAAGAATTAAATGAAATGATTACAATGAAAGATATAAAAAATAAAGCTAAAGATACATTAGATGCTGCTAAACAATTTGGTAAAGATACAAAGAGAGAAGTAATAGAAACGGCTAAGATGATAAAGGTTGCGAAAGATGCTCTTAAACACGCATTATCAAAGGGTATTACTGAAAAGCCATCAAAAGAGGAAATTTTGAATGCTAAGAATCAGTTAAAAGATATTGGTAAAATAACTGCATTATTACCTTTATTTGCAGCACCAGGTGGGGGTTTAGCTATTGCAGCATTATTTAAGTTAGCTGAAAAAAATGGATATAAACTTGCACCATCAAAATCATTTTAATTTTGTATAATAATATATAGAATTTAAAACATGGAGTAAATATGAAAATATTACAAAAATGGTGGAATGTTATTAAAAGCTGGTTAAGTCTTTCCGATGAAAGTAGTACACCTCCTAAAAAAGCGAAAACTAAATCTAAAAAGAAAGTGAAAAAAGATGATTATTTAACTATGATTCTAGAAGCAAAGAAAACAGAAGATGAAGTTGGTAAAAGAAGATATATGTCAAGATTAGCCAACAATCTTACAAAAGCTATTGCATCAAATGATTCATCAGCAATAGATATAGCTGAAAAACGTATTAGAAACTATCTAAATAAAAGAAAGAAGTAATTTTCTTTCTTCTCTTACAACTCTCTTATTTCCCAACCTTTTAGTTTTCTCTTTGAAGCATAAATTACAAAACTATTATCATTCATTTTAAAAGCAGCATACAATAGTTTATTATTATCAGAATGAATCTTCATTAATAATAAATGTGCTATCATGTGTTCTTCTGGAAATAATGCAACTTTGTTATTATTAGCATCTGTACCATCAATACATTTTGGAATTATGTGATGTACTTCTCTGTATTCGGATTTAAGGATACTTCTATTTTGAGCTTTTGAGATAAGTTTCTCGTAATGGAGTTTGTAGTTCATTTTGTCAACCTTTAATTGTATAATTATTGAAGAAGGACAGTTAGGAGTCAACCCCTAATTTCTTAACTATTCGTAGTAGTTAAGATTACTTCTCTTTCTACTATTCTTTATACTCCAAAACTACTAAATTACTTAACTTTCCAAAAAAAAATTGTAAAATAAAATATATTTAATATAAACATAAGGTCAAAAAATGATAATCAGAAAACTATTTAAATTTGAAGGTGCACATATTGTGAGAAATTGTTCATCAGTAAGATGTAAGAAATCAATCCACGGACACAGCTATGTTGTTGAAGTATTTTTCACAGCAAAGGGTTTTGATAATGGACAAATGTTATTAGACTTTGGTTTAATGAAAGGAACTATCAAAGATATAGTTGATTCTTTCGACCATGCTTATTCTATGTGGAATAAAGAGAGTGATGAATTCCAAAAATTTATGATGGAAAATTCAGATAGATATATTACTATGCCAGTATCACCAAGTGCAGAAGCATACTCACTAATGTTATTATTTATTATTGATAGAATTGTTAAAGCGACTGAATTTAATAATGGCGAACAAGGTGTGGAGGTATCAAGTGTCAGGGTTGCAGAAACTGTAACCGGTTGGGCTGAGTCTTTTAGAGATGATTTAGATTGGGTAGATTTTAAGTTAGAAGATATAGTATTTTCAGATGGAGTTAAAGCTGAATGGAATAACCCAGAAATGTATGATAAATTAATATCGTTTCATTCTGATAGTTCTTTACCTAAACCATTTATAAACTCACCGGTAGAACAGCAGGTTTAACAATGTTTTGTGAAATCTGTAAGTGAGGTGAGAATTGTTATAATAGTACTAAGGAATACCTAAGAGTACATTGTAACTTTCACAGCCAATCTTTTCCAGAAAAACATAATTGAGTAGATTTAAAGAAAAGAAGATAAAGGGGGGGTAATGAACGAATTTATAATTACTGATATTCGCACTCAGATGGATTATAATGAAATGTCGTTTAATGGCTATACTCAAATAGATGGTATGGGTGTACCATCTGTTGAATTAACTCTTAGACCAAGAATACCAGATACAGAACTTTTAAGAAAACTTTCAAATATTGTTCAAGCCGGGCGAACAGTTATTCTCAATGATGCAGAATATCATTCATTATTGGGCGAATTCAAAGATGAATTTATTATTTTTATGAACGAAAAATATCCTGAAAAAGTATTAGCAAAACCTGAATCATGGGATAAGTTAATAAATTTTTAAGTAAGATTATATTATAATTGATTAATATTTAAAAAGGGACAATATGAATATAAAATCTGAACTTAAAAAGAATCAAAATAAATTTCTACCATTTTTGACATTACCTACTATACTATTTGCTTTAATTACAGCTATAGCTATATCAATTCTTACATTTCTTGTCGGGCAAGTATTATGGTTTAAGTTACTTTTTATAATTCTCTCAATAATAGGTGTGCTTGTTTATGTTTATGATAACAATAGAGATAAAAAAGATAAGTCCTATACTCTTAAACAAGGGTGGACATATACAATCCTTGTACTTATTTTTTTAGAAATGCCACTATATTTGATCGCAAATCAAGAACATACTCTACCTATATCAGTAATATCGGAAATTAAAACTAAAAAAGGTGATAAAGTAGATCCAAATTGCGAAAGCAACTGCAAATATAAAAAAATCAAATATTTAAAGCTTAGTCTTTATAACAGAGAAAATAATGAGCAACTGGGTTATAGAACATTTGATTCTTTAGATGATCCAAGAAGTACTATTTATGATGGTATTGTTTCAAAACACATATACTTTGATTATATACCGTTTTTAGTTTTTGAAGAAAAATTTAATTACATTTATAAAGATAAATTAAATGACTGAAGATGATTTCAATAATCTAAAAATTGGTGATATTGTTTATAACTATAAAACTGTAAATCCTAAATATTTAGGGTCTATTAATGCAGCAGTTATAAAAAAAAGAGTTATTTCAATAAACTTGAAAAATGGCAAAAGAGTTATTGGTTTAGAACACGGCGGCATTATTATGAAAGCATTTTTGAATAGATTTGAAACCGACAAAAATACACTAATTTATCTAAAACTTAAAGACATAAAAAGAAAATTATTTAACTTGAAACAAAGTCAAAATAAAGATGTCGTAACAATACGAGCTGTTGAATATAAATTAGAGAAAATTTTAAATCAAAAAAATGTTAAAAAAGTTTTAGATTTATACCCAGAAATCTTAATATAGGAGCACTACAATGAAAATTAAAATAAAAGATGAAATGGATGATATTAGATTAAAAGTTTCTCATCAAGAACTTTTATTAATTCTTGATGCTTTAGAAGAATATGATTATGACAAAGTTGATATTGAAGAAATAAACTATAAACTATTTGACAAGGATGAATTTCTTGATAATGATAGTCTTGGCAAACAATTATATAGAATGATCAAAAAAATTCGCTGTAAAATAGAAGATATTAATCCTTGGTAATATAAACAAAATGAGATTTTATACTGGTATTGGATCGAGAGAAACCCCACAAGAAATTTTAGAATATATGAAAAGTATATCAACTCGTCTTAGATTACTTGGTTATATTCTAAGAAGTGGTGGAGCCGATGGTGCTGATAAAGCATTTGAATCAAATGCAAAAAGACTTAAAGAGATTTACCTGCCCTGGAAAGGTTTTAATAACAATGATAGTGATTTATACAATATCGATAATAACGCATTAGAATTAGCTTCCCATTTACATCCTGGATGGGATTATTTGAAACAAGGTGCTAGAAAACTTATGGCGAGAAATTGTTACCAAGTTTTAGGTGCAGATTTAGAAACACCCTCCGATTTTGTTATTTGTTGGACTCCAGATGGTTGTGAAACTCATAAAGATAGGAAAAACAAAACTGGTGGTACAGGTCAAGCAATTTCTTTAGCAAATTTAGCCGAAATTAGAGTATATAATTTATTTAATGATGAATCTATTGATGAATTAGAAAACTTATTATCTAAATTGGAAAATCAATGAAACAATTTATAGGTTACAACGGTAAGGTTGTTGAAGTAGAATCTATCTGTGGCTATTATAATAGAACTATGAGTGTCGAACTTAAAGATGGTACAAGAATATCTGGTATTAATACTATCTATCATTGTGATAGAAATGGAAAATCGTTATCAACCAATGAATATTTAAATTGGAATGATGATTTTTTCCCATATGAAAATGGGATATTTAAAAGTGAAAGGTTAAAGAAAAATGAAAGAAATTAAGAGAGTGTCATTTAGAATCTTAGAAAAAGAAGGAACAGATATGGATCCGTACATATCAGATGAAATTGAAGATATCATGGATACGTATAGAATAAAAGAAAAAAATATTATTAATATAACCGAAAACAAAATTGGCGAAACATACCATATTTCAATTTATTATCGCAAAAAGTTTAAGGCTAAATAAATGTTAATATTTGTATAATTAAGGAAAGGATTAAATATGTCTAAATTTATTATTCATAGAAAAGACAATATCTTGGAAATTGTTGATAAAGATATACGTTTAAAATTTTATGGAAATGTAGTTAATAGTTTTTGTAATTATATAAAAGATAGCAAAATTGTTAATACAGCTTTTACAAATGAACAATGGATTGCATCAAATAAAATTAATAAACATTATGAGAATGAAATAACTCTTAAACGAAAAGATAAAATAATAACATTTTATAGCTCTCAGATACCTGATGGCTTGAACTATTTTTAAAAGGAAAGAAATGAGAACAAACTATAATTTAGAAATTAGAAAAAATTATATAGATAAGGAAGTTACGGTTTCGGGGTGGGTTAATTCAATCCGTGACCATGGTGGCGTTTACTTTATTGATTTAAGAGATACTTCCGGTATTGTACAAATTGTTGCAAATCCAACTTCTTTAACAGAAGATGAATATGAAAAGTATCACGCTTTAAGAGATGAGTGGGTAATTGAAGTTACTGGTAAAGTTAGACTTCGTGGAGAAGGTCTTGAAAATCCAAAATTATTAACTGGTGAAATTGAAATTGTTGCAGAAGATTTAAAAATTCTAAGTAAAGCAAAAACATTACCGTTCCAACCTGGAGACGAATCTGTTAATGATGATTTAAAGCTTAAATACAGATATTTGGATATGAGAGATAACAAACTGCAGGATACTCTTACTAAAAGAAGTGATATGGCGTTTAATATCAGAGTTGCTCTGCATAACGAATTAGATTATGCGGAAATCGAAACTCCAATCTTAATGAAGTCATCTGAAGGTGGAGCAGAAGAAGTATATGCCACTTCTAAACTATTTCCTGGAGAATTCTATTCACTGCCACAATCACCACAATTATATAAACAGTTACTTATGATTGGTGGGAGAGAAAAGTATTATTCATTTGCAAAATGCTTTAGAGCTGAAAGTGCTCGTAAAGATAGAAACATCGAATTCACACAAATAGATATGGAACGATCTTTTTCAGATAGAAATGGTATTTTAAAAGATGTTACTAAAGTTTTAACTGCAGCTTTTGAAACAACCAATGTCGATTTTGATAAAATTAATAATGATGTTAGAGAAACAGTCCGGTGGCTTGATAGTATTAGTATTGAAGGTGAAATTGATTCTTCAGCTGATATTTTAATTCCTATGATCAAATACAATGACGCATTAAACTACTTCGGTAGTGATAAGCCGGATTTACGTTTCAAAATGTCATTGATTGAAGCTAAGAAACTTTTTATTAATACTGATTTTACGGTTTTTAAAGATATTGCTAAAAAGGATAATACAGTTGTTAAAGCTTTAGTGGCTAAAAATGCAGACTATCCAGACAAACTATCTAAAAAGAAAATTAAAGATTTAGAAAAATTTGTTAGTGAATTTGGAGCTAAAGGTTTAGCTTATTTTCAAATGAAAGAAGAAGGCCTAAAAGGTCCTTTAACTAAATTTCTAAAACAAGTGGATTTAGATTTAATCCAAATTGAATGTGAATTAGAAGTAGGTGATATTGTTTTCTTTGGAGCAGGTGATAAAGATACCGTTTTAGATTACATGGGTCGACTAAGAATTAAAATAGCAGAAGAGTTAAATTTAATTAATGATAAATTCATACCATTATTTGTTACTGATTTTCCTATGTTTGAAAAAGGTAAAGACGGCACAATTAAAGCTATGCACCATCCATTTACAGCACCTATAATGGAATCTTATACAAATTATTTAAATGATGAATGTGACCTTACAGAAATTCTTACTGATAGTTATGATCTTGTTTTAAATGGTGTGGAATTAGGTGGTGGTTCAGTAAGAATTTATGATGAAGAGTTACAAGAAAATATATTTAAGATTATGGGGCTTACTGATGAGGAAATAAAAGAAAAATTTGGTTTCTTTACAGAGGCTTTACAGTATGGTACTCCGCCACATTGTGGATTTGCTTTTGGTTTTGATAGATTAGTTTCACTATTATTAAAAAAAGAAACTATTAGAGAAGTAATAGCATTTCCTAAAAATCAAAGTGGTCTATGTCCTATGTCTGAATCACCAAATAAACCGGATGTTAATCAATTAAAAGAATTAGGTTTAAGAATAAAATCTTAAAACATATATTAAAGTTTTTTTAAGACTCTTCTTATTATAATATGTAATAAGGAGTCTTAAAAATGACAATTATACAAGCAACTCGACAAATTATTAGAATTTATATACCAATTATAGAAGATGCATTTATCAAATCAACTAAAAAGTCAAAAACTAAAAATTTATTTATAATTCTATCAATGTGCCATACTATTTTAGATAATACTTATGATGAAGATATAAATCAAACCAAAAATAAAATGACTGATGATAAAATTAGTAGATGGTTGGGTTTTATACAAGGTATTATGAAAGTTTATAATATTTTAGATATTGAAACTGAAAGAAATACAACCAGAGCATTATTTCATAAAGTTTATAGCGATAATAATATCGAAAAACCTATATCGATTACAGCTAAATTTAATGATATAATATTCCATATTGTAGATATGCAAGATTTTAATAATCGATGTGTTAAAAAGTATAATGTTAGATCTTATAAAGAACTTTCTAAGGACAAATTATTAAAAATTTGTTTTAAAATTATGAAGAAAAGTAAACCCAGAGTTTACAAAATGTTAAAAAAATTAAACTATACTTATGAGTTTAGAACTGAAAATCCAAACATATATTCATTTGTTTTTATCAATCCAAGGTTAAAAAATGATTCTTGATGAATTTATCGATTATATAAATCTAGGTTTTTATTTTAAAGCTCATGAACTACTCGAAGAAAACTTATGGATAAAAAATGATAAGAGTAAGAAGAATTTATATTATAAGGGTTTGGTCAATGCTGCCGTTGCAATGGAACTTATTAAAAGAGGGAAAATAGAACAAGGGAAAAAAGTCTGGAAAACATATTTAAAATACAAAATAGATTCCTTCTATGAATTAAACTTTAGAGTTGAAAGAGCATATGAAAAACTTACTAAATTTTAAAAACTTAAAATGGTTAGCATCAATTATAGGATTTATAGGAGCTATGACTATCGCACTTAATACACCATATTCTAAATATGCTTTTATGATGTTTATTATATCATCAACCATATGGATAATAGCAGGTTATAAAGTTCGTGATTGGGCATTAGTATTTCTTAATATTGGCTTTTTTATAGTCGATATTATTGGTTTATGGAGGTGGTTTTAAATGGGAAAAGGTAATTATAATGGTAAACCTCACGAAATGGTTATGTTCTTTTTAAATAAAGACTTTGACATTGATTGTGATTTATCACCTTTTATCAAACAAAATAATATTTTTATTAGTACTATTAAATACCAAAATTACAAATTTATTTTTGAAACCAAACATTTTAATATCAATATTCTAGCCGAAGAGATAATAGAAAAACTTTCAGAGTTAAATATAAAAGACTTTCAATATAAAATTATTTACGATAATGCTCTAAGACGAGATGCTATTTCTGTCTTATATGAAAAAATCAACCATAAAAATTTTGATATTGACATCGGATTTACTTATTTTAACCCCTATCTATCAGAATATAGTATTTTAATTTCAATAAACGGTCATAAATCTACTTATAAAACAGGTAAATTAAATGAACCCCATATTATGAATATAGGACACCTTTATATGAATTTATTTCCCGAATATACTATCTAATTTTTGTATAATTAATATAAAAATGTTAAGGAAACTGTATGGCTAAAACTAAATTAGTAAATGGTGTTAAACTTGATTATGTTGCCGGTTCTTTTGCCAGTTTTGCCAAAATTAATAATTCTAATAAAGAACTGAAAGAAGAAAATATTAAAGATTATATAGGACTTATGAAATTTATAGAAGGTAAGCTCAAGGGTTATATAAATGTTAGCACTTTATTTAATGCTTATCAAGAAGAAGGGGATGGTCGATCTATAAAAGAACATAATAATTTTGGTTATGATAAAGTTTATGCTGATTCTGGTGGATTACAAGTCCTTACAGCAGGTAAAACTATCAATGATGAAGTTAAAGAAAAAGTTTATACAGTCCAAGCTAAATATTCAGACTATGCTATGACATTTGATGAAATGCCTATAATGATAGCTAAAGACTTAGGTAAAAAATCAAAAATCGGCGATTATGGACAAGTCTTTGTTGATGAGTTAGTAGAGAAAAATGCGGAATTATCTGCAATGCATATTCAAAAACAAATAGATATGTTTGAATCATTAAATACATCCACTAAAATTTTACCAATCATACATGGATATGACATTGATTCATATTTACGTTATGCTAAATCTATTTTTAATAACCTAGATCATATAGGACATCATATTCAAGGGATGTCTATTGCATCGTTAAGTGGTCATGCGGATAATAAAGTGGGGATAATGAAAGTATTTGACTTTGTGCCAAAGATATTAAATAGTGGTGAGATTAATCCTCAATATTTAGAACATATTCATTTACTAGGTGTTGCATCTTCACAAAGAATAATACCTATTATTATGATGATTAAAAAAGGATTATTACCAATTAAAACACTTTCATTTGATAGCACCGCAATAACAAAAGCATACACATTTGGTAGAGCATATCAGACCATAGAAGAATATAAAAATCCGAGGGACTTTAGTACAGAAGTAACATTAAAAAGTTATAAAAATAAAGAGTTTCCAAACATAAAACAATTATATCAGAGTATGTATGATACGTTTAAAGATTATGAAAATTTTATGTTTGATGATTGGGAAGATATAGCAAAACATTCACCAAATAATGGCGATAAACGGGCTTTAAAAGATCAATATTTGGAAGAAGGCTTAGAATATCAAAGAAAATACTTACAGCAAGTAAGGATAGCTAATCTATATCATCATTATACTTATGTTTCCATGCTAGAAGGCTATATTGACGATGAACTTAGTATAACAGAATTGTTTGGTTATAATAAAACTGTTGAAACTATGATGCAATCATTTGAGAGTGTAAACACACTTGAAGAATTATCAGAAATGTGCGAATATTTTTATAATTTTGCTAAAGTCGGTCGAACAGATTTAAGAATTAAAAAAGTAAAAACGGTTAAAGAGTTTAAAGAAAAATATGAAGAAGAAGGTATTGATGTATATGCGGAATTAGGTATCGACAAAGACGTTGAAATCCTAAGTGAAGAATTAAAAAAACCTTGGATTAAATCTTCAATAAAAAGAGCAAAAGGGGAAGATTATCCTCATGGTGAGGAACCAACCAATGCACTTTTTTAATAAAATTAAATCATTTATAAAAGGATTAGAATTAACTAAATTCGATAAAATCTTCTTTATAGGATATATTAGTTTATGGATATATTATTTATTTAGTGGAATGAGTTATTTAACTGCTGGCGGTATATTATTAATTCTTGGAGCATGGCTAGTTTTTAAAGGTGAAATTTTTGTTGCAACTTTAAACTATGTTATAGCCGATATAATGTGGGTTTTAAATGCTATTAATATAGGTGATAATGAAGGTACTATTTTCATTATAATTGGTATGCTTTTAGGTATTGCAGCAACTTATAAAATGCAAATTGGATCTTTAGCAAAATCATTAAAAATAGAAAAAAATTGTAAAATAAAACTAAAATAAAAAAGGATTAATATGATACCTATTATGGAAATGTTTGGCCCAACTATACAAGGTGAGGGTGCAAGAAGTGGTGTAATTTCATATTTTTTAAGAGTTGGTGGGTGTAATTTTACTTGTAAAGGTTTTGGTGTGGCATATACCGATCCTGATGGCAATGAAAAGTTTGGATGTGATAGTTATTATGCCGTTGACCAAAAATTTAAGAAGTCATGGGATTTTTTAAACTATAAAGAAATTGTTAATAAAATGAATATAATTCTGAATAAAGGGGCTCATGGTATTTTTAAACCTGATATAATTATAACCGGTGGAGAACCACTAATGTATTGGAATAATGAAGACTTTCAAAACGTATTAATTTACTATATATCAAGAGGTTATAAAATCACGATTGAAACTAATGGTAGTATTGATATTGATTTCACAAAAGATTATCAAAAAGAAATTATGTTTTCTATGTCGGTTAAATTAAAAAATAGTGGTGAAGCAGAACATAGAAGAATTAATATAAAAAATCTTACTAATATACTTGAAAATTCTAAATATAGTTATTTTAAATTTGTTATTGGTAATGATATGAATGATGTAGAAAAAGAAATTATAGATATTTTAGACAGCATTCCATATTATACTGATGTTTTTGTAATGCCTATGGGAGAAACTACCGATGGGATTGAAAAACACGCTTTAAAAACTGCTGAATTAGCTATTAAAAATAATTGGAAATATAGCGATAGATTACATATTAGATTATGGAATGATAAACCGGGTGTTTAGATTTAAGAGGAAAATATATGAGTAAATTTAAAAATACAGAACTAATTGTCGATTATGTTCTTTCAGGATTCGGAGCTTCATTTCGATTAGGCTCACCAAATGAAGCTTACGCTAGAGGTGTTGCAGAAGAATTATTTAGTTCTACTAAATTTTTAGAATCAGAAACTAGAGGCGATAATATTGAAATGAGTGCATTGTTTAATGCATATACAGAAGATAGAATGGCGGAACAGTTAAATGGGTTTAATCTTAATTTAAGAGATCTATATACTGGGGGTATGTATGTTGATTCTGGAGGATTACAGGTTTTAACACAAGGCAAAACTATCGATGAAGAAATGAGAAAAAAAATATATAAAACTCAGGCTTCATATGGTGATTTTGCTATGAGTTTTGATGTTATTCCTTCTGAATTTGTAAATGGCGAAAAAATATATTTTCCGGAGCGAGTAGCTGATGCGGGAACACAAGCTGGAAAAAATTTAATTGAACAAATTAAAGCATTTAAAGAATACAATACCTCTTGTAAAATCATGCCAATCATTCAAGGATTAGGTGAAAGTGACATGGATTTATATGCTAATAATATGTTTAGCCAACTATCTAAAGATGAATTGGATTATATCACAAGTGTCGCTTTTGGTGGTGGTACAAGTGGTTTTGAATTTTTAAATAGAATGATGAATGCTCATCATTCAAAAATTTTATCACAAAAAATGAATCATGTGCATTTACTAGGGATTACAGGCTTTTCTAGACTATTACCGCCTATTATTGCAGCAATGAATGGAATTCTTCCAGATGTTAATAGAATTTCTTTTGATAGTACAACAATATCAAAGACTTATGTATTAGGGATGGTATGGCCAGAAGTTGAGGATGTTATTTCTGGTAATGTTAAAGCTGGTGCAAGTACATCGTTAGGCAAAGTAAGAAATAAAACTGTTGAAGCTCATTATGAAAAAATGTGGAATTGGTGGAAAAAAAATCCTAATAATATTTTTGATGGTGTTGAAGATCTTTTAGAACATTCCGTATATAACTCTAAAGGTTTTACAACTGGATACCAACAAACAGAAAATTTATCATTAGAAGATGGAATCAAAACAATTACCCAAAAGCATGTTTTTGTATATTATAACACATATAATTTTATCAATATTTTAAAAGGATATATAAAAGGCGAGGTACCATTATCCAACTTGTTAGGTAAGAATCAAAAAGGTATTTTCTTATTTGAACAATTAGAGAGTATTACTGATGTAAACGATTATAATGAGTGGTTTATAGATGTTAAAAAACATATAAAGATTGATGTTCCATCTGTTGGTTCAGATAAAGGACAATCAACAAATATTTTATTTTAGGTGATATTGATGGCTACAAGTAAAAAACAAATAAATGGTATTACTTTAGATTATGTTTCTGGTTCATTACGACCTTTCTTAAAAATAGGTTCTGGTAGTACAGATGCTATAAAGCATGAGGGAGTTGAAGATTTTAAGAAACTACTAGATTGGTCTCAAACACATTTAAAAGGTTACTTTGTACTATCAACACTTTTTAATGCGTTTCAAGAAGAAAAAGATGGTAAAGTATTAAAAGAAGAAAACAAACTTAATCATGACGCAATTTATGCCGATTCTGGTGGATTACAAGTCCTCACTAGAGGATTAGAAATTACAGATGATATTAAATTGAAAGTATATGATACTCAAGCTAAATATTGTGATTTTGCCATGACATTCGATGAAATGCCTTTAAAAGTTATAGAAAATCAAGATCAATTTGGTAAATCAATTATTGATAATAACAGGGTTGTTCATATCAAAGAAATGGTAGGTATATCTGCAAAAAATTCAGCAGCACATATTCAACAGCAAATTGATGTATTTGAAAAACTTAAGACGAATACAAAAATATTACCTATTGTACATGGTTTTAGTGAAGAAACATATATCGAATACGCCGAAACAATTATGAAAAACTTACATAATATTAAGGAACATATCCAAGGTATGGCTATTGCTTCATTATCAGCATCAGCGGATAATAAGGTAGGTATAATGAAAGTTTTTGATTATGTACCAACTCTTATGAATGCTAAAGAGATAAAAGAAGAGTATAGACAACATGTCCACTTACTAGGAGTAGCTTCATATCAAAGAATAATTCCAGTTATGATGATGGCTAAAAAGGGTATTTTTGATACCGTTAAAAGAATTTCATTTGATAGTACTGCACTTACAAAATCATATACATTTGGGCGTGTATATGCTAGTGTTGAAGAAATGAAAAATCCTAAAGATTATGAACCTCTTTTATCATTAAATCATTGGAAAGATCCTCATTCAAAAAATATTAGACAATTTTATAATAACGTACACAATTTACTCAAAGACTACCCCGATTATATTTTTGAAGATGTTGAAGATTTGATGAACCATTCACAAAATAATGGTGAGAAATTAAAAGTTAGTGAACAATTTAAAAAATATGGAACTGAATATGAAAGAAAATATCTGGCTCAAGTGAGATATAATAGCATTTATAATATGATTCAGTATTTAAGTGTTATTGAAGCTTATTTAGAAGATGAACTGGCTGTAGCTGATATATTCTCATATAATGGGACAGTAAGATTTATGTTTGAAACCTTTGAGCATAATGCACATACAAAAGAAGATTTTAAAGAGATGTGTAACTATTTTTATACAACGGCTACAACAGGAAGAACGAACCTCAATTATATAATAATGGACACTTTAGAAGAATTTGAAAAAAGTGAATATGGAAATAATCCCGATGTAAAATCGGACCCATTAGCCGAATTAGGAGTAGGGGAAGTACCAAAACATGAAAAAGGGTATGTTCGACCAGATCTTTTAGCTCGACGAGCTAAAAGAGCACCTAGAGATTTTAAAGAAGATGGAAATCCATCAGATTCTCTTTTTTAAAAATGTAAAATTAATATAAAATATTAAAAAAAGGATATATATGAAAATAGCTATTATTGGTGCTGGATGGTATGGATGTCATATAGCTTCAATTTTAAAATCGTACGCTGTTGATATAACTATTTTTGAACAAGAAGATGATATTTTTAAACATGCATCATCAAAAAATCAAAATAGACTTCATTTGGGTTTTCATTATCCTAGATCTTCAATAACACGACTGCAGTCAAAACAGGGTTTTAAAAATTTTAAAAAAGAGTATGATTTTTGTTGTAGTCCTATAAGTAAAAATTTCTATGCAGTAGATAATCAACGATCTTTAATAGACTTTGAAACATTTAAAATTATTATGGAACACGATCTGGATTTTAAAATAAAAGATAATACGGACAGACTACAAAACTTATCTGGATTAATTAATACTAAGGAAGAAGTTATTAATTTTGATATTGCCATAGAACACTTTAAAGAATTATTGTCAGGCGATTTAAGATTAAACTGTAAAATTGAAAATGCAGATATTCAAAATTGTGATGATTATGTCCAAATTAAAGATGAAAATTTTGATTATTTAATCAACTGTACTTGGGCTACTTTTAGAAATAATTTCAATATTGACGCTTTTTATGAATCATGTATTGTTTTACTTTATAAAACATCACATCACGAAAATGATTTCGCTATAACTATTATGGATGGTGAATTTGTATCTCTATTTCCATATACTGAAAACGGGGTGTACACACTCACATCTGTAAAAAATACAGTTCTAAAAAGAGATAAAAGTTATAAAAAAATTATAGATTTTCAAAATAATTTATCGGATGATTTTATACAAGAAATTATTAAAAAAATGGAAGCTGAAATGATATATTATTATCCAGATTTTTTAATAGATTTTGAATTTAAAGACTATTTTCTTACAACAAAAAGTAAACTTAATGTACAAACTGATTCTCGTGAAGTGGTAGTAAAACATAATAATCGAGAGATTTTTGTATTTTCTGGAAAAATAGATACTATCTTTGAAGCTGAAAAAGAAATTTTAAAAATACTAGGATTAAAAAATGAATAATAAAATATGTATCATTGGCGGTACCTCCAATATTTCAAAATCATTTATAAAAATGGTTGAAAATAATTTTGATATTATAACGGTTGGTAAAAGCTCTAATAATGATATTGAATTTGATATTAATAATGGAAATTTTAATAATATTAATAAAATACCTTTAAATTGTTCGTATTATTTAATTGCTGCAGGCATATTATACCCAAAAAAGATTATCGAACAAACAAATAATGAGATTTTAAATAGTATATCTTTAAATCTTTTATTTCCGACTTATTTAATTGAACAGATATTAGATATTAATGAAGATGTAAGAATTGTAGTGGTTGGTTCTGAATCGGGTAAAAAAGGTTCATATGACACAACTTACTTTTTAAGTAAAGCAGCTTTAAAATCTTATATACAAGAAAAACATATTAAATCTAAAAACCAATCACTAAATATGATTGCTCCATCGGTTATACTGGATACAAAAATGACACAAGATCGGGACGATTTAGAAGAAGTATTAGAAAGAGCAAAAGATTTACCAAAAGAAAGATATTTAATGAGTGAAGAAGTCGCTAAACTTATTTATTATTTATTTTTTGAGGATTCAGGGTATATTAATAACGAAGTTATTAATATGAATGGTGGTAAATTTGCAAGAATGAATTACAGATAAGGAAAGGGATATGAAACAATATAAAAAACGAATAGCATTTATTATATCATCACAACATTTTATAATACATGGTGGTATAGGAACATTTGCACGAGCTTTCGTAGATATGTGCAATGATTTAGATTATAAAGTCGACTATATAATGGATAAAGCTCCGGCTAATAAAGATTTAGAAGAATACATACTTAAAAATAATGGAAATATTTTATACCCTCACAAAGACTTGTCTTATAAAGGTCATAATGCAAGGTTTGTTTTCTCAGATAGTATGAATTTAGAAAAAACTATAAACTTTAGGGATTCGTTTTTACAATCATTTAAGAATGCAATTTATGATGTTATCATCATAAATTCTAATGATGCTATATTACCAATATTAATAACCGGGATTCAGAGTATTGCACCGACAATAGTATATTCTCATAGTGGTGAACTAGTTTTTGTAAATGAAAAACATGATCCAGTCTTTAAAAAGTCTGTAGTCGAAATTTATAAACAATTAATGTGTTTGGATGATATTATAATCGGAACTCATAGTGACCATAATAAAGCTATCATAGAAAATAACTTTCCAGATATAAATGTCAAAACATTACCTTTAAGGATAGCTGATAAGGGGTTATTAGACTCCATAGATCCGAATATTGAAAAAAATGGCGTGTTATTTGTAGGTCGTTATGAACCAAGAAAAAATCCCGACACATTTTTAAAAGGTGTTTCTGAAGCAGGACTAAAAATCTTAATAATGACAAATGATAACGGGGCTAAAAAATTTGAAGCTAAACTTTTAGCTTTAGGTTATGAAAAATTTAATGAAAGAAAAAATGATCCACTGCAAAATGATGGAAAAGTATATGAAATAAAATTTGGTATATTTGGAAAAGAAAAAGAAGCTTTCATGAATAAAGCTAGGCTTTCTTTCCAACCTGCTATTTTAGAATCATATGCATATAGTACAGTTGAAGCATTACATTGTTGTAGAACCGTAGTACTTGATGAATATTCGTGGGGTAAAAATTTCAAAGGGTTAGCATATTTTACAAATAAAAAGACAATGAGTGAAGATTTAAAACGTTGGCATGATGAAGATTATGATATGGAACAGCAATTAGAAAAAATGCGAAAAATTTATAATGATGGTGCGCAGTATTGGACAGATATATTTGAAGAATATTCCGCTTTAAATTTAAACCCTAAAAAAGTAACAAAAACTAAGTTATACAAATTATTGGATGAACAGAAGGATTTTGTATCCATTTCATATATACTTGAAACGCTACTAAATAGAGATTTAAATTGGATAGCTATTGATGATGCTGAAATTTTTTATAAAATTATTAATGAATTGGATATTGTTCATACTGATAAAGAAACTTTTATAGCATTAAAAAATAAAAAATTCAAATTTAATATATCGGACGAAGTTGATGGTTCCGAATTATTATTTTAAAATGATATTTGTATAATACATATAAAAAGGTTAAAAAAATGAAAATATACCAAATCGAAATAACAAATGCATGTCAATTTAGATGTGATTACTGCCCTAGAACAACAGCTATGACTAGAAAAGTAGGCTCTATGTCTAATGAAACGATTAACAGAATAGCTGATGTACTAACTAGTGATTCAATTCGACTTCACCACTATGGCGAAAGTTTAATTGAGTTGGATAAAACTCTTTATGCGATTAAAGCATTAAAAAATAAAAACCCAGAATTGGTTATAGAATTAAATACAAATGGTGAGTACTTAACCCCAGAAACGACAGATAAACTATTTGAGGCCGGCCTTTCAAAAGTTAATTTATCATATCATTTCCCACCAAGTATTAAACACTTAAAAAATATTGATCCAAAATATAGAGAACGAATTGAAGTTATGAAAATAGCCCACTTATCTGAAATTGAAAAGTATAAAAATGAGTTAAAAGAAGTAAAAGAAATAGGATACAAAGTAATCTTAAAACAATTAAGAGACTTAGGTCAAGTTAATGCAGATAGTGCAGGAAAAGGTAATGCATGGAAAGAATGTTCTTTTATAAAAAATAATGAATTCGTAGTATTATGGGATGGACGTATTGTCACTTGTTGCGAAGTATTTGATGGTGAACCAGAAGAAATACTAGGATCAATTTTTGATGACTCTTTACCAGAAAAAAATAAATATATTTCTAAATGTGCTACTTGTATGGGTTATGGAAATGGCGATATTGAAACTGAAAAAATAAATATTTAAGGGTCTATTAAGGTATTACTACTTATAATATTTAATACCATTATAAGGAGGTTCATACCATATGAACGCAGATTTAGAAAAAACACATAGTACCTTACCAGCACACCCTGTTGGGCAGGCTATAACTACGAAAACCAAAGTAATAGAATTTGCTGAAAAAATCGTAAATTCTCAACTAGGAGAAATTACTGGCGCATTCATAGATACCGATACAATGCACCTTTGTTTAAAATATTCAAGTAGTAAAACTGCTCTCACAGCAAAAATGAATAATAAAAAAGAAGATATTTTAACCCCTATTTTCTTAAAAGCAAAAGGTAAAAATATTCAAGATTATACCTTTAATGTAATTCTAAACTCATCCGATAGTTCAACAAAAATACGTACAGATGCAGCATTAATTGAACATGGAATATTATATGCTATTGAATCAAAATTTTCTGAATCCATTTCAGAAAAAAAGATTATTGATCTATTGAATGAACTTCGTAATAAACACTTGAAAAGTTTTTATACAGCTTTAAAAGATGACAAACTATATCTTAATTTAGTAAAACAAAATTACATGCCTGTAACAGATATTATAATGACTGGCAAAATAATAGAAAACCCAATATTACTTGAAGCTTATGCTGATGAAGCATATATAAGTGAGATGGATATTCTGGATATTATAGAAAAATTTGGTCACTATATGCGCTCATACAAAATGAAACTCAAAGAGGGTGTTAATATCAATGATGATATATTTGATGATAAATCAAAAATGGTAAAGCCACAATTTGTAGAATTTGAATATATATCAGACCACCTATATAATTTATTTGATGTAGAAATTGCTGCTAGAATCGATACATCTTCTACCGAACCAATAAGTGCTATTACTCATATGAAATTAGAAAAAGCATTTGAAATGATTGGACAAAATGGTAATGTTGAAGATGGTCTAGGTAATAATAGAGCGAAGAAAAAGTGGAATGATCCGGCTAGAATTGGTTTATTTTATGATCAACTAAACACTTATATAAATGAAATGGAATCAGGGTCATTTAATCATCATGCCCGTCACGATGCGTACGTAACAGCGACAAAACAACGTACTCTACTCTATAGACATTTTGAAGAACATATAACTAAAGATTTTGAGATAGATAAAGTTAGTGGTAAGTTGAAAGAAGTAAAAGTTAAATCAATTACTCCTTCAAACACTAAACTTATAATTAGTTCAGGGAATATAACTGTTGCTAATTCGCAGCATTTAGTTGAAAATAGATTACTCATAAAACAGTTGGCTTATTATTTTATCGAAACATCAATATATGGCAAATTTCATTATAATCCATGGGAACGTGATGAATTAATTAAAGAAGTTTATGATTGCAATAAAGGTTTGATTGATAAAGTTTTAGATAGATTTAAAGAACATTTTTTATCAAAAAAATTCAAAGATACTGATAAATCAAAAATAAAAGAGATGATTGAAAGATGGGGCGATGATAGAATCCCTGTAAGATTTGTAACTGAAGAGGGTGATATAATCAACCAATTTATAACTTCATCAAATACAGGTTTATCGGCTACAAAAAACCAAGAAATACTAGCTCCATATAAAACAGAGCAAAATACTATTAGAAGTATTATAGCCGATTATCAGATTGATAATAAAAATATTTCATTAGCATTAACACATAGTGATATTAGAAAAATTTCTGCTAAGTTAAATTATAATGAAAATATAATAACATTAGTTAATCTTATATCTGATAATCCTCTGTATTGGGATGATGAACAGAAAAAAACAAAAATCGATTCTATGAACACAGTTGATTGTACTTATACAGTATCACTCACTAAAAAAATGGCTAAATCCTTTGCCCAATTATTTATTAAGGGTGATGATAAACTTCAAGATAACTTGTTAAAGTATGAAAAACTTATAGAGACAGAATTGGCTAAAGACGACTACGATGAATTGATACTAAAATCATTTGAAAATAGCGTCGCCGATTTAAAAAGCCAATTAGAAGGACATTACAGTCATCATAGACTATTCCATTTGAAAAAATATGCCCACCTACAATTAGAAGCTATTATTAAGGTCATTAATGTTTTTGAAAAAGTATATAAAATGGACCAATATAATGAACGTATGAGAGATTTGACAATTGCAAGCAACGATAATACTGTGTTAGTTTCAGAACACGACTATACTAAAGGTCGCTTGGTCGGTTTATTCTTTAATGCTTTAAAAATATTAAAAACTAAAAAAGCCAATTATTGGCATGATGAAGATGAAATGATTCGATATTTTAAATTGTTTATAGAAACCCTAGAAGATGTCCGATTATTATATAGAAATATTAATGGCGACATTGTAACGGTAACAAAATTATTCAAAGAGACCATATATCCTAAGAATATAGATACCAACAATAGTAATATTGTATTATCTACCTTTAAAGTATCAGTAACCGATCTTACAGATAATATTATAAAAGTGTTTAAATCGAAAATAATAAATACTAATCAAAATAATGTATAATTATTAATAAAAAGGATAACTGATATGGCTGTTAAGCAATTAAATAATTTTGTATGGATTACAACGAGTTTTGAGGGGTTTCATAAATACCCCGATGCTCCTGAAGAGGTTTCATTTTTAAAAGAAAGACACAGACATATATTCAAACTTAAAATTTGGATTGAAGTATTTCATAATGATAGAGACATTGAATTTATTCTTTTTAAAAGATTTATTGATTCATTAATAGTTGAAAATGAAATGGATTATAAATCATGTGAAATGATTTCTGATGATCTCGCAAATTGGATTAATGAAAAATTTCCAAAGCGGACTATAAAAATTGAAGTTTCTGAAGATGGAGAAAATGGCTCTTATAAAGAATATGAAGCTATATAGGTTTAGACATGAAAAATATTTTTTTAGTTGATATTGAATATATACCAACCCGTTATTCTTCACAATGGAAAGAATGGATTCCAGAAGAAATTAATAAATCCGAGTTATTAAATTGTGTTGTAATAGATGGTCCGGATAACAAAGATTATGAAACAACCCCTGGTGGGTTTTTCAATTTCTTTGAAACTAATTTATATAAAATGGTGCAAGGGCAAAAAATAGCAAAACTCTTTATGGAAGATAAAGTCAATGATGGTGATATATTCTTATTTACTGATGGTTGGCATCCTGCAGTAATATCTTTAAGACAAATGATAAATCTCTCTAAGAAAAAAATTAAAATGATGGGTATGTTTCATGCTGGGGCTTATGACCCAGCAGATATATTGGGACAAACTTGCAGAGATAATTTTTTAAATATTGAATTAGGTTACTTAGATTGCTTAGATACGGCTATATTTGCTACTAAATTTAGTAAACAACTTATGCTTGACAATCTTATTATTGATGATGTGAAAAAAAATGAATTAGATAAAAAAATGGTAGTGACAGGTTTCCCATATAATTTTGATCATTTATATCAAAGTAAAAATAAATCTAACAATATTTTATTTCCTCACAGAATAAGTCCAGAAAAACATATTGAACTTTTTAGAAAAAAAGATAAAATATCAGAACAATACAACACTATTGAGGAATTACTTCCCAATTTTGAAGCAATTGTTACTTTAGAAATAACAAAAAATAAAGATGAGTTTCATGAATTATTAGCTAACTCAAAATATAGTGTTAGTTTCGCAGATCAAGAAACTTGGGGCATTTCAGTATTTGAATCATTAATGAGTGGATGCTTGCCAATTATACCAAATAAATTAAGTTATAATGAAATGTATTCAGATGAACTTAAATATGATCCATATGATGAAAATGGTAATGAAGATATATATAACTGGCCTATAAAAGTTAAAAAAGTTATTGACCGTTTAGAACAATTAACACTAGAAGATAAACAAAAAATAATAGATAAAAATATAAAATATTTAAAAGAATATTATTGTACTTTTGAGTATATTTTAGATTTACTAATTATAGGATAGAGTCCATCTAATTTCAAAGTTAAATTCAAGACTATTATCGAATACAGGATATGAATTTAACTTAATTTTTATTAAATTCCTTTTGCAACGTCTATTTAGATTTAACTCCATTAAATCTAATTTTTAATAGCTTTATAATTCACCCCCCACTTATTTTCTTATAAATATTTTTTAATATTTCTACTATTTTATCATAATATCATTTATCATATTAAAATAGGATTTTGACTTTTTTTGTATAATATTATCTATACAAATTCACTCAATAAAAGAGTTACCAAGGATAAAAAATTATGACACAAAATAATATTTCAAATATTAAATCTACTATCGAGAATGATCCAAAAGGATTGAAATTAGAGCTTGTAATTTCGGGCATACCTTAGGCTACTTTAAATTAAGAAGTCAGCACGATGATTTATTTAGAATTACAGCATTATCTTTACGAAAATGCCTAGACTATATTGAAGAAAAATTACCAGGCAATGTTTTATTACAGGGTCTATTCAATGCATACACAGAGGAAGTCATGGCTCGTAGAGCAAGTGAAGAATCAATTAATGTACCGTTCAAATCTATCTTCCCACATGGATTGCATGCTGATTCAGGTGGTTTACAAATGGTTACTTTAGGTAAGGGTACTGTTGAAAAAGAAGATAGACTTAAAATCTATGAAACACAAAGTAAGTATGCTGATTATGCTATGAGCTTTGATGAAATTCCTGCAGTATTTATTGATGATGTTAAATACTATATGCAAAGTCTAATTGAAGAAAAAGGTATTGAGTCAGGTAATAATCTCAGGGAACAATTTGATTATTTTGCTACAACCGATTCAACTTGTAGAATTGTACCCATCGTACAAGGTTGGGGGATAAAAGACACAAATACATTCGCTAAAGGATTATTTGCACAATTTACTGATGAAGAAAAAAGCAAAATGGATATTTTTGCTTCGGGTTTCCAAAGTACATCTGTTTATGCATCGGCGAAAAGGGCATTCGACTTATACAGAGTTGAGTCAATACCTGAAAATGCTAAACAACATCTGCACCTTTTAGGGGTAACAGGTTTTAAAAGGTTAATACCTATTTTGATACTAATCAAAAATAATATGACTGAGGGTTTAAAATCTCTATCATTTGATTCGGTTACACTTTCTATGAGTTATGTTATGGGTGGCACTGTTCCTTCTGTTGATGATTTTAAAAATGGTAAGGGCAAAATAAAATTAGGTAAAAAACGTAATAAAGATGTGGATGCTTATTGGCAAGAAATTTTTGATTTTTGGAAAGACGATCCAGAATTCCCTTTTGATGATTTAAATGATATGATGGAACATAGCTATTATAATTCAAATGGATTAACTAGTGGTTACCAACAATATGAGCATTTTTTACAAGCTGATGAAGATGGCAATTTTACTAAAAAAAATAAAAAAATAGCTGATTTTCATTTTGCTAAAGTATTGAAGCAAGAGCAGTATTATATTTTATATCAAGTTCATAATTATGTACAAATATTAGAATCCTTTTTAGAAGATGATATTAAACTTGAGCATATTTTTAAAGGTAAAGATCTAGTATTATTCCAAGCTTTAGAAAAAGTTACAACTGATGATGATTTTAATGATTGGTATGAATACCTTAAAAAATCTACAGGTTTTTCAATTTTAACTATGAATTCTGAAGCAAAATCATCAGAGGAAACAACTAATTTATTATTTGATGACTCAAATAACGAACCTATAAAAGAAAGAAAAAAACAACCATCTAGAGTAGCTAAAAAACCGACTAAAGTAGAAGAAGATAATATTGATGCTATGAATGATTTATTTTAATTATTATTTAAGGGAATTCTTCTTATAATAGATTTAATTATACTAAAGGATTTAAATGAATTTTTATATTGAATTTTATAAACGTGTTGATGAAAGAGTTAATCATACATTAACAGGATTTTTACTTTTACTCGAAAGTATTTTATTAGGAATAATTTTATATTTTACAATTTTTACAAGTGATACAAATGCATGGGTACTAACTTTTATTATAGCATGGCTTATGTCATTACTTATTAATGTTACTCTATTTGGTGTGTTTGTAATGATTAAGCATTTTTTAAAATGGATTAATACCGATTTAAAAAATGCTATAAATGAAACTCATGCGTCATTTGGTACTATACCTAGTAAACATGGTAGAATTAAATTTTAAATTATAAATGAAATATCTTATAATAGAAGAGACCTTATTAATTGCCAAAGTTGAGAAAATATCTCATGGGTTTAATTCTACAAGTGTAGTATATAGAAATCCAATTTCCGATAAAGTTTCAGAAACTACTTGGCCTACATATCATGCTAAAAAAATATTATTTGAAACATTTATTGATGCAATAGCATATATTATAAAACATTTAGATAAGACATCTAATCTTGAGTTTAAACAACGAGTATTTGAGTATGAGTATATTCTATTAAACAACTATCCGGAGAAATTATTATGAAATATACACAAAAAGGCCTAATGCGCTTTTTTAGAGATAATGAGGTATCTGAAATTGAGGTCTTTATAAGTTATGTTGGAGATTATAGAAAAAATGGACGTAAAACTATATCGACCTTGTTTACTATTATCAATCCTCAAAAAATTATTATTAAAGAATCTATTTTCGGAAAAATACTATTTGATGATATTGATGATGAAGATACTAGTAAAGCCTCTGCTCTTTTTGGATTTGATATAAATCGCAGTAATAATCCATTATATCCTAATGATGGTAGCATTATTAATAATTTTGATACTCACTCAGATATATTAGATATAAATAATAATAAATTCGATTTTGATGGAGATTTAATTAATAGAATTTTCTTCTTCACAAAAAAAGAGGAAGCAGAAATACACTTCGTTAAGTTACTTAATCATTACCTTAAAGGGGTTGGGTTAAGCGAAGCATTATCAGAAAGAGATAAAATTTTAAATAAATTAAAGGATACAAATCCCGAAAAGATTTTAGAATTGATTTAAGTTATCTTTAAATAGATTTTTTGTATAATAAATAAAACAAAATTCATACTGTTATTGGATTCAACTAAAGTTGAAAGGAATAACAAAGGAGAACACTTATGATTAATTTTAAAACACTTCAAACTGATTTCTATCAGATTTCAATGGCTTTCGCTTATGTACTTTCAAATAAAGCAAATGTAACAACTGGTTTTGAGGGCTTTGTAAGAAATGTAAAAGCGGCTGTAAACCCAAACAGAGATTTTTATATCTTTAGTGGAGAGCAGGAAGTAAAAGACTACATCGAAACTGTAAAAAAAGAAATCAGAGACCCACAATTCATAGAAACTTTTATTGAGCTTATAGAACCTAAAATAACTGCTAAGAATAAAGAGGATCTTATTCAAGAATTTAGAGAAAAATGGAAAACTCTTGATTTTGATTTTGAGTATAACGTAGTTGCAGAAGGCTCTATTGTATTTCCTTTTGTACCTGTTTTTCAATATAAAGGACCTAAAATTTGGGGGCAACTTATTGAAACTTATGTTACAAATATTTACAACGGTAAAACAGCATTTGCTACTCTTAAAAAACTTAAAGAAGAAGATAAAGCATTTGTAACAGATAGTGAATTTATTTTCATTAAAGGTATTATGGAAAATAATCCTTTTGCTATAAATGAATACACTAAAAATCTTGAGAGAACTGCTGAGGAATTTAGAAAGTCAACAGATAAAATCCTTCTTGAAGCAGCATTTAGAAGAGCACCAACAAAAATTATAGCAGATGTAGCATCTAATGTAGCTATTAGTAAAGGTTGGGATGGTACTTCAAATGTTTCAAATGTTCTTAATGGTATGATTACAGCTGATAAAGTTGGTGGTACAATGGCTCATGCTTTTGTAATGAGTTTTGAAAATGAAAGAGATGCCTTTAAAGCATGGGATAGAATCTTTCCTGGAACAACAATGCTTATCGATACTTATGACGTTGAAAATGCAGCAAAAATGATTAAAGAGATGGTTGATAACGGTGAGATAACTAAACCGAACGATCTTAGAATTGATAGTGACCCTATTGATGATTACTGTAAACTCGTTTACGATATTTTTGATAATGCTATTGGTATCTTTGTAAGTGGCGATATGGACACAGAAAAATTTGAAATCCTAGATGGACAAAATATTCCATATAGTAAAGCTATGGCTGGAACAAAATATGTTTATGAAAACTATATCGCATCAAAACTTAATAGTGGTTTTGTTTACAAAATCGTAGAGTACATTAATGAGGATGGGAAAACTATTAGACCTGAGAAAAAAGCAAATGGGAAATCAAATTACCCTGGACTTAAAATGGTAAGTTATGATGAGTTTAGAAATATTCTTACTATTTGGAATAATACAGATAAAGGACAGTTTGGGTTTTCAGGAATGAGTAAAATCAAACCAGATTCAAAAGTTGAATTCAAAACTTCTTCATAAAAAAATACCACTTCTTTATAAATATTAACATATAGAGAGGTGGGTCAAATATGTTAGCAAAAGTTACAAAAAAAGTAAAAAATTTCATTCAAAATCTAGAAGTTGTTTCTCCTAAAGACTACAACAAATACTTTAATGACATTGCATTTGATATGGGTATAGAAACAAGCGAATTTGATTGTGATATGTCTAATGCTATTGATAAACATCGTGACACTTTAGAAGAAAATACATCTCTTGCTATAAATGCTATTAATACTCGTGATGTAAAAGCTCTAGAACTTGTAAACGATAATATGAGTAAATTAAAAAAAGAAATTATAGAACTTAAAGAATTAGTATATAAAGACGAATTAACTCAAGTATATAATAGAAAATATATTACTGATAATATATTATCTGGAGATTATTTTAAAATTAATGGTCTTATGGTTATTCTTGACATGAATAATCTTAAAAAAATCAATGATACCATTGGACATGTAGCTGGAGATAAGGCTATAATCTATCTTTCTAAAGAACTAAAGAATTTAACAGAAAATACTATTAGATTTGGAGGAGATGAATTTCTATTATTTTTTGATGACATTGATTTAGAAGATTGCTTCTTAAAACTACATAAATTACGTGAAAAAATAAGTACCAAAATATTTCGCTTTAAAGGTGTTGAATTTAATATTAGTTTTGCTTTCGCTGCTATAGCTATCGACCCATCAAAAAAATTCAAAGAAACTCTTGAAATTGTAGATAATGAAATGTATAAAGATAAAGAAAGAGTTAAAAATATGTTAAACAAATAAAAAAAATAATTTTATTTTAAGTTCTTCTTTGGTATAATCTTTAGAAGGATTTAAAATGAATATACACTTTACAAATAAAAGTCTTTTTTACGATTTAAATAAACAATCAATAGCAACAGTAAAAGTTGGATCTCATATGTATGGTCTAAATAATGAACGTAGTGATATAGATTATCTATCAATTTATATAGAACCTATTAAAAATAGAGATAGTTTTATGTGGACTCATCACCAACTACAATTTAAAGACGATAAGATAGATTATAATTTTTCATCAATCCAAACTTTTATAAGAAATACTTTAACAGGTGATGCTACAATCAATTTTGAAGTAATTCATTCCAAAGATTTACTTCAAACTGATTTAGCATGGCTTTATGAATATAAAGATTTTTTTATAAATTACAATATAATTAAAAGTTATTTAGGATTAGCTAAACGAGATTTAAAATATTGGAATAAAGATACAAAAAATGCTAAATTTCATAATGGAGAATCCAATAAAAAATTATCTCATTTTGTTAGAGGTGTTTTATTTGCTAAACTACTACTAGAAGATAATTTTGATTTTAATTTAGAAATTAAACATACTTTTTCAGAATTTAAATATAATGATTTAGAATTATTATCAAGAATAAAAAATGGTTCATTAGATTTTTCATTTGATTATCTTATATCGATTATTAGTTCATATATGGAACAACTAAGAATTTTAAATAATAAAAAATTAGAAGAAGGAGCAATCCATAGATATATGAAAACCGATATTTTAGCAAAATTAGATATAGAGATCCAAAAAACAGTTGAAAAATTAGATACCGAGATCAATTTTTTAGATTATGATGATTTATTTTATAAAGCGTTAGAAGAAGGGGTTGAGTATTGAAAGAGTTAATTAAAGCAACTAAAAAATTTGATAATTTCTTAAAAATGCAATTATATGTCATTTTTATAATCAGTATGAGTTGGTCTTTGATACTACCTTTAATAACTAAATTACAAGGATTACTTTGGGCTACTAGTATTATTTCTATTTTTTTAATATTGACTAAATTAACAGCTTTTATAGCTCCAAGATTTAAAAATATTAAATTGCATTTAGCATATAGAAATCTAATTATATTAGATGGACTTTATCTTCTAAGTCTTTCAACATATTTTATAAGCCCGTTGTTATTCTTGTATGTTGAAGGTGTATTAATGTTAATCTATACAATTATAATGTCGGTTTTTGGTATTAGATATGATGCCTTTTTAATGAAAAAATACGATATTACTACTTTTGAAAACGTTCAATATGCTGAACGTATTTCAATGGCAACAGCATCAATCATAGGTTATTCTATTGTTGTACTATTAGATCTGTTTACAAATAGTATTTCAACAGTTTTATACGTTTTCATTATAATTTTATTAATCAATCTATTGATGCAGATTTACAATTATATATTTTATTGGAAAAGGTTGAATATTGGAAATTAAAGTTGGTAATATAAAATACGTAGTTAATAAAGACAAATATATTATAGCTAAAGTATATGTTTCGGAAATACTTGATGATGCTATTGTAGTACAAAATATAATTGAAGAAGATCTATGCCCGGCATTACTAAGAATACCAAATACACATAAAAATATAATATTTGATACTTATCACAATGCTAAAATTATGTTTGGTGCTCTCATCTTTAAAGAGGGGAAAAATATAAATGCCAAAATTGATTATAAATCATTTGATTCATTTGTAAAATATACAGAAAGATTTAGCCCAGAGCTATTAATTTAGGAGATAACAATGAATTGTATAGGATTATTTGGTACTTGCGGTAACAGTAAATGGAGAGATAGTTTCATTAAAGATTTTAAAGAACGAGATATTGAATGTTTTAACCCTTTAGTAGAAGATTGGAAACCAGAAGACGCTGTAATTGAAGCAGAACATTTAGCTAATGATAGCATTTTATTATTCCCAATAACAAAAGAAACGTACGGTGTAGGATCATTATCTGAAGTAGGTTTTGGAATATTAAACGCTATAAAAATAGATGATAGACGTGATTTCATAGTTATGATCGAAAGTGAATTAGATGATGAATTAATGAAAGATAAAGAAAGAGCTAAAGAAAGTTTAAGAGCAAGAGCATTAGTTTTAGAACATCTTAAAAAACATAATTTTTCCAACGTGTATCTTGTTGATACATTTGATGAAATGGCAAATGCTGCTAGAGTTCTATATCGAGCGAATTCTATTCGATCACAAATGGATAAATTTTCAATTAAAAATAAATAATTGTAATAAATAATTCTAGAATATAAACTAGGATTATTAAATGACATTAACACAATTAAACGAATTTAACTTATTTGGTAATAAGAACAAAGAACTTAAATTTAAAAAACAAGGTGACTTTATTGAATTTGATTTGAGTGATAATAGATTCAAAAAAGATAGTATCAAATTTATTAAAATACGTAAACGAGATGGTTATCCAAATTTAGTAGGGCAATACAGAGCATTTATTAGAGCTAGAGGTCATGTATTCAAAGTTATAGACCCAAATTTTGATAACTTAATTCGAGAAATTATAAGAACCCTAAAAGATTTAAGAATAATGGCTAAAAGTAGTAGAACAGAAACAGCACCAGCAGATATTCCATATATAGAAGTAAAAGACTTTAAAGGAATTAAAGCTTACCTTGATAAATAATGTTAATTTTAGATATTATGACATATACAATCTTATTTATACCCATAGTATATTTGATAATTACTAAGGGTACAGATCATTCATTTATGGATAAGATTATAAACCTCCGACGTTAAAATTGTAAAATACCTTAAAAAGGTATAAATTTTGACAACAACAGATATTTTTTTAAACCCCTTAGAAGAAAAGTTTTATAAATCAGGATTTGAATATTATAAAGAAGTAGGACATATCGATAATGAGATTTTAGAACCTCTTTCAGAATTAAATTCTATTAATGGCTTAGCTTCATTATATTCATGCCAATCTCATCCAGAAAAAAACATTAATAGCAGTTATTTAATAATAAAATTTTCGGAAGAATTAACATACCCCATCACAAATGCTATTTACGATATTAAAGAAAAATATAACTTGGAAATAGAATGGTATAACTCATGCTACTATAATTTTGAAACATCATATTTCATTGATAATGTTGTGATTATTAGAGGTGGAACTGATTATAGATATTTTCAAGCTCTTTCTAATTTAATAATTGACTGATTTTTTTGTAAAATAAATTAAAAATGAATAAAAGGATAGAATTAATGGCTAAAGAAAATAATACTGAAGAGGTTATGAAAGTACAGATTTTTAATAATGTGTATGATTACAATCAATTATCAGACGACACAAAAAAAATGTTTATTTTACAGGATGATATAAGACGAGATTTAGCGTTTCATCACGCTAGAGCAGATGCAGCTCTAATGCATATTAGACAAAATTTAGAAGATTTAATTAAAAATGAAACCCCAATCGGTACAGTTGATAAAGGAGAAAAATAATGAGTAAAGTAAGAAAAGTTTATAAACTAATAGATAAATCGGTTATTTTAGGAACAGAATTAGAATCATCTGAATCTACAATAACTGTTGGTACACCAGTAAGTTTAACACAAGTCGTTAATCCACAAACAGGAGAACCGGAGATCGCATTTTTACCAATGGATTTAATATTCGCTGATGTTCAAGATTCAAAAAATCATGTAACATTAAAACAATCTCATATTATGTGGGAAAAAGATATGGCTGATTTTCCAGCTTATGATGCAAACTATGTACAAACAACAACTGGTATTGAGCCTGTTACATCTGGTATAATTAAGGGGTAAGTTATGGTATTAACATTAGACGAAGCAAAAGCACATATTCAATATTATAAAGTTGCACATCCAAATCATTTTAAAGATATTGGTGGTGAAAATATAACTGATGAAAAAATTGAAGAAGCTCTTAGAATTACTGAGGTTATTGCCGGTGGACTACCACAATCTGAAGATGAGATTTTTATAAATGAGTTAAAAAGAATTTGTAATGACACTCAACGAAGCTAAGCAATTTTATAGTAAATTTAAATCAAATTATCCTGAGAAAATATTTTCATTATCTGCAAATATTGAATTATCAGATGATAAATTGGATACAGCTATTTTTTTAGCTGAACAATTTTGGTTAAGTGAAAATATATCAGAAGAATCGGCATTTGAAAAAGCATTAAATTTCTTAATTAAAGAATCAAGGAACGATACAAATGAAGAAACTAAAAGAGATCGAATTCAAAACAACTAATGTAGAATCTTTTATTGAAGAATGTAGGACTTTAAAAATAAACTATGTAGGCATTATGAATTATTTAAGGACAGAGCATAATGGATAAATTAACAGAACAATATCGACAAACAGATTCTCATTTTTATTTTTGGAATACTATATATTCGCAATGGTACACATCAAAAAATCAAATCAATGATAATGGTGTAAGCTATCCAAATGCTGAGAAATATATGATGGTTGCAAAAGCTAAACATTTCGATGATGATAAAATATTAGAAAAAATGTTAAAAACTGATAACCCAAAGGAAGTTAAAGCACTTGGTAGAAGGGTTAAAAATTTTAACGATGAAAGTTGGGATAAAGTTAAGGAAGATATTGTTACCAAAGCAAATTACCTTAAATTTAAACAAAACTCAGATTTATTAAAGATACTCATGGAACATAAAGATTTAATTCTTGTAGAGGCTTCACCAGTTGATAAAATTTGGGGTATTGGTTTACATTTTTCCGATAATAAAGTACTGGATGAATCAAAATGGCGTGGAAAAAATCTACTAGGAAAATGTATAATGAAAGCTAGAGATTTAATATTAAAAGAAGAGGAAAAATAAAATATGAGTAAAAAGAAAATTAAAGATTTAATTATTGGCACGGAAGCTAGAGATGCATTAGCACAAGGAGTAGAATCAGTTGTTAATGCAGTTGGTACTACACTTGGACCAAAAGGTCAAAATGTATTAATTGATAGTGGACATCCTATGGCACCTTCAACAATCACAAAGGACGGTGTAACAGTTATTAGAAATCTTCAGTTATCAGATTATACAGAAAATTTAGCAGTAAAAATTCTAAGACAAGCATCAGAAAAAACTGTTGATGAGTGCGGTGACGGTACAACTACTACTGCTATTTTGGGTGGAGCAATTTATACAGAAGGCCTTAAGCATTTAGCAAGTGGAGCTAATCCCGTTATGATTAAAAGAGGTATTGATAAAGTAGTTAGTAAACTAATTGAATCTCTTGATAATATTAAAGTTGATGTGACTACTGATGATCAAATTAGAAATGTCGCGACAATTTCTGCTAATGGTGATGAAGAAATTGGTAGTCTAATTGTTCAAGCTATGGATAAAGTTGGGAAAGATGGAGTTATTACTGTTGAAAATGGTAAATCTATGAATGATGAATTAGAAACAACTGATGGAATGAAAATTGATAGAGGATTTGCTAGTGCATACTTTGTTACTAATCCTGAAAAAAATATCGCTGAATTACAAAATCCATTAATTCTTGTTACTGATTATGAATTCCAAACAGCAAATGATGTTGTTCCACTTTTAGAAGCAGCACATAGTAAATCAAGACCATTATTAATTATCTCTGAAGGTGGAAGTGCAGAAGCATTACAAACTCTAATCGTTAATAAATTGAAAGGTGTTATTTCTGTTTGTGCTATTGATGCACCTGGTTTTGGTGCTAGAAAAAAAGAATATCTAAAAGATATTGCTGCAATGGTAGGAGCTGAGTTCGTATCTGCTGATTTAGATATTTCTATTGAACAAATTACAGCCGATATGATGGGTTCATGTGAAAAAGCGATTATATCAAAATTTGATACAACATTAGTAAATAGTCAACCTAGAGGAACATCAAAAGATGATAGATTAGCGGAGTTACAAGGTCAAATCAAAGTTGCTGATAATCAATATGATATTGAATTTTATAAAGAACGTATTGCTAAAATGACTGGCGGTGTAGCTGTTATTCGAGTTGGTGGTGCTTCAGAAACAGAAGTTGAAGAGAAAAAAGATAGGGTCGATGATGCTCTTGGTGCTACTCATGCAGCAGTTGAAAGTGGTATTGTAATTGGCGGTGGATGTGCATTATTACATGCTGCCGAAAGTGTAAATGTTAAAGATTTAAATATTGCTAATTCTGATGAAGCTGCGGGTGTACAAATTATATTAGAAGCTATCAAACAACCACTTAAATTAATTGTTGAAAATGGTGGAGGAAGTGGAGATTTTGTATCTGAAACTGTTATTAGAAATACTGATATAGAAGGGTATGGATTTAATGCAGCGACTGAAGAGTATGGCGACCTTTTTGAAATGGGTATTATTGACCCAGTAAAAGTAACAAAATCAGCTCTTAAAAATGCTGCATCAGTTGCTACATTACTACTAACATCAAAAACTATCTTAATGAAACAAAATCAAGCAACAGCTGTTCATGGCTAATAATTAATTTTTATTTAATAATCCTTTTTGTATAATAATATAAAAGGATTATTAATGACTATAATTGAAATGCTTGAAACTCCAGAAAAATATATTCCACACGGCGATTATTGCTATTATAACAACACCAACTGTCCATTTTGGGAATTAAAAAGTGGTGAATATCCTCCACAAGAAGATGGATATTGTCATTACTTACACGAATCTGATTGGGATTATAATGAACGGTCTAAAGCTGAAATTGTTTATGCTAAAAATCCAGATCTAATAGGTACAAATGTAAATGACTACTTTGATGATGATATTGACCCAATATCAGGAAAGAAAACACATTTCCCAGTAAGTTTATTATTCGATCAAGTAAAAAGTTGTAATGTAAATATGGATGGTTATGACGATACTATTATTATTCAATATGATTCTGATACAGGTGAAAAAAATGAAATTTCCATAGGAGATTTAAAAAAGACTAACAATGCTTAAAATAGAAACTTCAACAAATAAATCGTCTAAATCTATGTTTATAAAAGGGATTATCCACTTTACGGATAATGAATTAAATTTTGAAGTTCTACAAGAAGAATTCTTTTTTAATTTCTTGGAAAAGAATGGGGAATTCTTATCCCAATCCGATTTTGATATTCGCCTTGAATACGATTTAAAAGAGTTTGAGTGGGATATTAATCCTAAAGAAGATGAAGTGTACGGAGTGCTATGGGAATTTAAATTACACTCTAACAAATCTTGGACGGATTGTGGTTATGAATATGATAGTGAGATAGAAACTATTAATTTAACTTTTGATCTTTTTGACTTAGAAGCTACTAATAGGGTTTTAAATGATGAAAGATATTTTAGCTTTGAAGGAGATAATTGATGATATGCCCAATTTGTAATAAAGGTAAGGCATTACCAAATGAAAAACAACCTCAGCCTGGAACACATGCTTATACCATAGTTTATGATTGTGGTACAAAGATTGATTATGCTTATGGGTATGATGATTATGAAGAAGTTACAGTTAAATGTACCGATAAAAAAACCAATTCAAATGAAAAACCAAAACCACAAGAAAAAAATAATAAATTATCTTCAATAATATTTGAACACAAAGGTTTATTTCCGGAATCGGATATACATTTAGTTCATAAAGTTTTAGGATTTATGGTTGAAGCTATTGAAGATGCCCCTAAAAATAAAAGAGATATTCAATCTTTAAATGGTTCGGAGTTAATGAAAGAAGTTATGAAAAAAGGTAAAGGATCACTCAATCCAAACACAGTTGAAAAAATTATTAAATTTATTAAGGAGATATAATAATGAAATTAAAAGACTTAATCAATGAAGAAAAAGAAACTAAAGGGACTTATGCAGGTGTATTACTTAGTCAAGACGATGAAGATAAAATCATCTCAATAGTGAAAGAAATGGGAATACCTAATCCTATTCCTCGAAAAGATATTCATATTACACTTTTGTATAGTAGAAAGGTACTACCAGATTATAAACCAAATGAAAATTTAGATATTTGGGCATATCCGACTGAATTTCATATTTTTAATGGTGGTAATGGTAAAGATATTCTTGTATTAAAGATTGACTCTCCTGATTTAGTTAAAAGACATAAAGAGTTGATGAAAGAACATGAAGCTACTTATGATTTCCCAGAATATATCCCACATATCACATTAAGTTATGATTTAGAAGATTATTTAAATACAGAAGATGATAGACTTAAAGCCATTAATGAAAAATTTAAAAGTTTATTACCTAAAGAGTTTCATTTAGTTAGAGAATACGTAGAAGATTTAAATTTAGATTGGGAGAATAGTAATGACTGAAAATCTGTTAAATTATATTAAAGAGTTATCACTTAATGATAAAAAAACTTTAATTCAAAAAGTCACTAAGCTATTTGAAGAAGGTGGTGAACTTTCTAAAGTAGTTTTACCATTTGAAGGAGCTTATGCTACAAATCATAGAGTAGTAAACAAACAAAAGATTCTTGAAGAATGTGCTGATGTTTTTCTAGTAAACCAAAGTATAATGTATAGTGCCGGGTTTACTGATGAAGAATTCAATGATATGGTTTTAAAGAAAGCTCAAGTATGGAATGGATTACAAGTTAAAGAAGATAGAGCATTAGCAAAAAGTGATTTGATGCCTTATGAAATTCATATTACAGTTAATGCTGAAAATGGCATTGATATAGAACAATATAAAAAAGATTGTAAATTTATCGGTGTTAAACCTATTGTACTTGATTTACAAGATAAATCCGGTGAACCTGTTATGGATGATGTAATGACTTCATCTAAAATTGTTGGTAATAATGGTGAAGCATTTGAAGAAATGAAAAGAATTTCTAATCATCTAACTTCACTAGGTTATAATGTAATTAGAGAAAAGATTGAAGCCAGTTATTGGCATACTAAAGCACCTTTTAAAATTGATGGCGATACAAAAATGCCAGAGGGATGCTATTTTGAATGCCACCTAAACGTTTCTTGTACAGATGAAAAATTACCTCTACTATCAACTATAGCAAAAAATACAAATTGTCATCTTTCAAAAAATAAATTTAAAGTATTTGATGATGGAAGCTTTACAATTATGATGACTTATCGAAGCTATGACCAAATGTTTGAAGATTTTGAAGATAGTTTAAAATGGATTAAAAAATGTTTAATTACAGATAATTTTGAATTAGAAAAAGAAGTAGTGGAATTTAGTATCTATGATACAAAAATTACTCATGACTCAAAATGGTTGGAAGCGTAAATTGAATACTAATCTTCTTGAGAAAAAAGCTGATGAATTAATAGACAATGCAGGAATTGTTTGTTTATGCGGTAGTACAAAATTTAAAAAAGAATTTGAAATAGCTACTTCAATATTATCCAAAAAAGGCTTTATTGTATTAAGTGTTGCACAATTTTCCCATCATGATAATTTACCTTTAACCGAATTTGAAAAAATAACTTTTAATAAGTTACATTTTAAAAAAATAGAATTAGCAGATTTAGTTTATATTGTCAATCCAAATAATTATATTGGTGAATCTACAAAGGATGAAATTGAATATGCTAAATCTCTAAATAAAAAAATACAATATATGTTTTGAATTTGTATAATATAATAAAAAAAGGAAGAATATGGATCATAAAATTCGAGAATTATTAGAAAAAATCCAACATTTTACAAATAAAGCCGTAGGTTTACTACAAGAAGAAAAATATGATGAAGCCGCTTTTTTCTTTAATCTAAGTTCTAGTTTAAATTCTGAAATCGCATTACTAATAAAGAGAGATTAATAGTGATTACATTAGAATATGTTGCTAGTGCTTGGATGAATTTTAATTTCCTAAATTCAAAAGACCCGGAATTATTAAAATGGGCATCTGAAAATTATACTGCAAATTTAAAATATATGATGAGTAAATTAGAAAATAATATTTTTGAATTTTCCGGACTTTATAATGCTTTTTATGAACCCGAACAATATGAGCGTATTTTAGAATGTGGAATAAGTGATCCGAGTTGCGGACATAAACATGTTTATGCTGATAGTGGTGGTCTTCAGATGATGAAGCAAAATCTAAATATTACTGAAGAGATTAAAAAAAATATAATGCAAAATCAAGCAAAATACTCAGATTTTGCATTTATTTTTGATGAAATACCATCTTATAATGTTGATGATACACGAGTATTTGTGAATGAATGGGTAAAACCTTACGGTGAAAGAACAGGACAAAATTTAAATACATTATTAAAAGTTATAAAAGATAATAATTCTCATACAAAAGCAATACCTATTGTTCAAGGTAGAGGAAGAGAGCAAATAACTGAATTTACAAACGCAATGTTATCTCAAATATCAAAGAACGATTTAAAATATATTGAAGCTTTTGCTATGGGTAATGCCCATGGAAATGGTTTTGGTTTATTGCAATCTACTAGTACTTTTTTATCTATGAAAAATATCGATAATAAATTTAAAAAACACATTCACTTACTTGGAGTAACAGGTTTTGATAGGATGATTCCAATTCTTCAATTAGTAAAAAATGGTTTATTTGAGCATACCGAAAAGATTTCATTTGATAGCAGTTATCATGCTAAAACCTATGCTTTTGGCAATCTTCAAAAAAGCGTTGAATGGTGTATTAATGGTATGCAAGATGATAAATTAGGTTTAAAAAGAAATAAAATGACAGAAGACTTTTTTAAAGAATTAGATGATTTTTGGAAAAATTCTCCCACGTATAATATTGATGAATTTGATGACTATTTTAAATATTCATCATGGGATAAAGATAAAATCAACACACCAAATAGACAATTAGCTGAGCGAGACGTAGAAGCATATAAAAAAAATGTAAATATTATTCAAAATTATATTTTCTTAAATATGTACAAATATTTTGAAGTTTTAAATAAATTTATGACTGATGAACTTACTATGGAGCAGATTCTCCATAGTAAAAAAACTCTAAAGATATTCCAACCATTACAAAATGTATATTCACTTGATGAATTATATGATTGGGAAAATTATGCCGCATCAAATTATAAAGTTCAAGTTAGTAGCTCTATCGATAAAGCACCTTTTGACATTGATAAAGTAACTGATGTTTTATTTTAATAGGAAACATTTATGACAACAAATTTAGAATTCGTTTTTTCAGCTTTTCCTCATTATATGAAAATGTGTAGGCAACAGGGTGAGATGTATAAAGCAACAGCCCAGTCAGTCCAAACATCAATAGCATATATGAGATCAAAACTCAAAGATAATGTATCTGTAAGTGCTTTATTTAATGCATATACAGAGGAAGATTGTGCTAGAAATGCATCTAATAGATTTACAGGTATGAAATCCATTATTGGTAGTAACCTCTATGCTGATAGTGGTGGATTACAAATGATGACTTTAGGACATACAGTTGATGAAGCACAAAGAAAAAAAATTTATGAAACCCAAATAAAATATGCGACACATGCTATGAGTTTTGATGAAATTCCCGGTATTTTCATTGATAAAAAAAAATATTATAAACCAGATACCGTATATAACTGTGGCGTTATTTCTGGGGGAAATTTACTTGAACAGTATAATTTTTTCAAAGAGGCTAGATCAAATACAAAAATTGTGCCAATTATTCAGGGATGGGGTTATAAAGATACAGATCTATTTACTCAAGGTTTGATGACAAATTGTAAAAATATTTGGAACGAATTTGATATGTTAGCTGCTGGATTTCAAAGTTCATCAATTTGGGGAACGGCTCAAAGAGCAATAGATATATATACAAATCCATTACTCAAAAAACAATTTTTAAATCATTATCACATGCTTGGTATGAGTGGTTATAAAAGAATAATCCCTATGATAATGATACTTAAAAGCGGATTAATAAAAGATATGAAGACACTTTCATTTGATAGTTCCTCAATATCTATGACATATGTAATGGGCAACGTTATAAAATCGACTGATGATTTAATCAATAATAGAAAATATGAATTGGGGAAAGAAAGAACTAAAGAAGTTGAGGATTACTATAAAGAGCTGTATGAATTCTGGAAAGATGCACCCAATTGCAATTTTAAAGATTGGGAAGACTTATTAGAAAATTCTCAATGGAATAGTAGGGGTGTTAAGAGTGCAAAAGCTCGTCATGATGAAACCAATGATATTAATGAATCATTAAAATATCTGACACAAGAACAATATTTTATTTTCTATAATGTATATAAGTATGCTATGGTTCTTGAAGATTTTTTAGAGGGTAATATAGAATTATCAGATATATTTAAAGGTAAGGATTTAGAATTATTCAGTCAATTAGAAAAAATAGATAATATAGATGATTTCTATGAATGGCAAGATTATGTAAATAAAACACAAAATATAAAATTAGAAATATTTGAGAAAGATAATGATTTTTCAAATATTTTATTTTAATTTAAATATTTTATATAAATAATATTAATCAGAATAAAAAAGGGAATAATATGAAATTAATAGATGTTATTATGGATAACTCATTAGAAATTGATGAAGGTTTTATCTTAGAACTAGAGGAATTGGATTTACTTGAAAATATAGTAAATGAATTAGAATTATTAGAAGCTAGAAATATAGCAACTACAAGCAATGAAAATATAGTGTATGTTAAATCACTTAAAGCATTGCGTGAAAAAGCAAGAAAAATCATTAAAGATGCTATGAAAAAAAATCCAAAAACTAGAGCTGAATTAATAGCAAAAGTAAGATACTTAACAGGTAGAGGTAAAAAAGAACAACGTATTAAAGATGCTGCAAAAGGAATATATAAAGGTGGTAAACCAGTTGAAGATAGCGTATATAATATTACTAAAGCGGATTTAGAAATCATAAAGAAAAATGAAGCAGAAGGTAAATCTAAACCTAAAACATTATCTCCTAACCAAATTACTTATAAAGCTAGCCAGACACCAGGTGACTATAAAACATTAACTTTAACTAATCTTTTTGCTATAAAAATTAAAGATAAAGTTTATACAGTTAAATCGGCAGAAGATAAAATAGAAAAATATGCAACTGATGCAGCAAAAGTTGTAGTTGAAGCTAGAAATAAAACTGCAAAAATTTGTAAAGAGTTTGGGTTAAAAGAACCTTTCATTCCAAAATCAGAGGAAGAAGCTAAAAAATATATCATTGATGTATTGATTAAACCTATGTCTAAAGCTGCAAGAAATGCTAAAGAAAAAGCTAAAGAAATGTTAAATCGAAAAATGGCTGGTGAATCATTACCAAAAAATGACTATGTAATTAAAATTGATTCTTATAGACATGGTAAAGTTACAGTTCTTGTTCAACTACATCTTGATAAAGTTGTTGAATCATTAGGTTTAGAAGGTATAAAAGCAAGTGAAGTTCCAGATTCATGGTCAGGCACTAAAGCTGCATGGGGGAAACAAGTAAAACAGTACAAGGCAGAAATTCAAGATAAGATTGAGTCAATAGCTGGACCAAATGCTACAGTTTCAATCGGTAATGCTGGTGGTTGGATTACTATTAGATTTACTAAATAATAATACTATAAGGTTGTTTTTTGTATAATTACAATTATACAGGAGACAACCATGACAATAGCATTTATTTCGGATATTCATCTTGATTTTTGGATACCTATAAAATTAAATGGAACTAAAGAAGATTTACGATTAGACAACTTTATATCAAACACTTTAAAACCGATAAAAGCTGATGTACTCATTATCGGTGGTGACAATTCCCACTATAATCAACAATTTAAAAAACTCCTTATAAAACTAGCAGAATTAAAATTATTTAAAAAGATAATTATTACTTATGGTAATCATGATATGTATTTAGTTTCAAATAAACAAATACACGATTATAAAATTTCGATCAATAAAATCACAGAAATGAAAAAAATATGTACTGATATTGATACTGTTGAATTTTTAGATGGTAATATAATTGAGGTAGATGGAATAAAAATCGGAGGTTGTGCTATGTGGTATGATTATTCATATGCTAAAAAATTCTTTAATATGAATGATTTCCATATGCTACAAAAATGGAAACAGGTTATGAATGACGCCAACTATATTTATGGTACAGATCACTTAGGGTTAAATGAAGTTAGATCAATGTATTCATATGGAAAAACTAAAATTTATACTTTTGATCCATTGCTATTTTTTGAATCGGAAAAAGATAAACTATTAAAAATAATAGATAAGGTAGATATTTTTGTTTCGCATTTTGGTCCAGCTATACCACCCAATTTGGAATCAAAATATATGAATATTGATACAGGTTTTTATTATTTTGATGGCGAACATTATCTTTGGGGTGAAAAAGCACCTAAATTATGGATTTTTGGACATACTCATACAAAATATGAATGGAAAGTTAATAATACATGGATGGTATCAAATCCATTAGGATATAAATCTGAAAATACTGGAACATCTATTGATATAATAGAGTTAGACGACCTTTATTAAATATTAAGTTATATTTAGATATAATTATAATATTAAAATAAAAAGGTATTATATATGAACGATAAAACTTTCGATGAAGAAATTGGTGAATTTTCAGGATTTAGTGAAGCAGATTATAATTTAACTGAACCTATGAAATTAATAGCTAAAATGGAGATGAAAGCACTAAATGTTATTTGTGGTGAAAATAATGTTGGGAAAAGCCTAACAAATAAACTTCTCTGGGCTAGTACATTTTTTATGAATTTAAAAATTACTCAAAGTTTTAATTCATTACCTAAAGAACAAATGTCTGATGAAGAAATATTAGAATTAATATTAAATAATACATTTGATGATCAAAGTTTTGAAGGTACTATCAATTATTCATCAAGAGATGAAATAGTAAAGGTGGCTTTTTATAAATTAGAATATAGATTAGAAAATGGAAAAGTATGCGATCTTGTTATTGATTTTCCTAATAAAGCTAAGCCTATGGGTCCTATTATTTACCTTTCAAAAGAAGCAAGAGATTTTTCTAATATTGAAAAATATTTAAAGATTAAAAAATTATTAAATATACACGAAATAGAATCTTGGGACAGTATTACTGCTTTATCTGACTTTTTCAAAATCTATGATATTTTAGCTATAGAATCACTTTTACAAAAGTTTGATAATGCTAGTGAATTTATCACTCTTATAAATCAAATGCCAGGTGGTAATGAATTACTAGATGATGATTTAGTCGATATAAAATTAGATCATGAAAATTCTGAATTATATTATATTGATAAAAATAAGAATCAGAAACGTTTAAGTACATTAGGTGCTGGAACACAATCTATAATATTAATGCTTCTTTCCGCAGTATAAAAATTTATTTAGCCTTTTTGTATAATAATTATAAAAAGGCTTTATTATGTTTTATATTTTATACTCTAACAAAACAATAAATAAATCTCCTGAAATATCCTATGCTAATGGCACTACTCTACCCTTTAAGGAAGGATATTTTTTATTTGATGACAGCGATAAATCTATAAATTTTTGGATTAATGAATCATCTAATTATATCGAATTTGAAGGTAACAGATTTAAAATTGATAAAAAATTAAAATTCAAAAATAAAAATCATGCTACAATAATCCTTAATTCTTTAAAATTAGCCGAATTGAAAAAAAATGGTGGTGACTTCTTCTTCCCGAATACGTTTAAAAATATCAAAAATACCTTTGAACAACTTATAAGTACCTACCCCGAATATTCCATTTAAAAAATTGTAAAATAAGTATAATATATCACAAGGAGTAAAAGTGAGTGAAATTTTTAATGTACCAGAAATAATAGAAAATATAAGTGGTGAAAAAGTAAGTTCTTATCTTGAAGCAGAGCATAGAAGTTTTGCAATTTATACATTGCAGCAAAGAGCAATACCTTTCTTTAATGGGATGAAGCCCGTTCAACAAAGATGTCTTTGGCAATTAAGAGGAACTAGTAAATATGAAAAAGTCGCAAAACTAACCGGACAAGTTATGAGTATTCACCCACACGGCGATGCTTCAATTGCAGATTCAATAAACCAAATGGCCGGACCATATTGTAACAATATTTCATTTTTTGATGGTCATGGTGCTTTTGGAACAAGAATTAATCCAACAGCATTTGGTAGTCCAAGATATGTATCAGCAAAATTTAGTTCATTTGCAAAAGAAGTGATCTTTAAAGATTGGGAAATTGTAGAATTACAACCAACATACGATGAAACTGATATGGAACCAACATTACTTTTGCCATTAATCCCACTTTTATTATTAAATGGTATTCAAGGTATTGCTACAGGTTATTCTACAACAATTTTACCTAGAGACCCTAAAGATGTAATTGATAGACAAATAAAAGTTTTAAAAGGACAAAAGATTGATAATCCTTTACCATACTCTAAACCTATTGATAACTGGGCTATCCGACATGAAGATAATCCTAACAAATATACATTCTTAGGTGAATGTGAGATCATTGATACGAGTAGTGCAAAAATCACTAAATTGCCATTTGGTATGACTCATGCTAAGGTTGTTGAATCATTGGCGAAAATGGTTGATAAAGGGCAAATTGTTGATTATACAGACAAGTCTAAGACTGATATTGATATTACAGTAAACTTTAAACGAGCAGCTCTCAAAAATAAAAGTGGGGAATTTGCTGCAAGAAAATTAAAACTTTCCGCAGGTATGACTGAAAGAATAATTGTCTTGGATTCAGAAGAATCTAAAGCAGTCGTAGAATATGATGATGCTGCACAATTTATTAAGGATTATACAGAATGGAGATTAAGTTTTTTTCCAAGACGATATGAACGATTTATACAATTAAATCTAGCAGAAATCAGTAGATTAAATGATATAGTTTTGGCAATCGATAATAATTTAGGTGGTCAAGCTAAAAATATTAAAAATAAAGCAGATTTAATTACATTTATTGAGGGTATTGGAGTTATCGATATAGAATATATCGCATCTTTACCAGTTTATAGATTTACAGAAGAAGAATATGATAAAGCTAAAGCAAAAATTGCCGAATTAGAAAAACAAAATATGGAATATAATAACATTATTGATGATGTAGATCTCCAAAAAAATATTTTTATAAATGAACTAAAAGAAGTCAAAAAGAAATTTGCCAAATAATATTTATTAGTAGTAATAAATAAAGTAAAAATATCAGCAGGTTTATAAATGGCAATTACACAGATAGCAGACTCAAATAATAATATAGGTACATTATATGAAGAGGTATTAAAACCTCTTTATGGTGATGATGCAGATAGAATTTTATCTAATACAATATTAATCAGAAGTTTTTTTTTAAATATTATTAAAAAATTTGTTGATTCTGAAAATATGATTAATATTCGAGAATTTTCAACGGATCCTATTATGTATTACTTAACAAGTGGCGAGTACAACTATGATATTATTAAAGATTATATTACCGACTCAATAGTAATTCCCAATACTACTGATCTAAGTATGTTAAATAATCAAATTAATAATTTGGAATATAAATTACCATTAGTAGTCGAAGCTCTATCATACAATAATGTTACTGAAGAATTATGGGATCAATATTTGGATGATATTTTTTTATACTACGCTGATGATGCAAATAATCCAGTTCATAAAATTATAATTGAAGATGTCATATCGGTATTCAAGTTATGGAATGATACATCAAATACAAACCAAAAAGAAATGCTAAAAGCATACAATGCAAATAATAATATTTCGTATGATACTAATACTTTTTGGTTTGAACCATTTAATTCCATATCTAGTAAATATTGGGAAAAGTTTTCATTCGCTTTAACTATTAATGATTATGATATTTATGATTCTAATAATGATACGTATCTAGATATTATAGCGAATGAGTATTTCACCAATGGATATTTTGATGAAATAATAATAAAAATAAACTACTACTATTGGTTTGATAATTTTCAAAAAATTACTGATTGGGTTGAAAAAAATCTAAAATCTGCTCTGGTTTCATATAGATTCAATACAATATTTTCAATTTCTAATAGATATGCAACTACTGAAGAAGCCGAAAAATATAATGACATCGTACGTCTAAATACTGAAGATGAGGAATTAACTATGTATAAAGAACGATTACCAATACTCCTTGATACTATTCTTAAAAACCCTCAAACATATGGCTTTGAACTTATTGGTGGATATTTTGGTAAAGAAGGATATAGTAATAATGCTGTTGATCAATCAATTTATGATAATGAGTTCAAAGATTATCTATGTGATATAGCTAATAGCTCACCATTTAGCAGTTTAAATGATATGTATGTTAGAGTATTTAATGATCCAAATAAAAAAATTTTTATTTGTATTGATAATACCCCTTAAAGGTAAATTATGAGAATAAAAAAATATTACAATAATGTAATTGTGATTTTTGAGACTATTAATGACAATATAATAATTAAACATGAATCAGTTATTTTTGATATAGTATCTACTTTTGAGGAAACAGCTTTATTAAATAAGAATATTGAATTTGATAAGTTAATTAAATTACAACAAAAAAACCCTAGACATATTTTAATACCTTATAATACAAAACCACTAGACAATATACGTATTATGTTAAAAATGTTAAATAATTTTCTAAGAGTTACTAATCAATCTTATGATTTTATAATCGAAAGTATCATTGTACAAAATGATATTGAAATATTAGCTTATGGTCATGAAATATATCTTAATTCTATAAAAGATATTACATTTTCACCATTAGCTCGATCGAAATGGTCAAATCCTCAATTAATAGCTAAAATATGTAATGTAGATTAATATTTATTTAAAATTAAGTTTTATTTTAATATAATTATCGAAAATAAAAGGATAATTATGGTTAATAAGCTCACAATAGAAAATGCTTGGAAGCAAGATCCATTTAAATCATACTATGTTATACAAAATCCAAAAATCGATAAAAAGAAGCAAAAAATATCTGGACTAAGTATTAAATACGTTGAATATCGTGTTAAAGATTGGGATGATAAATTTGTACGTTTTGAAAAAGTAAATAAACTTAAAAATAAACGATTCGCAGATATTATATCATTCGATAAACGCTATCCTGATGCTGAAAATGAAGTATATGCTGAAAAAGTTTCAAAAGCAAAAACTAAACCGGATACTTATGTTTCGTATGGTATTTTTATCGACCCACAAATGGCTACGTATCACAAATTAATTAGATTACATAGACTGGCAGAAGATATGGCTGGCATATATAAAGCCTTAAAAAATAATGAAATTAATAGTGTAGATAATGAAACTAATAACTCTTTAAAATCTAAAAAGAAAAAAACAGATACAAGTGATAAAGGTGAAGTTATATCTAAAGAAGCGGAAGATGATATTAAGTCGGGAGTTAGTAATAAAGTGACGTTTAGCATAGATGAGGTTAAAAAATATTTTGAAGAAATCCAAAATACTGATTACTTTACTAAATTAGAGGATATTCAAATTGAAAATCCAGATTTAGCTACAAAATAAGGAGATAAAAATGGCTAAGGTAACATCTTGTGGTATTGTACCAATAAGAAATAATAATGGGCATATCGAAATTCTTTTAGGACAACCAATTAATGGCGGTTTCTATGGTATGGGATTTTTAAAAGGTCAAGTAGAAAATAATGAAACTGATTTAACCGCTGCATTACGTGAATTTGCGGAAGAAAGTGGCGATCTGGATATTGAATTGATAGATAAAGAGTTGTTTTTTACACAAAATAATCCAAAAAAATTAATTCATATTTGGCCTGCAACAGTTCTTGATACGGCGCACAACAAGTCAAAAATTAGAAATGATGGGGTCGTTGAAGATCATGATGAAGAAAATGATTATATTCAATTCTTCGATATAAATGATTTACCTATGGTTTTTAGAAATCAACAAGATATTCTCGATGAATTATTACTATTCATCGAAAAGAACAAAAATAAATTTTAATCTTAAATTAAGATAGTTTAGATTATAATACATTATTCAAAAACAATATAAGGAATTAAAAAATGAGTCAATTAAATGCGAGTAAGTTTGAAAATAGTTCTCAATTAGAGAATCTGTATAAAGTAGCGTGTGATACAAGTGTATCTGTTATTGTTGAAGGTGATCATGGAATTGGTAAATCTGAAAGTGTTTATGCGTTTGCTAAGAAAAATAATTTTCATGTGGAACCCTTATTTCTATCACACCAAGAAGTTGCCGATTTAATTGGTATTCCAACACTTGAGAGAGATGAAAATGGACAGCCACTTACAACATGGTCAAAACCTATTTGGCTTCATAGAATGGAAGAAGCAGCTGCAAGAGGACAAAGAACCATTCTATTCTTAGATGAATTAAATAGAGCACAGACTGAAGTAAGACAGGCTGCTCTACAACTTGTACTTGATAAAATGATTCATGAGCATAAACTACCAGATACTGTTGTAAATGGAGTAGCTTTCCAAGCATTTGTTGTTGCGGCAGTTAATCCTGCAGATGGTTTCTATCAAGTTGATGAACTTGATCCAGCACTAATGGATAGATTTTTACATTTTAAACTTACAGTAAACGCTGATAGTTGGTTAGATTGGGCTTCTGAAAACGGAGTACATAAAACTATTATCAGTTATATCGCTAATAGTAAAGATAAGTTATATGTGCGTGATGAAAATGCTGCAATCTTTCCAACACCAAGAAGTTGGACAAAGTTAAGTGAGCTTCTTCTTTCGTATGAAGATAAAAATATTGACAATCAAGCATTGATGCATAATCTTATTACTGGTAAAATTGGATATACTGTCGGTGCACAATTTATGACATATTACAAAGAAAATTCTGTAATTGTTTCAGTTGAAGATATTGAAAAAATTACTAAAAAAGCATGGCCTTCTGCTGTTAAAAAATATGGTGATGCTACGGTTGAAGCATGTGATATGGTAGCTAAGAAAATATCAAAAGAGATTGATGAATTGGAAATTCCACTTCTAAAAGAGTTAAGTGCAAACTTAGTAGAAAAGTATCTTAATGATGAAGGTAAAGTTAAGTTTGAAGATGCAAGACCGTTAATTTGTTATCTACATGCACTACCAATTGAACAGCTAGCAGCAGTTATTAAAGAAATCCAAGTTGAGGATGAAGAAAATAATTCTAAAAGATATGATAACCTTGCAGAAATTACACCTCAAAAAGAAATTTTTAGAAGAATTGTGAAAAGAGTTAAAAAACTTTCAATCGACTAAGATTTTTTTAATAGTGGGGATTTCCCCCCACATAAATAAGTATAAACCAATAGGAGATAGTATTATGTCTTTAGAAAATATAAGATTCCAAAAAATTTCACTTAATAAGTTTTCTGATAATGAGAAAGCTGATTTAGTTAAAGAACTTAAAAAACGTAATATTTCTCATCGTTTAACTTCAACATCAATTTTATTTGATGAAAGATATTTAAAACAAGTTAAGGATTTGGTTCCACCTTCTTTAAGATAAATCTTTTAAATTACTTTTAATTATTAATTTTGTATAATAATTAAATTACTACTAAAAAAGTACCATATAACTTTATATATGGAAAAAATACAAATGGATAGAATCAATTATGAATATTACTCAACCCGAACCTAATTTAAATACACCTCCAAAGAAAAGAAGAGGACGTTTAAAAAAAGGGGAAAAAGTTACTGCTAGTGGTTATAAAACTATGACTATGGAAGAAGCTTATAAATCTGTTGAAGGTATGAAATATAAAATAGCAAATAAATATAAAGTTTTTTGTAACGCAAGTGTTTCATATGAAGATTTAATTGGAGCAGCAAATATAGGGCTTGCATGGGCATATAGAGATTGGGATGCAAATACTGCTAAATTTACTACTTTCTCACACAATAGAATTGAAAGACAAATTGACCTATACTTATGTGAAATGCTACCAAAATATAAAAACAATGTAGATGCTAAAAATTGGCTAAGAAGAAAAAATGATGAAAGCTTTAAACAACTTCAAGAAAGAAAAGTAACTAAAGACCCAGAATTTAATGAATTGCATGGTTTAGATGGTAAAAAAGAATTCACCAAAGAATTATATAATTTATATACTCAAAAAATGGCTAATAAACTATATAACAATGGACAACATCTAATTGTTACTTCGGCAAGTGGTTTTCAAAATGGCGATAATGAAGATTTCAATATTTTTGATGCTCTTAATGATGATAATGACAATGTTGATATAGAAGAGGAATTTGATATTAATGAATTAGAAGATGTAACGCAAAAAGAAATAGCTTCTATGATTCTTGAAGGGTATTCTATTCAAGAAATTGCTAAAAAATTTGGCGTTTCAAAAGCTAAATTAATAAATTTAGCGGGTGTAAAGGAATTTTAATGTTACCTTCTATAAATGAAAATCAAGCTGATTATGTATTAAGTTTAGTTAAAAATGGTTTGAACGATCTTATTTCACATACAGAATTAGATGAAAGTAAAGATTCAATAAAATTTACTCTACAACCAGATTTAATAGAAAAATTTTCTAATAAATTTCCAGATGCGAATTTAGTAGATTTGGATAATGTTGTTACTTGGATACTTTATAAATCTATGATGTTTAAAAAGGAAGATGATGGATAATACTGTAACTATTAATGCTCCAGATTATACAATAGATGGAGATTTAAATATTTTAAGTACTACTTTACATAGTGGATCTTGGCAATCGCCATTATTTGATAATGCTACAATCGTATCAGGTAACAGTAATCCACTAATTATTGGGGATAAAGATCCCAATGAACAAGAAATTTATATTGTGGAAAAATGGCAAACCAAAGCACCAATTATTATTGATGCCGACTTAATAATATCATTAAAAAAAGATATTTTAAGTGAAGATGAATTATATAAAAAAATAATGGATAAAATCAATAGTGATTATCCAGAAGTAGCTCTTAAAATTGGAGCTAATAAACTAAGAATTAGAAAATTATCAATACCTATTGAAATAAAGGACAATCAATGACACTTTTAGAAATTATGAATGAAAATAATATAGATCCAAATTGGATTTTTACACATGCTAGATTACATGATAAAGAAGGATTATTTTTCTTTGAATCCATTATAAAAGAAAATGATGAAGGTGAGGATGAACATTATTTTGATACAAAATGTATGCTAATTGATGGAGCTCGTCTTGATTATTCCGATGATATGGAAAAAAATTTAGAGCTCAATAGTAAAGATGGTATGATTATCTTATCTCGTATAGATGGAGCATCATTGACACTTAAAAAAAGCGATTTTGAAAATTTACCCTTTAAAGTAACGGAATTTGGCTCAAAAATAAATCATTCAAAACCTAATGAATTTATTAAAATCGATTAAAGGACCATTATGGGATGTTGGAATGAAACATGTGGACTCTCACAAAAATCTATTAGTTATGGTGAAGCAGTATATGCCGTAATCATTCTAAATGAAAATGCAGTATATAAATCATGCTATGCTAATGGAATGGCTAGACCTTTTTCTTTTTTAATAGAAGGAACCTATGATGATTATGGCTCTATCGAAAATATTAAAGATACATTTGCAGCAAAATCTTTAGTTTTATTATTCAATGATCTAATAAATGAAAATAAACTTATTATATCGGATGAAGTTATGAATCAGAATTACTTTAATAATGAAGAAATTGGCTATGATGGTAAATACTTTGCCCATCCAGAAGCAATTTTTAAATTTATTGAAAGAGGGTATCTAAGCCTAAGTACAAATTCTTTCGACGGTGGAAAAAATGAACAAACATTTTCTTTTACTCTTTTTGATTGTGATGCATATGATGCCATGAAAGAAGTAATTGAATATAGAGAAGTAAAATATATAGATCTTCAATATGATGTACAAGAATTTTTAAATACCCTATTAAACAAAAATAATATCAATTTAAATAAGGCTGAAATAAGAGAAAAATTAAAAGATGACAATTTGAGTGATGAAGAAAAAGATATACTTATTGAACTTTTATTCCAGGACCGTAATTCATTATGGGGTGGTGAGAAATTAAAGTCTAAAGCATCTAAATGGGGAAACATGTTGTCATATTTAAGAAGTTATGAAAGTGTTAATCGAGATGCATTTAATAAACTAGAAAAAATAGTAAGATCAACATATAATCAAAATAACAATAACGACATCAATACAACTATATCAGATTTTATAATAACACTCTTGATATTTAATACTTTTAGAAAATCTTGGGCACCACAAGGTCATGCATCACAGGATGATAATCTTATTGAAATAATTGATTTCACAGAACGGTTTTTAAGAAAATTATACAAGAAGAGAGATATTTTAAAAGAAGAAGGCTACTATGAAGATGAAAATGAAGTTATAGGTAGTGTTTCAATATTAGATGAAAAGAAATTACTATGCAATTCGTAAATGTATTTGACTTGGATTGTACCCTAATAGATAGTTCACACAGAATAAATAAATTTGGAGATCCAAAAAAAGGTCTAGATTTAGACTATTGGATCGACCATTCAATATCAGAATTCATAAATAAAGATAAGCTCTTACCTTTAGTAGAAGTTTTTCAAGAATTTAAGAAAACAAATTTTTCAAACATCGCTGTAACTGCAAGAGAAATGACTAACGCAGATTATGAATTTTTAAAACAGCACGATTTACATTTTGATATGATATTACATAGAGAAGATAGCGTTGAATTAGATCACATACTTAAAAGTAGAAAATTAGATGAATTATTTGCATCCACAAACTTAAAGCCTTTTTTAGCGTTTGATGATAAAGAAGAGAATTTAGAAATATTTAAAAAATTTGGTTTTACATGTATTAATGCTATCGAAATTAATACTATTATGTTAGGCATATCATTAAAATGCAATGCAGAAAAAAATAATTGAAATAGGATCTTCCCTATTTCAATTTTTTCCTTTTTATAGGCAAGGTAAAGGTGTCCACCTTATTCTTTTGAAAAAATTCGTTCTGCAAATTGAGTAACAGGTCCTCTAAGAACTTTTTGTAATTCTATACCAAATAGATTTACTTCTTCATGTTCTTCTTTTGTAGCATTTAAAAGGGTGGTTAAACCATTAGTATATCTTGTAATATACTGATTATCAATCTGTCTATTTGAACCTAATACAATAACTTTACAAGAAGAATCAATACGACTTAATACTAGTTGTAATGTAGAATTACTCATATTTTGAGCTTCATCAATAATTACAATAGCATCTGAAAGTGTTCGACCTCTCATACTACCAAAACTTTTTAATAATTGTATAAATAATATAAAAGGATTAAGGACAAATTCATGATATATACCATATATAAAATCACAAATAAACTAAATAATAAAATATATATAGGAGCCCACACAACAGAGGACATTTCCGACAATTATATGGGTTCGGGAGCAATATTAAAAAAAGCTATTGAAAAATATGGGTTAGATAATTTTTATAAAGAGGTGTTATATACGTTTACAACCGAAGAAGAAATGTATTTAAAAGAAGCAGAGTTAGTTAATGAAGAATTTATTCAACGAGATGATACTTATAATTTAAAGGTCGGTGGATATGGAGGATGGTCTTATATTAACGAAAATAAATTAAATAATACAGAAAAAAATAGATTATCAAGATTAAAAAATTTGGAAAAAGCAAATGAAGCAAATAAAAAATTAGTTGCTGAAGGGAAGCATAGAAAAGGCTTTAAGATTAGTGCGGAAACAAAATTGAAAATGTCGTTAAATAAGAATCGGTCATTTCCTGGCGAAAAAAACCCTCAATATGGGAAAAAATGCGTTAATAAAAATGGTAAAAATTTGATGATATTAAAAGAGGAAGTAAATGACTATATTAAAAAAGGTTGGGAGTTAGGTCAAATACAAAATAAACCAGATACCAAAGGAAATAAAAATGCGTCCTTTGGTAAAAGCTGGTACACAAATGGTGAAGAAAGTAAATTATTAAGCCAAGAAGAGTCAATTAAATACATTTCTTTAGGTTGGACAAAGGGTAGAACATTGAAAAAAAGTAAGACTAGCTAGTCTTACTAAAAATTTTTTCCGCAAATGTTGTTATAGGTCCTCTTAATACTTTCTGTAATTCTATACCGAATAAACTTACTTCTTCATGTTCTTCTTTTGTAGCATTTAAAAGTGCAGTCAAACCATTCGTATATTTGGTAATATATTGATTATCGATTTGTCTATTTGAACCCAATACAACAACTTTACAAGAAGAATCAACCCTAGTCAATGTTAGTTGTAGTGTACTAGTACTCATATTTTGAGCTTCATCAATAATTACAATAGCATTAGATAAAGTTCTTCCGCGAAGTGCACCAGTCCACATAGTTTCAACTTGATAACGTTCTACTAACTCTTGGACTTTTTCAGATATTCGTTCTTCAGTTACAGTTTCTCCCTTACCAGGCTTATTTTCTTTTGATTTTTTTAACATTTGACCCGCAATATAAGCAAGAGTATCAAATAATGGGAAATTATATATCTCAAATTTTGCTTCATTCGTTGAAAGATAACCTACATCTTCTCCTTTAGCTAACGATTCAACTGAGTTTCTAATATAGACTATACGTTGATATTCTTTACACTTAATCAATTCCATTGCTGCACTAATAGCTAAAAGGGTTTTACCAGAACCAGCTTTAGCTTCAGCTACAACGATATTATAATGATTATTAAGTAATGCATTACTAAAAAATAATTGTTCGGCATTCATAGGATTTACATTTTGTTTACGTAATTCTTTTTCATCTAAAAATTGTATTTTATTATTAATTATATAAGCAAGTATTTTTTGCCCGTCTTTATTAAAAATATAATTAAAATTATTTGGTTTGTGTTCGGAGTTAAAATCTAAAATATTATCTCCCTCTCGAACTTCCTGTCCATTTAAATTAATTTCTTTAATAAAATCTAAAGAAATCTCTTTATTTCCTAAATTTAATGGTTCTGTCTCCAGTCCTAAACTTATAGCTCTTGTTCTAGCCATCACATCTAATGATATAAATTTAATATGTTCATAATTTATATCCTCTGTATTATGTATTAAATCCAATGTAATTTCTAAGATCTTTCTATCATTTCTTATACTATTACTCGTATTATCAGAATCAGCTTTATATACTTCCTTGGATATAATATGAATAACAGTATCATCTACTTTAGTTTCGATTAAAACTATATCAAATGATTTATTGTTGTCGCTATTTGCTTTTATAACTCTTTTATCTTTAATTTCCGCATCAAATAACATTCTACCGAACTCTCTGGCTTGGAAATTTATTTCATCCCAACCACTTTTTTTACTATCTATTTCATCTAATACTGTTTCTGGTAAAATAATAAGATTTTTACCATTATCCGATAAAGTGAATAGATTTTTTGCGTCGTCAAGTATTATATTTGTATCTAAACAAAATACTTTTTCAAATTTTTTAGTCATAAATAAAGTCTCCTTTTTGACATTTAAACGGATAGGAATAATTCCAATCTCATTTTTATTTATGAAATATTTCCCCCACTTACACCTTTTTCAAATATTTAACTATTAACAAACAATAAAAATTACTACGTACACCATATAAATAAAAAGAAAATAAGGCATTAAAAATGAAAATAAGAAATATTCTATTAGAAGCTAAAAAAAGAAGATGGAAAGGTCTAAATAATCATATCGTAGAAATTTTACCAAATAAAACGGGTTTCGGAACTGGTTCTGGTAAGTTTAGAATTAATAAAAAAGATGATAATGAAATTTGGACAATAAAAGTTGGACCAAATAGTACAAAATATTATATATATCTTGGTATAAGTCCTAATGCTAAAAAAATTGGATTTCGTATCCAGCCAAATAAAATAAATAGTGGAGTTGATGGTCATAAATTATTTAACAAAATTAAAAAATTAACAGATACTTTCAATAATCAAATAATTTATCCAAAAAATAATAATACTGTAAATGAAGATTTTATTGATGAATTAATTAAATTAAATACTAATTTGTTTAATGAAATCAATAAAGCTGTGATAGATTTAAAAGAAAACTTTAAATAATTTTTTTATTTAAAGTTTTTTAATTCTATTTTTTCAACCTCAAATGGGTATTGAGCCTCTTTATAAAAATCTTTTCTAGATTTTATATGTTTTTTATCATATTTTAAATTAGATGTTATATCAATTACTGTAACATGTTCTTTCTGTCCAGATTTTCTTCTAAGCCCTCTTCCAATCGATTGTATAACTTTTGTAAAACTTTTTCCAGGTGTAGGTGCAAGAATTAAGTTGTTAATATGTACAATATCAATTCCAGTACTAAGTAATGAATATGTTCCAACTGTTACTAAATTACCACCATAAACGAATTCATTAAATTTCTCTTGTCTTTTATCAACCGTTAATTTTGAACTAATATAACCACACTCTAGAAATTCTGATAAATCTTCAGCCGGATCTATATTCTTCATCAATATCAATGTGTTACCTTCTAATGAATCAACAATGGCTTTCATTAATTTTTGAAACATTTCATTACTTTGTAAAAAAACAGTCTCTTCATGCCAGTCAATAAATGAGCCTAAATATTCTTTAGGGTAAACCAATTCAAAAATATTAATATCTATTGAAGATAATATATTTCTCTTTTGTAATTCATGTGCTTTTACATCATAAACCACAGGACCAAAACCAGCTGTTAAATTAGCTTTGTCTAAAGGATCTTTTGGCACAGTACCCGTCAAACCTATTCTCAAATATGAATTTTTTGCCTCATTCATAATTTGTTGAGCTACATATGCTTTAGCGCCATGTACTTCATCCCATATCACACATTCAAAATCTCGTATAAAATGTTTATTATTTTGTAGTGTTTGCCAAGTAGCCACAATATTAATTTCATTATCTTTTTTACCACTACCAAACATACCGACAGGAATATCAAATTGTTTTATATAATCAAATGTCTGTTTTAACAATGATGATGATGGTACAATGACAATCGTTTTCATATTTAGTTTATTGGCATATTTAACGATAGCTGATGTCAATAAGGTATTATGATGAACTGTTCCATTTGCTATTTGATATAAATGATTTTCAGAATTAACTTCGACATCATATAATAAACCCTGTTCATTTAGATTCTCTATATTTGTAACTACTGCCATATGTTTTTCATCAACATTATATAATCTATCACCTATAGACAATTCATTGACTTTTTTTATAGTTTGGTCATCTAACATTAAGATATGATTATCAGTAGTTATTATATTCTCTATTGCATCAATCTCTAGCTTTATTAAATTATCCTCTTTTACAATAAGACCTTTAATATCAACCCATTTACCGACCTCATCTTGAATTTGAATTGGTGTACGTTGAAAATATTCCTCATCTCTACGAAATGCAATATCTTCTTCTAACGATATTATTTTAAATAATTGTTCAAAAGTTAATTCTATTTCTTCCATTTATAGTCCTAAGAATTTATATAATATATTAATTATACATTTTATGTTAATAAATATTTAAAGTATAATAGTGTATAATAATAACTTATTACCATAAAAAGGGATTTTAACTTGAAATTTTTAATTAGTTTTTTATTTATCATAACACACTTACAAGCACTAAGTACAGAACAAATAAATAAAATAAAATCAACCTATAAAATAGGAATGGAAATAAAAGCGTCAGATGGGATGACATTTGGTTATAGTTTAGCAAGTATTATGGGACAAGAAAGTTCTTGGGGACGATACGTTGTTGGTGATAAATGGGCAAATGGAAAATTAAAGCCTCTTTATGATTCATCGTTAGGAAACTTTCAAGTAAAATTAGAAACAGCAAAAATAACAATTAAAAAATTTCAACATTTAAAAAAGAAATATGCATATTTAATTTATGATGGAAGAATAAATTATGATAAATTTGCTAAATATAAATCGGATTATATATATCTAAAAACTATTACTAAAGATGGTTTTAATAGTTATTTTGAAGCTAAATCTGTACATTTATTAAATAATAAAAATTATGACAAAATATTATATTATGAATCAATATTAAATAATCCTATTTGGATTAAAAGATATAACTCTGAGGAGAAAAGAGCTATAAGAACTTTTAAATGGGCAAAAAAAGAATTAAAATACCATAAAAATATTCATAAAAATAATATTAAAAAATTGAAGATTAAATTAAAAGAACAATACCCACAAGATTTAGCACACCTTAAAGAAGTAAAAATCCAATATATAAAAATGAAAAGGAAAGTAGACAAAGATGTATTGATGGTTAATAAATTATTAAGTGATTTTAATTTTGGTGCTGAAATTGCTGGACACTATCTCCTTTTATGTTATGAACAAGCTAAGAAAAAACATTTTAAAAATCCTCTTAAAAAAGCAATAGGACGATATAATGGTGGGTGGAATAATACTCAATATTATCTAAAAGTCAAAGAACGTATGAAAGTTGTTAAAAAAGTTATCAATAATAATTTAAATACAATGAATAAATAAAAGAAAAATAAGGATGAAACATTCATGGTTATAAATTTTGATAAACAAATAGACCCAAATATAACAGATATTAAAGTAGCTGGACAAGACTTTGAAATGATTAATCTTGTAACTGGTGGATCAATGGGGTGGAGTATCGATATTGATCTAAATATTATCAGTTTTCTGGGAACAACAGATGTTCAAATTACTTTTAATTCAGCATCTTCATTAGAACTTTACTCTAAACAAATAGAGTTGGCTACTAGTACACCATATAATCCATATACACATGGATTAGCAGAAGATCCTCATTATGATAAAATACCGACAGGTCAAATTCAAACACATACATATACTGATACAGATATTGAACAAGACTTGATCAATAATAATTAAATAAAGGAATTAAATAATGGTTAGATTAGAATTTGTTAAAGGACAAGGTGGTGTTGCAAATATCATTAATGGTAATCTAAGAGATACTGATAGAGAAGAATTATTAGATATTGAAGATGCAACACGAGTTATAGTTAATTTCTATTCAGCTATCGCTATAAATGATGATTTAATTGCTATGGAGATATCTGGGTATATTATTGTTTTTGAGTCATTAGAAGATATGGAACCATATCTAACACAAATAGATTTATTAGATGGTGAAATTTTTAATCCTGGTATTAATGGAATAAAAACTCCGGATTGGGATGTAGCAAGTAGAGATAAAACCGAAGGTATTGTAGAACATACATATGAAGATACCGATATTGAAAAAGATCTAATAAATTAATATATCACATATAAATAAAAGTGTAAAAAAAATAAGGAGTTACTATGAAATTAGGTGAACTATTAAACAAAAATACAATAAATGAAAATTCAAATATTACTGAAGATGTTTTAAGACAAGCAATGGCAGAATCAGGTAAAACTCGAGCGAATGACCTAAAAGCATACTTAAAATATAAATTTCCAGATATGCCTTTTACTGCTAAAGAACTAACAGCTATTGTAAAAGAGTTTAGAACAACTCTAGATTATTAATCTCAATTATAAGGTTCTATATTAAATTCTTCAAATAGAACCTTAAGCCCAACAGTTAATTTTCCCGACTTTGGAAAGTCAGGAAATTTTTTCTTTCGTCCACTCAATCCATATTCTTTTTTTAATTTATTATAATTTCGTTTAGATACCTTTTGAGCTTTTGGTTCTTCTGATGGATGTATATAAAAATTTCCTTCTTCATCTTGATATGCACCAGCTTCTAAATAATCTGCTAAATTTCGTAAAAAATCTGGCAAACTGATCGGGTGGTTAGTTTCATCTGCTCCGAAATATCTTTTCCAGTTATTTGTGATTTTTCCTTCCATTGCATTTGCCCTAAACTCTAAAGCATTTCTAATCGTACCTTTTTGTTCAGAACATTCTTCATTTTTTAATTTATGAATATGATCTAATACCATTTTATCGAGTTCAACCTCAATTCCTAATAATGGACATATTTTATTATTTTCTAACCATAATTTTTCTTTTAATTCTTTTATATTTTTCTGTTTTAATTGTATTAATTGTTTCATAGTTTTATTTATATGATAAAAATTGTAAAATTGATATAAAAAAAATAAGGTTTTGTAATGGATGAGCAAATAGATGATACAGAATATGAAGACGCTTTAGCCGAATTAGAGGCAGAATCATCTTCAAAAAAGAAAAAGAAGAAAAAAACAGTTGAACATTCAGAAGGCAAACTATTAGATATTGAAGATAAAGAACGAATTTTACTTGCTCAACTTATTAATAACCCAGAATTATTTGTTAAAGGTATAACTTTTCTAGATAAAGATTTCTTTGAATCAAAAATTAATAAATTAATTGTGGAATTTATGATTGATTATTATGATTTATATAAAAGTATCCCGCCTGAAGATGCTATACTATTAGAATTAAATTTAGATAACGTACATGATGATTGGTTAGATATAAATAAACCTTGGCCAACAGAGTATCTTGAAGACTATTTAAATGCGTTTATAAAAAATATGAGTATGAAAGGTGCTATCGAAGATAGTATTGAATTACTAGAAGAAGAAGATTATGGAACTATTGAGAAGAAGATTAAAGATGCTGTAAACGTTGATATTGATACAAAGTTAGGTGTAACCATAGATACTGATAAAGATAATTTTCGTGACTTATTTAAAATGCTAACATCAACTGAAGCTACAATTCCAACTGGATGGTGGAACGTAGATGATAAATTAGATGGTGGTGTAACAATACCAAGTTTAAATTATTTATTAGCTAAATCTGGTGGTGGTAAATCAATAGGTTTAATAAATTTAGCATGGAATTATATTCAGATGAAAAGGGATGTTATTTATATTTCTCTAGAACTAAAGGAAGAGAAAATCATGAAGAGGTATATAACCCACTCAACTAAAATTCCGACCCATCAAATTGAAAAGTCTGAGATGGAAATTTATAACCATCTAAAGAAATGTGATAATAAGGGGTATGGTCGATTTACTGTTCATTTCTATCAACCCAATACACTAAGTGCAATGAAGTTGGAATTATTTGTAAGAAATTATTTACAAAAATATAATACAGTACCTATTATTATTCTAGATTATGCAGGTTTAATGACACCAAATGGTAAAAATTGGCAAGGTATGTTTGAAAAAGATAAATATGTTTCTGAAGAATTAAGAGCTGTGGCAACGTTATTTGATACGATCGTTTGGACAGCAGACCAATATAATAGATGTATATCATTTGGTGAACAGGTAATAACACCGAATGGTAAAAAAAATATTGAAGATGTTGAAATAGGGGATAAAGTTCTTGGGGGCAATAATAGTTATCGTACTGTAACAGCGATAACGGAGCCGGAAGAACAAGAAGTATATAAAATTACTTTAAAAAGTGGAAAAACTATCAAAGTATCAGGAAGACATATCTTCCCAAAAGTTTTAGAAGATGGGAAATTAGTAGAAGATTGCATATTATCTTCATTAAGTATAGGTGACAAGTTGGTGGTCTCCGATAAAATATGAAAAATGGAACATTCAGATTAAAAACTAGATTATTTATCTTTCCAAAATCATTCTTTGGTATTGAGAAGTGGGGCATTCAAAAAGTATATCAACGTTTTTGGAAAGACTATGTTAATTATGAAGAGCCAGACTTTGCATGTTGGGAAGATTACTGCTGGGATAATCAAATAGAAAGATTAATTTGATTTTAAGGTTAATTTAGATATTATTTTTAAATATAATTCAAGGAGAATAATATGCTAGTTATTAAAGCTATACAATTTGCAGCAGAAAAACATAAAGGTCAAGAACGAAGATGTTCTGGATTACCCTATGTAACACATCCAATTATTGTATCTCAACTAATTGCAAAATATAAAAATGGCTCTAAAAAGCTAGATGAATTACAATGTGCTGGATTACTCCATGATGTTTTAGAAGATACAGATTGTACATATTCTGAGTTAGAGCGGGAATTTGGTCCATTAGTAGCTTCAATAGTCGTTGAATTAACGTCAGATCCTGTAGCAATTAAGCAGCTAGGTAAGAATGAATATTTAAAGCAAAAAATGATTAAAATGTCTAAATATGCTTTTATCATAAAATTAATAGATCGACTTTCAAATGTTTTAGACAAACCTGGAGAGTCATATGTTAAAAAGACGTTAAATATGATGGAATTTCTTAAAAAAAATCGTCCTGATATAACTGAACGGCAATTAAGAATTATAAATGAGATAGAAAATGTGTGTCTGGAGTTTCAAAAAAATGAGTGTAAGTAAATTTGAATATCAACTATTAGAAGATGAATTGAAAAAAACTAAACGTGAGTTAAACCAATTAAAAAATATGCAAGAATTTGAATATCTAGTAGGTCAAGAATTTAAAATGCCTATGAAATTTGGTTTTGATATTACAGAGTCAAATATTAAATCACTAAAAAGTGATTTAGGATTCATTTTATGGGCACTTATAAAAAATAACCATTTAACTCCAGAAGATTTTGATGATGAAGTAATGTCAGCTGTTGAAAAAATAAATCAAATACGTCCAAAAAATTACGTAGAATTTAAAGCAGCAATATCGTTTAGTAGATTACGTCAATCTAATAAATATGGTAGTACCTATATTGAAGAATTTCAAACACAAATTTTAAATGATGTTTATTGGTTAGGAATCTGGTTTTATATTAAAAATCCACAAGAATTTTTATTTGAATATAATAATAAAATTATGCAATTAAACACTAAAAATTTTTCATTTGTAAACCCCCAATTATTTGTTTAATAGTTATAAATATTTTAAAAAGTAGGTTTAAATATGGATGTTAAATATTTTTTAGAAAAATTAGGAAGTTTATTAATTATTGGATTTGTTATTATATCCACGTCTATTATACTTTATTTTAGCTATAAGTCAAATAATAAAGATATTATGGATGACATTGACAATAATTTACGCCACGAATTGATTATTTTATCTATTGCGTCCGAAGATTTGTTTAACAAATATAACAATATACTTACAATGTTAGGGGATAATATTTTATCCAAAGATAATAAACAAAAATATTTAGATACAGCATTAAAATTAGAAACTGATGCAGTGGGCTATGGTTTTATATCACCCGAAGGTAATATATTAATTAACTCCTCAAACGTCGATATAAAGAAGATCTCTAATTTTATCTCCAACCCCAAAACTAAAGGAACATTTCTTAAAACTATAAAATCAAAATCATCAATTTTAGGACGGTCATATTTATTTAAACCGACAAATCAATTAATTGTACCAATAAGAAAAAGTATTAGGAAAAATTCAAAAGTATATGGTGTACTAGCGGTAGGCATTAATATAAATAAGTCGTTTTCTAATTTATTTACAAATAAAATACATAACAATTCTATAATTTTATTAATCAAAAATAACTCAGCTAGAATTCAATATTCAAACGATAATACGTTCGAAATAGATTCTATTTTAAAAACCGATAATCCTCGACTTTTTAAAACTATAAATCAAATGACATTGACTAATACATCATTAAATAATATAAAATATAGGGTAGGTGTAAAATTTATTGAAAAATACAATCTATGGCTTGTTATAGGCTTTCCTTCAAAAGTTATATCTTCATTAAAAAATGAATGGTTAATAAATGCTGTATCTATATGGTTTGTTTTTAACGTAAGTTTTATTATAATGATATTAATTATTAATAAGATTAATAACGATCGGAAAAATGAATTGGAATATATTTCTATACATGATCCATTAACACATATTGGAAATAGATATTATTTAAATAAGAAAATAGTCGATTACGAAGAATATAGTATGCTATTTTTAGATCTAGACAATTTTAAATTTATAAATGATAACTTCGGACATAATTACGGAGATAAATTTTTAGTTTCTATAGCAACAGAACTTAAAAAAAATATTTCTGCTGATGATTTATTAATACGTTTTAGTGGTGATGAATTTATAATTATTACTAGGGAAATGAATAAAGATAAATTATTAAGTTTTGCTAAAAGATTATTGAATATGACTAATGAGAAATTTAAATATGAGCATAAGACAACCATGAGTATTGGTATTGCACAACGAGAGGGATCTGAAGATCTACATAATGTAAAATATAAAGCAGATTTAGCTTTATATATAGCAAAAGAAGAACTAAACACCATTATATTCTATGATAAAAATATAGAAGAATCATTTAAAGAAGAACATTTAATAGAAAATGAACTATTAGAAGGTATTATTTTAAAAGAAATTTTCATGGTTTATCAACCACAATTAAATACTAAAAATAAAATCGTAGGAATAGAAGCATTAGTTCGATGGAATAATTCAAAGTTAGGTTATATAAATCCCGAGACATTTATCAAAATCGCTGAAAAAAATGGAAATATGATAATTTTAGGTGATCATATATTAAATCAAGTTTTTAGTGATATTAATACATTTAAAAATATAATTCCAGATAATTTTAATATATCTATTAATATTTCTGTTAAACAATTTATGGAAGATAACTTTGTACAAAAATTAAAGGATAAATTATACCAATATAAAGTCAATCCAAATAATATCACATTAGAAGTAACAGAAAATATATTTATTTTAGATTTAAACTATATGGAACAAATAATAAATGATTTGCATACATTGGGTGTAAAAATTTCTATTGATGATTTTGGAACAGGATACTCTTCTTTATCTTCTGTTAAACATCTGACTATTGATGAAATAAAGATTGATAAATCTTTTGTAGATAATATTGAAAACGACCATAGTTCCAAAAGTATGGCTGAAGTAATTATTAAAATGAGTAAAATTTTTAATACCATTATTTTAGCTGAAGGTATAGAAAATATCAAACAAAAAGAAATTCTTGATAACTTAGGGTGCGATTTCTACCAAGGATATTACTTTTCAAAACCTTTACCATTAACAAAATTAAAAGAGTTCATAAAAAATAATATTTAAGTTAATTATAAGTTTATTTTGTATATAATAAAACCTAATAAAAATTTAGGAGTTAGAATGGAAAAACTTATGAAGACCATTGGATGGTCAGTAGTACTAGGTATTGGCCTTGTTATAATCTTAGGATTTATGGCAATCACAAAAACTGGATTTGCAATTGTAAATGACGGTGAAAGAGGCGTTATGAAAACAGGTACAAAATATGATATGACGGAAGTACAACCCGGTTATCATTTCTTTATACCAATCTATCAGAGTATTGAGATAGACACGATTCGTCCAAAACTTATTAATTATTCAAGAACAGAAGCAAACAAAGAAGATTCTGAATTACTTATTTTTGAACCGGTTCTTAAAGGTTTAGATAAAAAAGGTATTCCTATTGAGTTAGCTTTAAGTATTGAAGTAAAACCCGTAGCAGATCAACTAGCTGAAATGTATAAGAATGATGGTGATTTTGAAAATGCATTCTATAAAAAAGTTAAGCAGGTAAATAGAGAGGCCGTACAAGCTACAATTTCTAGATTTAGTGTTGATACTATTATGGATAAAAGACCTGAAGTTGAAAAGTATCTTACAGAAAAACTTAATGAAAGTTACTCTAAAAACCCATATTTTAAATTGGTAAATATCAATCTTAAAGATATTATAGTGCCAAAAGAGATCGCTGATAAGATGTTAGAAGTTCAATCGGCTAAACAAGATGCTCTCAAATCACAAGAGTTAATTAAGAAAGCACAAAATGAAGCTAAAGCGAGAGAAGCTAAAGCTCAAGGTGAAGCTAATGCAGTTAAAATTGCGGCACAAGGTAGAGCTGATGCTATTTTAGTCGAGGCTAATGCCCAATCAAAAGCTAATAAATTACTTAGTGCATCATTAACTGATAAGGTTATTAAAATTCAAACCGTTGAAAAGTGGAATGGTTCTGTACCTACTTATGTTGGTGGAGAAAATTCACAATTTATTATGGATATGAAATAATCCTTACAACTAAATATCTAGGTTTTTAACCTAGATACCTCTCTTTATACTAATCCCTAATAAACCCATATAAATAAATTAAAAATATGGATGTATAGAATGAAAAAACAATTTACATACCAAAATAATATTTTAGCATTTCCTTGCGGTATTGAAGTTGAAATCAACAAACAGAAACTCAAAGACATTTATAAAATCTTTAAATTGGAAAATGAATTTGAAGAAATGATTAAAATAGGTTATAGTGAAATACCCCAATGGGCTGCTTCTCAAATTAGACAATATCTAACATAAAAATTGTATAATAAAAAGAAACAATTAAGGAGTATATTTTGGCTTTACCAAAAAAGAAAAAAATTTTTTCTATCCCACTTAACCCGTACACTTCAAAAGAAGACTTTGAAAACATCTTTGTTCCATTCTTAAAAAAGAATGCCGATTGGATTTATGATGTATATTTTACAAGTAGAATCCCACCATTTATGCAAGATGCAATGGGAGCAAATTTTGATAATAATTCATTAGTACAAATTTTTAATAATGCTATGGCATTAGAACAAGCTACAGGAGTTAGAGTTTCAGCAACTTTCAATAATGTTAATGTTCCACCTACTGCAGAGAATTTAGAAATATTTTGTTCAAATCTACAATTTTTATATGATGCAGGACTCAGAAGCATGACACAACCACACAATCATTGGATGATGACCGGTGTATTTAAAGAAAAATTTCCCGAATTACAAGTAAAGAATACAGTTTTAAAAAGAGTTGCTACAGCACAAGACTTTTGGACTGCATGTGAAGCAGGTTATGATTATATTAATATTGATAGAATTCTTTTGCGTGATGAAGAAATGCTAAAGAGAATTAAAAAAGCCCAACTTAAATTTGAAAAAGAAACTGGAAAATATGTACCTATCGCATTACTTGCTAATGAAGGGTGTAGAGGTAAATGTCCGGTAATGAATGAACATTATACAATTAATAATGCTAGTGGTAGCAAACAACCAGGAACAGACAAACCATATTTTTATCAAAAAATTAGTGAAGTTAGTTGCCCTAAATGGAGATTAGAAGATCCTGCTTATTCATTCAAAATAGGCAACATACCACCATATCGAGAAGATTTTGAAAGACTTTTAGAGTATGTAGATGTAATAAAAACTCATGGTAGAGAAGGGTTTGGACTACTAAATGATACTATCAAATTCATTGAGAGTTATATTAATGGTGATGAAGAATTACATGACATTTCAATTAGAGGTCAAATTGAAGATTTAAAAGTCGACCAAAATAAATTGCAATTATGGCGAAAACATATTAGAACGTGTCAATTTGAATGTTGGGATTGTCATCTTTGTGATGAACTAGTAGCATCAGCTCAAAAAAAGAAGGATAAAGATTTAGGTACATCAATAGATGATTTAATAAATTCATATGAAGGATAACATTATGATTAAGATAATTTCAAAATATGATGATAATTCATCATTAGATTTTTTAGCGACTAAATGTAATTATGAAGTTGTTATAAGTACTATTGATGATACAACACAATCCACTATATGTGATGGTAAAGATGCAGGACTAAAAGCATTAGAAGTAATTGATCAATATAAATTGCTTTCTGATAGTAATCCTCCTTTCCCATTCATAGAATCGACAATAGTAAAATATCTTGCTCCATTAATTAATAAGATAGGTTTATAATTATGAGTGTTTTACTTGGAAGTAAGATTATAGAAGAAGTATCTAATGGGAAAATTATCATTGAACCATTCAATAAATCTTTTGTAGGACCAAATTCTATTGATATAACATTAGCTAATAAACTAATTACATATGAACATTGTGAAATTAGAAAAATTGATGGGGAATATACTGTTGTACCCGCAAAAATATTTGGTTATCAAGAGCCTATTATTGATATGGCTAAAGAAAATACAACGTATGAATTAAAAATTCCGGAAGAAGGATTAGTACTTTCTCCAAATATTCTATATTTAGGAAGTACAAATGAAAAGGCAGGAAGTGATTATTATGTCCCAATGTATGAAGGTCGTAGCTCAATGGCTCGATTAGGAATACAATCTCATGTTTCTGCAGGATTTGGGGATATTTTTTTTAAAAGTAATTGGACCTTAGAAATAACAGTAGTACATAAAACAAAGATATACCCAAATTGTCGAATTGGACAAGTATATTTTCATGAAGTAAATGAATTAGAAAGAAGAGATTTAATTAAAATGAAAAAATACTACCAAGGAAAATATTCAGACCAGATAGGTCCTCAAAAATCTAAATCATATTTAGATTTTCAATAAATAAAATAAAAAAGGAGATTTACTATGGCAGTAATTCAAAATATATTCAAAAATCTTGAATACAAATTAAATATGACCGAAGAAATAAAACTTTTCAAATGGTCAAATAAAAATATTAAAGAAAAATTAGCGGAATTAATGGATTGGAATGAACAATATTCACCAGAAGCAGTTATTGTTAAAGCAGCTGAGCAAATTTTAGAATTAAATTATCCTAATGATTATTTAAAGTATTCTGCTATGCAGCAAAAATTTAAACACTCACATCCATTTTATATTGAAAATACCGTTGATGATGTATCGGGATTTATTGATTGGGTGAATAGTGTATTTGACCATTTTGATGGGCTTCAAGAAGGTTTATTAGGTGGATTAGTAGTAACTCCAGCTATTGAGGGGTCTATGATTTCATGCGAATATGAAAAAGGGAAACTTGTAAGAGTACTTAACAAGGGTGATGGAGATGACGCAGAGATGATTATTAATATGATGGATTTATCATCAATCCCACAAGAAATTTCAGTTAAGAAAAATATAGCTGTTAGAGGAATAGTCACCCTTAAAGATCCAAATAAAAAGAATAAAGGACAAACTGTTACATCGGCTGTTAATTCAATAATGTTTGCAGATAATGCTGATGATAGTAATCTAGTATTCATACCTAATGAATGGCTTGCTGCTGACGGTAAATGGCAGAATACTTCAAAAACATATCAAATACTTAAAGATAATGGATTTATTGTTCCAGCAGTACATAAGGCTGCACAAGTTATTGAGGCTCTTGAAAAATATGAAGAATACATTGCAACAGATTTTGGTTATGAATTAATGGGTTGTAGAATTGAAGTAGAAAAATCAGATACAATTAATGAGCTTATTGACATTATGAAAGAAGAAAATCTTTCAGATTATCAACATAAAATAATTTTGATGGGATAAAGGTTTTATACCTTTATCCATTATATCTGAATGGTTCACTATCAATCGTTATTGTCCCTTCAGATGAATCTGTATCTCCTGCAAATAATGAATCCTCTTTATTTTCACCATCTTGAATGAATGTCCATATTAATGTATTACCTTTAGTTTTAAATTTCAAATTTTTAATTTCGATACCTAATTCTTCAGCATACTCAATTAAACTATCTTTTATATCAGCCTTAACCGCTTCCAATCCCTTATAATCATTTTTAACTTCTACACTATTACTCTCTAGTAAATCCTTTAATTTCATTTGTTCTTCTCCTTATTTAATTTTTTATTTTTACCCCATTTTTTAAAAGTTTTAGCTAGGGTCGCTCTTTTTTTTAATAATACCGCTTCATCATGATCTTTCTTTGAAGCTTTAGGATTATTTATAATTTTATCAGCTTTTTCAATAGCTGTTTTAATACAATCATAAGATGTTTTTCTAAATCCCATATCTTCACATTGTTGAGTAAAAGCTCCAACTGTTCCTTTTTTCTTCATAGATTTAGCTACATCTTGAGCCCACCATTCATTTAATTGTTTTAATTTCACTTTGTACTCCTAAAATATAAATATTTCTTTAATTTCTGGCATTAACTCAGCAATATCACTACTAACAATCTCAGTCAAATTCTTATCTACATAATTAATAAACTCGTTAATAAGTATTTTTGACTCCTTAATCATTTTATTTACTTGTTCTTCTTCAGGTTTATCCTCTATACCTTCAAATAAATAAAGGGCTGAAGTATCCAATTTATTATATATGGCATTCATAATTTGGTTATTTGTTTTTGAACCTATTTTAGAACCAAACATTAATGAACCTTTCAAATATCGTTCTCCAGGCGATCTAAAAGCAGACCCCATCCTAGTAACTGATATACCAAATTTAAAATATATTTGTAATGGATTCTTATCTGGAAATGCTGAAAACTCATAAATTATATCTAATGTATCATTCCAACCTGTTCTAAGTTCTATTGCTTCGATACTAATACCATAATCTTTAAAAGAATTATCTATTTGAACTAAAAATTCATCTTTTGATTTTTTTAAATAAAAATATTGTATATCCTTACTGGGAAACATACCCAAATTATTGATAAATTCCATTATATTTCCTGGATTATTATAGTATTCATACCTAAATAAGAGATACTATATTTTCTCATTAGAGATGGTATAGAATTCATATCATCAACTATATTTTTAACTCTTTTCGATGGTAATGATACATCAATTTCGTACCCATTTGACTTTTTAAAGTATTTAACTTTTAAATTATTATTTTTAAAATATTCTTCAATATCACTTATTTTAGATTCATTTATCTTCAATATATTCTTTAATAGCATAGTATTTTAACCTTTTTTTCTTTTATTTATTAAAAAATTACTTTTTAGTACCAAAATTATAATTAATTTTGTAAAGTAATCTAAAAGAACTATATTTTAAAGGCATAATATGATAATTAAAAAACATAGAAATAATTTAAATCTATTGAACTGCTCTAAAGAAGAAATGGAAAAGATACTTACTTTTCTAGAAAATGATATGGATACTTCACTAAAAATAGAAGAATATCCGACATGGGATAAATGGAGTGATCATATTAATATTATGGATCATGCCAATTCTTTAGGCGATATTTCCGAATTTAAACGTTCGGGAGTATATAAAATATACCATAAGAAAAAACTTATATATATTGGTGAAACTAGATGTGATGGTTCATTAAGTACTAAAGATCATAAAGTTAGAAATGGTATGTGGGCTAGAAGAGGAGATTTTAGAAGTACAGCGTTAAGTAATGGGACTGTTAAAAACCCATATGGTAATGCTTTATCATTTCTTGAAAAGTTTGGGGTAGATGAATTAAAAAATGTAACTCATAGATTCCATGTTGTATCACCAGAATTTTGTCTTGAAGCTGAAACAGATTTATTACAGCAATATTATGATAAACACAAAACATTACCAATATTACAAACCGAAATCGATTATAAGCGTGTTCAGTAATTTTTAAATAAAATGTAAAATATTACTATAATCAATTAAAGGCTTAAAATGAAATATGAATGTATAATGGATTTTGCATTAACCGATAATAAGGTTGGCGATATAGTAAATATTGAAAAAACGAATGCCGGATACTTAGTAAATGATATTGAAATATTAGATTCTGAATCAACATACAAATATTTTAAAAAAAGAAAAATCCCAGGTTTTAACCATGCACCATTTAGCCATTCAAAAATGGAGACATGGGCTAGTTGTCCTAAAAAATTTGAATTTAATTACATCATTCGTCCACCTAGGGAATCTACACCCAACCCTATTTTAGAAAAAGGAACTTTATTTCACGCTGTTTTAGAGTTTGATATGGTAGATAAACTTGATGATTTTGATATTCCTGATAATTTTGAGGCTCTGTCTCGTGATGATTGTGGAAAAATTATTACTCAAGCATTAGAATTTTCAGAAAATTCAGAAATTTACCAATGGATTAAAAATCTAAAAGGTAAAAAAGTACCAGAACAAGAAATGTTCCTTGGACCAAATCTTGAACCTGTAGAATGTTTAGAAGATTCTTTAATACGAGGCTTTATAGACTTAATAATTTGGGATGATGAAACTGGTTCGTGTTATATATTTGATTGGAAAACAGGCGGCAAATCAAAAGAGGCTCTAAAAAAGTGGCCTAAATCAAAAGACCAATTAGAATTATATGCCATTTGGGCTCATGAAGTTTATGGTGCTAGTTATATAGAAACTGCGTTTGTTTATGTAGAACATAATCATATGGCTAAATATACATTTGAATCTAAAGATATTCCTATACTCAAAAAAAAGTTTTTAAATAAAATAAATAATATTGAAAAAGATAAAACTTTTAATAAATCTATATCACAACTTTGTGCATGGTGCGATTTTAAAGAATTATGCTTAGGTATTCCAGCAGATAAAAATCCAAGAGAAATAACTAAGGATGAAATATTTTCCGCAGCTAAAGGTACACCTAAAAAAAATAAATCAAATTCTAAAAATACTGCTTTCTTAAATAAAATTAGAAAAGGTCGAAATAAAGAATGAAACTCGAAACATTAATTTCAACAGTTAAAGATAAAATTATATACAAAATGGATTTCTATCAATCTATTATTATTATTAATGTTCCAAAGCAAAAAATTTTAAATAAAGGTACTATAATTTTTTTGCTAAATAAACAATCAGGTGTATTATCTGGAGAATGGTTTAATAATAAAAATAGCAATATAAAATTATTTGGAATTCTAAATAATAAATTTATAAAATCCATATTAAAAAATAAAAAATTAAGATTATTAAATAGTATCTTACCTGATGTATTAGTCAATAAAGATTTTATAATAGAATATAAATTTCTTTCACCAGAAGAGAAAAAATTATTGAAAGAGTATATAATATCTTCTGAAGAACAAATACACAACAAGTATATGACATTTGATAATAAATTTAATAAAGTCTCTTGGGAACAAAGCATTAAACTATCTTCTAACTATTTTGTAGAATGGTGTAAAGATAGCTCAAATATACAAGATTGTATTAAAAATGCAATCAACATTGCTAATAAAAATTTAGATATAAATTTAAAACGCAGAGCAATTTTAAATAAATGTTTTATAGATATTAGAAAATGGAGAGAAAAAAATGGCTAAAAAAAAGAAAAATATACCTATCCATATTACAAAACGTGATTCATCAACATTTGTTTTAAATAAGATTTCGTCTAGTATGTTATATCATGTACAACAAAAATTCGCATATTTACCACCAGGTTATAAATTTCAACCTAGATTTAGACTTATGGGTATTAAAGGTGTACAAGTTAAGCTAGTACACGCAGATGGTTCATTCCCAATGGGATTATTTTCAGAAGTTGTAGAATATTTAACAGAGGTGCAAAAAAAGAAAGTTACTATGAGCAGTGAAGTAATGGAACATTTTTTACCACTAACTGATTTTTTTGAAGATGGTATAAAAGATGATATATTCTCAGACTATGAATTCGATGGTAATCCTGTAATATTAAGAGATTATCAATTAGGTGCAGTTGAAGCCGCTTTTGAAAATAGAAACGGCTTATTAAATTTATCTACTGGTGCAGGTAAGTGCTTAGGTGGTGAAACTAAAATACGAGTAAAATTAAGTAGTGAACTAATTAAAAAATATAAAGTTATTATAAAAGGCGAATTATGAAATTATGGATGAATGGATATGATACGACCATAGATGATTTTCCACAAATCATCTATAAAAATAAAATTTTATCATATGAAGAACAAGCCTTTTTAACTAATAAAATTTTTGGCTTATTTCAATTAACACATCGAGATAAATTTAAAGAAATAAATGAAATAAAATTAAATACAAATGAATTACCATTTAAAAAATTATATCAATTAATTCATTCAGATGATAAATATGAATTTGAAGCTGAATATATGGTATATCTATTAAATTATTTCTCCGTGGAACTAGATTAATGATAACTGAAATTATAAGATTTAACTGTCATGTATTAAAGGTAAATAAATATAACAAAATAACTCCTGATGAATTGTTATTAGAATATAAAACTCGTAACAACCTTATTTTAGAAAATACGGAAGTATATGTTGAAAGCTGTAAATGGGCTGCTGGAAGTACTAGTACTATTATAACAAAAGTGAAAAGGATAGAAAAATGACTTATGCTCAAAATAAAAAGGCTAGATTTAATTATGAAATCATAGAAATATTTGAAGCAGGGATTGTACTAACAGGTGGTGAAGTAAAATCTGTAAGAGATAGTACAATTTCTCTTAAAGAAAGCTATGTTAAAATAAAAAATAATGAATTATTTTTAACTCAAGCTCATGTTTCAGTCCCTACATACATACCATCATATGCAGTATTTGATGAAGTCCAAGATAGAAAATTGTTAATGCATAAAAGAGAGATTTTAAAACTTAAAAATAAATTGAAAGAACAGGGTTTGACTTTAATTGTATTATCAATTTATCAACGTGAAGGCACAAAAAAGATAAAAGTACAGTTGGCATTAGCTAGAGGTAAAAAATTATATAATAAAAAACAAACTATCAAAGAACGTGATATTAAACGAGATATGGAAAGAACATTAAAAAAATTCTAATAGGTATAAATAATTATAAAATAATCTTAGGAGCAATAAAATGGCAAGAAAGAAAAAGATTCAAGAAGAAGTAGAAGTACCAGTTGTTGAAGTAACTGATGAAGAGATTCAAGAAGAAGTAGAAGTAGAAGTAGAAGTACCAGTTGTTGAAGTAACTGATGAAGAGATTCAAGAAGAAGTAACTGATGATTTTGATAATATTGCAATTACTGATTATGCTATGGTATCAAATGAATTAGCAAAAAAAATACTTGAGAAAAAAGGTAAAAAAGTATTATTTGAAGAGCCAGAAGACGTTCAATCTAGCTTTCATATGAAACCATTAAAAAAATAATTTTTTATTGTAAAATAAAATTATATTAAATAAAAAAATGACTTTAAATTTTTAAGTGTTTAGTCATCACTTCATTAAATCAAAATATATTATGTTAGTCTCTGTATGTTAATAATAAAGTATATTCGTTAATATACGGAGGTTAATCCTCAAAAATATTTTTATAGACTTAAAAAATAATTGTGTTAGTCTATCACAAAGGAAAAATCATGTATAACAAAAAATTAATAGCTTGTATAAAAGCTGATGGTAAAATTTTAAGAGAACAGGGTGAAAACGTATATCTCCCATTTGGTACAGAGTACCAAATTTTTCTTAAAAATGAAAACGATAGAAAGGTTGAAATATCCATAACTATTGATGGTGAAGATGTTTTAAATGGTAGTAAACTATTATTATCTCCAGGTAAAAATATGGAACTAAAAGGTTTTATTAGAGATATAAATGGTGGTGAAGATAATAGAGCTTTTAAATTTATAGAAAAAACTCAAGAGATTAGTGAATTTAGAGGTGATAAACCAGAAGATGGTCTTGTTAAAATTACTTATCAATTTGAACAAGAATCTATTACTAATAAACTTAGGGATTTTTGGTATTCTGATGATAGAATATATACAAATCATACTAACCCAAGTTTTGGACCTGGATTTATTGAAACATCGACTACACCTACATATGGAACAACAAGTATATCATCAAATGAAGTATTTTGTAGTACTGAGATGGTATCCAACAATATTAGTACAAATGCTTTAAGAAATAATGATATGGGTATTACCGTAGAAGGTACTGCTACTAATCAAAAATTCCAAGAAGGTAATATCGGATATTTAGAAAATGAAACACATTCGATAATTCTTAAGCTAGTTGGTGTAAATGGTAATGAAAAGATTTCTGAACCTATAACTGTCAAAACAAAAAAGCAATGTCCATCTTGTGGACGAAAATATAAAAGTTCATTTCAATATTGTCCACAAGATGGGACATATTTAAGATGATTTGTATAATATATAAAAAGGATCAAAATGAGTTATAAATTAGATTTATTAAATTCTACAAATAATAGTTTTTTGGGTTATATTGGTGCAGCTGTTTTAGGATACATTCTAAGTCTAATGTTTAATTTGGTATTATCCAATCAGGTGGGGACTGCCATAGTATTATATACTACCTATATGATATTTATCATAATTAGTCAAGTAATGTGTGAGAAAAATATTAAATATTTATGTCAATTTAATGAATTTTGGTATTCTCTAGAACAATTAATCATTAATAAATTACATAGATAAAATTTAATATGGCGTTAATTCAGAATCAATTCTATTCACAAATATCATTAGCAACAATTAGTAAAATTGCTAAAAAACAACCATATAAACAGAAATTAGAATTTTGGGAATGTGATGTTAGATTTAATTTAAAAAATTCCAATTTTAATTTTGAAGTTATAGAGCCAAAAATTAATTTTGCTTTATATTCCGATAATACAAATAATGTGACTTTTGATAATACAGTTTATAATACTGAATTAAAACGTTTCTGGACAAAAGAAGAAGCTGAAAATTTTATTATTTTCAGCTTAATGCAAGTTTTTAAACCATTAAACAATTATATTTTAAATAATAAAATTGATAAAAAATTTACAAATATAATCGAAAACAACCCTGACAAAATATTAAAAGAAATAGAATCTGGATATAAATGGTTTATTAATTAATTTTTAAGTTTATTTCTTTTATAATTATGTATAAAATTATATAAGGAATATTATATGGCTATTTTACAGCTCCATTCTGATGATCCAAATTTTGGATACATTATCAAAAAAAACCCAAATTCATCTATGCAAATAAGAAGTATACGTAAAGGTACTGCTTTTACATGGTATTCTCATAATGGTACCGACTTTAATATTTATTTTAAAGATGCTGATAATGATGTATCGTTTGGATCGCAAGAATTCGATTATCTAAATATTTCTAAATATAATTCACCGATGTTTATTATCAATGCAATAAGTGAGTTTTTTTCAAGTACTGTTAGAGAAGAATCAGAATTAGATATAAAAAGTTCAAAATATTTTTATATTAACTTACTTGAAATCAAAAGAATAAAACAATTAATGGATTTTAAGAAATATTTCCCTGATTTTGAAATTGAAATTACCGAACAAGTTGGGAAAAATTATACTATTAAAGTAATAACTGAAAATAGTTGGTTTATGTTATTAAATTATATTAATCTTATGATGATTTTTATTGCATTATCAAGTAACGACTACGTACATTTAGATAGTTCAAATATTGAAAAATATCTAAATGCTATGAATCGATTGGATGCACCATTTTTTATACGTTATTTAGTAAGTAGAAATCTTATTAAAAGTAAAAACCAATTTAAAAAATATAAACAATTACTTGAAAAATCAAAAAGATATAATATCAATATGGCATATGGTAATACGGCTATGCAACGGAAAGACAAAATAGAACGTTTATTATCATTTGATAAATCGATTCTTGATATTGGGTGTGGAGAAGGTTTTTATGCTATAGATTTTTCTAAAAAAATAGAAAAATATTCTTATAATGCCATTGACATTAATCCTAATCTATTAGAGTCGATCAAGATAAAAGCTTCAAAAAAAGAAATTACAAATATTAATCTCTTTAATAGTCTAGAAGATTTTATAAAGATTTACAATGATGAGTTAGTAGATATAATACTAACTGAAGTTATTGAACACATGCCAAAAGATGAATCAAAAAGATTAATAGAGACAGTATTGATGTCTATTAATTTTAATACATTCATTATTACCGTACCAAATAAAGACTTTAATATTTTTTATGAATTAGGTGATGAAATGAGACATGATGATCATGACTGGGAACCTACATTTGATGAATTTAAAAATTTTATAGCTAATTTTAATAATGATGGTTTATCTTTTGAATTTATAGAAATAGGTGATACTATCGATGGTATCTCTACAAGTATCGGTTGTATAATTAAAAAGGTATAAAAATGCTATTAACATTTGGAGGATATGGTGGTGAATATTGCTGTGGTGAACTCAGTAAGCTTCATATTAACAATATAAAAGAACTACTTAGACGTTTTGAATACGAAGATATTATTGGACATTTCGATACAATTTTTAGTAGTAGTGGATGGGAAAGACAATATTATGATTTTGATGATATTGAACATATTTCTAGCTGTGCCATTGATGGTAGTATTTCTATTAATCCTAATGAACGCGAACATACAAAGTATGATTCTATTAATATTAGTGATTTAACTATCAATATCAATGATGATGACTTTTTATCTGATGGTTGGTATATTTCATCAGCTTCCATAGAAAAAGGTATTTTTTTTGAAGCAGAAATTTTAGATGATGTCAATGAATTTAATAAAGATTTACTGATCATAGATGCAAAAGATACAGATTATATTGGTACTGGAGACATTTTAGTTACTGATGTTTTTTACAATAATAAAGTCCTCGAAATGAACTATGATGTTATGGATACATTCGGTAAAGGTTTCTATCAAAGTATTTTTCATGTTAAAGATAGGATACATTATGACGGAAAGGAAAAACTCCTAGACGATTTTAAAAACTCTTTTAATATTATTGAAATGGTTGGTATGGATCGTGAAGATATAATCTTTGAATATTTAGAATATGTAGAAGCTGCAAATAATAAGCATTTAATAAAAGATGATCGAATTATAGTTTGGGCTAGTCCATTCTTATATGAACATTTTGAAAAAGAAGATGTAGACCTTTTATGGATGACTGAAAAGAATATTAAATTCGCATTGAAAAATGGTTTAAAAGATGAAATACCACCAAATATTTTTGAACGTATTATTATGAGGTTTCCAGAATGGCTAATTTAGTATATGGTATTACCATTGATAGAAAATTATTTCATGGCAAAATTATAAAATCCAGTTTGAAATCTATGATTTCTATTAAGACAGTTGATAATAGAATTTTAAATTTTCCTAAGTCTCATAAATTATTTAAAACAAAAGAAGAACGAGATATAGAAATTTTTTTAAATAATAATAATTTAAGCATAGATAAAGTTGCAGAGTTATATAATATTAACAAAAAAGAGGCAATTTTAGCTTACCAATCAGCTATTAAAAAATTTCCCGAAAAATTTATATAAAGGATCATTGTGAATATTAAAAGCAATATAAAATCTAACATTAAAGGTAAATCCTTAATAAGAACAAAATCTTACATTATACCGACTACTGTAACATTTCTTATAGGTTGTTTTATATGGTTATTAGATGGTAGCTGGGGAGTATATTTAACATTTTTAATTATAGGTATCATTACCCACTTTATTTATGTAGGTATAAATGAACATTCAAGATATAATCATGATCTGCATTGGGATAATGAAGCCTATTATAATTGGTTTGCCATTGTTGGTTTACCAATGATATTAATTGGTATTTTTTACCCATTTGCTATATCCCCAGCAATCCACGACTATTATCATGCAGAACGAATTGATGAAGAAATACCTATCGACAAAAATATTTCTCTTATGTACAATGACTACCATAGTACATTTATATTAATGGTTGAAGGAGAAAAACAACCTCTTCTAATTGATAAAGGTGGTTCTAGCGATACTTACAATCGTATGAAAGCTAGCTATCTTGATAAAAAAATAAAAGTAGTTAAAAAAAGATATAAATCTTGGACTGATGACGAAATTCAAACAGTTTATCAGTTAGATGGTTACACATTCAAATAAAGGATTTTTATGAATAAAATTAAAACACAAGTACATACTATAATAATGCTTATTGGACCTAGTGGTTCTGGTAAAACAACATTCGCTAATGAAATTCTAATACCCACATTACAAGAATATAAAGGTAGTGGAAATGACAATTTAAAAACAAATATACAATATATTAGTTCTGATGATATTAGAAAAGATATTTTAGGATATAATTATAGTAAAATAGATGAAATTATGACTGAAAGTTCAACACAAGCATTTGAAATATTATTTACAAAATTAAGAGCTGTTACTAGTTATCCAATCAATGCTGAATTTGTTATTTTAGATACAACTGGATTAAGTGAAAAATTTAGAAATGATGTTTTAGATATAGCAAAAGATAATAATTATAATGTCGATATTATAGTTTTCGATTATAAGAATATTGATGAATATCAGAAAAATTTTTCTGATGAAGTTTATCAACAACCTAGTACTAATGGCAAAATTATTTCTAAGCATATAAAAAGATTAAAAACAGAAACATTAAAAACATTAAAAAAAGGTGTATATAAAAATATTCATAAAATTAAAAATAAAGATTTTCTTTTAGAAGTTGAACAGGAGAATCCATATGATTTAACACCTACTATGTTAAAACCTCTTTATAGTGTAGATGTATGGGATTGGAAAAAATATACTGATAGAATATTAAATAGTACTTATGATTGGATTACTATTGGTGATGTTCATGGATGTATTCATGAATTAAAACAATTACTTGAAAAATATGGTTTTATAATTGAAGACAATGAAATCATAGATACAAACAAAACAAAAAATATAGGATTGATTTTTGCAGGTGATTTAATTGATAAGTCGTCAGAAGAAGATTTAACTGAAACTATAAGATTTATACATAAAAATATGATAAAATTTCAAGATCGTTTTCAATTAATATTAGGTAATCATGAAGAGATGGTCTGGAAATGGATAACAAATCATAAAGATTTAGAAATTACTCCAGAACGATTGGATCAGAAAAAAAGATACTATAATACAGCAATTTTACTAGAGAAAAATGAAGAGTTAAAATCTATGTTTTTAGATATTTTTCATAATATGAAAGGTTGGGTTAAATTTATAGGATTAAACAAAAGAAGTTTTGTAGTTACACATGCACCATGTGAGGTTAAATATCTCGAAAAAATGGATCGTATTTCATTAAAACGTCAATATAAATGCGCTAGTAGAAGTAAAAACAAAGATAAGACTAATGATGAACTAACACCATATTTAAAAGAAGAAGCAGTTAATAACCATCCAGTTCACATATTTGGTCATATGGGACAATCATCTGTTAGATCTTTTAAAAATAAAGTTTGTATTGATACAGGCTGTGTATATGGTGGAAGATTAACTGGATACAGTATAGGATACGGTAAACCATTTATTCAAAGTGTAAAATCATTATCTCCTAAGAGTGCAAGAAACGACTTTGGAAATAATCTATTTGAAGATATAGGTAAAGCTATAAAAGAAGTATCTATTGAAGATTTAAATCCATACAACCAAAAAAGATTAGATTATATAGTAAAAAATGGCATAGGATACATAGGAGGTACAATTTCACCTTCAAATAAAAACATCGAAAAAAATTCACTAGAATCTTTAGATAGTGGACTTAATTATTTCAAAGATAAAGTAGATAGTGTAGTTCTACAACCTAAATATATGGGGTCTAGAGCACAACTGTATCTCTTTAAAGATAATATTGAAAAATGCTATGCTACAAGTAGAAATGGATATAAAATTAGAGAGGACTTAACTGATTTATTCTCATCTAAATTAATAGAATACAAGCATATTTTTGATATGTATAATGCTGATGAGATAATTATAGATGGTGAATTATTACCATGGGCTCTTTTAGGAAAAGGTTTGATAGAAACACATTTTAAAACTGCGGATATAGCTATCCAAACAGAAATCGACTTTCTGGATGATAATGGGTTTGATAAGGCTTTTTTAAGTTTAAAGGATGAATTTAATGAATCAGAATTTTTAAAAGATAAAAATATTTTAGCTAAAAAAGAATTAGCTAAAAAATATGGTCACAAATATCACTCTTATAAAGATTTAAAATTTGAAATTGATAGATTCATACCTTTAAGTAAACACAAAAAAGCTTGGAAAATTTTCAATAAACAAATAACCCTTTATGGAGATGATACAAATACAGATTTTAAAGGTTTTAGATTATTAAAAGTAATATCAAATAACAATATAATCGATTTGGATCTAACCCCTAGCGAACACTTTAAACTATTAAATTCAGATGATATTCATATTGTTGATTTCAATGATAAAGACTATTTAGTTAAAGCTGAAAGATGGTATGATGATTTAGTGAGTAATCAAAATATGGAAGGTTGTGTAATAAAACCGGAAGTAAAGTTATTAGAATCTTGGATTGCTCCATATTTAAAAGTAAGAAATGAAGAATATCTTTCTATCATTTATGGGTATGATTATAAATTCCCTGTCAAATTTAATAGATTATTAAATCAAAAAAATATTTCTAAAAAATTAAGACTCTCTATATCAGAGTATAAATTAGGAGAAGAAATGCTTAAAGCTCCTATGGGTAGTAAAGAACAAATACAGATTATAGCCAATCTATTATTTGAAAATGAAAAAGAAGAAAGCGTCGATCCAAGATTATAATAGTATTTTTGTATAATTCTAATAAATAATTAGTCATATCGACAAAAGGAGATAATTATGTTACATTCAATTAGTAGATCTTATTTAAATTTTATTCTTACTCGGATAGCATTTACGTAAATACATTTATTGAATCTTCTATAAAAAATATCTTTGATTTAGGTGGTGATTTATGAGTTTAATAATCATCTCCTATATAATAAAATGGTATAAAAAGAAAAAATAGAAGTCAAATCACTATGGTAACATGATTTGTATATTTATCGGATGAAATTTCATCTAATTTGATTATCATCCGATATTAAAGGGTTTACTCGATAACCTTTGTAAATTTTATTTTTTAACGAATCATTCACACAAGCATCATACTTTTTTAAAAACTGATTTGATATTTCTAAATATCTATTTTGTAATTCATATGATTTTACATTATTAACTTTATTTAAAAAATTTATTACTTCTTTTTTATATATTAAACATGAATCTTTAATATTTCTTTGATCAATTATAATTATTTTATTTTTGATATATGAAATCCCTTCAGATGCATTATACCATTGATCATCAGCGTTTAAAAATATTATACTAATTAATATTATTAATATCTTTTGCATTGTTCAGTATCCTCCATTAATCTTTCTATCGGTTCCCATTTAGCATTTGTACTGATTTTTTTATATTTTTTCTTGAGAGATTGTAATATACTATAATTTTCTAAATACTCATCCCATTCCGTATCACTTACTGCACATGGATTATGTTCAGAACGACGCACTATATCTTTCAATATCATCATTTGAGTAATCTCTATTCGTTCAGTATTTTCCGATATACTATCTAATATACCCTCATAACTAATATACCCACCAATACCGACTGTAATAACAAAAGATAAAAATCCGTATAAGGCAACGACTGTATTCGTCATTTTATTAAATTTATCAAAAAATGAATTATTATTTTCTTTATTTTTAGACATTTTATTACCTCTATTTTTCTTTATTTATATTTAAGTATTTTTTTTGTATAATATAATATAAATAAAAACACACTTTGTGTATTATTAAAACTGTTATTGGATCTAACACAAGTTAGAATGAATAACTAAGGAGAACTAATATGAAAAAAATACTTATAGTAGTAGACTACCAATTTGACTTTGCTAGCCCAACAGGGGCTCTATCAGTACCCAATGCTGATAAAATAGTTGATAACATCCAATCTTATATCAATGATAAATCGTATGAAAATATAATTTATACTTTTGATACTCATACATCTGATAAATATAATGGTTCTGATGAATCTAAAATTTTTCCTTCAATTCATTGTGAATTTGGAACAATCGGTTGGAATTTTTATAAAATTAAACCCAGATATAAAAATTGGGATAATTTTATTGCAAATCGTGGAATCGATGAAGGTACAGTACCTTTTAACACCTTTATAGTTGAATCGGAAATGTTTTTTACAAAAGATGTTTTTGATATTTGGCAAGGAAATTCAATCTTTAAATCTATTTTTACAAATACCTTTAAACCAAAGGACACAATTATAGACATTGTAGGTGTAGCTACAAATTACTGCGTATTTATGAATGTTATGGGTCTAGTAAAAAATGGTTATACAGTTAATGTTCTTTCAGATGCTGTTGAAGGGATTAAATCATTTCCAGATGGATCAATAGATGATAGTTTTCAAACAAATATCAATGTTATGAAAAATAAAGGTGTAACTTTTTCTGGAGACATAAAATGATTATGAAAGTAATAGAAAGTTCAGAAGAGAATGTTTGGAAATATATTTTTAATGATAATGAAATAGTTTTGGAAAGTGTATTATATAAATACGGTTCATTCGATAAAAGAACTGTTATTTGTTGTTCTGTACAAAGTGGTTGTCCGGTTGGATGTACATTTTGTGGAACAGGTGCAAATTTCTTAAAAAATATTTCATCAGATCAAATAGTTGAGCAAATAACAACTATTTTTAAAGATAAAAATATCGAGGATATAAACAGTAGATGTGAAAAGCTTCAAATAATGTTTATGAGTATGGGTGAACCATTTCTTAATTACAAAAATGTTAAAGAAGCAATAATTAAATTGAATAAATTATACCCTAATGCCGACTTATTAATATCTACTGTTGGTATTAATGATGATAAAATTTTTAAAGATTTTATTTCATTATCTAAAATGATTAAAAAAGTTGGTTTACAATTTAGTATTCATAAATCAAATGATACAGATAGAGATAAATTAATACCCTTTAAAAAGAAATATACACTTAGGGAAATCAGAGATAGAGGTACTATTTGGCATAAAGAAACAGGGAGACAAGTATATCTCAACTACTGTGTTGATGGTACAAATAATAGTCAAAATGATATTGAGAATCTTAAGAATCTCTTTTCTCCAATTATTTTTAATATGACATTTAGTGTTATTTGTGAAGCAGATGAAACAATGAAAGATAGTTCATGTAGAAATTTGAATACGATTAGAGATTTTGAAAAATCTTTTATTGAAGAAGGGTATAATACCAGAATATTTGATCCTGCTGGACAGGACGATATTGGTGGAGGATGTGGCCAATTATGGTTCGTTCAAGATTATCTTAAAAATAAAAAAATGAAAGCAGAGGTATAAAATTATGGAAAAAATAGAAACACTAACCGATATGGTAGAAGTAATCAGAGAAATAAAAACACCGACAAGTCAAAAAGCTAATATGGTTGTAGGAAATATTAGAGCACAAATTAAAAATTACGTACAACGTAATAATCTTAAATCACTTGTAGTAGGTGTGAGTGGGGGTCTTGATTCAGCTGTTGTAGCGGCTCTTTGTCAAGAAGAATTTACAGGAGTACCTCTAATTGGTCTTTCTATTCCTATGAGTTCAACTAACGCTCACAAAGAACAGGCAGAATGGGTAGGTAATACCTTTTGTACGGCTTTTGAAGAATTCAACTATTGGGATGAAACTTTTCAGTACAATGAAGAAGAAGGTACTGATATGATGAGTGAAGTATTTAATACCGTTTCAGCAACAGATAAAGTTGCTGAAAAAGCAGGATTTAAAACGGAAGATTTTCCAAAAAATGTTCTTCAAGGTAATATTAAAGCGAGGCTTAGAATGATAACTCTTTATGACCTTGCAAGAAAAACAAACGGTATGGTTCTTTCAACAGATAACCTTTCTGAATTTCAAATGGGATTTTGGACTATTTGTGGTGATGTAGGTGATTTTGGACCTATCCAAAATGTTGGTAAGGGGTTTGAGCTTCCAGCCATAGCAAGAGCTCTTGGAATAAGAGCAGATATTATCACTCAATCGCCTAGTGATGGACTAATGGTAACTGAAGAAAATACAGATGAGGCTCAACTTGGAGCTAATTATGAGGAAGTTGATACTATTATGAGTATTTATCTTGGCAATATCAATAAACCAAAAGAAATTATAGATAAACTTAAAAGTAACCTATTTAATATTATTAATGATAAAAAGAGTGCTAAGAAAATTTCAAATGTAATTACACGTTATGAAAATTCACACTTTAAACGTAATGGTACAATCAACCTTACAAGAGAACAGATCGGAATCTAAATTCCGATCAAAAAAAAGGATATTTATGGTTTACCGTTCTAAAGCTGATTTAGAGGAAATTAGAAAGTCACAAAATAATATTAAATTATATGCTGTATATTCACATCTTGCATTACCCGTATTTAAAATCAAATCATTAAGTAAAAAATATGTATATTGGGAAGATAATTCAAAACATCCATATCCTAGTAATTCAGCAGGTTATATATTAACAGACAATTTATATGAAGGTTGGAAAATATATAAAGATACTTATAATAAACGGAAAAAATTTATTGAAGACCAATATAAATCAGAAATACAAAAATTAACAATGGCAGAATCTATACTAGATTCTCTTTCAAAATCAAATCCAGAACTTTTTATCTGATTTTAAGTATAATTCCATTATAATCCACTATGTTAAATAATTTAAAATTAAAGTTCATTTATACATTTATCAATTTTAAAATACAAAGGGTAGGACATATGTTAAATCTCAAAATAGATCCAGATAATAAATCCATAAAATTATCTATTTTATTACTTGGTGAAGATGAACCATTAGATATAGATATTAAATCTTATGAACTAATAGAAGAAAATAATAAATCTTATATAAAAATAAATGATGTAGAAACTAGTAAAACATGGATGAATATCCTAATATTAGAATTTGTTGAAAATAATAAGATAGAAATTTCAAATAAAATTTCAAAACTATTGAAAATAATTATATAAAAAAGGACATAGCATGACACATAATGAATTAACAAAATTAAATAATTTAGTAGAAAACCTAAATACAAAATTTAATGAAAATAAAACATTAGAGGGTTTTATACGTTTTACGAAAAAAATTAATATGGTTGAGACAGTTTCATTTAAACAAGTTAAGTATGAGATTGATTTAATGTATGAACGTCTTTTAGAAGAACAAGAAGAAAATACATGGTAAAGGATAACTATGAAAAAAAGTATGAGAGAAGAATCTTTAGGAACTAGACTTAAAGGTTATGAAAGAGAGTTTGAATCAGTAATCGATCCAAAGGATTTTATTATTTGTAGAATTGATGGACATAAATTTAGCAAATATACAAAAGGTATGAAAAAACCATTTGATAAAATGTTGTCAAATACAATGGAGGAAACTACTAAAGACCTTGTTGAAAAATTTGGAGCCGTAACGGGCTATACGCAATCTGATGAAATTTCATTGGTTTTTGTCCCTCAATTCAAAGAAAGATTAATACCTATTGAAACCAAAGAATTATTTGTTCTTAATGATGAAGAAGCAACCTATAAAGTTTATGACAAAGAATACAACTTGCTAGGTTCATTAGATATTAGTTATGAAGATATGGATGATGAATATTTCAGTATTAACTTTTGGGTAGTTTCTGATACTAATGATGAAATTATCGATCAATGTTCTTGGCAAAATAGAAACTCTAAAACTGAGGCTAAAGCATTAGAAACGCTTTTAAAGTATATCATTAAGAAAGTTGAAATAACAAATGAGCAAATTTTTGGAGGAAGAGTTCAGAAATTAACTTCTTTGATTGCGGCATATACTACTATGCAGTTTAATAAACACTTTTCTAAATTTTTAGAAAAAACATACGAAGATTATGAAGAAAAATTAGAAAAGGGCGAAATCGATACGAATAGTTTAGAGGCCATGAAATACCTTAAAACAATGGATGAAAAAGTAGGTAATGCTTGGTTTGATGCTAGAGTTTATGGCGTATCATCTAAAGAAGAAGCATTTAACAGTATTATGTGGCGAATTCGTGATGCCGAGAAGAACTCTAGATCAATGTTTGCACAGACATACTGCTCTCATAAATCGCTATTAGGAAAAAATGGTCTTGAACAGGTTGAATACTGTAAAGAAACTACTGGTAAAGATTGGGAAGAAGTTGAAGATAAATACAAATATGGCATTTTAGTTAAAAAAGAAAAATATCTTAAACCTATTTCTGAAGGGACTATGGATTATGCTCAAAATGATTTTGTAGAAAGATCCAGAATTATTAGTTGGGCTGAAAAAATTACTACTTTCTCTGGTGAAAAAGTTGAAATGGTTGTTAGGAAATATAAATGATTTCTAATCCTCCAGAAGATTTAGTAGAGGTTGTGAAACTTCTACTAACAGATAATCTTAAAGATTTTAAACCTTTAGATGATTTTATTAAAACAGATGAAAATGATTTGATAAAATATCATTTTAGTTTGGGTATGGAGTTAAGAAATCATTATAGTTTATGGACGAAAAGATTCGAAGATAAAAATGGCTTTGAAATTCATCCAGATGACGTATCATTTGAATTTATAAAATATGCTCATACACAATTAAAAATTAATTAGGAAAATTTATGAAACCTACGTCTATTGGAATTATTCCCTATCGGTTTTCTGAAAACGGGGTATCTATTCTTTTAATGCGGTCTTCTAAGAAAAATGATAGATTCGATTTTGTTAAAGGTAAGATAGAACCTTATGAAACTAGAGTAGACTGTTGTTTACGAGAAGTTCAGGAAGAAATAGGTGTTTCACTTTCCAAAGAAGATTTAGACTTTTCTGTTAAGCAATACAATAAGAAGAAAAATATTGAATTATTCTTTATTCATTGGGATAAATATTTGTATAAGCAATTTAAATTAGATGAACGAGAAGTTTTTGAACTAAAATGGTTTAATTTGAATGAAATACCTACAATTTCTCAGAACCAACGTTTGATTATTACGAAAATAAATGAAAGATTTAACAAATTACATCAACTACTAAGGAGTAACTATGTTTGATGAATTAAAAATTACTTGTCTTAAAACTGGCGAATTTAAAATACTTAATATATGGGAAAGTAGACTATCTATTCATGACCTCAATATTATAACATTGTTTTACAAAAATCATAAAGATTTTACTATTGAAGTTGTTGAATGAACGCCTTGTTCTTAGATATTGATGGAGTTTTAAATAATTACCATCTTAAAGAACCATTTACTTTTCCAAACGGTTATACACAGCAACCAGTTAAAGGCACTCAAAATAAATGGAATGGTTTAATGGGTATGGATTATGATAAAGTTAATTTATTAAATGAAATACTTGAAAGTAACGAGTGGAAAGTAATAATATCAAGCTCTTGGTATTATTCGGATAGTACTGTTAATGCGTTAAAACATTTTGGTTTTAAATATTCAGATAGAATTATTGGTGGTACAAATAGAAAATCATATGGTAGAGGAAAACAAATCCTAGATGCTGTTGAAGATTTTAAAGTAACAGATTTTATTATTTTAGATGATGAACTATTTGATATTACTGGAAACTCTGAATTTGTTAGTAATAATATGCGAGAAATATTTAGAGATAGAGTGTTTAAAACAAATCCATACATAGGTTTAACTGAAAAGACAGTCTCTAATATTTTAAAAAGATTAGACTATTTTATAATTTAAGGTATAAATATATTAAAAATAGAATATGGAGAATATTTATGAAATTTTCAACAGTAAAAGAAATGGAAGAGACATTGAAAAAAATTAAATCAAAAAAAGAATTATCTCAAGATATATCATTTAGAAGTCAAGGTGAAGAAATTTTTCTTGAATTTATAGGTGAAGGAACAAGACAAAATCTTAAAGATATGATATGGATAGGTAGAGAAACAGCAGATAATCTAAGGATTTCATTTGATGATAATGGCGATGATTCAATTAATATCCTAGAATATTCTTTAAATAGAGGATAATAAAATGCGAGTTGATAATATCTTAATAAAAACAGAGTATGGAGATATAGAAATCTCAGGAAGAGTAGATAGCGGTGAATTTATTCCAGATGATTTAGATATTTCAACGGAATTAGGTGAATTTTTAGGAAAATGGATTGAAGCTGGAAATTTATTTTTTTCAGATAATGAAATTGATATGGTCGGTCAAGATATTGATGATGATTTAATCGATGAATTAAAAAATTTCGTTACATTGAGTGATTTTTCAGATCCTATGAGAGCATTAGCTTTACATCAACATACAGGATACGATTTTACAAATATTGATGAAGATAGAAACCCATACACATTTACATCTGGAAGAGAAGAATATATGGTTTTGACCGATGATGAAGCTGATGAAATGGCTAAAGAACGGGTTGAAAATTTATTAGATGATGTAGGATTTGATGGATTTAGTGATTGGGCTAAAGATCATGCATTAGATAATTTTATTGATACTGATTGGTTTGACGATGCAAAAATTGAAATGAGTATGAGCTATGCTGAAGATATTAAACACGAGGGTGCAAATTCGGATGAATACATTAATAGACTACATGAAGAAATGGTAGAATTAGGTGTTCTTTTTGAACCGGAATGGCCTGAAGAACCAGATGAATCAGATTATACCTATGAAAGAGAGGAATTTGATAGTTCAGATTTTTATGATAATGAACCAGTAGAAGATGATTATGAAACTGAAGAAGAATGGGAAGAAGCACATAGTAAATGGGAAGATGATTTATCAAATGCTGAAAAAGAATGGGAAGAAGAACAAGACCGTTTAGAAGAAGAAGCTCAAGAAGAATATGACGATGCGATTGAAGCTTGGGAACGTGAAAAAGAAGAATATGAATCAGATTTAGAAAATGATATAGATAATAATATTGAAGAGTTTGCTGAAAAACGTGTAGAAGATGAAGACGGCATCGAATATTGGAAAAATAATATTGGTGATATTTCCGATGTAGTAAAAGAACAAGGTTTATTAGACGAAGACGCTTTTATAGAATGGATTGTTGAAACTGATGGTAGAGGTACTAATATTGCAACTTATGATGAGGCGGAGTACGAAGAAACTGTAACCTTAAATGGTGAAACTGAAGATTTTTATATTTACAGAACCGAATAAATTACCACTTTATATTTTTTTAAGACTCTTTTAGATATAATTATTATATATTAAATAAAGGGGTCTTAAAATGGCTTTATTAACTTACGATGAAGTATTAGAAATCACAAAAATAAATGAAACTTTTAAAATGAAACACCAAAAAATAGGTAACACAGAAATTGCAATGTGTACTTATTTTTTAGCAAATGCAGGTGATTTTTTTGATGCAAAATTAGATGGCTCTATGGTTAGAGCCACAGAATTAAGAGGTATAACATTTGTAAAAGCTCCAAATTCAGACTGGAAAACATATTTGTTTATCGATAAATTTTTTAATATCGGTCAAACAAATGGAACTAATATAACAAATATGGAACTTTCTATCAATGACTCAACTGAAATTTGTAATATTAATAAACTTTTTATCGATGAAAATGAGAAAACATATCGTGCAATAGATTTAAAGTTAAATATGATTGTTGCTGAATTTGATAGAAATACTGAAACTCATGGGGATTTTTTTCAAATTTTATCACTAGATAAAAAAGTTTTACCTACATTGAAACCTGAAAATTCTTGGATGTATGAGGATGTAAAAGATTTAGAAATTGTAAGAATTGCAAATAAAGAAGATGGATCCGCAATAAGATTTCTTTTAATTGAAGGAAAATTAGTGGCTAAAACAAAATTTTCTTTTGAATCAGAACAATGCAAATTAGCTATGGAAATAGTTGAAAAAGATCCTAAACTTAAAGCATTTATTTTAACAACTTTAGAGTTTGGATATGCAGCAATTTTTGAAATAGTTTCACCATTTAATAAAATCGTTTTAACATATCCAGAAACATCTCTTAGATTGTTGCAACTAAGAGATGAAAATAATGATGGGTTATATCTAAATATATATGATAATACATTAGTAAAAGCATTTAATATCTTGACTGCCAATCAAGAACCTTTATACACACTTGATGAGTTACTTAAATTAAAAGAAACCGTTGAAGATAAAGAAGGTTGGGTAATTACATTTGAAAATGGAAAAATGGCAAAGGTAAAAACTGATTGGTATATGTCACTTCATGGTATTTTAACTGATGGGTTAAAAGAACATAAAATAATTGAAAAGGTTTTAGACGAAACGATTGATGATACTATAGCAATGATACCAGAAGAAAATATTGAAGAACGAGATTTTATTGATGGTATCTCTGAAATTATAATTAATCATGTAAATCATTTAGTGTCAGATGCAGAAGCTAAATTTAAAAATTCATGGAATGGAAATAAAAAAGAGTTAGCACTAAAATTTAAGGATGATAAACGTGCTTTTCCATATATAATGAGTTTTGCAAATGGAAAAAATATTGAAGAAATTGAAAAACAAGTTATAGATAGAGTTAAATTTGAATGTAGACGTTTAGAAATGGCTAAACAATACCTTAAAAATTTAGGTTTTGACAAAGAACTCGAAATAAAAATTGAGGATGATTAATCATGAAATACGGTTTTAGTTTATTTGAATTAATTATTGTAGTTGTAATATTGGGAATTCTAGCAGCAGTTGCTATTCCTAGATTATCAAATTCTTCATCAAATAATGATAAAATTTCATACAAAAAAATAATTTTTACTAATGGTGATGGTGGATCCGCCGAGAATTGAACTCGGGTCTGCCACTACTTCCATTTAAATCTCATTTACAAGTTTAGTTTGATTTTTAATACTTTAATACTTAGATAACCAAACAAATCGGTATTAAAGGCACTTGATATAATTTTCGTCTAAAGGTATCAAGTTTAACTTTAGCTTATCTATTTTTTATTATACACTCTGTATTTATTAGTAAATAGACAACTAATAAACTGAGTGATTCCGGGCTCCCAGAGGGAGGATTAAGCAGCTACTCTCGCAGTCTGTGGAATATAAAGTTTTGTGTTTGCATTTAAGCTTTTTTGATGATTAAGTCATCACTCTACTTGCAATTTAAATTTCTTATAGCAACATCGATCCCAATTCGGACCCATAAAAAATATCAGTATATAGAAATTATATACTGATATGATAATATCCTTTATTTTATACCCAAGGTAACAAAGAACCCTTTACATAAAAAAACACATACGATATTAATTTATCTTTTTACTTGTAAGTAAATTAGAGCGTTATCAATTAAGATAAATACGTTCCATAAGAGTTATTTTCTCTAGGTCAATCTCTAAGATAAAATTTTAAAGAGTAATTTAAATCTCTTATATATTTATTTTACAATTTTTAATTTAATTATAAGGTATTTTTTGATATAATATATTACAAATTTTAAATAATTAAGGAGATTGTCCTATGGCAAAATTTAACCAAGGTACTAAAAGTATCCCAAATAGTAAAAATATGGCTGGAGGGGTATCATATGATCGCCCAATAAAAAAAGAGGTTGCGACTGTTGTTTTAAACTCTATGCTTAATGGTGATTCATATTATGAAAAAGAAGGTGAACGTTTAAAACGAATTGAAACTCTTATCACTACATCAAAGTCTGATGCTGAGTTTGTAGCAAAAGCTATGGTGTTTACTAGAACAAATGGTCGTCTTAGAAGTATTTCACATTTCATGGCAAATATTTTAGCAGAAAATGTAAAAGGTAGTGACTTTTTACGTTCAGCATTAACAAAAGCTATTGTAAGACCGGATGATATGACAGAAATGTTATCACTTTGGGATACAAGAAATCCAAATAAAATGGTTCCGAATTCACTTAGAAGAGCCTTTAAGAAAGCTTTGGAAACTAAATTTGATGAATATCAATTTCGTAAATATGCTCAACCAAAATCAAAAGTGAAACTAAAAGATGTCGTTAAACTAGCACATCCTTCACCTAAGAATTTTGATGATGAAACTATTTTTAAAAGAGTTATCGAAGATCAATTAAAGGCTGTTGAAACAGCACAAACTATCAATGCATCTAAAACTGGTGAAGATCGAGTTGAAGCATATATGAAAGAAATTAAATCTGGTAAAATGGGTTATATGGCAGCATTAAAAAATATTAGAACATTGATGGAAAATAATATTTCAGAAGATGACTTAAAACAATGGTCTAATTTTATAACTGATCCTAAAAGGGTACAAAAATCAATGGTACTTCCATTTAGATTTGTTGATGCATGGAATGCTGTAAAAGATTTACCTATTAATGAATTTAAGAAAAATATTGTTAAGAAAGCACTTGAGAGAGCTTTTGCCCTATCAGCTGGAAATACAAATATTGCTTCTGATGATGAAAAAGTGGCTATTTTACTTGATGAATCAGGTTCTATGGGCGGATATTCAAATAATGACCGTAAAACACCATTTTATATTGGTAAAGTATTATCAGCTGCGATGAAAGTAGGTATGGATGATGATAAGTGTCTGTTTTATACTTGGGCAGATACATGTACAAGAAGAGATATAAAAGGTTTGTCATCTTTTGATTTTATCAATAATTTAAATACTAGAGGTGGAGGTACTGATGTATCAGCTCCTTTAAAAGAGTTAATTAAAACAAAAACATTTGTTGATAAAATTATAATCTTTAGTGATATGCAGATGTATGGTGGATGGGGAAATATTGGAGATCAACTCAAAAATTATTTAAAAACATATCGTAAAGAAGTCAATCCAAATGTAAAAGTATTATTTTGGAATTTAGAAGGATATGGTGGTGGTTCACCATTAGATATTGAAAAAACATCTGATATTTTTGAAGTAGCTGGTTTTTCAGATAGCATGCTTCAAATTATACCTAAATTATGGAGTGATAAAGATTTTTTAATTAAAGAGATTGAAGCTATATCACTTTAATATTAGATAGGGAAACCTATCTAATCAATGGGTGACAAATCAACTAATTCTTGATTTCCTTCTTCATCAATTTCAATCTCAAATTCTCTACCTTCTAAATTTTCTTTAGCATACTCATCACTATAATAATAGTCCCACGAAGTTTGTAAAGAGTTTTGTAATGTATCATAATGTTCTTCTAAAAGATTATTAACTTCTTCAACATAAAGCTCTATTTCATTTTCTATTTGACTTTCTATTTCAGCTCGTATTTCAGAAGTTAAATCATAAAATTCATTCAAATCCATATTATAAACATCTTGAAAAAACATTTTTGATGCTTTAATGCCATCTTTAATACTATTCAATGAGTCTTTATATTCCGGTTCATAACCTAATTCATTTAACCATTTTTCAATTGACTGTTCAACTTCAAAAACTATTTCGATTTGTTCTCCATCCTCTAATGGATCTAAAAAAATCCTTGATTCGATTTCACTATCTATAACATCAGTATCGATATAATAATCTTCAGTTTCTAATTCATAATTTTGAAAACTATATGGAAGATCATAAACAAATGATTCTTTTTCAAATTCATCCAAACGAGATGACTTAATTTCTTTAATAGATTTATGACCATCATCGATTGTACCTCTATATTCTAATTCATTTCTATAAAGGTCGAATGTAAAACTATCTTCATCTATATCTATCCCAAATTCAGTTTTCATAGTATTGACAAAATCATCAAAAATCCACTCATACCAATCTTCAGGAACTAAAAATTCATCTTCCTGAAAATTAACAATTATTTCTTCTTTTAATTTTTGAGGTAAATCCTCAAATTTTACAATTTCAGTTTTAAACATAATATCTCCAATTAAGTTTTTATTATGTTTATTTATACCTTATTTCTAATCATTACGGATGATACCAAATATTTCATCCATTTCAATAATTAATAATTTTTCTTTATCTAATTCAATTTCAGTACCAGAAAATTTTCCAAAAACAACTGTCGTACCAATATCTACACCGAAATCTTCTTTAGTATCATCGTTACATGCTACAATTTTTCCAAAAGATGGAGTTTCTTTTGATGAATCAGGTATAATAATACCACTTGCTGTTGTTTTCTGAGCTTCCTCTACTTTTACCGCTACTCTAGTTCCTAATGGTTCAAAATTCATTTTAATTCCTTATTTTTTATTTTATTATACAAATTTTTCAGGGTATTTTTCTAACATTTTAGTAAACATTTTATGAAGATCATTAATATTTACTTTAAACTGCTCTTCTATAACCTTATTAATACTTAATATAGTTTTTAACATGGCTTCATCTTCTGATTTTTCTAATAAATGTTTAGATTTTCTTTTTGTATTTCCTCGACCAACATCAATAATACAAAACTTATTTGTAATCCTTAAAATTTTTCCAGTAGAAATTTTTCCAGACCACTCATCTTGATACCAAACTTGCATACCTATTTCAAAATCTTTCATTTAAAACCTTATTAAAAAACTTATATTATATATATTATTATACAATGAATGTAGCAATAAATGCCCATATCAATAATAAAATCTGCCAACCAATTATAGCTTCAAAATAACGACGTATTGGAGTACCAAAATACCCACTACCAATAGATAAACATTTATGCATCGGTGATATATTATAGGCAAAAAATTCAAGAACTAAAAACCATACTAAATATTGTACACCATAAATGGTTGTTAATAATGCTACAATTCCTGCAAACTTTCCACTACTACCCATTAACCAGCTCGAAATAAATGCGAAGCTACTTATCGCTATTAATCCAGACATAGTACTAATATCAAATATATTTTTATGACTATTAATAAATTCTATAATTTCTGTATTGTGACTTTTAAAAAATACTGATAACATTAGAATTACACTCAATAATAAAACTAACCACCAGTTTACATACCCAAATAACTCTTTAATATTATATGATTTTGTTAGTATGATATAATAAATTGTAAGAATACCAAATATTATGGCTCCATTAAAACCGAATGCTAATAATCCAACACCTACAATCAAAGGTATTGCACCAGTTATGAAACGTTTAATATCATATTTATCAAAAATTGACGCATCTAATATTATATCACTTTCGTCAAATTTCCAAAATATATACCATACGATATATAAGAAAGTGATTAAAATTAATGGCCACACATACCCTATAAATGCTCCCCAACTTAATCCTAAAGCTGCCATCGGTAAAATTACTGTTTTCTCTAAAGGAGACCATAGATAATAATGATGTGTTGATAAATAATCTATAATACCAAATTTAGATCTAGATTTCCTACATTTTCTTTCGCCTTGATTACAATTATCCTTACTGCAACATGGGGCTAAATTTGATAATATACCTGCAGAAACAGTCACTCTACCAGGTATCGGCAATATACCACCGATAAATGATATTAAAGCAATTACACCCCTTTTACTTGGAATTTTTTCAGATATATACTTAAATACATCCACCATCAAATTATGTGTTTTCATAATTCCTGAACTTATCATTACACCGATAAGAAAAATTAAATATGTTTGTACTAATAAATATGACATATTTCCTCCTTTTGTATTAAGTATTTTACAAATTATGATATTTTATATAATAAATATACTTAAAATTAAGGAAAATTTAATGTATTTTGCAATAATTAATGAGAAAAATGAATATCTAAAAGTAGAATTTGTCGATAATATATTTTGTTTAAATAATAAAGGGGTGGTCTTTACTAGTAGTTCATTAGAAGTAATAAAAAAAGTATTGGATGGGGGTGAGGGTACATTAGAAATACCCTCAAATAGTTTTAAAAATCTTAAAGCTGTACAATTAGCAATTAATATAACAGCCGAGTATTAGAATTCATCCCAACCATCAACAGCAGAAGATTGATTATATGATGTTACAGTAGATTCAAAGAAATTACCTTTAACATCACCATCACCTTCTGTATCGGCAATTTTTTCTAAATGCCCATAAGGATTTTTTTGATATTTTTCATCTAAATAAAGTTTTGGGGCACCAATAGCTTCTAATCGTTTATTTGCCATCCATTTTGTGTATCTATCTGTACTTTCTTCACTTATTCCCAAAATATCATTTCCAATAATATGGTTAGTCCATTGAATTTCTTGATTTGTTGCAATTTCAGTCATTTCTAAAATTATACCAACATTATACATATCTGGAAATTCTTGCTTTATAGCATATATAATATTTTCAAATAATACACAATGCGTTAATTCATCACGATTAATATAACGAATTACATCCGATGATCCGGGCATTAAGTTTCTACTAGCTAAATTATAAAAAAAGTTAAAACCATTATAAAAATAAAGCCCTTCTAATAAGTAATTAGCAATAAGAACTCTAAAATAATTTTCATCAGAAGGATCATCGATAAATTTTTGATAAATTTCAGCGATATATTTATTTCTTGTTAATAACACATCATCGCTTCTCCAAAAATCATAAATTTTTTCTCTCTTATTTTTAGGTATTACTGTTTCTATTGTATATGCATATGATTGTGAATGGATTGCTTCTTGATATGTTTGTATGCTCAATACCAATCCAACTTCGGGAGCAGTTATCATATCACTAATATTTGGTAAATTATTTACTTGAATACTATCCAAAAAAACTAAGAATGATAAAATACCATCATATGCTTTTTGTTCAGCTTTAGTAAGCTTCTTATAATCATTTGAATCAATACTCAAATCAACTTTTTCTGGAATCCAAAAATTAGCCATCATACTTCTATAAAGTTTATTCGCCCAAGTATATTTAACATCATTTAAATTAAATAAATTAGTTGGATCCCCTTTAATAATTGTTCTACTTTGAATACTATCATCACCTAATGGATTAAATAATTTTTTCTTTTCCATTTATTATCCTTCTGTTATTATTTTAATATTATTTTACATTTTTTCAATAATCTATTCAAAACTACTATAAATACTTTTAAAATAGGAGATAATATGAAAATAATAGATGAAATAGTTAAAAAACTTAATCCAGGTGGTATTAGTTATTATGCTGATAGGAATAATACTTATGACCAAAAGACTATTACTGATACAACAGCTGAATTTGATAAATTTATTAAAAATGAAAAAAATTGGGGAGAATTAATTAGTGCTATATATAGTACACACTCTGATTTTAAATCGGGTAAATATGCTGTAGCACCGTCAAAGCAGAAAGGTGTATTTACTGTGATTAATACAAAAAATCCAAAAGAACCAGCTTTTGATGTTAAAGTTGAGGTTGTTAAAAATACATTAGTTATTAATAATCTTAAATCCAAATCTAAAGATACAAAAATAGAATTAGGTACTATGGTTGAATCTACTCAACCAACAACAACACCTCAAGAATTTGTAGATAATATTATAGAAAATCTTAATAAAAATAAAAATTCTTTTAAATCTCCAAAAGCAGTTGTTGATTATTTAAAAAAAATAATTTCAGATTACAAATAAATTTAAGGTATTTTCTGATATAACTTTAAAAAATAAAGAGAGAAGTAATGTCTAGTAATAATAAAAATAATACAGTAAATGAAAAAGAAGTATTAAGACAAAATATTCTAATGGATATTTATCTCTATGAAAAAGAGTTATTAGATAATAATTTAAGAAATGAAGATAAACAATACATTAAAGAAAAAATTGAAGAAGCTGAAAATCTTTTTAAAAGTATTTAAGATACAAAATATAAAGATGTTAATTCATCAACAGCTATAATTATTGATGTATCAATTATATCTGAATCTATTTTTATTCTTATATTTAATTTAACATAATAAAGATTATTATCCCATACTGTCTCACTTTTAGAATAATCCAATTTTAATAAATTATTTTGAGAGTGAGAAAAAATATCTAAAATATCAGTTATGAATACCTTAGTTGGATCATCAAACTCAATTCTTTCTTTTAAAAAATATATAAGTTTTTTGTCGATTAAAAAAGAAATCTTCCCACCAATTAAATTAGAAACTCTAGCATTAATTTGCTTACCATCTTTTAGAATAATTGGTGATAATCTTATCTTACTTAATTTAATATCAATATTAACATTTGCTAATTTCCAAGCAGACTGCCTAATAGAAAATATCATATCTCTAATTAAGTCTTTAAATACCTGTGTCTTACAAGGAGTTTGTAAATCTGCAACTTTCATACCTAACTCATTTTATTTTTATTTATATTAAAATTATAGAGTCTTGTTATTAAATATATGAAAGCTGAGGGAGGGGGAGTACACCTTATTAATTATTGTGCCGATAGGCACAAACGCAAGCAATTTTTTAAAAAATTATAATTTTTTTAAAGTTCTTATAAATTTAAAATTATTTTATACAAATTGCCCAATTAGTTACTTACGTTTGTACTCTTTTATTTATATAATTTTTTAGACCATTTTAAAACTTTCTGATAAAAATTATAATTTTTTAAAAAATAAAAAAGCGTAAGTAAAAAGTAGAGGATTATAAGTATTATAACTCTTTGAAACTATTACCCCACCACCTTGCATAATGCATAATAAACTACTGTAAATTTAAAGGGTTTTATTAGATTCTTGAAGTTTTAAATTTCTTTCTATTTCTAATACAGATGTATGTTCTAATAACATTTGATAAACTTTTGTATAATCTTCAAGTTCTTTTTTACTATATAAAGTTTTAGAATTTGGAGATGTAACCAATGTTTTTAATGCTTTATAAATTTTTAAGAGAGATTCATTACTCATAACTATGTTCTCATCAAGAAGCTTTCGTACCTCTATAACTCGACCACTCAAACAATGTGAAATAAATTGTATATCATTTTTATACATTTTAACCCTCTCTTATAATCACCATAATAATATTTATAAAGCTAAAATAATTGTTTGGTTTGTAACGTTTGAATCATCTTTTTTAAAATTGGTTGAACTAATTTAAAAACCAGTTTAATTTTTTCTTTGCATTTTTTATATGGTTATGATTGTGTGTTCACTTTTAAATGTGCTGATGCGTTGACGGCAAAAAATTAGAAAGTATATCTTATGAATTTAGATGGATTTAAAAATATTTATCTTTTCAAGTATGTTAGAATTATTTAGAAGAGAGTTACTGAAATATTAAATCAGTTAAAGAAATATAGGAATAGTTAAAGAAATATAGGAAGGTAGGGTTCTCCCACACTACCTTAAACTCGGCTTAACTTTTCATCCAAAAAATAGCCTTTTTCAGGGAAACGGTCGGTCAAAAAACACGCTATCCGAAAAAACACACCCCCTAAAAAAACACGCTTTGTTAAAAAACATGACTCTTTTTTTTAACGATCGGTCAAAAAACACGACCGATTTTGAGAAGGGTTATCAAAAAACACCCTCTCTTTTTTTACCAATATAACTCAGTAACTCTCTTTGCTATTTTGAATTGTTCCTCATATGGTAAGTTTGAAAACTCTGCCGCCAATTCTTCATCACCACCGTGGATACTAACATAATCTAATGAAGCATCTGCTAACATTTCCGTTGTTAAATTCTCACCATTGATAGCTGCCACCTCTTCCATATCACATGCAATTGTTTGAATTGTATTTGATAATAAACTTTGGTACTTACTCATTATATCTCCCTTTGATTAATTATAGTATATTATACCATAATTTTAATTAGTTGTCAAGAGTTTCTAAGTATTTAGACATCTCTTTGAATTTATCTTCATAATCCATATATGTATATTCCACGAATAAAACAATTTCGGCAAAACTATCTAAAATTTCTTGTACATCTTTCATATCGAGACCTAAAAGTGCATATGGTGAATGTTTGTGAGCGATAATGTTTCTAAGCTTGTTAAACATTTGTAATAAATGTTTATCATTATTTGGAATATCTAAGAGATTCAATAATTGAGACATTGTTAAATCTGATCTTTTTACTATTTTGAAATCATTAGCATCACATGCATATCTCATTAGTAAAATAGTAGTAAGTTTAGTATGAGTATTTAATACTAAATCATTAGCTATTAATATATCATAAGTTGCTTTATCAATTTTTCTAAGTATTGATTTTGGGGTATTTGGAGTTTGTGGCATCATTATATATTTAAAATTTTTTATTCCAGAACGAACACACGTACTAAAATCTCCTGTAAAAATAGCTATATCTAAAGGCATTGATACACTATAAGATTTTATTCTTTCAATTAGTAAAAGTTGTTCCATACTATTCAATCTTTTTAACATTGTTTACCCCTTTGATTAATTATACCTATATTATAACATATTATAGTTAATATGTCAATAGTTCCGGTTCTCTTTTTGCAATTTTCAATAATACTAATAGTGTATAATAACTATCATTACCCCCATTATGTAAATGAATTGGTTTTACCCCTATAATACTCTCTACTAAAGTTTTTAAATTGTGGGTCTTATTTTCTAATAGATATAATGGTGCAAATCGTTGAGTATCCAATACTGCTATATTATCAATATCAATATCACAACTGTATAAAAATGGTTTATCATTACCAAAAGCATGTCCTACTAAAAAGTCTGTACCTTTGAAAAGTACTCCAACTATTACTTGTATTGCTTCTAATGGTAATATTTGAGATTCTCCATAATCGAAGTGGAATTTATTATCTGGTACAAATCGACCATTTTTAAATTGTTTAGTTTCTAATACTATAAAATGATATGCTTGGATTTTTTCATCTTCAAAAATAGTAATACCTACTTCTGTAAGTTGTCTTGTTGTTTCGTGGAATTCTAAATCCATAGAAAATAATTTTTTACCTTGGATTTTTTCATTTAATTCTGATAACACTTCTGGGGCAGAACTAACTTTTTGTTCCCATTTGAGTTGATTTTTGATTCTTCTTTTTAACCGTTTGATAGGTTTATTATATTTTGCAAATTTTCTTAGTAATAATTTATCTTCTGGAGTATAAAGAGTATAATCAATAGTATGTAAATATTCGATTTTATTTTGTTCTTCTGGAGTGATATTTGATTGAAGTTCTTCTTCTAAAATTGTTAATTGAGTTTTCATTATATCCCTTTGATTAATTATAATATATTATACCATAAAAAGGGAAATAATACAAGCTTTTATATCCTCTCACAAGGATTTTTAGCTTTTAATTTTGTTAGTTTTTTATCTACTGTTTTAATGAGTTGTCTAGGATGAATATACCCTTTTGATCTCTCTGCTATAAATGAAGCTCCTTGTAACGAGCTAAGATCTTCTTTTACTTGTTTAAATGATTTGACAGTATCTCTTACAATAATTGCAAATTCATCGCCACCAATTCTATATACTTGGTCAATAGAGAATTTTTTTCTAAGTTGCTCTGCTACTGATATAATTAGATTATCTCCTGCTTCCATACCTTCTATTTTATTAATATTATGAAGGTTATTAATATCAATCAATACAAATGTAAATTGAGCATCTGTAAATTCATGTTCTTCAAATACTCTATCTAATTTATCATTGAAATCTTGTTTACCCATAAGACCTGTCATTGAATCAAATTTATATTTTTTAACTAATCTTTCTAGGTATGTAATACGCTCTAAATAAAAACCAATTGCCTCACATGATTGAGGTTGGCCACATGGTGTATCTAAAGAAACTTCTCCATCTTTTGAAGAGAAAATGATTTTGTCCTTTTTTTGAGTTTTCATAAATGTCCTTTTATTTAATGTTACCTATATTATAACATATTTTGCATTAAAAGTCAAGAGTTTTGGGGTAAATTTTGCAGAAAAAAATGAGAGGGGAAGAACCCTCTCTAATTATGGCGATGGAAGAGATAATCTCTTCACATTTATATTATACAATTTATGCATTTGTTAAAATGTATTTCGCTGCATCCTTCCACATTGGATTACCACTATATGAAAATGCTACTTTGATAAGTTTTTCAAATGTTCTCATATTGAGTTCTTTTGCTTCAAATTTATGTTCATCGATAAACTCTAGCACTTCTTCTTTTAGTGATAAATCATAATCCGGCAAAATATGAGTTACAATAGCTTTCATTCTATCGATACGATCTTGGATACTCATTGTAACATCAACTGCAAGTGTTCTACCTCTTACAGCTTTATCAATTTTCGGTAAAGAGATATTTGAGATAAAAATCACTTGACCTTCAAAATCAAATGAACTTGGTAAACCATCATCAATAAAACCTTTTGATAACCAACTAATAGTTCTCTTTGCATATGAGTCCAGAGCACCTTTTAGAATGTTAAGTGATACAGGATCTTTCAATACACTATCACAATCATCAAAGATAACCACTTTATCTTTATTTTCATAAAGAGTTGCATACAATGCTTTTGGTGTTGCATAACCTTTGATAATAACATAATCAGCATCTTCTTCAAGATTATTTTTATCAAGGATTTCAAGAACGGTATGAGATTTCCCTAAACCACTTTGTCCGCAGATAAGTAGTGAACTTGTAATGTTTGATAATGTCATATTTACAAATTGATCAAGGAAAGCAAAACGCTCATTAATATCAAATTCTGATTGTGCTTCTGTAAGTGGTGTAAGTGGTGTTTGAGAATTTGATTGAACTGCTTTATCCAATACAGTAATTGTTCTTGTTTCGATACTAGGTTTACAAATATGTCCACCTAAACTAAATGTACCATCTGCTTTGAGTTTACGAGTATGGACTTTTGCTCCTGTGTTTATTGTAAATTGAACTTCGTTTTGTGAATGATCTACATAATTTAATACCATTGTTAGTATTCCTTTTCTTTAATTATGCCATATTATAACATAACTTGACTAAAAAGTCAAGTTTTACGCTAATTCTTCTTCAAAAAGAAGCTCATAAATCAATGCGCTAGTAAGAGATTTACCGTTTACAGTAATTCGGATATTAATGTTTTGCACATACAACATAAGTTCGTTTCGTTTCCATGCTGCAATTTCTTCCTCTGTTGGTTCGCAGTTATCAACATTTACAAATTTATTTGTCCATAAGAATTCATCATCTGCATATGTTCTCAATTCATCTTTTAATGAGTCTAAATCAAAATCTACTAACACCTCTTTTTCAAAGTACTCTTCTAGATTTACAAGCAGTTCTTCTCTTAGATTTTCTGGTTCTACATGCCATAACATTTTCTCATTAGACCAATGATTTACATGATCTAATTCACCTTCCAAATAATCATCTTGAAATACATCTACAAATGAAGAAATCTCTACTGTAAAAGTATCACTCACTAAATTTCTAATTTTTTGAATAGTTTCCATTTTTATTCCCCCACTTTATTTTTTAACTCTTTGATTTTTGGTAAAACTTCTGATATATTTTGAGCTCCAACTTCCAACATAACCTGCATAATAATATCCGATAATTTAACAGTTGCTTCAGACCATTGATTTTCTAATTTTTTATTTGACATTGTTTACACCTTTTATTTAAATTACTATATTATACTATATTTTTAGAAATAAATCAAGCCGTTTCATACTCTTTTTGAGATAAAACCTCTTTACATTTATTACAGCGATAAGTAGCTGTGCCTCTTAGGATTTTATTATGTCTCACAGTAGATAAGTTATGAGTATCACAAGCACAATAATAAGTATGAGTGTTTTTTCTTTTTGATTCTAAAATTGTACTACCAGAAAATAGTGATGTTGAAGCTTTACCACTTATACCAAAATGTGAACAAACCGCCTTAAACTCTTTACCATGTGGCATAACTCTCTTATACCCATTTCGACCTGTTGGGTATAAGTTTCTAACAACAGCATGGGCAAATTCATGAATCACTACCGCTGTTATATAAGTATCACCAAACTCTAAAAGTAACTCTTTGTTTAATTCAATGTAATTAATTGTTTCACCGTATGCAGACGATTGATAAAATTGACCTAATGCTCTAACACTTTTTAATGTATAAACCACATCATAATCAAATTCTACATCCCATTCTTTTTTAGCATATTTAGCCAATTCATCTAGTTTCTTATCAACTTTTGTAGAGAGAGTTTTGAAATCCATCTTTTACACCTTTTCTTTAATTATGCCATATTATACCATAAAAATAAAAAAATATCAAATTAAAAACATGATTTCTTTGTCTGTTAGTGGACGTCCTAATTGCTTGATAGTTTGTTCAATTAATAACTTATGAAATTTTTTATCGATCTCTTCTTTTGTTAATCTTTTATCTTTACAGCTTTTAGACATTTTATTACCTTTATAATTAGATTTAAAGATGAGGACTACTATCGATAAACATAAAATCATCTATCCCCCCATGATAAACAAAGTAAGTATTTTAAATCCTCACCTTCAAATCTAATAGTTAAACTATTAGAAATGGTTGTGCATAAGTTCCATTAGAAATTCTTTTATAACTTAGGTCGGTTTCAAAAGCTCTAATTTCATATGTATCATCATCTGTAAGCACCAATCTTACAGATGATTCCTTACCATAGACTTCCTCAGTTTCTGAATCAACCATACGAATTTTACTATCTATGGTTAATACTCTACCGTTAATATCTTTGATTTTTAAAGCAATCATTTTAATTATCCTCTTGCTCTTCACCAGTTTCATCACTTACAACTACCACACCTTCACCATAAGTACTTTCAACAACCATTTTAATTGGTGCCATATCAGGCATTACAACTGGATAATCCTTTGGATAGTGTTCAAGTTTAGAGATAAGATCAGCAACTGTAATAACTGATGGGATATGTTCTTGTATAAATTCTTTTAGCTCTTCTTGAAAATCTTCAAGTACACCTACTTCTCTCAAATCTGTTTCAAGCTGAAAATCATAATCGGTATTATTGATATTAATTTCGCTCTCAAGCACAGTAACAATCATATCTTGAATAGTACCATAGATTAGTTCTTCTTCACCAACATTAACACTATCGATAAATATTTGGAGTGAATTCATATTAATAGTAATTCCTTCATCCATTTGATACTCAACCATTGCTTCAAAAGTACAGCCAATTTTATGACCATCTATTACACCTTCGATTTTATCACCTACCATAATACCATATGTTTGATACATAACTTCTGCATTCATTTTTTATACCTTTGCTGTTTCTTTTTGAGCTATCTCTTTAATAACTCTTAGATAACCATTTAGATTCAATAACATAAGCTCTTTGAGAGTGATTAGTCTCTCTCCTCTATTAAGTATAAGTTCTTCACCTTTTAGGAACTGTTGAGATGGTATTTCTACCAAATCATTAGCTTCATTTACTTTAACTAAAATATCTAAATGACTCATTTTTTATACCTTATGCGTGGATGTCTAGTTGTGAAACTGTTTTGTATTCTTCACAACCGAATTTAGATTCTGCAATTTTTCTTGCTAGTAATGAACTTGTACTAGCTTCTCTTTGGAATGCTTGTAATAAAACATCATTCTCATTTTTTAGTTCTTTAATACGCTCTTCTTGCTTTCTGATAGTTTTTAAATGTTTATCATTTGTCTGCTCATAACTAAAAAGAGCATCATCTTGTGCTTTATATTTCATAAGCTTTTTGATTTCCTCTGATTGCTTTTTAACAACACCCATTAAAAACTCTGATGACTGTTCTTTTAACTCTTTATTTTCAGCTTTTAGTACTGCTACCTCAGCTAATAAATCGTTATAATCTCTTTTGATATTTTCCCAATCAGTTTTTGCAATTTTAACATATTTTGAACTAAACATTTTATACACCTTTTCTTTAATTATGCCATATTATAACATATTTACGATCTTTTGTCAACCATTTTAGGTGTTTTACTTGACGAATTGAAAAAATTTCCTTGAGGTGTTTTTTCATAAAATTTAATATATTTGTATCCTTTGCGAGTAATACGATAAACATTATCAACTACTTCCACCAAACCTTTCTCTCTCATAGCTTGATAGGTCATACCTTTTTTCTCAACCGTTTTAACTTGTTTAGTAGTTATCTCTTCACCGTTATTCAACTTTACTAAACTATCCCAGTAGTAAGTAGTACCACTCTTTGTAATAGGTCTTGTTAGGGAATATCGTTCTTTTCTCATCTTGTATCCTTTTTATTTAAGTTAGATATATTATATCATAATTTAGTTTTTTTATCAAGCATTTTCGAGGTTTTCTAATCGTTCTTGAAGTTTTTTAATTTCTTTTTGTAACCGTCTAGTTAGTTTTTTAGCAATTTTTTTATACTCTTTTTCCATATGATTTTGAGCTTCTTCTTTACTATAAAAATATCTATCTTTAACAGATTCATAATCTTTAATAATCTTACCTGTTTCTACATTTTCTAAGAGAACAGCTTTTGCATATCTACCATCGTAAATACCTTTAAAAATATACTCTGTAACCTTCTTAGTTTTAGACGATTTAACAAAGTCCAATCCCGTATCATCCAACTCAAATTCTGTCGGGTAATAAATATGATCACCTTCTACTAGATTCTTCTTTAATACGATATTAGATTCCATATTTTTCTCCTAATTAAATTCTTCATATTCTAAAGTTGTTTCTTGATATGGTTCGTCCATATCAATAGTTTGATAATTACCTTCTTCTCTAAAAATATCGGGTGAGTGTGTACTAATTACAAATTTTGTTAATGGGCTAAAATTCATTATAATTCTAGGCCATTCTCTTGCAATTGCAATATGTAATGATGTTTCTGGTAAATCTAAAAAGTAATAATCTGGTTCTGATAGAACTACCTTATATAGCATTACAAACATTCTAGTATATCCATTACCAACCATACGTAAAACACTTCTAAGAAGATTACTATCATTCAAAGCATCTTCAACACTACCACCAACCCAACGTTTTAAATCATCTTGGAAGTCAAGCGAAAAATCAGATAATTGTTTACATACAATTTTCAGTTCTTGGTCTGTTGCATTTTCAATCAATTCTGGTGCTTCGTACAATGCCATAAGAGCATCATATACAACATATGAATAACCTTTAGATTCACACCAAGCTGCCATTTTCATTATGGTTAATGTTTTACCGGTACCATTATATCCGATCAGATATGTTAAATCTTTATTAGTCCAAAGAAGTTTAGACTTAGGTAAATGTGATGGTAAGTTGAATAACACGTTCATAATTTTATCCTCTCTATTAAAATACGAAGAGTGTTTTTAACTCTTCAGGTAAATATGAAGTATCACTATGATACTCAGCCATAAAAATTTTAGCTTCGGGATTAACAGCTTGGTATTTAACAACCTCTTCTACTATTTCTGAATAAGGGTTATTTTTCACATAATCCAAAAAAGTATCATCATCGTATGGTCCTCTTAATCCTAATAAGACTTTAATCTTATATGATGAAAGTGTATAAGCTCTTAAAATTTCCAAGTAATCAGGAATAATTTCTCTCATAGATTTATTGGTTCTCTCTTGAAACCAAATATTGAGCTGATATAAAATATTTTGCTCATCAGTTGCAGGTGAAAGAAAAGCACTAAGCATGAATTCAGCTAATTGATCTATCTCACCATATTCAATAGTTTCTTGATTCTCTTTTAAAAATGAAAATAATTCTTCAAAAGAATCAAATATTTGAATATTATTTTTCATCTGCATATTCCCAATTTAACTCAATATCGTAACGATTAGGTCTTCTCGGTTCTACATCCTTACCATTGATTGCAACAACATATTCTTGACCATTAATAATCTCAATAGTAGCTGTATCATTAAGAGCATGTAAAGCGCTAAAACATAAAACAAATGTTAAAAATAAACCCGCTAATGGATGTCTTTCAAAAAAATTCATTTTTGATCCTTTTCTTTAATTATACCATATTATAACATATTCAAAGAAAAAAATCAAGTTATTCTAGGGAATAACCCCTAAAATAACTCTTTATTTGTGTTTGTTAAAGTATAGAGTACATCCATCTGTTGAATATATTTAATGACTGCTGAGTCTTTAATATAATGCCCACATCCAACCAACATTTCATACTTTTCAAGACATACTAGAGTAAGTGATGATAAATCTTCTTGGTGAGGTTTTAAATCCAAGACCATCATCATATATTTAGCATCTCTTCCAAGATCATGTTCTTGGTTATGTTTCACCGCTTGAGCTAAGTGATTAATTTCAGATGATTCATCAATGTTTTTTATAATTGAATTCAAAAGGGTAGCATCATTTAAAAGTTTCTGTACTAATGAATATTGGGTACTAGATGTCGAACCAAAATAATACTCCATAGTCATACCACTTGCATCAAACTGCTCTTTAATATGATCAAAAAGATTAACAAGATTATGATCTTTTTTTCTCATAGCTTTTCTAAGACCAACAATAGGTTTATCACTATCAATAAGCTCTAATTTTATGGCTGCAGATACAATACTTTTTATATCTGTAACTTCTTCTTCATTATAGTAAGTGTTAAATCTATCAAGTTCAACATAATATCCGTCGAGTTTTGTTAAATCTGCATCAACAGTTTTTAGTGGCCATCTATCAGTTTGATTCCAACCGTAATCAGAATATACAGGGATTTGAATTTCTTCATCCCCAGTATTTGAGACTTTTTTTGCTCTTCTAACTTTATCAAGAGTAGAAACCTTTATCATATCAGGATTACCCAATTTCTCACTTAATTCATCAAATGAAAGGGTAGTCTTGATAATATATGGTCTTAGACGACCATTATAATCGGTAATGAATTGCTTAACTCTTGCATCTATTGCTTTATCATCTGGAGTTGCATAAAATAACAATCCTTTTTTTGCACTAACAATATTTACATGCCAATAATAAGTCTCTGTTTGTGCATCCCAATTTCTCGATTTTGAGTATTCCTGCTTACGGAATTTACCATTGTAATTTTTTTCAAAATATCTATACTCAACAACATCATCAGCATCAAGTCTTAATTCCGTTGATGAAACATCAATACCTCTCCATCTTGAATCACTACTTTCATCCACATATTTACGAATATCCGAATGATACCCAAAACTAGACATAATACTCTCATATTTCAATCTAGCTTCCCATTCAGTTGGAGCATCTTCGATAGCCTTTGCAATCATAGCAGGTAATTCTTCTAAAACCTTTTGAGCATATGAAAGAATGTTATTAACCGTTGCTTCATCATAAGATAATGCTTCTCTACTTGGAGCAATATTTACATCACCAATATTAACTTCAAATAAAATACTCATTTCTAATAGTTCTTTAATCGCTCTACTAGATTGCTCATATTTAGTACCCATATCTCTAGTAGATATAGGATATGAAATTTGCCCTTGAATAACTCTAGCGTGATAATACCCGCTGCGCTGTTGCCCTACCATTTTCCATTTTGTACCTTCATAAAGATACTCTTCATCCGTCTGCCATTCAAAGTTAGAGTTACCTGAAATTGTAGGTTTTACTTTAAAATATTTGAGTTGGTTATTTACCTCTCTCGCAAAATATCCAATATCTTCTTCTTTGATAGCAACTTCGATTTCAATACCATTTTCTTCATCTGTTTCCTCTGAGTGAAACTTTGCAACTGAAGGAATTCTACTAGAATCTAAAAATGCAGAATAGATGGTTTTAGTTCCGCTGTAGTAACTAGTAATAGTAAATGAATCAGATACACCAAAAGGTGATTTACTACCCAGTCCTAAACACCCAACTACATCATTGTTATTTGTTTTTGTTGATTCAAAAAATGTAGTATAAACAGAATTGATCTCTTCATCTGAAAGACCTGGACCAAAATCACGAATTTTAAAAGTTGGATCAAGTGAATTTGGTAATTTGATATGAAATGGCTCATCTGATTTACCAACCATAACATGAGCATCATATGCATTCGTAGATAGCTCTCTAATCATAGACCCTAGTGGATTTGAATAAAGATTTGAGCTCAAAATCTGGAATGCTTTTGCACTCGCTTTGATAGTAAATTCCTTTACATTTTGAGCTCCGCTTACTTGAACATCTTGGACTTCATTTGCTAAAATCATTTAATTTCCTTTTCTTTAATTATGCCATATTATAACATAATTGAAAAGAAAAGTCAAGTTTTCTCACTAAAATGCAAGTAAACGTTTATAATCAATTTTAGCTTCTTTAATAGTTTCTGTAACAATGATAAAATTCCCATTATCAAACACTTTTACGGGTCCATCTTGAAGAGTAATATCATCATTATCTACATATGAATCGATACCTTTATATTTCTCATCAAATTTTTCTTTATCTTTAACAATATTTGAAATATAAAGATCATATGATTCCCATTTTGCATCATCTTTTAAAGGAATTTCACTATTATCAGCTTTATCAAGAACCTTTCTAACAAGTACAGTTTCAAACTCATCAGGTCTTTCAACATTAAGCGATTCAACAATTTCCGATAAAGTTTCATTATATCTGATATGTTCTTCTACAATAGATTGAAGTACATCAAAGCTAAATGATGTTCTTGACTTGACATAATCCATAAGATCAGAAATAAAATCTTTGGATAATTTTTTATCATAACAATATTCTTTTATTGCTTCAAGCTCCATTTTATCATACTCAAAACGGTAAAAAAATCGTCCTGGTCGATTAATGATAAAATTATCGAGTCTATACATATCATTTTCAAGAACAACAAATAGAATTTTAGATTCAGTCATTGCACCAGTTGCACCATCAAACATCGTAAGCAACTTTTCTTGCAAATCATTATTATCATCATCAGCTTTATAAGTTTTTGCAAATTCATCAAGAATCATGATACAATCACCAATTTTATTAACAAACGACATAAAATCATCTCCATAAAACGGCTCTTGCACAAGAATAACTGGGAGGTTTAACTTGCTTATAACTCTATTCCCCAAGACTTGAGATAGTAATGACTTCCCTGCACCTTTCTCTCCAACAAGGATAACACCGGTATTTTTAGTTCTATCTTGATAAGTTCTAAGGATTTTTTTAGCTCTCTTTTTTGCATTACCATATACTTTTTTAGGAAGGATAAAATTATCACCCTCTTTAGTTAAAAAATAACCCATGAACTTATTAAAACTTACTGAATAGATAGCCGGTTCAATTTTTGATTTTACTTGATCATCATTAAAATCAAAAATTTGAACTGTATTCCCATTATGATTGTATTTAATTGACATTATTAGATTCCTTTATGATCTGATTGTTTTTAGAGAGCCTTCAAAAAGACTTTCAATATTGTTATTTTCTAATGACTCTTTAGGGATAGCCATCAACACATCTTCAAAAAACACAGAAATATTTGTAGCTTCATTCTGTTCATGGTATTCTTTTTGAATAAAACGGTAAATATCTTTTAACTCTCTTTGTCTACTAACTCTATCAATATACTGATAAAGAAAAATATTACGAGCAAAAAAATAAACGATAATAGCTCCTGCTGCAAATCCTAATACACCTACTATAAAAATCATTTGTTTTCCTTTTGCATTTCTTCTAATGTATATTTGTATTCATGCACAGACAAAAAATCTTTCAATGAGTCAAATGATGGTTCAACTTCATCAATTATTTCAACATCGATACATCCGTCATATTCATGGTATTTTTTTAAGGTTTTGTAAATAACCAAAGCGTCTATACTATCACCCTTAAATACACAAGTGGTAACCCCATCATCTATTAAATTAACGATTTTTTGCATAACTTAAACCTCAACTTTGACACGTTTAAATTCAAGCTGCAATTTAACAGATTTTGGAGCAGTATAATTATAAGTTGGAGCCTCTCTACGAAGTTTATCTCTTTTAGAAGTTTTACCTCTTTTGAAATTCATTTCATATCCTTTTCTTTATTTATGCCATATTATAACATAATTAGAAAGAAAAGTCAAATCAATTTTCTATAATTTCTTCACCTATTTTCATACCCCCTGCTTTAAGAGCAAAAAACTCACAAGCTATCTTTGAAATATCTCTGACTGAAAGTGCAGTATCTACCCACGCAGTACTAATATGATCTTGCAATTCATCTTGAAGTACCATGTAACTTACTAATACTTTATCGGGTTTTGAAACTTTCTCCCCCATAGGGATAATACAGTTATGTTTGCCATCTTCAACTAACCATAGTCCATTTGAAGGAAAACCAGTAAATTCCATACCAATTTCCTCAAATGTACCATCGGGTTTTTGCTCGTAGAGTTTTTTACTCATAGACCAATTCCTCAAATTTTGGCACCGTTACATATGAAACTGAATGAACATCTCTAATCAGAGATTTAACACCATATTTAACACGGTTTTTAAACCAGTTGATATACTTTTCATCTTCAGGATCAATTCCCCCAAAATAATGAGTACGTCTCATAGAGCTAAACATACGGTTTATATTGTAGCTATCTTGATTATCGAATAACCCTTCAACCTTTTCATAGATTTTATTTTGTAATGGTCTATAACCTAATTTACCTTCCATTACTCGCATTAGTGCTTCCATAGAATATTCTTCTAATCTATAAACTAATTTAGTGACAGCTTCAGCTTTGTTAAAGTCCGCATTCACACAAAATTCAAATGCAAGATATTCTAATCTCGATGTTAAATCCTCATGACTCATTGTTCTAACTTCTGGTCTAATTTCGATTGGTTTCATATTTTTTTCCTTTTATTAATTATAATATATTATACTCTGGTTTCACTTAATTTTGGTTTAACTTATAACTGTAACATTAATAGCTTTTAACCCTTTATCTGCATTTTCATACTGCCATAAATCCGATGTTTCAATTCCAATAACATCAACATAATTATGATCATCACCCGTAACTGTAACCATCTCAATTTTAACTTTTGATTTAATAGTTTCTTTGAACCAGTTTACAACCTCTATTTCATCTCCAATTTTAATCTCACGATTATTAGAATCATAAATACCAATAAACATCTCTTCCACCCCTACATATTAAGTTCCTATATTATAACATATCTCGAAGAGAAAGTCAAGTCCTCCTCTTTTAATATTCTTTATATATTCTTTAGGCAAAGTACAAACGTTTTTTGCCGGTGTTTATAAGGTCTTAAAAGATGGTTATAGAAAAAAATCAATATTGGTTTGTGTTATAATCAATATTGGATTGTGGTAATAAGGCATTAAATCAATATTAGATTGTGTTACCGACTAAAAATCAATTTTATTTTGTGGTTGTGTATATCTTACTTTTTCAATATTAAAGCACTAATAATATTGATTTTTAGTCAATATTAAACATAAATAAAAATGTATAATTTATAAAAAGGATACCACAAATGAATATTGAAAAATTGGAAATTAATAAGCCTAGTGAATTGACCCAAGTTGTTTTTACACAACAAATAAAAAAAGAGCTTAATATTTATAAAATGTCGGCATTACAAATAGATCTTATAAATGTCATGTTTTATAAGATACGAAAGGAAATTGGTAAGCATAAATTAGAAATAGATGAATCACAACCATCAACACTTTTTGAATTTACATTAAATGATTTTAATAATATGCTACAGAAATATAACAATAATCAATATGGTGAAATTATTGAACAATTAGATTCATTATCCGATATAAAAATCATAATTAATAGTATTGGTAAAAATAAAGATATTGATGAAATGATCATTACTAGATTCATTCAAGAAATAAGAGTATCAAAGCATAGAAAAACCGAAAAGAAAAAGATTAAATTAGCAATTTCAAATACAATTATAAAAAGATTTATAGATGTTAAAAAATATTTTTCAAAAATGTTTTTAACTATACAATTCTCTATGAAGTCTAAATATTCTAAATTGTTATATGAATTATTAAAAGATTATGAAGGTATAAATACAAAACAATTTGAGTTGAATGTTTTAATGGACTTGATCAACGTTAGTGAAGATTCGCAGAGAGTATGGTCAATATTCAACCAAAACATTCTCAAAAAGGCAGTTAAAGAAATCAATGAGAAATCGGATATAAAAGTTTCGTATGAACCTATTAAAGAAAGACCTGATAATGGCAGGTTACAAGTAACTAAAATTAAGTTTATAATAGAAGAGCAACAATGTGCTTTAATAGATAGTCAAGAGCCTGAAATGTCAATAGAAGAACAATTGCTTTATAATAAAAAAAGGGCTATAGCAGAAGAAAGATTAGAAAAGGCAAAACAATTCCAAGAAATCAATAATGAAGAAGCATGGATTAAAAAGACTATTAAATCTATTACAGATGATTATGTTGAATTACAGGATTTAATAGAAGAGTCTAAAGAAGTTTTAGATAATACAGATTTATCAAAATTCAATGATTTATTGTTAATAAAATATGGCGATTTAGTTGGTATGGTAGATTATAAATTATGTTATGTTTTTGATGATACACAAGCACCACTTACAAGTAATGCTTATGAAACTTATTTGGTTTTAGAAGAATTAAAATCTAATCCATAGAAGTATGATAAAGCATCCAGAATGTAACTAAAAACATAGTTATAGCATCAGTATGAATATCTGAATTAAAGAAATAATCGTTGATATCTTCATATCTAATATGGACTACATTTATATCTTCCTCTGCTAGTCCACCACCTTCAGAAACTTGCATATCATTTGTTACTTCTGCAATAAATGTATGGGATTCTGTACCAGCAGTACCTACTGAACTTTTTAATGTTTTGAGAAACTTGATATTATCCATTGGTACATCAAAACCACATTCTTCCAATATCTCTTCTTTAACAATTTGCTTTATATCTTTATTTTTATCAACAAGACCCGCACATGCTTCCGTTACTCTACCACCTTGTGAATCATCATTACATAAAACCGGAACTCTTACCTGTTCAACAACAATAATTTCACCCGATTCCATGTTATCTATAAGAACATGTACAGAATCATGAGACTTAATACGCTCCCATACAAAAGGTTCTCCATCTCTCTCAGCTTTAACAAGTTCTGTTTTTACAAACTTCGGCGATTTATTTTCCACAATATCTTTTATTACAACAGTTTTCATATTAACCCTTTATCATTTCAGTTATTTTATTTGCTATCTCTCTAGCATCTTCATCGTCATCAAAAGCATAATCTAAATCTGCTAAATCTGATATAAGTCTTCTTAATTCAACGATTTCTTCTTTTGAAGCTTTATCACTCCAGTCCATAATATCTGTATAATCGATATTTACAACACCATCAAAACCTTGTGCTAAATCCATTAATACACTACATACATCAGCAGGTATTCTATCAGTAACCATATTCATCTTAATCTCCCGTTGTCAAAGCTATCATCAAAAAGAAAAAAGCAAAAGCCATTTGGTCATAAACCACACATAAAAAAGCCAATACCCACCAAATCATTACGAAAGACCAATATCATTTTCATCAGCAATCATAACTACTACTGAGTATGATACTTCCATAATCTTACTAACCTTATCAGCTGGTGTAAATAACAAAGAGCTAGCAATATTTTTATAAAGAGTTTTTGGTGATAAACCATAAGGGTCTGTACTAACAGCTTCTTCCAACATTAATTTTAAACTCTCTGGAATTTCGTTATAATCTTTCATAAGTATCCTTTTATTTAATTATGTCATATTATAACATAAAATAGGTAAAAAGTCAAGTTATTTTGTTAAAATATAAACATATCTTGTAATTGTTGAGGTAAAAAGCTATTATCTCCACTCATCTCTGCAACTTTAATTTTTATATTTGCATCATAATCTTTATGTTTTAAAATTCGGAGTTGTGCTCTACTTAATCCATCTGAATCTATAGCTAGGAACATATAGTCGGCAGTATAACCTAAACTATTAAAAAAATTCATATTTAAATCAGCTTCATAAAAATTATTTTGTAATTCTTTAAGAGATGATAAAGAAGATCCAGTATGCATATCAGAAAGAATTTCACCAAAAAATCCATAATGATTTTTAAACGTAGATATAATATGTTTCTCTAATCCATTTAAAAGCAAATCAAATGCAAACCGTTGATAATTACTCACCTTATTTAATTTATCTGCTACATCATTAATGATTTCTTCATCTAATGCATCATTTTCTATAAACATCTTCATAGGATTTTTTAAACTATCGTCTTTATTTTGATAATAATCAACTAGCAGAGAATATATAAAACTTTTTGAAATTTTAAAATGATGTTTTCTTTGTTGCAATTGTTCTATCTGCATGTCCCTTTCCTTTTTAGCTTGAGTAACAGCTTTATAACTTTCTATGATTTCATCATACTCATCAGGGTATAACTCTTCATTATTAATTTCAAAAGGTATTTCACACAATCCATCAGAAAAGAGAGGACAACCATCCCCACAATTTCCATTCATTCCAATAGACTCACAAGTATATGTAATCATAATACACCTTTTCTTTAATTATGTCATATTATATCATTATTTGAGTAAAAAGTCAAGTTAATATGTTGGGGGATTCTAATTGATAATGATTATTATTATCAATATTGATAAATGTATTTTAAGTTTAGTTTAAAATAAGTTGGGTGTTAAATTTAAGTGGATTTTAATAAAAGGTGGAATTTCTCTTTAAAAGAAATTCCGGCGAAATAATAAAAATCATAACGAACTTTTTCTTTGTTTTGATTTATATTAATTTTATTTATGTAAGAAAATATTTTTTTATTAATTTTTTAATAAATCTTAGGGTTTATTACCGTTATTTCATATATTTTTGTTCTAATATTATAAGTTACACCCATAACAAAAGGTTTTTGGCGGAATTTTATATTTGGTAAAAAATGCACAATATCAAAAAAAATATCATTTGGAATGAGTCTATCAAATTCCCCATGCTTATATTTTAAAATTATAAAATCATCTTTAGATTTTTTTATTGCTGCATCTTTATAAAATCTAGAGAGTAATTTTTCAATATCTTCTTCTTTAACATTTTTCAAATTAAAAATCCTCTAAAAGCATTTTAACCGTATCCTCAAAACTTTCTTTAATCATTGATCGTCTAATCATCTCTGTTTTTATTGCAGCCAATAATTTTTCAGCCTTTAATCGTTCATCATGAGCATCATCAGTCCCATCAAAAACATGATCGAATAATCCTGCATCAGTTACATTATCTCCTACTTTTGTAAAAGGTCCTTTTCCAGTCATTTCCATAATAATTTCTCCATTCTTATTAATATATTATACCACAATTTACTAAATAAATCAAGCTATTTAGTAGCTGTAGCATATTTCATTGCAGTTTTAAACTGTTTTTCATCTGTTAAGTCTAAATACCCTTTCCATTCCATTGCTCCAGGCATCATATCAATTCCTGCTGCAAAATCTGCAGGATTACCAGGTAAAGCTGAAATTCGACCCTGTGCAGTTTCAATACTAATTCCAGTCATGGTTAAAAATTTCTTAACTGAAATCGTAAATTTAACATCCTCTGACATTTTAAAGATTCTACTACCAAAATATTTATCTATAACTTTTTTTGCTTTAAGAGTTCTTGCAACCTGAGCTTCAGCAGAACTTGTAGCTTGTGATAAAGCGTGATCTCTAATCATTTCATCTGCTAATTTATTATTTGTAACCAATTTAAGTGTTGGTACTTTAAGTTTAATATCTTTCTTAGATAATGCTATATCTTCATGCAAGGTATCAACATTAATTTTAAACTGTTTTGCTATTTCAGATCCAATATTCTTAAACGTTTCCGCAATTATTTCATTAAAAGTATAATTGAATTTAACTGGAGCCTCAGTATATTTATCCCACCCAAAATCATTTAATAACATATTATTTAATTTAGCTTTTTGCATATCATAATTTTTCTTAATAGTTTGCAAAGTAAGAGTAATTACCGGATTGTCAAAATGTTTTATAATCGCGTCTAAAACATTATCTGGAGTAACACCTACTGTATAACCAGGTTTTAAACCATATTTAATACAATTATAAACATCTGTAAAAGCATCTTTAATTTTTGGAATTTGATCTTCATTAGGTTTGAATCCATATCGTAACCATACATAACCACCCATACCAATATTTGCATGTAGCTCAACTTTTTTAATTCCAGCAGCTTTATATAATTTCAACATATCAGTAATTGCTGATTTAGATAAACCTGTCTTTTGAGCCGATGGTGGAACTTCAAATAGTGTGTGTTGTACCTTCTCAATCTCCCCATTATCACCAATAGTAAATGTTCTAGTAAAGTTTGTTTCCTCTTGAATATCTTGAAAACTTACTACTAGTTGATTACCAATCATTTTACTAGTTGTTAAAAATTCTCTATTTAATTCATTAGGAATAAACTTTGCAAAATTTACAAGAATATCAGATACCATAACACTTACTACTTTCTTGATTTTTTTAGCTTTTTTCTCTGGATATTTACTTAAATCAATATCATTAATTGCAGCATGTAATTGATTCTCAACAATATCAGCTTTAGCCTCAACTTCTGGTGAAATTTTTGCTTCCTTAAATTTAATTTTTGAATATTCTTCAATATCAACTAAATCTATATCTAACTCATGGGTTAATGTTTCTACTTCAGACATCTTTGAATCCAAAACATCATTATTTTTAGAAATTCGTTCATTTACAGTTTTGCTAATAATATCAATTTCTTCAGTACTCATAGAACGTAATTTAGAATTTAAATCCGGTTCTAAATCATTTTGAGTATCCTCAGCAGGTATAACTTCCTCATCATTTTGGTTGATTTGTTGAGGTTTTACATCATTTTCAAAAACAAGTATTCTTGTTAGTTCTAATGTATCCCTACCCCTTAATCCCGGCTTTTCGTGTAATAAAGTTTTTGCAAACTTAATTATAACTTTTTTCTGATAATCGTTTAATTCACCATGCTTTGTTTTTGCAAAAGCTGTTCCTAAAACTGATGGTTTATAGCTATTAATCTTTGCATAACGTAATAGAGTTTCAAATAATAAATCGTATAATTTTTTCTTATGAGGTTTTAATGCAGCTATCGATTTTTTAGTCTTTAAAACTTTTCTTAAACTATTGTATCTAGTAGTTATTTCTTTTAAGTTTTCACTTTCTTCAAATGCTTTTTTTACTTTAGGTCCGGTAGGTAGGGACTCATAATCTCTTAATTGACATGTAAGAATTAACCTTAAAATATTAACAGGTTCTGAATATTTTTTAAATTTTGTACCGTCTACTGGAGTATAATTTTCTCTCTCAAGCAATTCTACTATTCTTGCCATTTTCATTCCTTTATCTGTTTTAATCTATTTATTCAAAAAATAACTTTATTTTTAAAAAAATGGGGGGTGCTAATTGATAATGATTATTAAAATCATTATCAAATAATTTTAAGATTAAATTAAGGGTCTAAATGATTTTGATAATAATAATCATTATCAATTTGACCCCGACACCTCTTGAAATTCTAAAATAACTTTTCTTATTTCGATTGCTAAGGTAGTTGAAAAAATTCCCTGATAAATCCTTGACTTATTTACTTTATTTTGATATAATATATCTATAATAAATAAAAGGAAAATAAACTATGGAGATGAATGTGATTAAAGCAATAGAGGAAGCAGAAGTAGTTATTATTACAGCAGGTGCTGGGATCGGGATTGATTCTGGCCTACCAGATTTTCGTGGAAATGAAGGAATGTGGAAAGCTTACCCACCACTAAAAAAGAAAAATATTGACTTTATGTCAATTGCTAATCCAAAACAATTTAAACAATATCCTGAACTTGCTTGGGCTTTTTACGGTCATCGTTTTGACACTTATAAAGCGACAACTCCAAATATTGGTTTTGCAGCCTTGAAAGAGTTAGTTAAAGATAAAAAAGATTATTTCATTGTTACATCGAATGTTGATGGACAATTTCAGAAAGCCGGATTTGATAAAAATAAAGTATATGAAGTGCATGGAAGAATCAATAAGTTTCAATGTACTGATTGTAATGCAGAACCTTGGGATGCACCGGAAGATACAAAGTTTGATGTGGATCCCAACACGTTTAAAATTAAAGGGGAACTTCCAAAATGTCCTAAATGTGGTGCAATGGCTAGACCAAATATTATGATGTTTAATGATTTTGGATTTAATACGAAAGAAACTTCTGAACAAGAAAAACGTTTCAATCAATTCATGCATAAGTATGACAAAAACGGTACAAAAATAGTAGTTATTGAAATTGGTGCTGGTACAGCAATACCAACTATTAGAAATATGGGTGAATTTATACAAGAAAAAATACCGGATGCGCAGCTTGTTAGAATTAATCCTAGAGAATCTCATGGTCCAATAGGTACAATATCAATTCCAAAAGGTGGCGTTGAAGCATTAGGTGAAATTCTACCTAAGAAAATAGCAGATCTATTTTTTGTGAAATAATTATCCCATTGTATAACTAATAGAGCAATTCTTTATATATTCTGTGGTTTCTACAATATCATAGTGACCTTTTTTCATAAATGATTGGATCTTCATCCTAGTGTCTCTGGCACTAGTAGATACCTCAACACCTTTTTCTATATCATAGAGCTTATAATTATTATTAACTGTTATAAATTGATTATCTTTACTATAATCTTGTAAAACCACTAAACCTTCGTGCTCATAGTTATTATATTTGATATTATTCAACCATTCTTGTAATAACACTTTAGCTTCATATTCATCTCTTAATTTAAAAGCTTCTTTTCGTAGCTTATGTTTGTATGCTTCAGGATTTTCTATAGCATCTTTTGTTTTGAATCTCGTTATTTCTTTAAACTTACGATTTATATCTCTTTCTACATAATATGCAACTTTTCTATTCATCAAAAATTCTTTACTAAAGTACGTATCTGGATCTTCAACTTCAGGTGCAACATGTGTTACTATTCTAACTTCAGCTGTTTGTACTCTATTTGTTTCAGCAACAGTTGATTTAATTTTATTATATTCAAAATATAAATTTGTTTTTTCATTTAACTCTTTAGAAACCCTCTTTAAAATATTGCTATTTAACCTTGACCAAGTAAGCTCTTTATATTCCAAACCAAAATCGATCATTCGCACTAATTCTTCTATTGAATAAGTGCTTACAGTTCTATCTTTTTTATAGAATTTTTCATAAATTATTTTGCTATATTTGCTTTTCAATCCATACTTATCAATTCTATACAACAATGCAAATAAATGCAGATTATTTCTCAATAACTTAACTAAAGTAGTATTTACAATAATATTCAATCTTTTATTAATGTCATTATCAGTACTACTTATATTATATTGATAAACAAATGTTGCTTTAGACATAAGAACACTATTATCATTTTCATGGTATATTGTTGCAACAGATTTTGAAAGCGATTCAAGTGTTTGCATGATAGTTTCAATACGCAATTCTAAAAAACCCAATGATGAAGATAATTCATGCATATTAGTATCTATCACGTATCCTAATTGATTTCGATCAATACCTTCCGTAGCAAAAGCATCATCTCGTTCAACAATATTAATAAGTACATTAACTAAGTCAATTTCAGATTTTGTAATATTCCAAAAGAGATGTTTAAATTTAGATTGCAACCATAAGACCTTTATAATTTTTAAATTATTTATACTCAATATTTTACAAAAAACTAAAAAATATTTTTTAAGTTTTTTTAGTTTTGGGGTTATTTTTATATTCCTTTAAGTAAATTTGTGATATAATATTTCATATTAAAAATAAAAAGGAAAAACATGCTACCACACATCATTAATGGGAATGGGACAATCAGTATTATGTTGGATGGGACTATGAAACCTATCGATACAGCGCATAAAAATTATGAAGCCATTAAAGAGGCTCTTAAAAACCAAGAATGGGATTTAGTACCAGAATTAGTAAATATTGCTCAAGAAGTAGAAGATGCAATCAATGCAAGTGATATTGGTGAAAATACAGTTACTATTAAGGATGGAGAAGTACTATATAATGGTAGTCCTATCCATAATACACTAACTGATCGTATTATTTCAATGGCAAAAGAAGGCTTTGATATTAGTCATATGGTTAAATTCTTAGAAAATCTTATGAAAAACCCTTCATATCGTGCTGTAAATGAACTTTATGATTTTCTTGAAGTCGGTGCAATTCCAATTACTGAAAATGGAACATTTCTCGCTTACAAAAAAATCAGAAATGATTGGAAAGACATTTATACAGGGACGATTGATAACTCAATAGGTGCAGTTATTTCAATGCCTCGTAATCAGGTAAATGAAGACTCTAATCAAACTTGTAGTACTGGGTTACATGTTTGTAGTTACGATTATCTTCCTTCATTTGGTTCAACTGGCGATGATAGAGTTGTTATCTGCGAAATAAATCCGTCGGATGTTGTTTCTATCCCAAAAGATTATAACAATACTAAGATGCGATGTTGCGAATATAAAGTAATCGGTGAAGTTGAAGATTATCAAGCTGAAAACACTTTAGCTAAACAATCAGTAGTCGAAACTTCAGATGTTACAGAAGGTAAAATCGATGGTACTGTTGATACTGTTGCTGAAGAAGCAAAGGCTATCGGAAAACAAATTACTGATGGATTAGACGATTGTACTATCGATGATGCATGGATCAGAGCAGTTCTAAATGATAAAGGTTTGCCAAATGAAACTATGAAATCATTTAATAGAAAAACTCTAAGAAATGATACAACAGGCATTGGTAAGATGATTGCACGATTAATCAAATCTGGTGATCTAGATAAATCTATTCTAGATGAGATCCTCGAAAAAGATACTTCTGAAGATGTATGTGGTCGTTGTGGTCATGATTTAGATGGAATGAGTGAATGTCCGAGTTGTGGATACTACAATTAAATCTACCTTAAAATAACTTCAAATTTTGGTCATAGATAATATTCTATGACCATTCTTCATTTTTTTACCTCTAAACTTGACTTTTAATTTAAATTTTGATATAATATAGTAATTTTAAATTAAAGGAACATTTATGTCAGAAGTACAAATCCCATTATCCGAACAAGAATCTTTTAAATCGTTTGAAGAAGCCTATCATTCAGTTCAAGGAACAAGAACATCTATGGTTATGAAATTTAAATCATATACCGGTCCTAGCTATGGTATTGATGACTTATTTTCTGTTGCAGATGAAGCAATCGTTAAAGCATGGAATGATTGGGATCCATCAATGTCAAAGTTTAATACATATGTTCAAAATCATATTCAATGGGGTATTTGGAATTTTTTAAATGCTATGAATAGCACCTTTAAAACTAATGCAGTAACCACATATGAATTGACTCAAGAAGGTGACTCATATAAGGAGATAAAGGAGAGAGGTTTAACAAAATCTAAAGAATTCAATGATTTGCATGAGCTTGATGGGAGTGAACAGGCAAAAGATCGATTTAATAGAGATCTATTCAATGAGTATGTTCGTTTTGAAACATCAAAAAGACGACCATTTAAACTTGCAACTGCATCAAATTTTCAAACTCAAGATGCCGATGATTTTGATATTATGGAAACTGCGGTAGGGACTCCATTTGCAGAAAAATCATGGATAGAAGATTTAAATATGACAGAAGCAGAAGTTGAACTTGAAATTACCAAATTAGATAGAGACAAGCGTAGAGTAGCAGAAGCATTACTAAATGGTGAAACTATATCTGATTTAGCAAAAGAGTTTGGAGTTTCAAAAATAGCATTTATGCAGATGTTTGCACCTGAAACATCCGGAACTAGAGGTAAAGCAAAAATATCAAGAAAACAAGCACGACTAGCTCATGCAAAAAAACAACGAGCTTTAAAACTTGCGCAAATAAATGAAAAAAGTGCCAATGAGGCTTGATTTATTTCCTAATTTTAGATATAATTATATATATTTAAATTAAAGGAACAATTATGAAAGTTTGGACTGAAAATTATGGAGCTGATGCAGATGGTAACAGAGGTATTTTAACAACTTTTGCAGAGTTAGAGCCAGAGGATGATGAGGTAGTTATTGAAGAACTATATGAATCATTTATTGAAGATAGAGGCGATTTACCAAAAACGATGAATGTTTATATAGATGACTTTGAATTTGAAGTTGATACTGAAGATTATCGTGATCAATTAGTTGGGCGTTTAATGGAAGATGAAGATACAGATTTAGAAGATAAATTCCTAGTTCTTTATTGGCTTAAAGAGAATGAGACTGATGATTATAAGAACGAACTCGATTTGGTAACTGCTAAATTAACAGCAAAAGTAGCTGATACAACCGAACGATTGATTGAAGAATATCTCTAAAAAGCTTGACTTTTTAGTCAAGTTATGTTATAATATGGCATAATTAATCAAAAGGATAACAAAATGGTAAAAGTTAAAGTTTCAAATATGGTAGGTAATAGTGGTAGAGAAGTAGCAAATCAATTTATCATCGAAACAGATGAAGGTAGATTTTTTCAATCATACGAAACGATCATAGCATTTATTGCAAATGATGGTTCTGTTACACTAAACAATATTTATGATCATTCAACTACAACTGGGAAATACAGAAATGCATTCTTAGGTGATAGTGGTGTTGCTGAAACAAGAAAAAAAGTTGCAAGTGGAGAATATAAACTTGCGGATTTAAATTCATAAGGATAGAGGTCATGACAATTTTATTAACAGCATACAACCCTAACTTTAGTGATAAAGTTAAAGCTAATATTAGTGCTAAAGTTGAGCCTACTATGGTTTCAACCCATAGCGATAGTCAATCATTCGATTTGGAAGCTGCAGTAAATATTATTACTCATTTTGGAAATGATAATGATCAAGAGATTCTAGAAAATTTGAATCAACAACATGTGGATTATATTGAATTTTAATTCAAAATACTTGACTTTATACCTAAATTAGGGTATAATATATTATATAAAAAGAAAAGGATAAAAACAAATGCCATTAACAAAAGAAATCAAAATGGGAATTTACACTAAAGGTTCTGGGATTAGACTTATCGGTGAATTAGATTTAATCACTCAAGATGAAGGCCATAAAGATGAAGCGATTTATTTGGTTACAATGGCCATGATGAGAGACCCGAGAGAACCAATCGGTGAAAAAGAGATGAAAGAATACGAAAATGCTGTCAAATCTATGTTTAGAGATCATAGACATGATTATAAAGCTAAAGATCGTGCTGAAGCAGATAAATTCATTGAATATAATATAGGGTCTTGGGAAGAAGTAAGATCTCTATCTAAAATCTAAAACCCTTTGTGGACTTTTTGAGCCGGTAAGTCCCTTATAAAGAAACATGGCAATTCCTTTGTAAGAAACTCTATACACTATAACACTTTGTGGAAAGAGATGGGAACATCTGGTGGAGGGGCTATCTCTTCCACAATAGTAAGAATAGTGAAGATGAATTTGGGTGGTGTGCACTTTTTCATCTTCACTATTCTTATTGTATAATAAATAGTAGAAAACTATGGAGTTATATATGCCTCAATCAAAAACAATCAAAATACAAGTTTGGACAGATTTAAATTATTGTAGAGTAATTGGTATATGGTATCCTGAAGAACCAGAAGATGCTATTGATTTTAATGATGCACCATATCTGTTAGTATTATCTAGTATTTTTGAACCTCGTACTGAAGTTATGGGTAATAATCCTATTGCACCAGGTCAACATCCAATACCTAAAGATTTTTTAGAAAAACAAATAAGACATATAAGTTATCTTTTTGCAAATGATTTTGGTACTTTTCAACCATATTCAAAAGGGATAGCAAAAACATTTTTAGCTAAACAAACTGTATCATATAAAAAAGTAAAAGAGTTTGATATGACCGTTACACCTGCATCTGGCTCTATATCATTAAAGGCATTTAGAGATAGTATTGACCAATATACAGAAGAAGAACAAGAAGCTATCCAAGTAATGACTATTGGTGAAAATCCTCAAGATGCTCATGCTAAAGATATTGAAGATTTTATACATATAGAAAAAAGCGATAACATTGAACAATATATCTCAATAACAAAACTTACCCCAGTTTATGGTATAGATGATCCATATATTGTTAAAACAAGTCTCCCTGAAGATCCTGCATTTTCATCTCTTCCTCCAGGTACAGAAGATGCAGAAGCATCACAAGAATTTATAGAAACCGTTGAAGCTGCAAAAACAGAAGATACAATCAATAGAGAGACTTTAATAACTTATGATACTTTGTCTGAAACACCTCAACCCGTTCTTGATGAAAACGGTGAGCAAGTTCTTAATGAAAACGGTGAACCTGTTACCGAATTAAGAGAACCAACAAGAGAAGAAGTTTTAGAGGCTTTATTAAAAGATAAAGAGGCTCAAATTGCAGCCCTTCAACCTCAACCAGTAAAGGAAAAATTACCTCAACCATTATCAGAAGCAGATCTATTCCCAGAGGAAGCTGCAGACCAATTAGAAAGAGAAACCCTCAATACAACATTCACACCAAAAGAGATGTAATTTTTTGATAATGATTTTAATAATCATTATCAATTAGCCCCCATTTAAATTAATAAACTTGACTTTTTACCTATTTTATGTTATAATATGGCATAATTAAAGAAAAGGTGTAAAAGATGATTATCACAACAAATAATGATATTAAAATCTACCAAATTTTTGAAGATATATATGATGGTATTGATAATTTTATGGATATAGAAAGTCGTAATGTTATTGAACTTACAAAAATTATTATTAATAAAAACTCTCAGTTTAAGACACCAATATTTTTAGACAGTTATAGTAAAAGAATTGATAAATCATTTAAAAGAGAAACTGTGTGGTTTATTAAATGTGATAGTATAGTTTTTGATTGTAAAAGTGAAGAAATTGCAAATGCACTTTTTGACAAAATTGCCTTAGTTTTAGAATTTGGCGATGAACCTTTAAAAACTGTCGATGACCTTTTTGTATTTTAGGAGTACATTATGAAAATAACAAACAAAAAATTACTATCAGAAATAAACAAAGTTCTCCCTTACAGTTGTTCTGCAGCCGAATCTAATAGTACTGATAGAGCTATATATGTTAGATGTAGTTCTTTACAGACAAAACAATTAGAGCAATTAAAAACAAAAATCCTAAATCATCTCAAATCTCTACCATATATGGATGAAAGTGTGGATATTATATCTAGAGTTACAATCACTCAAAAACCTGTTCTAGATGGTTTCTATGTATTTGTATGGGGTAATAAAGAGGATGAAAAAAGTTTTCTAACTGCAAAACTTACTTTAGAAACTGAATCGTTATTAGATATTAAAAAACAGGAATTAGCATTACGAGAAAAAATGCTTTCTACCGTAGAAGCATTAGCTGCATTAAAGGACTAAAAATGGATAATTTAATTTTAAAATCATCTAATAAATTTAAAATCGATGAATTTAAACGCATCATAGGTGATACTCTTATAATTGAAAATGGAGAAGATTTACCTGAAGTTGATGGTACTGCTGTTGAGGTTGTAATTTATAAATCAATTGCAGCAGGTAAAAATGTAATTGTCGAAGATACAACACTCACTATTGAAGGTGAAGAGGTAGTCGACATCAAATGGAAAATTGAAGAATTGCAAAATAAATATTCACTAGTGCCAGCTATTTGGAAAACTTATCTTGCTTATAATGATGGAGAAGAAATTCGAGTATATGAAGGTATAGTCAATGGTGTTATAATTCCAGATAGCAAAGATAAAGGATACGGATTTGATCCTTATTTTTTACCTGATGGAAGTGATCGTACTCTTGCTAAACTTTTAGATGACGGTGAAAAGGACAAATATAGTGCTAGACAAAAAGCATTGATCAATTTAGTTACTAATCATTTATTTGATAGAATACCAACAAAAACAGTCCCTGTTTGGTCAGGAAAATATCAAAATCAAACTTGACTTTTTACCTATTTTATGTTATAATATGGCATAATTAAAGAAAAGGTGTAAAAGATGAAAAAGCTAGTTATATCAGTTGTTACAGATGAAGGTAAAAAATATATCAAAAAAGGATTCTTAGGTTCAAAGACAGTTAGTACAGTTGAACTAGAAGATGCAACATTATATTCAAAACCTGATGATGTTGAATGGGTTTTAGCAAATTATGAACTACCTTCTCCAGTTATTGAAGTAGTCGATATTCAAATTTCAAAATCATTGGAATCTGCAAAAGAAAAATATTTAGCATATGCCGAAATGCTTTAAAGGATAAAAGATGAATTTAGAAGAAAGAATTAATAAAAGAGCAAAAGAGATAGAAGCCTCATTTCCGATGGATGTTGAAGCTGTTGCAATTGATGTTGAAGAAGATGGCAACAACACTTATGTAAGTTGGATTGTTTTAGATAATAGTATCTATGATGTCACACATGCTCAAATTAGAAACTTCGATGAAAAATTAGAAGGGGTAGAAAATGAATAATATATCTTCATTACCAGAAGAGGTAGATCATTTCTTAGCAGACTTAGCACAATATGGTTCAAATCCAGAAATAGACTATAATGATATTATTAATTTTGCAAATGCAAATGATACAGATAGTATTCTATCAATAAAAGCTCATATTGCAGATATAGCAGAGTTAGATTTTGATTTTGAAGATGATGAAGTAATTATCTCTTTAGATGCAATAGCTTCTTTAGTAAAAAATACTGAAAACTCTTGACTTTTTACTCAAATAATGTTATAATATGGCATAATTAAAGAAAAGGTGTAAAAGATGAAAAGATTCAAAGTGATTAAAGAATCGGAAAACTTTGGAAGAGAAGTTGTTTATGAAGCAGATAATAGAGAGGATGCAGAAACTTCTCTTATCGATTGTATAGCATGTACAATCTCAAACTTCGATGAGTATAGTTGTGATGATATTGATGAAATTCAATATCAAGGTTTTGAAGGTTATGGTAATGGAATCATATACATAGAAGATGATGGTATCAAACCATTTTAATAAGAAAGGGTAAAAAATGTTAATTTTTTCTAAACAAGTCTTTGAAGTTGATTTTGAAATTGAAGATACTTCTATTGAAGGAAAATACCAATATTCTACACAAACTGACAACTTTGTCGGGTATGAGTATAATACAGAGGTTGAACTAAATTCAGATATTAAAGTTGAATCAGACATTGCAACAACCATCCTCGATAGTGATGATATTGAAAATATTATCGAGGAAATGGATATTGATTATGCAATGGACGAAATTCTTATCATATCTAAACAGGATATAGCAGATTATATCGGTGCAGATACAATTAAATCAATTAAAGTACAGGAGTAAAATATGAATCCTAAAGCATTTAACATCATCTTCTGGGGAATTTTCTCAATATCACTCATTTCTATCATAGTACAAATGGTAGTAGTAGGGTGGTTAGGTGTAACGGCAGTTAAAGAAGTTCAAGATAACAATGGAAGTGTAGGACAAACTATCGGTAAATTTATCGGTGATGTTCAAAAAGGCATGAAAAGTAACTAAATTGCTTGACTTTTTACTCAAATAATGTTATAATATGGCATAATTAAAGAAAAGGTGTAAAAAATGAATATCGAAAGAGTAGTAAATACAATAGCAAACAATTTAGTTGACCAAGAGGTTTTAAATGAAGCATTAGAGGCTATCGAAAATGATGATATGGATAACCAATCATATTGGCAAGCAGCAGGCTCAATCGTTGAACCGGAATTAAATTCGGAAGATGAAGAAGAGTATTTTGAAATGTTGGAAAATGATCCTCAAAACTGGATAGGTTTTATCACTAGCATCGATGAAAGATTTCTTCCAATTGCTGAAAAAGTTGTAGAGTACGGATATTAAAATGTTTTCTACAATCTGGAAAAAAATCACAAGTCCCTTATACAAAAAAGGGACTGTAAATTTTGGTAATGGTCAAATAGATGCATTACAAAATAAACTAACTAAAAGAGTTATTATCGATCTATCAAATGATACAATGAATCAACTCTTCAAAGAAAAAAAATCTTATGATACATTTTATAATGAAGATGGGTATGGAATGGAAGGGATAAAATAATGTTACCATTACTATTATTTATTTTAGGTGCTTCGTTAGGTGATACATATACATTAGGCGCAGTTATTGCTAATGGTGCAAATGTAGTTTCGTATCTATATTTATTTTTAATCATTATTGTAGTCTTTATTGTTGGTCTATCAGGAACTTCATTAGGACTACAAATGTCAAGAGGTTCTTCTTCATTACAATCATTAATGATGGGTATGGCTGGTTCAGGTATAGGTGTTTTAACAGGTCTTTGGATTATTCTTAGAACAGTTATTATGTATATACTTTTATACTATATATCAATGACAGACCATTTCATTACAGAGTTCAATCAGTTACCTGCTACAACTATTATGGCGATACTATTGTTCTTTATTCTTTACTATACAAGAACTACAAAAGTATCAATTAAAAGATCTTGACTTTATCCCCTTTTTATGGTATAATAATATATCATAAAAATAAAGGGAGATAATAAAAATGAAAATTCAAAAAATAGAAGCTTACAAAACAACAGATGATAAAATCTTTGATAATATAGAAGATGCAGAAGATCATCAATATATCCTAGAACTACCAGCAAATGAAAATCAACATTTATCTAAAAGAGAACAAGAAGTATTTAACTATCTAACTAAAACCTCTTTAGAAAATAAAGAGATAGCAGAAAAACTTGGTGTTACTCTTACTACTATCAAAGCACATAGCAAAAAAATCTATGAAAAAACAAATACAAAAAATCGTATAGAATTACTTATAAATCTTCAAAAAGAGTTGACTTATTAATTATACTATGGTATAATATAGTATATTTAAAGAGAAAAGGATTTAAAAAATGTTTACATCAACACTAACTCATAACCAACTTATCAAAAGTGGATTAATCATAAATGGTAATTTTAGAGGATCTATCGCATCTAAAGAGTTAATAACATTATCAAAAAGAGCAGAATCATATGTTAAAAGTATTATGGGAGAAGATCACTCTTTATCACCATTATATCTATTTGCCGATTCAAAACATAATGGTGAAATCCTTACTAAGATTTGGAGAGAGTTAGTAATTAATACAGAGTTTGACTCGACGGAAAATGTTGAAAAAATCTCAAGCAGTAAAGCATATAAAATATCTGTACCGGCATACTTCATTACAGAAGTAGTTATCAAAAAGAAAGGGTATGTTACAAAAGTAAATAATTTCATAAAACGATTTTATACAGCAATAAGTGTTTATGAATCTGCTCAAAAAACATTTGAAGAAAGAGAAGGAGTGAGACTAGACTGTTATCCTCCTATACAAAGACAATCAAGTAGAGAACTATATGAATTGGTGGATGCATATATTACAAAATTGGTCTCACTTATTGAAGAAAAAACATTTGAAAACAAACTCAAAGAGTTTAACTTTGTAGATAGCATTTTAATAGACGGCAAATACCTTTCTTCAACGGCGGAAGGCAAACTATATTTTGTAGATAAAAAAGAGAAAACTATCGAAAAAGCTTGATTAATAAATCAAGCTGTGGTATAATATACTATAATTAATCAAAAGGGTAAAAAAATGAATATCAAAAGTTTAATAGAAACACATAACATAGTTACAGAGAAGGAAATTACTTATAAATTACCTTCTTATGGTTGTGATGAAAATTTAAAAGTCGATAATAAACCACAATCATTAGAAAGTGATAGAGTTTTTGAAATTCTTTTTAGTTTTGGTGGAGGTATGGGTGGTGCAAATAACACTCATTTTGGTTCTGATTTATCAGTAGAGGACGACTGTATTGTTTATAGAAATATACTTACAAATGAAAAAATCACACTTTATAAAAGATGGATAGTTTCTATTGTTGAGAAGGATTTACACCTATTCAAATTTTCGGATAAAGTATTAGCTCTCTATACATTACCAGTTGATACTAATCCGAATCAAATTAAATGGATACAATTCAACAGTAATAGACCTGATGAAAATTGCATCTATAAATTCTGATATAGATGCTTGATTTATTTACTTTTTTATGTTATAATATAGGTAACAAAAGGGAAGAGAAAGAGGAAGAAAAATTTCCCTAAGAAAAAATAAAAATCCCTTATTTTAAAGGGGTTTTGGAGGGGTAGAATGATATTTCTTGGATATGGGTAAAAAAGTAACAAAATTTTTGAATAAATCGAATTTTTTTGTTAGTTTAATAAGACTTTAAGGGAAGGTATGTTAAGTGTTAAAATGGTTTTTTTGCTTAAGGAGTGTTTAAGGTGTCATATCTGCCCGTGAAACCATAGGAATTAAGATTTTTACTTCCAAAAACTTCCAAAAAAGATTAGTTTTTACCTCTATTTTACTCTGATTTTTAGTTCCAAAAAAGATTAGTTTTTACCTCTATTTTACTCTGATTTTTAGTTCCAAAAAAGATTAGTTTTTACCTCCTGATTTCTTCAAAAATACATCAATTAATATCTTAATTAATAACTCATCACCCAATTAGGACAATCTGTATCATGTTGAAATCCTACACATTCACATCCACCTTCTGGGATATATTCAACTCTAATTCTAACATAACCTTTATATTTTCCATTTTCATTTATTTCATTCGGATCTATTTCAAGAATACTCTCTTCAATATCTCTCTGAATATCATTAACATCATCACCATAATATTTTTTATATAATAAATCTTGACTCATTTTTTCCTACTTTCTTTATTTGATTTTTAATCTAAATCTTCATAATAAGATTTTGCTAAGTCATATGGTCTTACAAAACCTCTTACATCTACTGTATCAATAATACCCACCTCTTCTATAAAAATTAATTCATAAGAATCATCTTTAAAAGTAACTTCAATCATAGGTAGCTTTGTTCTATTGTTTCTTCTATGGAAAAAAATTACAGATTTATCACCTGTTTCAAAATTGAAGTATAAGGGTCTATTATATTGTTTTGTTTCCATCAATTCTTGAATTTCTAAAAATAAATCTGTATATAATTCATAGAAAGGATTATTCTCTGAAATATGTATTTTTGAATGTTTTGGGAATAAATGTACAGATCCTTTTATTCCTGTATTATTCTTATACACACCATCATATATAAAAATAGTTGGTTGGTTTTTCATTTTATTTCTCTCTTTAAAAATTATATTGAAAAAATTCGATTAAACCCACTATAAAAAATGTAAGTGTGCTACATAAACCCATTACCAATATTGTTATTAATGAACTAATAATCATAGATTCAATTAATGCATCTACAATATTTACTTTTTTCCTACCATAAAATTTCTTTGTCAATACAATCATATTAAACTCTCATTTATTAATTATATTAATTATATCATAATAGTCTTTAACTAAGTTTAAATTATGATTTTATATGATTTATTTTTCTAATTATGCTTCTTATATCACAATGATAAAACCCACTACAATTCCAACAATTATATTCTACTATTTTAATTTCATCTGTATTTTCAAAAGTACATAAATCCATAACATAAATTTCCGCAGGATTATATTGAAGTCCAAAATATTCTGCTGCATTTTTAATATTATCAGGAACGAAAGAATCTGGATTTACTTTTCCATTTAGCATGTATCTTGAACATCCTAAGATTTCATTCTTATACATAAAAAATCTATATTCTTCTTTTATCTTTTTAATAGGAGAAACAATAACACTTTCCTCTCCGATACTTTCAATATTTCTATGAGGAGTTCTCATAAGATAAT